CACCGGGAGCCTGCTGGCCGCCCTTGCCGTACTCGGCCTCGTAGAGAGCCAGCTCGGTCGCTCCGAGGGTCTTCTCCTTCTTCTCTTTCTCGACCTTGAACTCCTTGAGGGACTTGTCCATCTCGTCTTCCCAGTCGATACCCACCGCGGAAGACACGGTCGCCTTCGACAGCTTGATCCCGAACTTCTCCAGGATCTGGTACGCCGCGAGCACGTCGGTGTCGACGGTCGGATCGAGCTTGTTCTTCCACTTCAACGTGGGAACCATGACCATGTTCCGCTCTTGGATCTCCTGAGCGGTCCGTTTGACGCGGTAGTTGTGGTTCACCTCGCTCTTGGACGCCGTCGTCCAGTCGTTGATCTCGGAAATCGGTCGGAAGAACTTCGGGTAGATCCAAAGGTTCTCCAGGAGCTGTCGGAGAGACAGTAGACGGCGAAGGAAGACCTGTAGACCAGATTTGGCCGAGTTGTAGGAGGCGATGTTGTCTACGGTATAACTCGCAGTGTTCTCGACAGTGAGACTCCGAACAGTTGGATGCTTCTCCTTGTCGACCTCGACGATCTCAACCTTCGTCACCGGGAGGTACAGGAAGTCGTCGTCCTTGAAGCACTGGAAGCGCTCGCCCTGGGAACCCTTGTCGAAGTCATCGAAGTTGAACTCGTTCCAAACGGCCGGAACTTCGCCCCAAACCAACTCGGCGAGAGACTTGGCCTGCTTGCCAAAAATGGAGATGTACCAATGCTCTTTTCTAAGGTACCCATCGTTCCCTTTGCGAGGTTTCGTCTTATGCACAGAACTTGCGTAGCCTAGCTGAGCAAGAATCAGCTCCACCTGGAAGGCGAGTTGCTCCGAAGAAGTGACGTACACAATGTCGAGACGGTTCTTGGTTGTCTTGCCGTTGCCGCCCTTGAAAATGTACCCATCTCCGCGGAATAGACCCTTGATCAGCTCCTTCTTCAGATCCAAATTCCAGTGCATGATCTCCGAAGAGAAGTATTTGGTAGTGCTGTAACGGTGTGCGCTCTCATCCAGCCAATCGTTTAAGGGGGTAGCTTGAACTAAAGTTCTCACGATGTAGCAAAGTTCCGTATCAGATTTGTAATTCCTGACGGCGGAATACCCTAAGGATTTTACACACTCGACCACATCGGCCGAGTAATGCCCTTCCTTCAAAACTTTTCCAAAGGAAAAAACAAGACCCTTGGTGCCTTGGTTGGGACATTCATATCCCACGCAGCCCTCGGCAGTATAGTAACCAAGAACACGCGCCTTCTTGAGATTATCTTCCGTGGACGGCGTGTCGGACACCTCGAACTTCCGAGGGATCATCAGCCAGTCACCCTTGATGACCTCGGCAGCCATGAGCTTCTGGTGAGGGTCATGCTTCTCGGGGAACCGGACGATCACCTTGTCGTCGTGCTTGTACTCTTTCCAGACCCGGTCGCGCCCGCCGCGTTCGCTGAGCTTGTGGTGCCCGGGGACAAAGGACCTCCAGAACATGCGGCCCTGAGCGACGTAGCGCTCGTCACCGAGCAACGTACCGCAGCCACACAGACAAGTCCTCGGGCGCATGAAGACGGGAAGGAAGTGGTTGTCGGTGAGCGTCAAGCTACGGTTGCCGTACACCGAGATCTTCACCATCTTGTCTGGTGAAGGATAGTCTAGAACATCGGTGACTTTTTGGGTGAAACCGAACCGATCTTTGACGAGGTCTCCGACCAGAATATCCTCTATCTTCACCTGCTTATCGTCGCCTCGCCTAACGAATGAATCGTACAGCGATGCGTACGTCACCTCGCCTGTCATAAAACTCTTGGACAACCCAAGTGCCAAAAGTTTCACACGTTCTATCACATCATGTTCTTTGCCAATTGTGATGCTCTTGTCAGTTGTACCCCAGGTCTCAAAGTTAATCCCATAATGGTATATCAACCAGCTGTGGGGGTCTACCTCAGCTCGGTTAAGCATCTCAAGTAGCTTAGTTTCCGCACCTGGCGCAGGTATCCAACCCGTCGCAGGGTCCCCAAGTTTCAACACTTTAACAGGTGACGCATGTCTCCTGAATGTCGCAATTGTGGAATTATATACCGCGTCCTCGACCATGAAGATTCGCCACATCCTGCTCGCCAGACTAGTGCCTCGCGTCTGGTACGGATGGAGCTTCCGCGGAATGAAAGTACAGTTCAGCGGCGACAGGCGGATCTTCTGCCGAGCGAGGATCCTGGAGACGAAATCCGCCGGCAATCGCGCACGGAACTCGCGAGCTTCTGGCGTACCTGCGGACATCATGGACCTGAGGGACTCGTCGGGGATGAAGCTGATGATCGGGTCCATGTTCACGATGGGGGAATCCAGGACCTCGATGAAGTCCGGGTTGTGCATCGCGATATAAGTCCAGATGCCGAGACTATCGTCGAAAAAATTATGTGGGATTGCTTCGCCTAGCACTAGATATTCCCTAATGATATAGCGGAGTCTGTCCATCAGGTTGGTCGTCTGGCACATGTACTCCAAGGTGTTCCGAATCTCGGAGGACTTGTCGTCGCCGACGATGACGTCGAAGTCGGAGACGAGCATCTCGGCGTACATGTCCATGGCTGTACCGAAGATCGGGTCGGTCTCATGAAACAAGCGCCAAGCTCGGTTGGCTTCCTCCCGGGTTCTTGGGTACTGGACTCGGTCGGGGGACTCCACCCCGGGCATGTAGGGCCGCTGCATGTGGTACATGGAGCTGCCGCCGCCACCACCCGAGCCGAAGGGGGAGACCCCCATCGGCATGTTGCCTCCGAAGAACCCGGAAGCAGTCCTCTGGTGGAACGAGGATGGAACCGCCAGTGAGGCACCTTTGGGGAGGACGCTGGAAGCGATCTCCTGCCTCATGGAAGAGGAATCCGAGGAGATGATCCTCGGCTTGAACACGGATCCCTGGCGGCTCGGTATGAAGTTACTCATTTCGTCCTTTGACAAACGACTCACCCTTCGGAGGCAGGACGACGAGGTTCTCCACATCGACGATGTTGTCCTCGGACAGGTCCAGCTCCTGGAGGATCTTGGACTGAGCCTCCAGGGCCTGTGTCCGGGCGGACATCGTCGAGCTTCGAGCCACGGCAGCAGCTTCCTGCGCGGCCTTGAACCGCGTCTCCGCCTCCGTGATGGTCATGAAAGCCAAGCGCACCTCGGCGCGCTGGGCCCGGTTCAGCTTCACATGGGCGCGCCGTGGGGCCCCCACAGCGGGGATCTCCGGAGCTGCCGGTACGGGGGCTGCCGAGGGCACGGGAAGGGACGTCACGGTGGCCTCGGGGGTCTCGTTGGGGTCTTGCATGGAGGTTACTCCTTCTCCGCCGTAGCGGGTGTTTTCTCGACATTGGGGACCGCGACTCGCGTGATGAGACTGGACTTCTGTCCAGTGTCTTCATCCATCCACGGAGGCTCGCCGTCCATCATGCCGTTGGACATGAGGATGTACATCTGCTCCCCGGAGATGCCCTTGAAGTCCCCGGTCTTCTCGTCCAAGTCGACGAAGCTCCACTTGATCTTGTAGGGGAAGTCGCTGATGTCGACCTCCTCGTCGAGGATGCGGAGGTAGTCCTGCTCGCGCTTGAGGTGGAACTCGTGGACGTCGGGGAAGTCCTTGACCTTGGTCGAGTCCAGGAGCGCCTGGAAGGAGTTCTTGTTCGCGAACTGATAGCCGTCGGCGAACACAATGGGGGAGCCCTTGTCGTCCTTGAGGCAGTGCTCCAGGATCAGCTGGTCCTTGACCGAGTTCCACTCAGCCTCGCGCTCGGCCGTCTCCTTCTGGGTCTTCTCCAGGACCGCCACGGGCCGCTCGATCAGGGACCGGTTCATGTTGGCCGCGTACTTCAGACGCGCGTTCACCGGGGCCGCTGCGATGGCCTGGAGTGTGTTCCAGATTACAGCCAATTTGGAATTCTTCTTCAGCATCCTCGTCTCCTCCTAGCTGGCAGAGTTCACAGGAGGCTACTCTATATAAAAAGCCAGCTGGAGTCAACCCTTCTTCCCTCTACGGAGCCTGGTTGTTGGCGATGACTTCCTGTGCGCCAGAAGCCCAGTCGCCGTTGCTGAACGCCGTGACGTTGTACACACTGTTCCCCACGAGAACCCAGCTATCGGCACCGTTCGCCGCCGCCAAGGTTCCAGCCCCATAGCTGCTGGCAACGTTGTCAGAAGAGAACTTGTTGCCTTCGATCACGCCCCTCCTCGGCCGGTACACAGCGTTGGAGGCTACCCAGATGCCGTAGCCGTTGCTCGGGCCCGCGACGTTGCCGTCGATCAGATGGAAGTAGTTGCCTACGATGACCGGACCTTCCATCCTCACGTTCGCAGCCGCATTTCCGGTATCCAGGACAGAAATCCCCAGCAGAGCAGTCCCTCCAAGACTGATTGTGTTCCCCGTGATGATCGCGTAGTGCGCCAAGATGTAGATGGCCGCACGATCCAAGTTCGCAGGATCCGGAGCACCACCGTGGATTCGAGTCCCCGTCTGGATGATATTGTTGCAGATCTTGCAGAACGGTTGACCTATGTAGATACAGGAAGCCCGGGTGTTGCCTGCGGCGTTTTCGTAGATGAAATTGTCCGTGATGCTGTGGTACCCGCCGGCATCCCCCGGGCTGATGATTATGACGCGCCCCAAGGAGGCCGCGGATATGTTCCAAAGGCACTTCGTAATCCAATAATACGCACAAGCAGCGCCGACCACAATGCGAGAGATGCCAGTAGCCGCAGTGCAATCGAACCGGCAGGAATCCACAATAACGTGAATAGAGGTGCCGGCCCCTTCGATGGCTCCTGTCGAAACGAAGTTACAAGAGAACAGGCAGTTGGTGATCCTGCAATTGCTGGCGTTCGTGGTGGCTTCCACACAGTAGTCTACGATAGCAGCGCCCGCGATACCCACTGGTGCAAACGTACAGTGGTCGATGAGAATGTCCGTGTTGTCCGCGTAGATGTGGTAGGACGTACCCGCGCCCACCGGATCGCACGCGAAGTTGCAGCCTTCGATGGTGGACTTGGCACCTGAGAGCCGCACGACGGCAGGGGCCAACCAGCCGGCAGCAGGGCCGGTGAACTTGATGTCCTTCAAGGTGCAGCGAGAAGTGAAGTAGAAGTAGCAGTCCGCGTCCGTGTCGTTGAAGTTGACCGTGGCGTTGTTGCCGATGATCGTGATTTCCTGGTTGATGGCGGTCGCCGCGGTCCAGTTGATCGTGTGCGTACCGTACCCGAGGATGATGGTCCCTGGAGACTCGGTCGTCGCGATGATCGCCTGGATGAGCGCCTGGAGTCCCGTGCCTCCTGCGGGCACGAAGTACACTCCGTTGCCCTTGATCCAACCGCCCACATCGGTTGCCACGGAGATCTTGGCAGAGACACCCGCATAGGTGCTCGACGTGATGCTGATGTTCCCGGGGGAAGTGACCGTGATGCCGTTGCCGCCGCTCTGGATGGTGATCCCCGAGGTCGTGTTCGTGCTCCCCAGTGTGAGTGCCTTTACACCCGCGCCGGTCGCTATGTTGATGCTGTTCGAAGTAGCATCGGTACTGAAGTTGATGGTGCCGGTACCCGAGTAGATGCTCAGCCCCACGTTCACCGTGTAGATGCTGCTCAGCGTACCGCTGTCGCCGTAACCAACGATGTTGAAAGCATCTCGACTAGAAATCGAAATGTCGCCGGTACCACTCTGAATGGTTGTCGAAGAGGTGGTGTTGGTGCTTCCTACAGTGACGGTTTTGACCGCAGCGCCGGCTCCAAAGCGCAAGATAGTGGCCGCGGCGTCATCACTGATATAGACCCTGCCGGTACCTGTATATATGACCAAGTCGGTGTTGGTTGTGTAGATGTAATTGGTGATCGCCGCACCGGAACTGGAGATGGAGAAGGCTCCGGTGCTTGTGATCACCATACCCGCGGTACCGCTCTGCACGGTGGTGATCGAAGTGGTGTCGATACTTCCGACAGTGACGTTTTTGACGCCAGCACCAGTACCAAACCTGAGAGGTTGTGCAGTGGCATCATCACCAATGTACAGGCGGCCCGTTCCCGAGTAGATCATCAGGTTGACGTTGGTCGTGTAGATGGAGCTGGCGACAGCACCTGTGATGGTAAAGGCTCCCGTGCTCGTAACGGATGTACCTCCGGTGCCGCTCTGCACGGTGGTGATCGAAGTGGTGTTGGTGCTCCCTACCGTAACAGTCTTGACCCCTGCACCCGCCCCAAAACGGCAAGTATTCGCCGTAGCGTCATCACCGAGATACAGCCTACCCGTCCCCGTGTAGACCAGTATGTCTGCGTTGGTCGTGTAGATGGAGCTGGCGGCAGCCCCTGAGATGGTAAAGGCATCCGCAGAGGTCAACTGAATCTGACCCGCTCCCGTCGTAGTCACCGTGAAATTGTTCGCCAGCTTGGGAGTGAAGGAGATGGCGTCCCCGATGGACCCTCGGGCAAAGCCTCCTGAAGAAAACGAAAGGGTCAGCGCAGCTGAATGATAGATGCCTGTGGCGGTGTCCCCTGAAAACGCAAAGGATGGGGTTCCCACAGACCCTACCGGGATATGGAGACCGTTCTTTACGACGAACTCGTTAGCCATTTTTCAGCCCTTTCACTTTCCAGAGCTAGAGCGTTACCTTGCGCCTCAATGCCTTGAAGTTGTAGACGTTCACGCCCGCGTTGGCGGCGTTGAGACTGAGGTTCGCGCCGGAGTGCGACACGGTGAACACGATGTCCGTCGTCACACCCATGTCCGTGGTGACCGTCTCGTAGAGCTTCGCGTCAGGAACACTCTGGTCCCAGGTTGCCAACAAGGTGCCCCCACGGATGTTGCCCGCGAACTGGATGATGAAGAACCACTCGGCCGTGCCGTCAGTAGCAGCCGCAAAAGTATCAGGAGAGGAGGCACCACCCGGGATCGTCGTCGAGATGACCGCAGCGGCCCCTCCGGAGGACTTCAGCTCGTTCAGGGCACCGATGATGGAGGTCGCCGTGAACCCCGACAGCGTGACGTTCCCGGCCTCGTTCAGGGTGATCGCAGCTACGGTACCCCGGGCCCCAAAGGTCAAATCCGCCGCCGCCCCGGAGACCGAGAAGTTCGAAGCGGTCGCAGCGTCGAGGCTGATCGCCGCGGTCGCATCCAGCGTGCAGTCGGTACAGTCGATGTTCAGCGTGCTCTTGCAGGCCAGATCGATGTTGCCTTGACCAGCACCCCCGTTCGTGACGTTGATGGTGAGCAGAACTGCGCCGGCAGCGGCTCCGGTGATCGTGAAGTTCGAACCCGTTACCGCATCGATGCTGATCCCGCCGGTCGCGTCCAGTGTGTACGCAGCGCAGTCCAGGTCCATCGTAGTCTTACATGCGAGGGTCAAGTTCCCTGCGCCGGCACCTGCGTTCGTGCAGTTGATCGTCAAGGTCTGCGCGGCAGCGTTGGTCGCTCCCAAGGTGATGTTCGAAGTAGTAAGAGCGTCGATGCTCAGTGCACCTGTAACGTCCAAATCGCACTGCGCGCAGTCTATGTTCAATCCAGAGACGCTGTTGATGATGAGCGTGGTGCCCGCGCCACCCGTAGCCAGAATCGACAGTGTGTCTTCGCAGCTGACGGTGAGGTTCCCCGTACCAGCTCCCAAGTTCGTGCAGCTCAAAAGCAAGGTCTGGGCCGCAACGGAGTTGGCCCCTATCGTAACGTTCGAATTCAACGCGGAATCGAAACTGAACGCTCCCGTAGCGTCCAAGGAGCAGTCCGTACAGTCTATGTCCAACATGGTCTTGCAGCTCATGGTGAGGTTGCCCGCACCAACGCCCGCGTTGGAACACGTTATCGTCAGAGTCTGTGCAGCCGCATTGTTGGACACCAGCTGCAAGGCACTCGTGAGGTTCGCACTGATCGTCGCCGCCGCGGAGTAGACATTGAGGCTCGTCGGCGTGACGTTGTTTCCGATGTTGATAGAGCCGGTCGCGTTCAAGCCGATGTAGGTTTTTGACTTGAAATCCAAGGTCGCCGTGCCCGAAGACACGACCATAAAAGTACCGTTCGCAGCGCTGAAGGAGATGTCTCCGGTGCCGCCGCCAACATTCGTAACCGTGATGGAAAAGGTCTTCGCGAGTGCACTGTTCGCGGTCAAGGTGATCGAAGAGTCATCCACCGCCGCCAGGGTGATGTACCCCGTCGTGGCATTCAAAGTGATGTGCCGGGTCGCAGAGAGGGTGATGTCCGAGTTCGCACCGGTCGTCTGGAAGCTCAGAGCGGTCGCAGCGGTGGCCTGGACCATGCCGCCAGCGGCAATACGGTCAGTGTCCAGAACCAGGCGAGGATCAATAGTAAGCCCGCTTGTGGTGCTGAAACGAGACAGTACCCGAAGATTAGCCATTCAACCCTCCCGATCATCCCTCCGTGCGCCACCAGACGCACGGAGGGACTCGGTTCCTCAATCGACGACCTCGACTAGAGCACAGTCGGGATCGTGATGTGTGCCCACAGCGTGTGCGCCGTAACCGGCCCAACGTCTGTAGCCGCCGCGTAGCCCACGCACTGAACCATGTTTCCACCAGCTATCGGAGCGGTCTTGCTCACCTTTCCTGCTGTAGTGCTCGTGTAGATCATGTCGCCGCGCGCCCAGGTCTCCGCCGCCGGAGAGGTCACGGCAATGAGGCCGCTGGTCTTCACTTGCACCGGAGTGCCGCCGCCTGCGGTCGCTCCCGCGAAGCCGAAGCACTTAGCTACCGACGAGGTCGCGGTGGTAGCATCCGCGTTCATGACCTGATCATTCGTGGACGAGCCACCGAGCGCGTAGCCCAGAGTCGTGCCGGGAGCGGTCACAGTCGCCACGAAGCCACTGCCGGTCGAGTAGGCCGTGTTGACCGCCGAGATCAAGGAGGTGAGGTCACCGAAGTTCGCCACGAACGTGGTATACTCAACCGCGTTGTTCGCCAACGGCATCGGAGCGGTGTAACCGCCGCCCGCCATGTAGCTGTCGGTGAAGTTGACCTCGCCGCCTGTCGCGGTGAGGTTCAAGTTGGTGAAGCCCGTGAGGGACAGAGCACCGGCCGCCGTCGACCAGGTGGCCGCAGCCGCCGAGGTCAGGGTCAGAGCACCGGCCGCCGTCGACCAGGTGGAGCCCGCCGCCGCGGTGATCGTCAGCGCGCCGACCGAGGTCGTGAGGTTCGAAGCGCCGGCCGCGTCGATCTGGATGCCGTTGGCCCCCGCGTTGAGGTCGATCCGGATCGCGTTGCCCTCGATCTCGGTGGAGGCCGCGTTGCCGAGCGTGATCGTGCGCGCCGCCGCGCCCGTGCCGACGTTGATGGCGAAAGCGTTCGCATCGTCACCGATGTTGATCGCCGCACCCGACGAGTTGATCGACAGCGCACCCGCCGCGTCGAGGTCCATCGTAGTGGACGCCGAAGCCGTGAACGACGTGACGCGGGCTTCGAGGGTCATCGCGTTCGCGCCCGTCGAAGTCAGGGCCAGCCAGTCGGCACCACCGTTGCTCGAAGCGAACGTGACGGAAGTACCCGCCGTGGCGCTGTCCATGTTGATGAGGAAGGGACCATCCGCAGTCAGGGTGATGATACCCGCGGTTGCCGGAGTACCCGCATCGTACGACTGCTGCAACGTGTTGCCGGCCGCAGCTCCCGCGGCGACCCACGCAGCACCGTTCCACCATTCGAACGCATTGGCCGCAGTGACGCGAATGGCACCGGCCTCACCGACCGAAGTGCTCGGCAGGACCATGACGCCCGTACCGGTGACACGGCTGAACCGGAGGTCCTTCGTGTCGGCGATGGTCATGTCGACCCGAAGACTGACAATCGTGTCTGTAGCTCCGGCCGTACCGATGTTCACGATGTCGCCCGCCGAGACAAACGCCCCGCCGAGAGTGATGGTATCGCCATCACCCCCACCCAGGGTGACGTTACCGTCACCCGTGAGAACACTGCCGTCGATCAGATGCAGCGTACCGGGGATGTTGATCGTTGTGCCCGCAGCACCGAAATTGATCGTAGTGGCATTGACAGTGCCAATGTCCATCGTCCCGGCAGGAGCGGCGTTGTCGATGTACCGAGCGTTCAGAACGTCGGTAGCCTCGACAAAGTTTCGAACTATGCCTGAGGGTCTTACGAGTGCCAAAACCATGATCTACCTCCCTTTCGAATCGTTTCTGCCCACCTACAGCTCGATGTGGTGGGTCAGGTTGTTTGCGACGACCGCGAACGGGTTGAAGTCCGCGTAGTCTTCGTGGTTGTACGTCTTGACCGTTGCCTCCAGATCACCCTTGGGCTGCCTCGTGATCTTCGGGATCTTCGGAGGCCGGTAGCCTTCCAGCTGGATCTTCACGAGCTGGTCCTCGGTCTTGATGATCTCGCCCTCGCGGAGCACGACCTCCCGAGGGCCGTACTGCGTCGTGATGCGCAGCTTGATGACCGAGTCGCCCTCGAACTGGCTGATGAGCTGTGCCGGGACGCCCGCCAGCGAGATCCTGTACTTCTTGATCGCCATGCTCTCCTCCTGCTAGACCCTTGTCGGCAGGGTCGGGTTCATTACCAAGGTCGCCGCGCTGCGAGCGGTGCCTACCATCTGCTTCACAGTCGCCGTCACGGGAATGAGCAGCTCGGTGACGAAAGCGCCACCATCCCCGAGGTAGTAGTCCGCACCGGGCACCAGGCCGCCGAACCCAGAGACCTCCGCACGGTAGGCAACGTCGCACACGAGACCGCCCCCGTAGACGCTGATCACCAGGCCGTCAGCCTTGTTCCCAGGGGTCGCGCCGGCCAAGGCCACCGAGTTCACTGCGTCGATGTAGGCGAGCTGGCCGGCCACGGTGCCCAGAGGGCAGGAAAACCCATACCCGATGAACCCGGCAGACGCCGCGTACCTCAGATCGTAGTCGTTCCCCAGCTCGTCCGTGTAGATGATGGCGTAGCTCGGAGCTGTCGTCGTGTCGATCCACAAGGAGGGGACCCCGGGAGGGGCTGGGTTCGCAACGTGACCGACCGGATCGAACGCCAGCCCGCCCGTGCTCTGAACCAGGGCGTTGTCCGTGTTCAGCTTGGCTTGGAGGGCCATCACCGCGGAGGCCAAGGAGTTCGGGTGGTTGGCCCATACGATGTCCACCCCGTCGATTTGTGAGACGAGGAAGTTATCGAGAACCACAGGGTATCCACTGGGAAAGGGCCAAAACGCCATGAAAATACCTCGTTGCCTTCAGCACGAGGAGTATAACCCGGACACCCGTAGGGATTTTTAAATTGAAAGGGTACCTGGAGGAGCTAACGTGGTCTCTTCGAACCGACGTACTGGGTCGCAGGGTTGCTTTCCTGGTACTGCTCGGGCTGCTGAGCACCGGGAATCTGGTCGGGCATCACGACCTGCTTGAAGTGATCCCACCAAGAAGTCGGCTGCCAGGCCTGTTGCTGCGGCTGCTGCGGCTGTTTCGGCTGCCTCTTCTTGCGAGGTGCTGGCGCGGCAGGCTGCCCACCAGCGCCAGCCCCGGGAACGGCCCCTCCGGACTGCTGAAGCTCCTGCACTTGAGCTTGCAGATCGGCGATGCCCGTTCCCAGGATCTGAAGCTCCTGCATCTGGGCTTGCAGGTTGCCCAGCCCATCCTCCAGAGCCTTCAACCGACCTTCCGTGTCCGCCACGGGAACGCCCGAAGGACCCTCGGGCATGATGAAGTCACCAGAGGCAGGATCCGTGGCGTAGTCTTGCGCAAGAACCACTCTTCCGATCCTGCGAATCGCCTGTTCCGACAAACCAAGACCTTTGCGCATAGGACCTCCTGAAGGCCTCAGTATACCAAGGACGGTCTTGGATTTTTAAAGGCCGTACGCGCCCGGATCGATGGGACCTGTGTACGGTTTCGTGTTCCGAATGTATTGATGGAAGTATTTTCCCTGGGAGTCGGCGGCGAGCAGGTCATCGAACTCCGACTGGGAGACGTTGCTGTACCTGTAGAGGGTCCGCGGGGTCGAGCGCTTCTCCGCGAAGATGATGTAGAGCAGCTCTTCCTCCGGAATGTACCCCACGGCCTCCAGGTTGCTCGACTTGACGGGGATCATCTCCGGCATGTCCCGCTTGTCTTCGAAGCCCGGAGGAGGCGGTGGGGGCTCCTCGGTCACGGGGATCCCCACGGGCTCAACCGGCGGGCCCGGCATCTCCTCCGGAGGCGGCGGGATGTTCGGCTCAGGTCCAGGACCGTACCCCGGCGGCGCGGGCTCGGCCATCGGCTCAATGACTTCCTTCGGTTCCATGCTGTACATGTCTTCAGTACCTGGTTCCCTCTCGGGGAACGGCTCACCGAACTCCTCTTGGTACTCGTCCTCGGGACCTTGGCTCCACCAGTTCTTGAACCGGTCCTTCAGGTTCTGCCACCACTGCGCGTCCCGGTGCATCGCGGCCTTCACGAGCCGGTTCTCGATGGCCCGATCATCCAGCCCCGTGTTCTGGCGCAGGATGTCCCGCACAGCCCCAGAGCGCAGGAACTCGGCCACCGCGGCGGAGGCCGCGACGTTGCCGGTCCGGGGCCCGATGTCCAGCTCGGCGAGCGCCATCGTGAAGGTGAACCGCTCCTCCTCGGGAAGCTGGTTGAGGAGGTCCGAGTAGTGCTGCTGCCGAAGGATTCGCTCCTTGCCGGCGGACAGCTTGGCGGACTCTATCGCTTCATCGAGGGTGATCGCCATCAGGAAGCTCCTTGCAGGTGGTGAACCACTCGCCGCAAACCTCAGGGCGGCAGTACGAGCAGCGCGAATTGTAGCACGGCGGAGGTGTCGCGGTTTTAACCTCGCGAGAGGCAGCGTCGACCTTGATGACCTCGACCGGCTTCCTCTTCGGCATCTACCAGTTCCCCCTACCGGTAGCGACCGTCCCGATGGCCGTCGTGTCGGTGGCCGCCATACGCTTTCTTATATTCATACGCCGCTTCATGTTCGCCTGGCTGTCCACAATAGAATCCTGGATGAGATGGTGGACGCCGACGTAGCAGCGCGCGAGATCGTCCGAGTCCCGGCCGCGAACAGTGCCCTTCTTCGGGTTGAAGAACTTCTTCAGGTCCGGAGACCGCGTGAGCTTGAGCAGCTCGACCAGCGCGACGGACTGCCCTTGCATCTGCTCCTGCGGGGTCGCGATCACGAGGGCCCCCGTGTCCGTGATGCCCACGGTGTCCTCCGCATGTGGCGGAAGGAGCTTCACCCGGCCGTTGTAGGTCATCCGCAGGAAGTTCATGAAGTGGACCGGCCCGAGCTGGACCTTCGTCGTGATGATGCCCATCGTCCGGAGCTGCTGGATCGTGGACTCGGCGTTCCAGTGGTCGAACGCCACCCCGGCGATCCGGACCTTCTTCTGGACCTCGGCGATGATGTTCACGACCGAGTTGAACCAGATGTCCCGCTCCCGGGTCGGAACGATGCGCACGGAGAAGTCGATCACCGTGCACAGCATCTCGTTCATGTGATCGAACGGACGAGCGCCGGCCTTGTTCGAGGCGGTGAAGTAGTTCGCCATGCGGCGGCGGTTCTTCTGAGCCTCCATGATCATGTCGCCGTCGGCACCGACCGGCATGTTCGCGCCGAGGAACGTCCCCAGGTCCTCGGAGAAGACGACCCCGTACTCGTCGACAGGCTCCATCCTGCCGCGGCCCACAGGAGCCCTCTGGCGAATGAGGGGCTCTCCGTCGGGGCCAGTCTCGTCGGACTCGAAGTCATCCACGTTGAGCCACTCGGAGTGCGCGCACACGAGCCCGAACGAGTCCCAGTTGAGCCCGGCGTCACCGAACAGGTAGTAGGGGTTGACGTGGTTCAGCTTGCACTCCTCGACCTCCATGCCGATGTACTTCTTGCCCGTCGTGTCCTCGAAGAACGAGGGCCGGAAGCGGGCGATGGGATCGCGGTCGAAGTCGATGCTCTTCCAGAACCGCTTCGGGTCGTCCACGTAGGGGCTCTCGGCGTTCGGGGGGTTCGCCCCGAAGTCGCGCTCCGCGCCCATGGCGTCCTTCACGTAGTCGTCGTCGAAGACGTGCCGCGGCATCTGCGGGTTGAAGTCCCAGGTCGCGCCCTTCCAGTAGTACGTCCTCGGCAGGATCCCCTCGGCCGCCTTGTTGTAGTGCTCCATCGCCGGGTCGTCCTGCGAGATCGGCGAGGTCACGTTCAGCATCATCCCCAGGAAAGACGGAAGCTCGTTCTGCATCACCGCGGCGCGGACCGTGGCGAGGGACTGGTTCAGCACGCGGTACAGCTCCTTCGCGGAGCGGCTGCCCTCGGTGTCCGCGAGACGAGCCCACTCGTCGATGGACGCCATGATGCGCGTCTTGCCGGCGACACCGGCCGAGTCGCTGGCGATGCGGTTGTAGCGCACGCGCGCCCAGCCATCCAGGATGGCGTCGGCGTTGGTGTTGTACATCCAGCGGTCGACTTCCGAGGGTTGCTGAGACTCGAAGGCCTGGACCCACGAGGAGTAGCGCTGAATCCACGGAGAGTTCTTCCGCATCTCGCGGTACTTGGCGTAGATGGTCTGCTGCGCCTGGGTCGCGGTCGACGCGGAGAAGGTGACCTCGAACCACTCACTCTTCTCCTGCCTCAGCATCCTCTGGAGGTGGCCCTGGCCGAACATGGCCCGGCTCGAAATGAAGTTCTCGAAGTACCCTCCGATGTGAGCGCCCAGGTACGATTTCCCCGAGCGCATGCCGGCCAGGATGATCGTCTCGTTGTAGGCCTGGAGGATGCCGTCATGGAGCAGCTCGCGCTGCGTGCTGCCGCACCGCGGGCACACGAAGTCCGTCTCGCTCTCGACCCAGCAGAGCAGCACCTCGGACTCCAGGTACATCCTGCTCTTGCCCCAGCAGTCGACCGCCTCGGGCTTCATCGAGTTGCAGATCGGACAGCGCACCCCGAACAGGTCGCGCATGATCTGGTACTGGCGGGTGTGGTCGAACGTCGTGGGCACGTTCCAGTAGTCGAGCCCGGTCACCCACTCGCAGATGTTCGGAGCCGGCCGACGGAGGTACTCGACCTCGGGACCGGTCAAGCCGCTCGACGTCCTCGACTCCAGCGCGGTGTCGATTCTCCTGGACAGGGAATCGAGAAATCCAGTGCCTTCGGTCATGGGTTCACCTGCTGGAGCACAACGTGGTTGACCTTGTGCATCCCCTCTGAGAGCAGGATTCGGCCTTGGGGCGTGTCCTGCGGGATCCGGTACGCGATGCCGTCGATGTAGAACACGAAGCTCCGGATGTTCCTCGTCGCGGTCACCGGGACGAGCAGGACCGCCACCGGGACAGGAGCCCCTTCGACGTAGGTTCGGTCGTTGAGGAGGATCGCGCGGCCGACCGGTTTCCCCGCAGGGTCACGGACGACGTGGTCGTGGATGAAGGTTTTTGTGACTGGGTTCATGCCTGCATCACCTGATTTTGTACTTCTTGTAGACCTCGTCCAAAATCGAGGGAATCGACGCCTTCAAGGGCTCCCCGATCTTGTAGGCCACCATCCTCGCCAGCTTCTCGCCCCACTCCGGGTTCGCGTACTGCTGGTGCAGGTTCGACCGCAATTCTACCATGGAATCCTGAATTGCGTTCATAACAACTTCAACGACCCGCTCCAGAGCGTCCCGGAGGGCAGTGCCGGCGACCGCCTGCTTAGCCTGAAGGACCGCCAACTCCTTCTTCATCGCCATCTGCTCCCGGATCAGCTTCTGGAAAATCTTCACCTCCTCCAGGTTCACGATAGGGGGTGCCTTGCCGGAGCCCCGAAGCTCCGCAGCTCTCGAAGACAGGGTCTTCTCGTAGCTTTCGAGCTGCACCACCGAGGCGGAGATCAGGGACTCCAGCCGGAGGTAGTCGTCCATCTCCGACGCCGCCGAGGCCTGGAGCGCCATCTTCGCGGGGTTCGCCCTGGCCTCGGGGGAGAACATGTTCTGCGCCGCGATGTACGCCTCGACCTGGGTGAAGTCCGTGATGTGCATCTTGAAGTGCTTGACGATGCCGTTGGTGGAGAACGTGGGCAGCAGCTCCCAGTTGTTCTCCTCCCGGGTGATGTTCAGGATCTCCGCCCGCTGGTTGAGCCACGTCAGCGCCCGCGCCCGGCTGATGCGCTCGATGATGACCTTGCGGTGCAGCTCCTTCCACAGATCGGGGTCCAGCCGCATCAGGATGCAGATCTTGCAGCGAGGCTGGAGAGACGTCAGTTCCACGGGTCCTCCCTTTGGGCGAAAAAAGCCCTCAATCTTAAATTACGAGATTCACTCGCGATGGTTGGGCAAAAACGAGCAAAAACTACGGCTGGGGGCTGGGAGCCGGAGGTTGCGCCTTGCGGGCCGCAACGTCTGCGACCCGCTGTAACAGTGGCTCCAAGGCCGCTGCGTCGAGCAGCGGGGGCTGTTTTGCCTGGTCTGTTTTTAATTCTATTTTTTCCAGGCGAACGTTGTTGGCTTCGAGGTTGTACGACAGACCCGACAGGTACCAGACGAAGGCGACCCCCGAGGTGAGCAGCACGAGGATGAGCGCTCCGAGCCCCCGGGCGTACCACTTGTACATGTCGGAGATGCTCTTCTGCACCTCCTTCACGTTGCTCTGGACCTCTACCACGGTCTTCTGGGTGTCCTGCGCCTCGCGCTGAGCCTCCTTGGCGAGACCCTCGATGCCCGAGAAGCGCGAGTCCTGTGCGCAGGCGTGAGGCTTCCTGGTCTCGATCTCGACTCGTTCGATGTCCGCACCCAGTGCTTCCATTTTTGTCTCCACGACCTCTTTCGAGGCCTTCTTGTCTAGCTCTTTCCAGACCATCTTGAAAGCGCTCGGTCCCTCGACTGGGGTGTCGTACGTGTGTTCTCTCTCCACCATGCAGTTCCTCGATTCAAGAGTAGTACCCCTCACGCAATGTACTACAAGATCTGTTGGATTTCTAAATCCTGCGAACCCCTGCCGAGCCCTGCCAATACTGCGGAATCCGTATTCCCCCCTCTGGAACCGGAATTTGAACTGCTCTTCGAGCCGTATAAGGTAAGTCGTACGGACCATTCGGATAAATCTTGGTAAATAGACTTATGAGATTGGATCAAACTCTGTAGGATGATCCCGATCCCAAGTAGTTCCTGTACATAGAAAAAGATCCTAAGGGGTGACTAGTATGACGAAGATCCTGAAGATCCTGAAGAATTCCGAAGGAATTCTGAAAGGATCTGAAGGATCTGAGGAATACCCCCGGAAAAAACGCAAAAACAGGCAAAAACAGGGTTGAAAAGATAGAAATACTGTAAAAACAGCCTAAAAGCAAGAACACCAGTAGTACCTCAGCAGAAAAGCGCAAGAATACCCCCGCCGCTTGACTCCCTGCACTTGATGGTTACGTGCGTTTTGGGCCTTAAAAAGGCCCTTGATTCCTTGTTTTCGGGCGGTTACTCAGGAGAGCTGCCCTCTTGAGGGTCGAAATTGGGGGTCAGCTTCCCCTTGACTTCCAACCCTATGAAGGTATGCCACTAACCGTCGGCAAGGTATAGTCAAGAGGCTAGTTCGCTATAAATCATTGAACAATTTTGACAGTATTTCGGGTTATGAAACGTATAACTTCTAATAAAATAGTAACCATAGGTGCAACCACCAGGAAGGTATAGTCAAGACCTCTTTGAAGGGTTCAAATCTAGGGCATTTTCAACTTCCAGAGGGGGTACCAAGGGGGTCTTGACCATACCTTGGCGGTGGTTAAAACCAAGGTTCAAGGTAGGGTTCAAGGTACCTTTGAAGGTTTCCAAAGGTAGGGTTCAAGGTAGGGTTGAAAGTAGGGTTCAAGGTACCTTGAAGACCTTCAAGGTAGGGTTCAAGGTCTTGAAGGTACCTTGGAGACCTTCAATGTAGGGTTCAAGGTACCTTAAAAGTCTTCAAGGTAGGGTTCAAGGTACCTTGAAGGTCTTCAAGGTAGGGTTGAACTCTAGGACGTGGAGGCCCTAGTCGGCTACGCTTTCAGTGGTCTTGAAGAACCCGCGCAAGCAAGGCTCACAGTCCATCAGGAGCCTCGCATAGAACGCTCGGTGGGCGTTGGGTATCTTGAAGGGCTTGTTGTTATCCGCGGTGACCTTGCGGCTGTGCCACCGGAGAACCTCTATGAGAGAGGCTATGCCGTAGTTCTTGTACCCCTCAGCCTTGGCTTCCAGAGCCATTGCTCTGAGCTGCTCGTAGACCCAAGGGTTCTTCTTGTGGTACTCCAAAAAGGCGCTAGACAATGGAGTCTTCATCTACGTCTTCTTTCTACACCTGTGTGTGGTTTAAGTGGAGGTCGAGATGCCGAAGTAGCGCTCGCCTGGGAGGATCTCCGGAAGGTCCTCCCGGGTCTCGCAGCTGCCGTACTCCATCTTGAGGTCGTCGGTCATCCACCGCTCGACGTACTCGATGGCGTCTTCCTTGATCAGCTCTCCGTCGGCGCTGAAGCAGTCGGCGGGGAGGGGGATCTGGGCTTCGATTCTTCCGAGTCCGGGGAATCGGATCCAGGCCCAGACGGTTCTGGTTTCTTCCATGGGTCCTCCTGCTCCTTTCGGAGCTTCTCCTGGACATCCACGATGCCGTTCAGCAGGGCGACCAGCTGCCGGCCTTCGGCGATGTTCAGGGTTGCAGAGCGGATCTCGGGCCCGCAGGTGCCTTGGTAGGCAGCCACGCCGGCCGCAAGCTCCGCGATGACGATGTCTCTGAGCTGCTGGAGGATCCAGTCCTCCCCGACCTTGTGGAGCCGGAGGGACTCGACGATGGCCCCATAGGTGACACCGACCGGCTGGCCGTCCTCACCGACCGGGCACTCCCTCTGGAGCTTCGCGAGGACCTCGGAGAGGCGGGACATCAGCCGGCCCTCATCGGGCTCCAGAAACGCTCAGGGACCTCCTCGCCGCAGACGTACTTGCAGGCAAGGTGCCGCGGGAAGCGGTTCAGGGAGTCCGGCTCCGGAAGGGGTCCGCAGACCTTGCAGATGCCTTGCGGAGGGAAGTTCACGAAGAGTACGAAGTGGTCGCACTTCTCGTCGCAGAACGCCTTGCCGTGCTGCTCACTGGTCTTGATCTCGACGATGACGCGGTCTGGGTTCATCGGACCCTCCTTAAAAGGGGTTGCTCAGAGAGTACATCAGCTTGGGCAGAGGAACGCTCCAGCGCTTCTCGATCCGGGCACCTTGCTTGGGGTCGCTCCACACGAAGAGGTCCCTTCGTCGGAGCGCCGGCCGGGCGTAAAGGACTTCATGCTCGACGAGCATCACCTCGCCCCTCCGGTACCCTTTCGGAAGGATGAGCACCGGGTAGTAACCCTCGGCGTTCGGGGGCTCGGGCACGTACTCGCCGTTGAGGAACTCCTCCCAACCCACCAGGTCATCCGGAAGGGTGAGCTTGCAGCCGCCGCAGATCTCTTGGCCCTCGGTACCACCTGGATTTTTGTCCAGTAGGACGTGGATGTAGTTACCCGTCATGAGACCCTCCTGTGGCGGCGGCGAAGTTCTTCACGAGGACGTTCTCCAGGGTGGTCAGACGCTGGTCGTGTTCTTCGAGGATGTTGCTGACCTCGGCGTTGAGCCGAGCGTTCTCCTCGACGAGGGCCTGGTTGACCTCCAAGGCCTGCTTCAGCAGCTCGGGGAGCTGCTTCACAGAGTCGAGCCCGCGGAGCGCCTGGACGGCGTCCTTGCGCTTCAGCTTGTCCTTAATCCGCTTTTGGCTCACCGGCAGGGCTCCTCATCAGGTCCAGCTGGCTCCAGAGCGAATCCCGGAGGGCGAGCTGCCGGCCCGCGTCGACCTGGTTGGCGATCTGGAGAACCCGGCCGATGCAGGTCAGGGCCGCGGTCTCGTACATGATGGCCTCGGAGTGGAGCTTCTCCTGCTCCGTCAGGTTCGGAGCCTGCTCGGTGATGAGCCCCATGGCCCGGAGGACGGACGCCTCCAGGTGGTCCAGGACGGGCTTCGTGACGATGTCGATGGAGTTCCGAAGAACGTCCCCGCCGATGACCTCCTCGGTCTCGGCGGCGTTTTTCAGTTCGGGCATGTTGGCACCTCGTTGTGTAGAACAGACGAGGCCCTACCATACAACAAAGGGTACCTGAATGCTAGACCGAAAGTGGGTCCTAGCCGACGAAAGTGCCCTCGACCACGACCTTCGCGGTGCCGGCGGTGCCGGTGTCCGCAGCCGCGAGCCGGCAGTAGAGGGTCGCGTTGTCCGCGACCGCCGCGATGGCCGACGTGGTGGCATCGATGACCTTCTCGATAGCCATGTCGGTGTTGTTGAGGCCCGTGAGCGCCGCGGCGTTGAGGTACTGGGTGCCGGCCGGAGCCGTGCCGATGCTCAGGGTCGCGTTCGCGTTCAGGGTGTCGTCCATGGTGCACAGCACGAGAGCGCGCTTCGGGATGAAGCGCTTGGAGCCATCGCCAGGGAGGACCGCGGTCCACTCGGTCACGCCGTCCACCAGATCGATGGTGAACTCGACGCCCGCGAGGTGCTCGGCCTCGTCGACCATGCCGTCCTCATCGAGATCGAACAGCGTGCCGTTCTTCACGGCTTCCATCTCCGCCGCCGTCAGGACGCGGCCGGTAGCCGATCCGACGCGGACTTCGAGGTGGGCCTTCGTGATGAGGGACGCGCACACGTCGCAGAACACCACGTTGCCGATGGCGTCCTTCACGGGCACGGTCTCCGTCGCGCCCTTGGCGACGTCGATGCTCGGCTTGCCCTTGTCACCCGTGAGCGACACGTTCGTGGAACCCAGGCACCTGAGATACAGATCCATTTTGCTTCTCCTTGCAATCCTGTGACGAAGGGACCAGCCCTCCGAATGTTCTCGGTTGCGCCCAGTATACTATAGGGGGTTTCGGATTTCTAAAACGGAGGGCTACCGCTTCCCGCCGTCGTACAGCACCGCCAGGCCCTCCGACACGAGGGTGTCGTTCAGGTTGAAGGCGTGAAAGCCCGGCTGCTCAATGAACACCTCGGCGAGGTACCTGCCGTACTTCTCCTGGGAGTCTTTGATGGTCCGGATCGAGACCATCGATCCCACCGGAGCGAGTGCCTCCACCCTGCGGGAGGCCTGCTTCCCGCGGACAGAGTCGGCCCCATGAACCTCAGGCGTGTTGATGCGGTTGAGGCGAAGACGTTCTCTCTTGTAGATCTCGAAGCCCAACGAAATTTCTACATCAAGAGTATCGCCGTCAACAATTCGGAGAATCTTGGCTTGGTACTCGTACATCGCAGGCCCTTTCGTAAAAGAAGCTACAAGATCACCGCAGTGGCGTTCCACCGAGTACCGTCACTCACGATAGTGAGACAGGAAAACTGGTTCACCAGGTTGTACGTGTTGGAGGCATCGATGCGTTCCGCAGGGTTGTTCGTATGGACCGTCACCCACCCGAGAAGCCTCTTGATAATGTACTCCCGACCAGGACACGAAGCCACGGGTGGTAGGGTTACGTTCTGGCCGGCCCCGGTACACAGCACCACATGGTGTGTCGCATCCAAAACCAGGTCGTTGAAGTCTTCATAGGTCGTGTAGTCAACCGCTGCACCAAGCCTTGCCTCTCCAGTCACCCAGAAAGTCCCGCCAACGTAGAGCTTCGTAGGGATTGAGAGGATGTAGCCCACCGAGACGTTGTCGAAGCCATCCACGTACAAGCCGTCCGAAGGGGCCCCCGCGGCACCCTGGGAGGTGAGGACCAGCTTGTTCTCCGGGATCACGTAGGTCATGCCGTGCTTAAAATCTGAGCCTCCTGTATTGAACCCGAACGTCGCATTGGTCCCCCCGGCAGGGACCACAAACCAGAAGTTCGTAGCATTGCCGTTGGTAGAGAGGGAGATGATGCAGTTCGAATCGACGACAGCGGCCGGCATCGGGAAGCCGCCATCCCACTTGCTGATCGTCAGTCGGTCGGGAGCCGTAGTCCACAGGAGCCGAGTCTCGTCCCCGTAGAACCCGCCAGCCCCATCGTTGATCTGCACGGCCCCCAGCCCGCCGCCAGGAGCACCCCCGCCGCCGGTCGAGGTCCAGATGCCCGCGGTCTTGCAGTAGTAGAGGGTGTCGGTGGTGGTCAAGAGGTAGAGGTCAGTCACCACGGGTGCGGGCGGCAGCGCAGCCCCTTGGGTGATACCCGCCCCACCAGTGATGGAGGTCCAGACACCGTCGGCCTTGCAGTAATGCAAGGAGTTGTCGGAAGTCCGGACCTGCGCATCACCGATGGTTGGGTACGGCAGCAGGGACGCGCTCAAGGTCATCTTCATCGGGGCTGCCTCACGCTGCGGACTTTATGTAAAGCCCTCTCGAAAGAGGGCGTCATCTGAATGGCCTGACTTTCACTTGGCAGGCCTACTATGGCTCGACTTTCACTTCCCGAGCCTTGTGTGGCTTGACTTTCACTTCCCAAGCCAACAATATATTGCTACCTCCGCACCTCGTACTTGAACGGGGCGTTCTTGTGCCTCATCGCCCGCACTATGCGAGCTTCCGAGACGCGGGAGATTTTTTTCGAAACCTTATCCTTCAAGAAGAACTGGGTTGTATAGGGCTGCAACCCCACCATGTTCTTCGTCAATCGAGCCTTGGTACTTGAAGACGGGGGCTCCCACAAGGGGCGGTTCAACCACACGAAGTCGTTGGAGGAGGAGATCTGCCCGAATAGAGGGTTGATGAATCTGAGGATCGGGCTCGTGTTCTTGCGGGTGTAGAGCCCGTACAGATCGTACACACTGGTGTCGTACCAGTTCAAACCGAGCCGGTCGATTCCATAGGGCTTCAAGAGGACCGCTCGATTGTTTGAATCGAAGGTATCCTCCAAGGCGTAGACCGCAACGGTGCTGTAATAGTCCATCGCGATGTCTTTGATCAGGTCCCCACCAGAGCCCGTAACCCAGTTCCAGGTGTTGTGAGTGTTCACGTTCAAGGAACAGAAGGCCAACGGATCTCCTGAGGAAGGCACGTTACGATACGCACGAACTGCGGGAATGGGTCCGAAACTAGAAGAACCCCAGTCCCACGCATACCGGCCTCCCGCAGTTCCGATCATCGAGGAGAAGCCATCTCTCGGAAGACCGTACATCTTCTTTTCGTTCCGCGCCAACCAGACAGCCTTCTCATCGTTCGGAGCGTACGCATGTCCCGGCCCGAATCCTATATTCGCGTTGCACAGGCTGTCGAACCAGGCAGGGAAGGTGGGCCACTGTATCCCGGCCGCATTGAGGCAGGGGAACATCGTTCGATAGGCGCTGTTCCCTTTGAGCATGCTGTAAAAGACGTTGATCCCCCAGATCTTGTTTATGTGGGGCAGGGTGTCATCGATGGTATCGTACCAAGTCAAGATGGCGCAATTGGCTGCCGTGTTGGGAGCCATACCCGGAGCGAAGTTGGCGCGGATGAACGTGTAGATGTCCGCGGCATTCGCAAAGTCGAGGTCCTTCCAGGTGTTGACGGTAATACCCCAAGCAGTTACCTCTTTAAGACTCCACTGGCACCTACTGAAATACTGTGCAGGGTTGTCCATCAGGTCCGCACCGAACCGGTGCATGACGTTCGGGAACACCGCTAAATTCCAATTCGTGACTTCTGCCAGGAGGATGCACGCGGCTCCGTACTCCAGACGAGATGCTCCCCCGGTGACACCTCCACTGATCGGAGTCCAGATCCCGGCTCCGAAGCAGAAGTACAAGGTCCCCGCAACCGGAGGGCCTGTTTCGATGAAACAGGTGTCCCCTTGGGTCGGGGCTGGAGGCAGCACAGTTCCGTATGGTTGCTTCATCCGAGCACCTCAGATTGTCCCCACCATAACACGGCCGCTCTGTGGGGCGGCCCAAATAATGGTGACATCGTTCAAATTTCTCTGGACGCTGAACGCCTGGGAGTAAATGTCGAAGCCGGCCTCGAAGTCCACCCCTTGAACGCTCAGGAACACTTCCCGCCGGCCGAGGTTGTGCTGCACGACCCAGGTCGTCGAGCTGTCGAACGCCTGCATGTACCGGCGTGGAATCCCTGCGATCAACCAGTATTCCACCCCACCCTGAACCATGGCCCAGTCCGAGGCGTCCTGATAGGGACCATCGAAGGTGTACCGCACCATGGCGTAACGCTGGTCACTCGTCGTGAAGGGATCCCAAACCCCGTACCCATGGTTCTGGTTGAACGCATGCTCATGGGTCATGCTCTTCAAGAGGTTGTAGTGCCCGAAGAACGTCTCCGAGTCGAACCGTCCCACGACGACCACCCCCGAGGTCAGACTCGCGAAGGTGATGTCGATGTTGTTGAGATCGGTGTAGCGGATGTCCGACGCCAGCCCGGTGATCTCGAAGTCGTCGGTACCGTCGTCGTGAATGTAGACCAGGAGCTTTCGAGTCCCTAGGTTGTGGGGAACCGTGATCGCCGTCTCGTTCGTGAAGGGGTACGTGAAGATCTCCGCGTTGCTGACGACCGGAGAGACGCCAGTGGGCCCGATGTATTGGAATCCGGTTATATAGACGTGCGTGGTATCTGTGATAAGTGCGGCAACCGCGTTCGAGGCGATGACGATAGCGCCGGCACCGTACGAGAACGTCCAAGCGAGGGACGCACCGATTTTCCCGGTCGTCGGGAAGATCTCCACACCGCCCGCGTTCGGATCGCCGTTCCACAACCGAACCTGGTAGCCGAACGACGGCGTGGCGTCCGCCAGCGGGTAGTGCTGGGGCATCAGCCAGCTGGGCATCCGGGTCGTCCAGTCGCCGTACGTGCTCAGTGCGAAGAACGCCGTCTGGTTGACCGTCGGCGTGAGCCGGATGGCGTTCACCGCCAGGGAGTAGTCCGCGATCCTCGATGGGGCCGCCGCGGCGTTCGCCTGCGCGGTCACGAGATCCGGGGCAATCGGGATCTGGTCGAACTCGACCATGATCTGAGCAGGCTTCACCTCTACATCGGCAGGGTAGTATTCCTCAAAAACAGAAAGATTGTTAGGCGATGAATCTCTATTCGCCGTGCCAAGTAACCCATTCCATCCCTTCCAGGAGAAATTCACCAATTCTTCCGAGAGGAAAGCCATGACTATGAAACCTCTTTCTTGAGGTTTTCAGACTGCATAGATTTGCAAGATTCGTGCATACCTATTCGTCTCTACTTCCCGATCAACCGCTTGAAGAAGTTCTTCTTCCCCTCCACTGGCTCCACGATCTCAACCTTCGTCAGCTCCTTCAGCGCCCCGCGCTTCTTCAGCTCGGTCTCCAGCAGGCCGACCTTCTCGGTCCAGGACTTCGTCTTCCCGTCGAGCTGATCGACCAGCTCGAAGACCTCCGCGGGAGCGTCCTGCAAGGCCTTCATGAGGGTGGTCAACAGCTCCCGGACCTTGACCGCCTGGCTCTCGCAGATGTTCAGCTTGGCCTTCAGCTCCTCGACCTCCACGGACTCCCGGTCGATGGCCTTCTGGAGGTCGGAGAAGTGGTCCTCCTTCAGGAGACTCTCGACCAGATCGGCCGGCAGCTGGAAGCCCTCACCCAGGCGTGCCTTCTGCACGGCGAGGGTCTCCTTGATGGCCCCGAGCTTCTCCTCGATCTTCTTCTGGAAGGAGTCGAACTGACGCTGCGCAATGCCGGCCTTCTCGGCTTCGACCGCGGTGCGGCGGATCAGCTCGTTCTCCAGGTACGAATTCTTGTACATGTCGACCTGCTGCATCCGCAGCATCTCGGTCTTGTCGTCCAGGGCGGCCCGGTGCTGCGCGATGAGGCGCTCGGCGTCCGAGACGACACCCTTGATCATGATGTCCTTGTCGGTCTGGAGCCTCTGCAACATGCCGTCGAAGGAGTTCATCTTCGCCGTCAACGCAACGTTCATGTCGGTGAGCTGCTTCTCGGTCTTGGCCTTGAACTCGGCCAGGGCCGCGTTGCTCAGCTCGACCTCGCGCTGCACGCGGCGGGCGTTGTCCCAGGTCCACTCCTTCCGGGTCTCCAGATCGGACATGATGGCCCGGATCGTCTGGTCGCGGCCGATGATGGTGTCCAAGGCCTTGTTCTGGGCTTCCTTGGACTGCTCCAGCAGCATGGCGACGGAGGCGAGGCTCTTGCCTGTACTGTCGTTCAGGCCCGAAGCGAGCTTCTCACGCTGGACGAGGGTCGTCGTGATGAAGTCCTTCAGGGAGTCGTAGCTCGCCTGCAAGAGTGAGCCGCGCTTCTTCAGGTCCTCCAGGACCTCCTGCCGGAAGTTCGCCAGCTCCTGGAGCGTGTCGATCTCCGGATCGTCCTTCGCCGGGTCGACGGAGATGGACTCCTTGTTCTTGTTGAACAGGGAGAGCATGCCGAACTGCCGCTCGAACTCCGACAGCTGAAGCCGGCGGACCGTCGAGGTGGTATCGCTCTCGCGATAGGTCAGGATGACCTCGTCCCCATCCTGCACAATGCCTTCCAACCGTCCTTCGAGCGACATGTTCTCCTCCTACCAGCTGACCTGAATGGAACTGACGGCCGTCGAAGCCGCGGTCAGCTCCAGGTGCATTTCGAACCAGTTGATCGGCATGTACGCGCCGCCCAGACCGAAGGATCCGAACGACACGTCCAAGGTGTTGCCGGCGCTCGCCGTGTAGATCGGCACGTCGAGCACGTTGTCGTACACGCCGCCGTTCTGCACGACGAGGTTGAACGTCGCCGCCCAAAGGACCCCGCTGTGTGCTCGGCCGCGGATGCGCCAGACGCCGTTGTTGATGAAGACCCACAGGTGCGTCCGGCTCGCGAGCAGGTCCGCCACGACGGCTGCGGCGTTGAACGTGAACCGGCAGCTCCCGTGGTACGTCCCGTCGCTGGCCTGGTACCGCCTGTAGAACGTCTGCGTGGCGGGCTGAGCGCCACTGTAGTTCGCGTTCGCCCCCAGACCCGGCCGATGACCCGTCCAGTTCGTAACGCGCCTCTGGAGCTGTCCTGACTGCACCATGGCCCCGGCGTTGTCGTCATAGGCCTGCATGTCCTGGGTGCTGACCCAAGCCACGCCCGGGTTGTACGCACCGACCAGGTTGAACGCGGTCCGGCGGCGGGCCTCGTCCGTGTAGTATTCGTTCAGCCCGTCGCTGTCGGGCAGGAACGTGTCGATGCAGACCGCGTTCCCGCCGTCGTTCACCCAGGCACCCGCGACCCAGTCCTCAGGGCGGGAGTAGACGAAAGCGTTCGCCGGGCTGATGAAGCGGTAGTTCACCCGGGTGATCGTGTAGGTCGCCGAGTGGGACGCGCCCGTGTTGTTCCAGGCGGTCGTCCAGCCGATCAGGTCCGCGCTGTTCAGTGTGAGCCAGCCGACACCACCACCGCTGCCGATCCCCCAGTCTGTGGCGTTGAGCGTCACGAAGGGCTGCGGGTACGACTCGCAGTTGATGTTGTCGATCCCGGTGATGCCGATGGTGAACGTGTCGTTCCGGATGTAGTAGCGGATGCCGCTCAGCCACTTCCCGACGATGACGTTGTCGACGATGGTGATCGGGGGAGGGCCGCCCGAGATCACCGCGGGGTTCGTGTTCGGATCGTGGAACAGGTTGCCGCTGCTGTAGGTGAAGATGCCCTCGGCCCCGTCATCGTGCACCAGGGTGATGCTGTACTTCCCACCCTGGGGGATGATGTTGTCGATGAGGACCGCCACGGACAGGCTCGCCTGGAACTTGTACGAGTCCCCAGCCAGCGCGCCGATGTTGATCGTGATGTTGTTGACCGTCGCGCTGTAGCCGACCGCGGGGATACCGACCGGACCGTGGTCCGCCAGGATCGCTCCGTTCGCGCTCGTCACGAAGACGCGGAACGTCGAGCTGCCGTCGTTCAGCAGGATCGAGAAGTTCCCCGCCAGGGTGTAGGGGATCGGGCCGCCGATGCCTGGAGGTGTCTGATGGAAGCCGCCGTAGGAGTTCCCCGCCACCCAACCGGTGATGTCGAACGCGCCCGGGTTGGAGAGGTACCGCGCCGAGGTCGCGTACGCCGGCACCAGGGCATTCGTCGTCCCGTCCATCGTGTTGAAGTGAGACACGAAGGCCGGCGGGTGGATGAAGGCGTTGACCTGGGTTGGGTCGACGTCCAGCTGCGCGAGCACACCGTCGTACGCGGCCGGATCCTGTCCGTTGACGAAGTTCAGCTTCGTGACGCCGGGCCCGAGAGGGGCTCCGTTGAACAGGATGCTGATGCCGCCGGCCACTGTCGCGAACTCCAAACCGTCCTCGGTCGGCTTGACCACGACCTGTTCGCCCGCATGACCCGTGTAGTCGGCGGGGACGTCCTGGAGGTCCGTGAAGAAGTTGGCCCCGGGGACACTGGCCCCACCGTACTTGTAGGTGCTCACCTGGGCCGAGGTCTGGAGGAACCCATCGAGGCGCACTTGAACGAGCCCCTCGTCGATCCACTGGCTCAAGGTGTTCGCGAAATCGGCATCGAACTGGACTTCGTGGAGGTCCAACTCAACGTACGACTGAACCGGGACCGTGATCTTCACGGTCTTTCGAGCACCACCTGTGATGTCGCCACCCACGAGAGACAAAGGGTGTCCATGACCCGAGAGATGGGTCAAGTTCGAGATCCTGAGGGTGTGCCTGACCTGCGGCATCTACGCTTTCGTCCTGCCCCTGCTGTCCGCGAACTGTGACACCGCCTCCACAACCAGACCCTCGATCAAGGTGCGAAGCTCGGCCTCCTTGGTCGGATCGAAGCCTTCGAGGTTCACCGAGACCGGCGGCGGGGTTGCGCCACTGACCGAAGCGACCGATCCGTTCTTCGCGGTGACGATCAGCTGGTGCTCCCCGCCGAGGTTCAAGGCCTGGGTGATGACGTCGGAGACGTACTCTTCGAGGTCGTTGACGCCGCGCTCGCTCCCGGCCATCGGGATGTTCAAGGATGCCGAGATCGACACCGGGGCCTGGGGGCCCTCGGAGTCCTCGACGTAGAAGTTCCGGATATCGTAGGCCCTCTTCAGGAGGGCGAGGAACCGTTGAGCCGACCGGAGGGTCCAGTCCTTCTTCAGGGGCTCCTTCGGCATGCCCTTCGGGCGCTTCGGGGACAGCCCGGGGGTGATCCCGGGGCCCTTCCGCATGTCCTTGAGGGTGTCGTCCAGGAGCTTGCTGCTCTGCTCCGCCATGGGATCCTTGGCCTCCTCGTTGAGGACGGTCATGAAGATGTCCCGGTCGGAATCGGGTTCTTTGTACTCCCAGGCTTGACGGGTGGGGACCGGAGAAGCCTCCTGCGCTCGGGCTTGCCGCGGCTCCTGTCGAACAGGTATGGGCTTCGGGAGGGAGGCGACCACCTCGTCCAGGTTCATCCCGCCCGTCTTCTCGGCCGTGAGACGGCGAAGATGATCCATCGTACCACTGGTCAAACCCGATTTGCGCATGGAAGGTCCTCCTTGGACAGGGGACACTATACCACGCGCGGATGTCGAATCTTTAAACTGAGGTCAGCCGACGATTTCCGACCACATCTGGTCCAGATGCCGGATCGAGCGGGCCGAGCGGATGTCGACGTGGTTCATGGAGCGGCCCTGACGGACGATGAGGATCGCCAGGTCATCCGGATGCAGCTCCACGATGGAGCCGTCGTCCATCTCGACGCTTTGCTCGGGCTGGCCGGACTTGTACAGCGCGCGAGCAACCCGGTACAGGTCGTCGTCCGCGATGCCGTCGAAGTTCGCCTCGACCTGCCGGCCACCACCGCCTCCACCCCCACCGTAGCCCCGCTCGTCGGGGTAGCCCGGGTCGCCGTCGAAGACCTCGCTGTTCCCGTACTCCAGCCCCATCTGCTGCGCCCGTTGGGCCGCGATCTGGAAGGCCGCCTCTGGGAGGGCGTTGGCGATTCGGTTCAACGAGTCTTCACTCGAAATGCCCACATCTTCCGGCTTCTCAACCGGGGGCATCCAAAATCCGGGGCGTCCTCTCATGGGGTCCTCCTTGGCCTGAGTAGCATACTACAGGATCCCGACTATTTCTTAAAGGCGCGTTTGCAGTCGGGGCAGAGCATGGTCTGCTGGATCTTCGAGGACTCCACCTTCCCGCAGGACGGGCAGACCTGGACCGGCCTGTCGGCGTGCAGCATCCGGAAGTTGTTGAGAGTCTTGGCGAGCACCCTACGGTGGGCGACCTCGGCCTCCCAGAGGTGGATCATCTTCTGGAGGGCATCGTGGCTCGTGGTCGCCCTGGTGCTCTCGGAGTTGTACAGGAACTCGCTCGTGCCGGCGTAGTTCGAGAAGAACTGCTGGTCCTCCTTGGAGGTGCAGCTCTTCCGAGCCTCTTCGAGCTGGGCCTTCAGGCTCTCGATGATCTTCAGATGCTCCTTCCGCTCCGCGGACCCCATGAAGTACGCGAGGGTGGGGTCTTCCTCCAGAACTTTCGCCTTCTCCAAGGGGTTCACCACGGAGAACGGCCTGGCCTTCGCCACGAGCTTCTTTCTCGTCTTCGGGGTCATGGTTGTGATCTTCACCTTGGTCTTCTGCGCCATCGAGGCCTCCTCTCAGCCGAACATCAGCTCGGCGTAATTGAATTTTTTGCACAGACAATTCTCAATGAAAACAGGGGTTTCCGAGAAACCCACAGTTTTCCCACAGATGATGTGGACGTGGGACGCGACCATGCTCTTCCCTTGGGCAAAGTCGATGCCCTTCTGGGTCGGCTGGTACATGCCGGCCTTGCCGCCCGCGGAGTTCATGGAAGGCATCTTCTCCACCAGACCCCACCGTGTCAAGTAGGCACCGTCGGTAGCCGCCTTGGACGTCGCCGGCAGCAGCTCGCGCGTGGAGTACCACCGCGGCTCCTTCTGGTACGCCTTGACCAGCTTGATCAGGAACAGTGCCATCTCCGTGTGGAGCTTGCGCCGGTAGAGCTTCACCCGCTGCTCGCAGATCGGGCAGAAGTTGTCCTTCTCGTCCTGCCCATCGAACACCCTCCGACGGGCATGAGCCAGGGCCACATCGTCGAAGCTCGCGTCGAGTTCGGTGTACACCACCTGGGGTCCCCAGGAGAAGATCATGGTCGGGAAGTAGGACCCTTGGACGCCCAAGATCATGACCCCATCAGGGTTGCCATTCGCGAAGCGTACGGATGCCGGTATCGGAAGGCTGTGCGCAGCCTCCTGCACCCAGTAGTTCCGGTACTGCACTTTCGCAGGATGCGGGATGGTGGGCATGGTCTTTCGGAACCCAGAGAAGAGGCCGGTCATCTCGTCGACTTGGCTCATAGCACCTCCGAAGGGCGTTCGCCCCCGCTGCCGTACTGTGATACTATAGATCAGCCTGTGCGAGATGTCAAGAGGTGGGTCTAGCGAATGGTGTTGTACAGCTCTTTGCCGAGGATCTTCTCGATGATCTGTCCGGAGTCGACCTCGAAGAGTTGGGGCATGCTGATGTTCTCGTCCTCCGGGTCCATGCCTTCCCGCGCCATCTCCATCGCTTCGCTCTCGGAGCTGTAGGTGCCGCCGTACCCGTCAGCGTAGAAGCCCTGCACGAGGTCTTGAAGGAGGTCCATGACCTCCCGGCCGGACTTAACGAAATCGAAAGCGACGTAGCCTTCTCCTTCGAACGGGGAGCTGGAATAGGAATCAGGGTCTTCGGAATCGATGAAGAGTGGACCAGTGTACAGGTCCGCGTTCAGGTAGCGGATCTTGCGCTTCGTGTCCTCGTCGAGCTGGCTCTCGTAGAACTCAGCCTGCCTGTTGATCTCATCCTCGACCTCGCTCGCGGCCTTCTTCCGCTGAGCAGCCGTGATCGCCTGGTCCCAGGCGGATTCCGCGGCCTCGTCCTGCGGGTTGAACATCAGCGCGCTGGTCTGGGTCTCCGCGCTCGCCTGGTTGAGAGCCTCCCACACTACACTGGGGGTGATCCCGTCCGGAGGAATATTCTGGAGGTACGGGAGGGCAACCACGGGGTCGACGAGGACCTCTCTGCCGAGGGTGTCTTTGACGTAGACCAGCTCCTGACTGGAATCCTGAGTGGGGGCCGGGGCCACGGTGAACGGGTTCACCCCGGCACCTTGGGGAACCGGCCAGACAGTGCCGTCGGGTTGCTTGACGTCCCTCGGGCCGAGGCTGTCGAGCATCTGCTGGAGCCTGTCCGCGAGCGCCGCCTGGCGAGTGCTGAAGAACTTGGCTAAGCGGTCGATGGCCCCGGACTCTGCGATTCGTGTCGTCTTCATGAAGGTCCTCCGTGCTTGGAATATACTACAGGTCTCTCTGGATTTTTAAAAGGGGGTCTACGGGATGGGACCGATTGCCGCTGCGATCCTGTCGAGAGCAGCCGCCACGGTCGCGGGAACGGGCCCCACCCAGTTGCCGGGGACCGCGGGAATGTACGGAACGCCCTGAGCTGGAACGTACCTGCGCGCGGGTCCGAGCGTGGCAAGGTTCGAGCCCGGGAGAACGTAGCCGTTCAGGATGGAGTAGTCGGTCGTGTTCCCGAAGCACGAGTTCCCGGACAGCTCGCAAATGGAGCCCGCCTCAGCGTAGATGCCTCGGTTGCAGAGGGTGCAGATGTTCCCGACCGCCAGGACCCGGGCAATGGCCGGCGCGACACCGCCGTCGATGGAGATGCCTTCATCGGTGCACTCGACGCAGCGGTTGTTGAGCACGACCACGTCGCAGTCGTCGTCACAGTCGATGCCCTCGATGCACTTGTAGGCGTCGTTTTCGATGACGTACCCTGTGTTCCGGACAGCGACCGGGAGCCCAATGGAGTCGATCTTGAGCCCCTCGCCGTTCCCAGTGAACGACTGGATCCGATTCCCTTCCACCCGGAAGTTCGTGCAGTTCTGGAGCATGAACCCCCGGGAGTTCAGAGCCGCACCATCCACGTAGCAGCCGTAGAAGATCGGTTTGTTGAACCCTCGCAAAAGGAGTGCCGCGCCCTCGGTGCCGTCCTTGCACGCCTTGTAGAACGAGCAGGAGACGAACGAGATGCCGTCCGACATCTCGGCTGGCTGTGGCGGCTTATCGTAGCTGTCGGGGCCGACGCTCCGATGGAAGGACATGAGCACCGCAGAGCCGGCGGTGACCTCCTCGAAGTGCAGGTTGTGGAAGATGAGATCCTGGCACTTGGAGCCCTGATCACGGAACGTGATCCCTGCGCCCTGGGCGTTGTTGTCGTCGGTCGTGTAGGCCGTGAACCCGAACCCGCTGACGATGTGATCGTGTGCCCCATCCACGATCTTGATGCACTTCGTCCCCGTCAAGAGGGGTCCGTAGCCGATACCTGCGCGGATGGTGAGCACCATGGTCGACGGCAGGGTGATCGGGCTGTAGGTCGCGTTCGTCCGGACCTCGATCACGTCTCCGTCCGCCGCGGCGGCGATGGCCGTCTGGAGGTCACCGGCCCCCACCCCGGACACGATCACGGTCGCTGGAGCCGCGAGCGCTGCATCGATCTTCCCCAGGACCACCGAGAGGTCTGGCAGGGTGGCGGGGGGCACCACGAACTCCAACCCGCCTTCAGCTGCGTTGACTCGAACCAGCTTCAAGGACTGACCCACGTAGGTACCCGGGACATCCGAGAGGTCCGTGAAGGCCCCCGCGCCGCCGCCCCCGACCCCGAACTCCAAGCCGTTCTCTGCCGCCTTGACCTTGACGAACTTCCCGCCTTGGAGGGCGTAGGCGGCTGGGACATCGGTGAGGTCTGTGAACGCAGCAGCTCCACCGCCCCCGACCCCGAACTCCAAGCCGGTCGCGGTCGGGTTGACCTTGACGACCTTCCCCGCCTGCCCAACGTAGGACTGCGGGACGTCGGTCAGCTTGGTGAACTGTCCACCACCCACGATCTCCGAGGTGTCCCTCTCCGCCAGGGACCTCACCACGTCCGCGGCCAGGACGTCTCCATCCATCGTGACGATGGCCTTGCTGGACTCTACGAAGTTCGCCAGGTTGTACAGGAACTCGGAGTCCTCCTGAACTTCGTGCAGGAGCACCGAGTCTGGATGGAGGGGATCCACCTTTACCCGGACGTGAAGTCCTTCGATGGAAAGGTGCGCACTGCCCACGACAGTGATGATGAGGGTCTTGATCGTCGTCATCGGTGCCTCCTTTTGGCACCAAGCAGTGTACCATGCAGTCTTGGAAGGGTTTTAAAGCTCGTGACGTCGTTGACGTTCTATGAAGACTGTAGGTGCCAGCCACTCCCGATCTTCCAGGCTCAGAACCTGAGGAAAGGCCTCGATCACCGTAGGGTTGTGGACCGCGCAGAGGATCTGGGCACCCAACGCTTCCAGCTTCAGGAGGACCCCGATCACCCGGTAGCAGCTGCGGATGCTCAGCCCGATGTCGGGCTCGTCGAGCAGGACCAGCGGGGTCAGATCAGGGTGCTTCCGCAGCTGCCCCTGCACGGCCGGCAGGAGCCCCGAGAGGATGCTCTTCACGGACTCCCCATGGGAGCCCCAGGCCGCCTTCATCTGGTAGGACAGGTCACCTTCGGACGACATGGAGCGCATCCGCGGGTTGTCCCGCTCGAAGTCGAAGGCGAACACCTTCGCACCCCGCTGCCCCAGCACGACCTCGACGACAGGGTTCTTTCGATCCGAGAGCCGGATCGCGTTCATCAAGGAGCTTTTCCCGCAGCCCTGATCGCCGACGAGCAGGTTCACCCCGGGGCGGAACTCGAAGGTATCGCCCGGTTCGAAGCAACAGAACTTCTGGAGGAACCGGACTGAGGTGAGCATCTAGTAGTCACCAGAGAGGATTTTGTCCACGACGTTCACGATGTGAAGGGCCCCTGCTTGAGGGGTAGTGCACTTCTTTAAGTCGGCCAAGATGTTGTCCGGAAAGTCTCGAATGAACTCGTCCAGCTTCTTCAATTTAATGAAGTTGTTGAGCTTCTTTAGAACGAGGGCCTCAGGTACTATTTGATGCGCTACAGGTAGAATCTCTGAAGCCGCTGCGCTCAGGGTGTATCCACGAGCTTGAGCTTTGCCGGTGTGTCTCAACCAGCCCTTGCGATACAAGGCTTTCAGATGGTCAACCACTCCGTTCAAAGATGCGATCCCTGCGGCTCTTCCGATCTCCCGAAGAGTAGGTGGTATGCCTTCTTGAACAATGTGGTTGGTAATGATGTCGAGAATCACCTTTTGCCTATCCGTCAACCTTTCCAGATTTGACTTCTTCTCCTCCATGAGCTTCTCCAATTGATCTTTTTTTCTGGACTTCCTCTTTGGCATATGTCCCTCCCGGTCTTCGTTCTGCAACCCACGCGGCCCACTCCGCCCGCGACTTCTTCAGCGCGGCGGATTTTTTGATCTTGGTATCGAAAGCGGTGACCACTTTTCGAGCCTCAGAGAGCGACTGCCGGAACTCTTGCGTCTGCTGGAGCAGGTCCCTCACAGCGTCATTATAGAGCCGCGGGGGCAGCATGTAGTTTATGGGTGCATCGTCCTTCCAGATCCTCCACCCGAACTTGTCCATGATGGGGTTCTTCTTGCTCGGCGCGGCCCAGAGCTTCGAAGGTGTCTTCTCGGTCCTGACGAACTGGATCTGGGCCCCTCGCAGCGTGTACAGGTACGTCAGCTTGTCTCCGTCTGGACAGACGAGCATGGCGACGTCGAAGGGGTTGTCGTCATCGTCTGCGTACCACCAGACGCCCTGCATGTAGATCGAGAGCTTGTACAGCTCCCCGATGGAGACTTCTTCTTCGGCCATCAGATCTGCTCCAGGACTTTCTCCACGGTCTCATCGACCAGGTCGAGCTTCTCCGCTGCGACAAGGAGCAAGGTGCTCCGAAGACAATCGGTGAAGACCTCCCGGATCTCCCGGGTTGCGTCCACCCGGCGGACAGTGCTGTGCTGTGGACGCACAGTGCGGGCGCTCCAGACCTCGTACAGGTCGACGACCTTCCTTTGGATCTCCGCCTTCTCGTAGATCTCCTCGTTAGCTCGCGATGTTCTTCGGAGGGCCAGCGTGCCGACGTCGAGCACTCGGAGGTAGAGCCAGAGGTGGGGCTCCAGGAAGTTCGGTTGGCTCTTCATCTCTTTCAGGAGAGAGAAGAGCCTGTCGAGCTGCTCGTTGTGCGAAGGCGCGCTGGTGCTCTGGTAGACGAGCGTGCTCGCGTAGTACCGGTCGCAGATGACGTGAGTCCCCTGCGCGAGAGCGGGCGCGACGATGGTCTTGACGTGCCAGATCCGGTCGGCCATGAAGAGGTATGACAGCTCCCTCCAGCCCCACTGACCGGGACGTTCTCCGAGGTGCCCATGTTTCCCAGAGAGGACCTCCCGCAGGAACCTTCCGATGGGGGTGTTCGAAGGCTCGAAAGTCTGAAGCGCCGGGATGCCAAGCGCACAGAGCGCGTCCAGCAGGAGCTTTGACTGCGTCGTCGTTCCGGCACCGTCCGCGCCCTCGAAGACGATGAACTTCCCGAGCGTCATTTCGGCTCCGCTCCTTCTACCGCGGCCGGTACTTCCGGGATGTCGAACTCGTCGAGTACGAGTGTGGAGAGGGCCTCACCCTCCAGGACGTGTTTCATGATCTTGTAGATGTTCTTCTCCGAGAGGAAGATGGTGCGCGACTTGTACGTCGTCAGAAGCACGCCGTCACCCGTGGAAGGGCATTCACAAAACCCCCCGCTCTCGGGCATCATGGAGACGCTGTCGCCTTCGAGGATCTTTTTCAGATGCAGGACGTGTCGACTACTCTTCTCTGCTACCGACATGGGGTTCCTCCTTGTTTTCTGGGGGTTGGAACATCGCCCAGCCGAGCGCCTGGTGCGCCAACAGCGAGCGCTCCACCATGCCCGCTTCGTAGAAAGCCTCTGACTTGATACGCACGAGCAAGGACTTGTTTACGAGATCGTACACGGTCCCGTCGATCAACATGGTCATGTGTGCGTCTTGAAGGGCTAGTCCGTCCGGGGGGATGCCAGGGAGATCCACCTTCTTGCAGATCCTGTGGGTCTCCAAGATGGCTGGAGCAGCGTTCTCGAATGTAGTTTTTCTCATCAAGCGCAGGTCTTTCACCAGCAGAGCATCCATCTCGGGCCTCCTGTTTTTCGAGATACGCGAGCAGATCCTTCACGTCGAGGTCTCTAAGCCGCCTCGCAGGCCTACCAACTACGCAAGCAAGTCTTTCACGAATGCGACTTCCTCGTCCCACGCGCAGAGCACGTAGAAGAAGTCGCCGAAGGGCGACTTCGCCAGGAGGATGGGATCGCCCTTCCGAGTCTTGAACATGCTCGTCGGGGCGATGATGGAGAGCACCACCGGAGGGGTGATCTTGGGCTCGTGGGAGAACGCCGCCTCGTGCACCTTCCGGTAGGCGGTGATCTCGTCCACGGCTTCCTGGGGAAGCTCGGGGATGAAGTCCTCGGTGCCCTGGTGCGAGAGCTTGTACTTCTTGCACAGATCGTTGATCTTCTCCTGCGTCGTGGTCTTCCAGGGAATCCACTCCGCGAGCTTCGGGTAGTTCTTCCGCGCCTCCAAGATGCTGATCGCGTGCCGGATGTCCGGAGGGATGGGCTGCCGGATCGTCGTCTTGTACAGCTCGGCGCGCTCGTAGAGCAGGCCCAGCTTCCGTTCGAGGTCTTCCAGGTTGATGTCCACCGGCTGCTCGAACTCCTGGACGATGTCCTTGGGTGTCACCTCGACGCGCTGGTCTGAGGATTCGGGATCCCCGACCGGAGTGCCGGAGTCCATGATGCCGCCAGTGTTCAAGAAGAGAATTGGCCCGCTCGTTATCGACGAGGTGCTGTTGGAGACGGTGACGTTCGTTGGTGCGATCCACCGGGAGGTCGGGGTGATGCCCATCGAAACGAACTTCTCCAGGTCCTTCAGGATCTCGTCTCGAACCGTCGGCTTCTTCTTCCAGAAGCACAGAGCATCGATGAACTTCTTGAACATGACTACTCCTTCTCGGTCGCGCAGTTCATCACGACCGCTTTGTCCAACATCTCTATCCGGACTACGAGTTTTTTACCCATCGAAGCTGCACGGATCTGTTCGAAAAGATAGAAGGGGGCCGAGTCCTCGATACCCTCCAGCTCGGACCGCAGGTCGCCTACCGTCTCGATGTCTCGATTTTCCACGCTACTCCTCACCCAGCCAGCGCCGGCCGTTCTTCTTCACGAACTCTTTGATCTTGGGGTTCTGGTAAGGATCGTAGAAACACGTCATCACCTGGCTGGAGTCCACAATCCACTGGAGCCAGTCCTCGCCTTCCTGGGGCCATTCCTTCCGGTGATGCGACTCCACGGAGTGCGGCAACGTCGTTGCACGGAGCAGGAACAGGTACTCGTGGTCGAGCATCCAGTCCTTCGATTTCAGGGCTATACAAGTGTACAGGTGGAACCCGCGGAACTTGAGCGCCAGAGCTACCCTCCACGGGAGGCCCAGCAGCTCGGGGTGCTTGTACTCGGGGTTCGCAGAGTTCTCGACCAGCCTGTAGGCGTCCTTGGCGCGGATCCAAATTCGGCAGAGTTGGTGCATCCAGGGCTTCAGCATCTCGATGGCCTGCACCACGCTCGGGGCGTAGGCATCGGGATCGGAGCCCTCGACGAACTCGGGGAGCTGCGTGACCACGGTATCGATGAGATGTGGGGCCACGTTCAGTCGCCCTCGTCCAGGTCCGCCAGGTCTTCGTAGACGTCCCGAGAGGCAGGAGCCTGTGGGCCTCTGCGCCGCTTGTTCGCGGGGATGGAAGGTGCACTCGCCGCGGCCTCTTCCATGATGTCCTGGAAGCGCTCATGGATGGTCTTCAGCTCTTCGAGAGCCTGGTCGAGCCTCTCTTGCAGGATTGCGCGCTCGTCCAGTGCTGAACAAAGGGGGCAGTCGATTCCGACTTCCCACTCGATGGTGATACCGTCCTTCGCGTGCTTGAAGCAGTTGGGCATCCGTCCCTCCACTGTGTGACTGAGCATATATAGGTCAGCTTGGATGGGTTGTCAAGATACCTGAACAAACTTTTTTTGTGGAGCTTGGGAGGCCTGTCTTATATACTCCAGACCATGTTCAAGAACAAGAGGCACAACTGGGACGAGATCGCTCTGGACCCGCGGCACCCAGACAACGAGGTCGCTCGGAGGTTCCTCGACCTCGTGATGAGCCCGAGGTACCGAACGCTGAAGGACCCCGACCCCAAGATGCGCGACTGGAACGTCTACAGGGCCGGCTGGGGGGCGTTCGCCGAGGCCCAGGTCCTGGGCAAGCTCCAGCCCCGGGAGGCGGCCCAGCACGCCCAGTGCGAACTCAGCCAGCAGTTCTGCGAGGATCTCCAGGTCGAGCTGAACAAGACCCGCGAGGAGAACGACGAGCTGAAGAGGCAGGTGGCCCAGCTCAAGAAGGAGTCCTTGAAGGGCACCTTCCAGTGCGTCTGCTGCAAGGACACCTTCACCGAGGAGGACGTCCTCCCGTTGACCTGTGAGTTCTTCCCGACCGCCATCAACATCTCCATCGACGACGTGGTCGTCAAGGTCACGGTCGATCTTCCTCTGGACAACACCGAGCTGAAGAAGCTGGAAGGTCGGGAAGACGAGAAGCCCTACATCTGCAAGGAGTGCTTCAGTGGGATCGCGGGGACCGCGGTCTCCAGGATCATCGAGCGAATACGCAACCGCCGGCACCTGGAGATGTGGGGGCGTGTCGAAGGTATCGCACCTACCCGCGGGAGCACGGCCTTGCAGGTCCCCGTCCCCGCCAAGAAGACCAGGTTCCCGAAGATCAAGTTCGATTAGTAGTGCTCGGGCAGGCGAACCTTGATCGGGGGGAGCCCGTTGTTCTTCCACGCCAGGAGGGTACCGATGATGACCTCCTCCTTGCCGGCATCAGGAAACGCCGCTCGGGACTTGACCGCCAGGCCCACGAATAGCCTTCGCACCTTGACCCTCTTCCAGGCCCACCCGAGTAAAGAAAAGAGGTACATTCCGCAGCAGCCACCGACCACAGCCGCAGTGGCCCCGAAGAGGTTCACCAGGACGATACTGAGAATCGTGAAAAGGATCCAAGGCCACGTCAGGCTGGAGGGACTATCCAGCGGAAGCTCTATCCGCGCCGCCAGCTCCTCCGCGAAGGCGTCCAGGTCAACCATCGACCCGCGCCTCCCCCGTCACGATCCTCCGGATCTGCATGGAAGAGACTTTGAACTTCTTCACGAGACTCGCGTAGGGCTCACCCTCACCTCGCCGTCTCCGAATCTCGGAAACCTGCTTCGAGGTGAGCTTGACATGTGGGTGGTGCTCCCCGTGAACAGTGTTCGCTCGCAGCTCTTCCAGAGGGGGCACCTTCGTGGGGTATTGGCTCTTCCCCAGAAGAGCGGACCGGACGGTCGACACCGTACAGTCGTACTTGGCCGCCAGCTCGGTGGCCGTCGCACCCTTGCGATAGAGCTTGCGCATCTCCCCAACGATCTTCCCGTCGAGCGCCTTGTTCCCCCGGGCCTCGGAAGCGAGGCACGCCTTCATCAGCTCGGGGGCGACGTCCTTGTAGGTGATGTACCGCACGGCTTGTCGAATCGCTTCTTTTGAGAACCCGTACTTGGCCGCGAGCGCGGTCTGGGTCTCTCCGGCGATGAACGCCTTCCGAATCTTCACCACAACTGCTTCCGACTGAATCATCTGGATCATTGAACCTCCTAGCTTTCCCTGCTGGTAATATAGTCATGCCTGGAGGTGAAGTCAAGACCTGGAGGGAAAGATTGTCATCGAGGAGTGACCATCCATATGTAGGTGCGCTGCACCTCGGCCTTGCAGGTCGCGCAGACGAAAGACTCCGTGATGTGGTTTCGGTCCACACTGTTCGCGATGCCCATGTCCGTGTGGAACGTGCCTTTGTAGTTGAGGGTGCCGTTGCAGCGATCCTTGCCGTGATATATCGGGCAAGTGATGGGGAGCACCGGGACGTGTTCTTCCGTCATGGCTCGCACTCCTTCTTGCCGTACGTCCTCCAGTACACCCGCCGGTAGAGACTCAGAAGCGCATCAAGAGGACGGTTGTCGAAAATGGTAGGTCTCTGCTGGGACCTCTTCGAGGCCGGCGACATCTTCCTGGAGATCGCCAGGGCCAAGATCCCCATGTACCCGTAGGTGACGAGGAAGTCCTCGTAGGACTTGTCCCTCCAGCCCTGCTGCTCCTTGGTCTTCCCGTAGGAGTTGATGTGGGCCAGCTCTTTCCAGGTCCAGCGTATCATTCAGTCTCCTCGACCATCAGCCGGGCAAAAGCCGGAGTCTTCTCCCCGACCCACGACCCGGTGACGTTGAAATCCATGAACTCGACCGCTTCGTCGTAGTCCATCTTGTCACGCTCCATCAGGATCTTCACGCACTTGTCCCAGTCGTACAGCGCGACAGGACCGCGGTTGAACTGGGTGGAGACCCCGACCAGAGCCTCCTCGAAGCCGTCTGCAAAGAGGATCTCCTCGTCGACTTCGGCGACCTGCTCTCGGATGGTCTGCTTGGGCATACGTGCTCCCTTCGAACCTGCTAGATAATATAGTGAGCCTCAGTAAGAAGTCAAGAGGCTACTTCTGCCGGAAATCGTACACCTTCGTGTAGTCAAAGAGGTCGGCCATCTCCTCGGGGTAGACCTTGGCCGGCAGGTAGTCGAGCCCTGCGGCCTGGGCGGCGAGCCACCGATGGTGCCCATCGACGATGAGGTACTCCCCACCCCCGTTGTAGAGGACGGAGATCTCAGGCATGCCTTCAGGCCAGCCCTCGGAGAGGCGCATCATCTCCGCCATGTCAGCAACTTCTCGGGGGTCCTTTGTGGCGAGGTCCTCGGTCGGAGACAGGCTATCGATGGGAACATCCTCGAACCAAGGCTCCACCTGAGCCTCGGAAATCTTGAGAAGGGATCGATCTGACAGGGCCAAGCGCATGGTGCAAAACATAACACGAAAGTGTTATGAGATCTAAAAATGCAAACAGGCTGTGGTACACTGCGAGGCGTCACAGAGGAGGATACCATGATCACCGCGCAGGAAGCCCAGGCACAGGTTCTCGAAGTCATCGCAGCCCGGCTGGAGGGGGAGATCGACGAAGAGCCCAGCACCGCGGCCGTGAAGACGAAGATCGAGACCGCCGTCACCACCGCGATCAGCGAGGAGCTTTTGTCGACCGCTCTGGACCTTACCGAGGTGGAAATCGGGCTCTTCAAAAGCGCCCCATTCAGCGAGTGGCTGACGGCCCTGAGCTACACCTTCTCGATCACTCCAGTCTTCAACGTAGCGGTAGACCCTCCGACAGCGAATGGAGGGGTCCTCACGATCTCGTGGTACGGCTCGGCCTACGGCAGAAGCCCATCCGCGTAGTCTTAAAAACCGCTCCCCCAGTTTAAGAATTTATGGTATCAGTTTACAAGGGTTTGTAAACCAAAGGAGCGCATCAATGGCGGCAAGGAAGATTCAGGGTCGCGTTTTGAACCGCAAGGAGGTCAAGATCGCGATGATTCGCCAGGACCTGACCCCCACGGACCTGGCGAAGGCCTTGTCGATCTCCAAGATGACGATGAACGCCCGCATCCAGGGACGAACGAGGTGCCGGATGCTGGAGGTGGAGAGGCTCGTCGAGGTCCTCAAGGTCGACTTCGATCTGATCACGATGCCGGAAGGGACCGAGCCCATCGAGTGAGGCTGAAGCCTATCCCTTCAACGAAGCTCTCACGTCCCAGGTCCAGGTCTTCGTTCGACAGTCGTAGCACGACACCACACGGCACCTGCATTCCGGGCAACAGTAGCGTCCGTCAGGCTTGCCTTCCATCATCATGCGCTCTGCGTACGAAAACAGATGTCCGCAGTGGGGGCACTTGCGCTGATCTGCGTTCTTCTTCATCTTAGGAGTGTAACCATCAATTTTGGTGTGTCAAGGGGTCGGGGAAAGCTCGGGTTGCACTTTCTGGCGGATCAGCTCTAGAGCTTCCCCCGGAAGGCTCTCGGGGTGCGGGTGCGTGAGCAGCTCTTCGAGCATCCGCTTGGTCTCCAGGGAGAGCGGACGGTGCTTCAGGGCCCACTTCGCCTTCTTCTTGAGAGTCTGGATCTTCACTTTTTATGCTCCGTCCTGAAGCTGTCGTCGGGACTCCTAAATCGTCCCGCAGGTACTTTTTTTCCCATTAATCCTCGTCGTCTTTTATGGGTACCCACTGCTTGTCCATCACGTACATGTAGACCGCGTTGCAGACCACGCACCCGATCCGAGTGCCGTTCTCCGGGTTCGGCGGATGCGGGATCAGGTTCCCGCAGGAGCAGCCCACCCTGCCGGTCCAGTCCGGCTGAGGTGTGAGTGTGAAGAGGATTCCGTTCACTTCTTCTCCACGAAGTCTTCGAGGTTCCCGAGAGTCACCGGCTCCACCCAGGCGACAACACCGTTCTTTACGAGGTTCTCAACCTGAACGCCGGCCTCGGCCGCGGTCCAGAAGGCCCCCGGGTGGACCGGTCCGATTGCCATACCATGCTGGGTGTTCGTCAAGGACAGGACCACGTAGATCTTCTTCTGCTCACGCAGCGCCCTCTCGGCGTCGAGCGCCCGTTGCAGCCAGCAAAGCAAGCAGCAAGGTTCTCCGGAATACGGATCCTGAAAGAGATGAAGACCCTCCCTACGGCACTTCGAACAGAGCTTCTTCTTGCTCATGTCGCCAGCCCCGACAGCCACCTCTCGGCCACGGTGCGGTCGGTACCTTCGTACACGGTCTCTCCGTTGTGGGTGACCCGGTAGGTGCGGTCCCACGCCCGGACCCACAGCCGGACCATCACCTGGTGGTCCTGCTTCGAGAGGAACTGGTCCCAGTGGTCCAGAAAATGGCTTTCGAGGGCTTCCCAGAAAAGCGTTTGTCCCGACATTCTTCACCTCCTAGCCTGGATACTATAGTCAGCCCGTACAGGAAGTCAAGGGGCCTTTTCGGGGGTCTTCGGAGGGACGCACCACTTCTGGTAGTTCTCATGTCCCGACCAATGGTGATCGCACCAGGAGTCCTTCCAAGGTCTCCAGCTCATTCTGATGAAGTCGCTAGAGTCGCTTCCCGAACACCCAACGGCGTATTTCCCATCGATGATGTAGATCTGCTCAGAGGACGCCTCAATGACTTCGACCTTGCGCCCCGGATAGAGCTGTCGGGCGTTGTCGTCACAGTTAGCACGGTCCAGACAGCCAGAGCAGAGCACCGCCAGGGCAAACATCAGGTATCGCATTTTCCCTCCAGCCCTCTGAGGTCAACGGTGATGTGTTCCAAAGGCATCTTCAGAGAAGCCTTGTAGGTGACGGAGCCGTCCTCCAGGACCTTGATGTCAGTGATCTCGGAAAGGATGCTGTCATCTACGGGAGAGGTCACCCGCAGCTCATCGGGCGGCATCTCCGGATCGATAACGATTCTCACCTTGGCTCCGAAGAGGACTTTTTCGAGAACTCTCACCTCATGAGAGGCGTCCGGGCTCCGCATGGACCCGAAGTCCGAGAACAGCATGTCAGGGGTGTCTACCTTCATGCTTGGCCCTACTTGGGGAGAGCGAAGAAGTTCTGCGCCTGGAACCAGGAGATCAGAGTCGCGCTCGTCTCTTCGGGGGTGAACCCTGCTTCGGTCAAGGCCTTGCGCAGGCCCTTCAGAACCTCCGCCAGGTCTTCCATCGTGATCCCCTGGGTGAGCCACCCCGTCTTGGGATCGTAGGCTTTCAGAACCAAACCCTTCTCCGCCTTGCTTGTCGTCATCTTGCGCTCCTTGGTCTTCGAGTTGTTTTTCACTGCACACCCACCTTTCCCACCAGGGCACTATAAGCATACCCCCTCAGGAAGTCAAGGGCAGAAAATCGCCAAAAAGGGGTCTTGACTTCCGCAGCAGGCATACTTATAGTTGCCAGGTCCGGCATTGCGAAAGGTGGTCCAGTGAAGTGGAAGAGGAAAGACGGTTGCCTACGGTGTGGTGAGGGAAACGCCCAGGCTCGCATCCAGGAGCGCGAGGGGCGGTTCTGGCTGTCCTGGAGGCTTCCGGGAGGTGCCTGGGAGGTAGGGCAGTCGTTCGGCAGCGCCGAGGACGCCAAGGCCGTAGGAGAGACGGTGCTCAAGGCCATGCTGGAATTCGAGAGCCAGGAGAAGGCCTACTTCCAGAAACGTCGGGACTTCTACTCCGAACGCCAGAAGAAGAGGGACAGCCTCACACCCGAGGAGAAGTCCCTCAGGGCCGCCTTCGAGGCGTACGCGAAGCTGAACCCTGAGGAGCGGGACTACGCCCGGAAGATGGCCCCCCGGGTCATCGGCATTTTCGATAAAGTTCTTGCGGAGGAACACAGCGCCAGTGGGACGGTTGAGGGTCCCAACGACAAGGTCCTTGCTGAGGAGCAGCAGGAAGGTCAGGCCGCGGATGCGTGAGTCCAAAGACATCACTCGGGAAGAGCTGCTCAACATGATCAGATTCCTTCGAGGAGCCTTGTTCATCGGGGACCCGCCGATTGGTGAGCTGAGCGGCTTGGAGCTGAGCAACATGCAGGATGAGCACACGCGGCTCTACCTGGAGACCGCCTTCGACCTCTCTGACGCTGAGTGCAGCTACAAGACCGCGGCCGAGAAGATCGCCTCTCTGGAGGAGAAGCTGGCCGATGCGAAGGCGGTCATCGAGATGAACAAGGACGTCATCTCCGAGAAGGCAGCGAAGACCTTCATCCAGGCTACCAAGGTAGTCTGCGAGAACGTCGACAAGCTCGGTAAGCAGATGATCGACATCATCAAGAGGGCCTGTGACGATTGCCCCCACCGGCAGACGATTCCCTGCGAGACCTGCAAGCTGGCCGAAGAGATGGAGGGGCCTGAGGACCTGGAAAGGCTCGTCCGACGCGGCTGGCTCGGCAAGACGATGACCGCAGAGGAGCGCGAGGAGCAGCGCCGCAGCTTCGCCCACGGCAACGTGAGCCTCCACAACCCGAACGTGACCCGAGAGCTGATCGACCAGGAGGCCGAGAAGCTGAAAGGTGGAAAGTAGGATGTCGAAGTTCCAAGAAGGTGACACGGTCAGGGTCAACGCGGAAGGTAAGGAGTACCACGGTGCCATGGGGATCGTAAAAATCCCCCATATCCAGTGCACCGACGACCCCGTGAACCTCGTGGGGGTGGTACTCGACATGGATGCGTACTCCGGAGTGGCCCGGTGGTTTGCGGAGGATGACCTCCTTCTGGGACACAGGAAGACCACCAAGTCCTTGGGGATGAGCTACCTGACACCGAAGGAGAAGGATCTTTCGGTGAAGGACGTTCCTCGAACGAAGTTCGAAGGCCTAGTCTCGAAGCCGATTCTCAATCCCGAAGATACGAAGGCGTTCGACAAGCTCATCAGCGTGGACCTCGAACACTTCGAAAAGAGGTTGTGCGCGGCGCTCGGGGTAAAGAAGGAGCTACTCAAGGTGGATCGAGATCACTTCGAAAAGCAAGAGGCCGTGGCTCACGGGTTCGAGAAGCCGAACCCCGAGGTGCAGAAGCGTTCCGCGGCCGAGAAGCTCGCGCGGTTCGCCGAGTCGTACGGCATGTCGAAAGAGACCTTCAAGAAGGAAGTCTTCGGTGATGGTAGCGAATTCACGGTTAAGATCCCCGGGGATGCAGCACGGAGGGCGGCCATGAAGATCCGTCTGAGAGAGATGAAGGACATCCTGGACCGAGGCCTCCGCATCCCGAAAGAACACATGGCCGAGTACAAGTTCCTGGTGGACGCGGTGGGGGAGGAGTACCGGCTCGACATGGAGGGGAAGCTGGCCGACATACGAATACAGCGAGCCGCGGAGATGACCAAGAATCTGGGCATGAATATGAATATATTTCCCAAGCTCTCCTTCGACGTGGTCGAGTGGGACCGGGACATCTCGAAGCCCGCCCTCAAGGAGACCTGGAGCGCGACCATCGTGCTCGCCTCCGGCAGAGAGGTCTCGATCCCGGATCCGAACCCCGAGAAGTGGGAGCTGGTCGAGACCAAGAAGGATCTGCCGATCAAGAAGATACTGATCACCCCACTCAGCGGGATCAATCAACCCGGCAACGAGGGAAAGGTCTACCCGGTCGTTCACGAGGCGGGACGGTGCTGGATCAAGGACATGGCCCGGATCGTGTCCCAGACCGAGCGCGTCAGCCCCTTCGAGGAACGTTTCTCGTATCTCGTCGAGCTGCGGCACTTCAAGGAGAAGGCCGTCGTGGAGAACTCCTACACGAACGCTCTGCCGACCCTCTCGGTGCTCTGGTAGAGCATGGGGCCGAACAAGAAAACCAGCGGGCTGGGTAGAATGCCCGACGGAGCCTGCCTCGGGATGGGCAGCACCGACTACTGCAACGACTGCGCATACGACGAGGTATCACATGGTTGACCCGAGCCAGACACCGCCTCCGTGGGTCAGCTGCATGATCCGGGATGTCATCGACCGGGACTTCTTCGGCAGTGGGTTCCGGGTAGGACCTTGGCACTACGTCTGCGGAAAGTGCGGGTTCCGAATCCGCCTCGCGGATCTCGATCCGGAAAAGCTCGATACGTGCCCGGAGTGCAAGTGGTCCGGCCCCGAGCCTCACGGGTACGGAGATGAGGCTCTCCACCGGCTGTGGACCAAAGCCGCCCGCTCCGCAGACTACTGCAAGGAGGAGTGGAAGGCTCTGGAGAAGCTCGTCCACGCCGGCATCGAGGCGCTCAAGAAGATCGCCGGAGAAAAGCGATGACCTTCGACCGAGACCACTTCTCTCCGGAAGTCTACGACGCGAGGGACGCCGAGTTCTTCTTCGAGTACGGCCGGGCTCCATGGAGACGGTGGGATCTCTTCAGGCACATCGAGCAGAAGTTCATCACAAGGGTAATGCCAGAGTACCTCAAAAAGCTGATGAAGGTAGCTGAATACATCGCGGTCCCCGACGAGACCGCCGCCTTCGAGTTCGTCCTGACGCTGACGGACGAGGAGCTGATCGAAGCGCACTTCAACATCGACGATCAGGTACCGACCTGGATCACGGACATCATCAAAACCGCGGTAGGGCATCGTCTGCTCGACAGGTCCCTAGAAATAGGAGTAGAGCCTTCATGAGCGAAATGAATCGCAGCATCACCTTTCACTTCCCCGACAAGAGCGCCGAGCCGATCTTGGAACTCAAGGAGTGCGGGGACATCCTAGTCCACGGCAAGGTCGTCGAGAACGACAAGGAGCTGGTGGACGGCCTGCGGGAATGGCTCGCCTTGGGTCGAACAGCGATGCAGGAACGCGCAGAAGCGGCCTGGCCTTGCGTGGAGGAGGTCCTCCACAGTGACATGCACACCAAGGGGAACTACAGCTTCTGCCCCTACTGCGGGAGGGACCTGAGAACATGAGTTTCATCTCGATGGATGTCGAATCGGACGGGCCGTGCCCTGGTCTGTACTCGATGGTGAGCTTCGGTGCCGTCGTCGTCGAGCCCGAGCTGAGCAGGACCTTCTACGGTCAGACGGCCCCGATCTCGGACCTGTGGATGCCGGAAGCCCTCTCGGTCAGCAGCACCACCCGGGAGATGCACCTGAAGTTCCGTCATCCTGAAAAAACGATGCAGGACTTCGAGACGTGGGTCAACGCCGTCTCCCCGAACAAGCCGGTGTTCATCTCCGACAACCCGGCGTTCGACTGGTCGTTCATCAACTACTACTTCCACAAGTTCCTCGGGAAGAACCCGTTCGGACACTCCGCCCGCAGGATCGGAGATCTGTACTGCGGGCTGATGAAGGACGCCGGCCGCAACCACGAGTGGAAGAAGCGCCTTCGGAAGACCGCGCACACGCACCATCCGGTCGACGACGCCAAGGGCAACGCCGAGGCGATCCTGGAGATGCAGAAGATGGGCCTGAAGATCAACCTGGAGGGGAAGTAGATGTTCCGTAAGCTGAGCATCGAAAAGATCCCCGACCCTGGGAATGTCGGCCTTGGTCTCGGCCTTCTCGACGGTCGGCTGAACGCCTTCTTGGGCTGCTGGAGGCACGGGAAGCCTTGTCAGCCCAACTGCGTGGCGTTCGCAATCTCGTACATAGATCTCGAAGGGGAGGACGTCCCTGTGATCCGCTGCCGGGTCATGGAGGATAGCAATGTCATCGGTGAACTGGTCCCTCACAAAGAGAAACCCTCGGAAGGGAAGCTGATCGAGTTCCCGGGAAAGGACAAGAACTGAGATGGTACCTTACGGCGGAGGAACGCAAGGCGTCGGAACTCTCATGTTCTGCGGAGCCCTGTACGACTCGTGCTACGACACCTCGTCGGGAACGGTCATCATCCCCAAGAGACGCCGTGGGCCTGTATATGTCCGGTACACCTACCGGTCGAAGAGGCCCAAGCTGCGCTACCCGACCATCATCCACAAGCCCAGCGTTCCGCGCAGGGCCGGGCCGATGCCTCAGCCGAAGACCATCGAGGTCTCCCCGAAGTCGACCAGGAGGGTGACGCTCGTCGCGTGGACGCGAGGCCACGTCCCGAAGGACCTCAGCTTGCGGACACTCAAGATGCTCACCATCACGAGGAGGTAGCAGTGGCACGCATTCGAACAGTGACAGTTACCGGTCAAGGCACCGTCAGGAACGGCGAGTACGTGCACTCCACGAGACCCTTCGTGGAGCACCAGGCGAAGATCGACTTCGACAAGGTCCACCTCATCGAGGATGGGAAGATCTACATCCTGGTGAAGTTCTGCGAGACGGACAAGGGTGTCGAGACGGTCTTCGAGTGCCGGGAGACCAAGGAGCAGCTCGAAGCGCTGCTGAATGAGCCGGAGAAGGAGACGACCTGATGTGGTTCGACCCTGTAGGAATTTTTCCGTGGAAGGCCCTGGGCCATATACTCCTCTGGGTACTCCTCATCGGTGCAATTGTACTGATGCTGGTCGTGTCCTTTCAGAAGTGCTCTGAAGACAAGGCCTCCTACCGAGAGACCAGCACTCTCTGCCAAGACAAGGTGAAGGCAATGAAGCTCCACCCCATGGAGGCACGCACCGCGTACGACCTCTGCAAGGAGACGGACGGGAGGCTGCCATGACGGACAGAGTCTGCGCCCTGACGGTGATCCTGGACCATGACATGCGCACCGATGACGTGGACGACCTGGTGCGAGCGATCCGGCAGATGAGGAACGTCGCTAATGTCGTGCCGGAGATCTCGGAGCCCTTCGCGGAGGCGACTGCTCGGACGCGGCTCGCGCTGGAGCTGCAAGAGCAGTTCCACGGGATCATCGACAAGCTGTGGACGAGGTAACGATGGGGGACAAGAAAAAACTCGGCTTGGCGGGGATACCGTCCATTTGCGGCTGGTGCGATATGGACCCGGAGAAACGAAAGGAAGAGAACCGGCGCAAGCCTCCTTGCGACCACTACGAGAGCCGCCCAAACTCGCATCCGTTCCTGTACGAAGCGTTCTGTAAACACTGTGAGCATCCTCCAAAGTGCCACCCCGGGTACACCGGATTCGGGTCTCTCGGTCCGAAGGTCAGCGAAGTGCTCAAACCGAAGAAGCCGAGCCTGAACCGCCGGCCGAACGCCCTCTCGAAGCAGAAAGCTCTCGCGCTGGAGTGGTCCCACGAACTCAGCGAGATCTACAAGAAGCTGAACACCGCCAAGGTGGCGCTGAGGAAGATCGCCTCGTGCAAGAGCGTTGTCGAGGGAGACGTCGTCGACATCGCGCAGAAGGCTCTGAAGCAGATCGAACCCTCTACCGGGGAGCCTGAGTGATGTTCACGATCCAAGGAAAGTATACAACAGCCACGGTGTTCGCGGATCAGGTGGAGGCCAGCTGCATCGCGCAGATCACAAGTATGGTCAACAACGCGGCCTTCACGGAGCCTGTGGTCATCATGCCGGACACGCATGCAGGCGCGGGATCGGTGATCGGTTTCACGATGCCTCTGGGCGGCGCGATCATCCCAAACATCGTGGGTGTCGACATCGGCTGCGGCGTGCTGGCAGCGCGAGTTCCCTGGCGCACGGACATCAGCCTGGAGAAGCTCGACCGCGAGATCCGAGCGCGAGTACCCTTCGCGCACGAGGTACGGTCTGACAACCACCACGAGCTGTCAGAGGGGGATCTGTTCTACGACGAGACGCACGCCATGCTGACCGTGACGCGCCGCAAGCTGAACGCGCGGTTCGCAGGAGACGGGTTCCAGGCGCTGGACTGGGGGGCATCCCATAGGGGATTCGAGGAGCTGTGCCAGCGGGTTGGCATGAAGTACGGGCGGGCGCAGCGGTCCATCGGATCCCTGGGCGGCGGCAACCACTTCATCGAGATCGGTCGCGGTGTGTTGCGCGATCATGCCTGGGTGCTGGTTCACAGTGGGTCGCGGCAGCTTGGTGAGAAGATCTGCAAGTACCACCAGCGGGTGGCGGCCGAGAAGCTCCTGAACTTCAAAACCGGTGAGTACCAATCCGAGATCGAGGTGATCCGGAGCACGGCACCGCGGAACGAGATCGATGCACGAGTCAAGGCGTACAAGACTGCGCAGCGAGCACTGGTGGCGACACCAAGCGGACTGGAGCCGCTGCACGGCGAGGACCTGTTCTCCTACGTGGAGGACATGGTCTTTGCGCAATCGTATGCGGCGCAGAATCGCAGCGCGATCATGACCGAGGTGCTGGAGGCAATCGGCATGGGCCCGGGTGTGAACGTGATGGGGATCGACACGGTGCACAACTACATTGATCCGGTGGACCTGGTCATCCGCAAGGGTGCGGTGGCGGCACGCGAAGGCATGTCACTGGTCATCCCGTTCAACATGCGGGACGGCAGCTGGTACTGCCGCGGGAAGGGCAACCCGGACTGGAACTGCTCGGCACCGCACGGGGCGGGCCGCCTTATGAGCCGATCCCAGGCCAAGCGCGAACTGGACCCAGCCGCGGCGCGAGCGAGCATGAAGGGGATCTACACGAGCTGCATCCCTCTGGACGAGGCTCCTGCGGCGTACAAGGACGCAACGGCGATCCGAACAGCTATCGGGCCGACGGTCGAGGTGATCGAGGAGATCCACCCGATCCTCAACCTGAAGGCGGAGTAAAAGATGGCCCTGCTCAACCCGGGAGAACCCATGTCCGGCAACGCCGAGCTGGATCGGCTGCGCAAGGAGAACACCGAGCTGCGATACCGACTGGAAAGCATCCGGTACAAAGTCCACCACATGCGGCGCTGGACTTTGAACTGGGAGCAGGTGGACCAGGCCCGCGACGGCGAGTACCTGGAGTACGCCCAGGTCGTGAACATGGTCAACCACTGGGCTGACCTCTCGAAGGAAGTGAAGGTTCCATGAGCAACAAGATCTACCACTGCAAGTACGGGCTGACTCTGGAGAACGGCGAGTTCCGCAAGGAAGACGTGACCACTGAGACGCAAGGGCTAACGGATGCGTTCGTGATGGTCTCCATCCTGCGCTACGGTGAGAGCGCGCATGACGGTGCAGTGGATACCGCCATCCTCTCCTACGACGGCCAGAACAACGGAGAGCCGATTCCGGACACGGAGATGTTCAGGACCTGGTCTCTGATGGCAAACACCTTGATCAACTCTGAAGGGTGTCCTCCTTGGCAGAAGGAGATCGCGAAGCAGGCGTTCGAGGCGGTGCGTGAGAAAATCACCGGCATGAAGACGCACTAGGAGGGCTGATGTTCTACTCGAACGAGAACGCAGTCGGGAAGAAGGTGGTCCTGGAGCACGAGCACTGGACTGAGAAGGGTGTGTACACCTGCGGGCACATCATGCGCATCAAGAGGATCGAGGGGCTCTTCTTCGTCCTGGAAGACGACAACGGCGAGCTGGCGCTGCCGGTCAACGGGTTCCACCTCCTAGAGGAAGAAGAGCCAGATGATGAAGTGTTCCAAGGAGACAGAGGGTGCCACGGCACACAACGATGCCCTGGCTTCCAAGAAGACTTTCTAGCTGTGGCTCGCGGAATCCGGCGTGGACGATGTGCTCACGCAGGACCTCTCTTCGGAGGATGTCGAAGAAGCGACTACCAGAAAGACATGGAGGCTTGGAGAGAATGCCTGAAGAGCAGTACCTGATCCTGCACACGTTCACCGTCAACGGGGACTGCGCGGTTTGGTGGGGTCCCGATCACAGGGGCTATACCACAGACATCGACAAGGCCGGCCGCTACACGAAGGAAGAGGCCGACGCGATCTACAGCAACCGGCCGAGGCTGGACAAGCCGATCCTCTGGAGCAAGGTCGAGCCTTTGATCGTGCGGCACGTCCACATCGACAAGGTGCGCGAGTTCGCCCCTCCTGATCTGCGGGGGGTGAGCGAGTAATGGCCTGGAGGAACTGCGAGCAGTACAGCCTGGAGAAGTGCGGTCCGGGGAAGCCCTGCCAGTTCAATGGACCTGTCAACTACACCTGCTCCGGCAGAACCCTGCCGGAGCCCGAGAGGAGGGACATCATGCCCAAGAAGAAGAAGACCAAGAAGAAGCCCGTCGAGAAGAAGGCGCGGAAGACGCCCGTCGATCAGCTGGACAACGTCCGGGCGGTATCGTCGGCACAGGAACTGCCGGAGGAGCCCGCCATCAGCCTCGTGGGGAGGGTTGAGGAGCTGCTGACGGACATCAACCAGCTCCATGAGCAGGTAAACGAACAAGAACAGCGGGTCGCCACCCTGAAGGACCGGCTGCGGGGCATCAAGTTCGACAACGGCAAGCTCTCCGTCGAGTTCGGCTGGAACGAGGGCCCCGAGACCCCCGGAGTTCGTGTCGGGATCTTCTCGGGGCGTGAGTTCGCCTACATCGAGGCCTCCCTGGAAGAGCTGGGAGAGATGGTCGAGTGGTGCAAGGGACAGCTGGGCTGAGAGCCTCTTGACTTTCCCATCGACAGTGTCTATATAGGTAAGATGAAGACGCGCCTACAGTTCGACTTCAATGACGAGCAGCTGGAGCTTCTGGAAGACCTGATGTCCAGGCTGACGGCCTCCTCGCGCGCCGAGGTGGTCCGCAGGGCGTTGCACCTGATGGACCTTGTCCAGAGCGGACAGCTGAAGGTGATCGACAAGGACGGGATCTCCCGAGAGGTCCTGCTCATCTGAAAGGAACCCCATGAAGGGTATGGAGAAGAAGGTTCTGGCCGCCTACCGGAAGGTGTACGAAGCCGAGAAGGCTCTTCACGAGATCGTCGAGAAGGCCTTCCCCGTTGGTACGGAGGTGACCTGGGTAACGACTCGGAACGCCCTGAGCTTCACCCAGACAGGTGTGGTGATCCGTCTCGGCTACGACGACGAAGTCATCATTCGCAACATGAGCACGGGTAGGACCTCCCGGCACTCGGCCAGGTACCTGTCCTACGCGCCGCTGTGAGGAGAAGATCATGAACACCACCTGTTACCTGGTCGGATACATCGACCCGAAGACCCGCACGGTCACGCACGTCCAGACGGCGAGCGAGTCCGCCCAGTCGATCACGGCGCTCTTCAGCGAGTTTCCGTTCGACATCGACAACGTCTCCGCGGAGGACTACGGAGCGGCGAGGAAGAAGATGGTGGCGCTGCTCCACGAGAAGAGCACCTGGCCCAGGTGGGGCTGGATGTGGGACCTCCTCGAAGAGGACTGCAAGGAAGCGCTGGAGGACTGAACGATGGATCCAAAAATAGGCTACGTCATCCGGATCGACGAGGACCCCAAGTACGCTGCGCAGTGCCGAGCGGAGAACCCCTGCCACATCACGAGGAGCGTCGTTCACATCCTTCCTGGAGAAGGATACCGCGCCCTGTACAAAGACTCCTGGGGAGGGGGTCTGCGCATGGGGTACGAGACCCTGAAAGACGCTCAAGAGGCTCTCGACCGCCACATAGCGCATGAAGGTCATTTGTGGCAAAACAGCACCTACACCTTCGTCAAGATCACGGTCACCGAGGAAGACCTCCCAGCATCGCAGAAAGCTCTGGAGGACTGAGATGTCTCAAGACCCATTGAACAACTCGGGCAGGGCCTTCAAGTCGGCCGACGACTGGATCCTGTGGTACGAGAAGCAAGCGTCCAAGGGAGAAGAAGAACTAGGGTTTGAAGAAGTTTATGAGGCCGGCTACTACCGTGGAGCCGTGGAGACCCAGGACCTCATCATCGCCAAGGTCGAGGAACTCTGCCAGAAGTACCCGAGTGTCCGCTTTGTGCAGGCGATCAAGGACCTCCGGGAGATGCTGAAAAGGACCAGCAAGTGAAAACCTGGTTCGTGAATGAGCAAGGGGCCTGCTACAGTATTCAAAGTGCCAGCGAGGCGGCAAGAGACCTCGACATCGACCAGCACATCGTCCCGGTGTCTCAGAAATCTCTAGACGTTCTGGAACCCTTCTGGCCTCTTGACTTTCCCCCAGGCATGACTATATAGTGCAGGATGACAACTCGAAAGGGGCTGTGATGAAAGAGCAGGAGACCTGGACCTGGGAAGAGATTGCAACAACTTGGGAACACATTAGAGAGGACATGTGCCGGTGGGACCAGCAAAGGTCCATGACAAAGGTTTACCTGGAGAAGATCCCTCCGAAGTGGCGGCCGGGGATCGCTCTGGCGCTGGCACTGGAGAAGTGGAAGCCCGGAGCGAAGGGCCGTGGGTGCGGAACCTGCGCGCTCTGCGTCCTCTACAGGGTGATGAACCACCCCGAAGACGTGGGGGAAGAGAAGCACTGTAGGGAGTGCCCTCTCGCCGCGAAAGATAGGTTCTGTACCCGCGCGGGCTCCCTCTTCAGGGAGTACCACCACGAGGCTGCCGAGATAGCTCTCGGAGGTCTCGACGGGAAGAAGGCCGTGAAGATTGCGGACAAGCTCTACAACCTCCTAGTGGAGTGCTACCGCGAGGAGTACGAACGATGAGCACGCCGGTCGCCTGCGAGGTAGCTCTGCGGTGCACGAGCCCGGAAGGGCCCGCCAGGGTGTGTGCGTTCTACTCAACGTACACCCCGCCCACCCCAGGGTACCCGGGGTGGTGCAAGTACGCGAGCACTCCTGCGGGGTTCTGTGGGCACCCTCAGGCGCGGCTTCTAGCCATCCGCGAGGCTGTGCGCGAGGTGATGGGGTTCCTGCCGGATCTTTCACCACCGTTCGATGCGGAGGCCTACTGGACGAAGGAGCAGTCTAGGGTGCTGGCGGAGCAGGTGGACCGGGAAGACCAGATCAAGCTCCGAGAAGTGATCGAGGAGCGCGTCAAGAACGACGAGTGCCCCGACTGCGGGCTGAAGCTCACCTTCACCGACGAGGGGGACTTCACCGGCTTCGACGGGGACGCGCAAGGTCTGAAGAGAGTGGGTGTGACCTGCCAGAGGTGCAAAACTTTCACTACGTGCATTTACACCAAGGACGACAAGAGGTGCCCGTGGGGTGAGCTGACCTCGACGGTGAAGAAAGGACGTGCGGAGTGAGCGAAGCCCTCGAAAAGTACAAGGAGCTGCGGGACTACCTCGCAGATGGGCTCGACACCTGCAAGGTGACCGCCGCCCAGGAAGACGTGATCCTGAACACTCTGGACATTCTGTGGGACCAGCTGACGGACGAGGATCGCAAGCTCTTGGACACGGAGGAGCCGCGAGTCTGCCTCCCTGATGCCTCTCCCTACCTACCCCTGCCTCCGCACGCCGCCAAGGTGCTGGACGCAGCGCAAAAGCAGATTGCCGCCCTCGAAGCGGCGCTCGCCGAGCTGACAGACTCGGCACGGTGCAACGATGCGTTCCTCGATGGGCTGCGCGCCGAGATCGCCCGCCTCACCGCCTCGCTCGCGGCCGAGAGGGAGCGGCTTGTTGTCATGACGGCGCAAGCGGACCACTTCGCCCGACGTTCAGAGGAAATGCGAACCAGTGCGTGCACTTTGGAGGTGCAACGTGACGCCGCCGTTGCGAGAGCGGAGAAGGCGGAGAGGCGTTTCACCGCGCCTGTTGTTTGTATCTGTGGTTCGACGAAGTTCAAGCAGGCGTGGATCGCCGAGAACGCACGACTAACAGGAGAGGGCAACATCGTGCTCGCGGTCGGGTTGTGGGGACATCATGAACGGATATTCCCCGACACCGAGACAAAGACACGACTCGACGACTTGCATAAACGGAAGATCGACCTGTGCAATTGGGTTTGGGTGCTCGACATCGGCGGCTACGTCGGCGAGAGCACGCGATCTGAAATCGCCTACGCAGAAAAGCTCGGGCGTCCGGTGCGGCGGCTATCGCTGGAGTTCCCCGATTACGTCGAGCCATCCGATCCACTCGCCGCCGCTCGCGACGATGCGGTGAGGGGGTTCGCGGAGTGGTTGGACGAAACAGGACATGACATCGCGCCGAGTGGTGTTGTCGGTGTGACACTGTTTGAAAACGCGGACTCGGCGCTCGCCCGCTTCCTCGCTCGAAAGGAGCCGACCGAATGAAAGAGAAAAACCCGACGGTGATCCGTGTCACGCAATCGCCGATGGACGCAAAACGGTGGTGCCTTGAACTGTCATGCGGACACGAACTATGGGTTACAGCGGCCCAAAGGCCGAACGGGAAAACGAAACGGTGCCCAACGTGCCTCGCTCGAAAGGAGCCGACCGATGGGTGATGTGAAATGCAAGTGCCACGCGATAGAAGATGAAATTCGCGAGTGCCATCCCGCCGACGATTGGAACTGCGATAAGTCGTGTCAGGAATGGCACAACCGAGTCGGGGAACTGGAAGACAAGGGGATCGAATTCGACGACGGCGCGGATGAAAACTACGGCTGTACTTGCCCGACGTGCGGGAGAATGATTTGTGGGTGGTGCGTATGACTAGCACCCTACGCGCTCAAGCCGCTGTGGCGGCGGTACGAGAATGTCCGTTGTTCCTTGCTTCTTGCGACCGTAGTTGTAGCGAGGAACAGATCGCGATCTGCGAGCGGAATGATGCTGCGTTTTATGCTCTCGGCCACGCTGCGGGCGTGTCGGAGGGCGCGAGGAGGTTCGCGGAATACATCGACGCGAATTACACGGGCGTCGAGTGCTTCCAAACCGATGCCGAGAGTTGCGACGGTGTAGTCGCGGTTACGGACTCGATTTCAGTTCTGGGGCACTACCTCTCCTCCCTCGCGCCCGGCACGGTGCTTGCTACGGGAGAGGGACAGAAAGAGGAGGGATGAGATGAGCACACAGAAGCCGCACCCGGTGGACGTAGCGATGAGCGAGATGGCGTTGAGCGCACGCACGCCGCACCCGGAGGAATTCGAGTCTAGTTACCAGATGCGCGAGGCGCAGCCGGGCGAATGCGTCAACAGTACGGACATTACCATCCGCGCCCCCGGCCACGGGCAGGGGACGGAGGAGGAGCGGGTGAAGCGGATCGTCGAGATACTGAAAGCCGAGTGCAAACCGCGATGGATAAGCGGTGTACTGTGGGCTGATCTGGCGCGCCGAATCCTCGCCGCCGCCGCCTCCGTGCCGGTACCGGCCGTGGAGTGGACGACGGAGCGCATGAAGAATCTCGGAGTCTGCCACAACGGGCAAGCCGACGCGATAGTTGATGGTGCATCTGGAACGTGTGCGCTCTGGCCGAGTCAGGAGATGGACGGACTGCCGTGTATGTCGTGCTCATACTTCGAGGACGCGCGGCTCCGCATCGAGCCGCCGGTGACGAAGGGGGAGGTGTCGAAGTGAATCAGGCATTCGATGCAGCGGAGAGAAAGGGGCGCAATGCCTTTCTCGAAGGACGTCCACGAACAGCCTGCCCATACGAGGACAAACGGACGCCACGTCACAACCACACTACATTCTCGCGAGCGTTTCGAACCGCATGGTTCAAGGGATGGGACGCAGCCGCCCTCACACCTCCCGCCGATGACGAAGGAGGCCCGCGATGACTGACGCACGGTTCGAGGAGCTGCTGGAGGCGTTCGAGGCTGCGGCGATGGACCTGAATAGCGAGCCGTGTCTCAGCACGTCCTATCGAGGGTACGCCGAGACGAAACGCGCCGCCCGCGCCGCCCTCGTCGCGTACTTCGAGGAGCGTGTGACGACGGTCATGGAACGTCTCGATGTGATGCGCGACGGACTGGAAAATGGGATGCAAGAAAACGAAGACGGAACCTACACCGTGATCTGGACGAAACGGCAGTTAGAGACAGCCAAGAAAGAGGCGAAACGGTTGTACGATAAACTGTTTGCAGAACCCGACGAGTTGCCTACTGTCGGAGCAATGGGGCACGGCCATGACTAGCGAAACGACCCCCGACATCGCGCCCCGCATCGTGGACGGGGAGCCGGTGTGCAGCGGGAGTGAGTGCTCGGCATGGGAGGGTGATAGGCACCCCGAAACTGAAAAACGATCAGAAGTTTGTGGCGGGTGTTCAGCGATGTTGATTGGTCGAAACTATGACTCCGCTGTTGTTGCGAGTTCCGTGTGTCCTCCCGGCCTCCGCGCGCAGCGTGACGCGCTACAGGCAGAGAGAGACGCGGCGTTCACGGCGGGCGCTGGGGAGATGGCGAGACTGGTACACGATGAGATGGAACGTTGCATCGGAAAAGCGCGGAAGGCAAAGGAGATTACGCGCACGGCCCGACTCCGGTGTGAAATGGGTGCTGTGGTCGGCTGGATCGCGACATTGCAAGAGGAAATGTTCATAAATCCTGAGACGCGGCTGCGCGCCTCCCTTCCCGCGCAGATCGTGGACGAGGAGACCTGAGATGGTATCCGCCGAGCTACGAGAAATCATCAGTTGCGGTGACTGCACTGAACGCGAGTGTGATGGTATCAGCTGCTTGAGGAGCAAGGTCTCCAAGCTCGAAGACGAGCTGGAGCGCCTGAAGCTCTACGAGTCCGAGCACGAGCGCCTCAAGAGCGAGCTGAACCGGATCCTCCACCCGAACGGCGACGGGCCCAAGGCCCCGAGCTTCTGCGATCTCGTCGCCTACGTCGAGTTCGACTTCAGGAAGCTCAAGGACTACAACAAGGCCCTCGTCGAAAACCTGGAGCCCATGATCGAGGAGGATCTGCAACGGATACTGGGACATCCCGCTCGGGTCGAGCGGGTGGCAAACTTGCTGTGTCGAAGCGTGCCACCGTGCGAAATGCACATCGACCAGGCCAGACGTGTTCTCGCCGCCGCCGACAGAGAGGACTGAACGATGGGCTTCTCAATGAAGGTACGAACCGAGACCGACGCCGCCATTTGCCGGAGGAAAGGTTGGGTGGTTGGGACCCGCATCGTCGGCACCGAAACAGGACCCACCCAATCGTTCACAAGCACCATCGAGATCACCGCCATCGGGGTCGAGTGCATCCTGGCGAGGACAGTGCTCCCGGACGGGAAGTTCAGCCAAGAGCAGGCCTGGTCGTTGCAGTGGCGAGACTGGAAGGAGGTTCCTCGATGAGAGCACCCTGCAAGAACTACAATGCCTACGACGTGAACTGCGTCAATTGCCCTGTAGAAGTCGACCCGGACTGCGACAGGTTCGAGTCTCTCGACAAGAAGGCACCTCAGGACACCTCAGGACCTTGTCGGGAGTGCGGCAGTGTTGCCCACAGCACCGCAGCGCACCCCTTCCAGGAGGGCGACACAGCCCCGAAGAGGGACCCCTTGGCGAAGGCCTGGAAGTTCCTGCTGCGCCGGCACGACGGCCACCCGGATCAGCTGTGGGTTACAAAGAACGGCGATCTGGGAACCAAACAGCTCTACACCGACATCTTCGTCGGCACCGAGGAGCAGGCCGGGAGGGAGAGGACCCGCCGGGAGGACAAGCACGACGAGAAGGTCATGCTGTACGGAGTCATCCCTGGGATCGTCTGCCTGGAGGAGATGACCCCCACCTACGGATCCCCCGAGCCTGCTCCCGATCCCCCTCTCGCGGTCGGCCAGCTTCCGGTGCTCACCCTCGGAGAGCGGTTGGTCTGGGCGGCGGAGTTCTCCGCGTCGGCACGGTGGAACCGGAGCCTGGATCCCCTTCTGCGCCAGAAGTGCGCCCTGGAGGATGCCTTGGAGGCGGTGCTCTTCATGCGCAGGACCGCGGGGAACAACCCTCTCGGAGACAGCCAAGCTGCAATGATGCTCCACGACATGCTGAAAGAGTGACCCATGTCAAAAAGATTCCCGATCATGAGCGGCCCGTCGATCCCTTGGGAGATGATCTCCCCCTACGAGGGACAGGCCCTGACGAACCACCAGCAGTCCCTGGAGGAGCTGGCCCGCCGCGGGGGTCTCGACCCGGCCGAGGCCCTGGCCGTGCTCTCCTGCCTGAAATGGAGAGACTCTCCGTGGAGTAATCCGGTGGTCCGCAACTCGCCGGCCCCTCTGGAGGAGCTGGAGCGGCGCAGAGTCGAGTTCGAAGGTCCCCGAGAGAGGATCGCCCAGCTCGAAGCAGCCCTCCGAGACAAGGACCTGGCGCTGGCGGAGACCGGAGCGCTGGTGCTGAACCACGAGGGGCACCTCGCACGACTCGACGCCGAGCTGGAGAAGCTGACCGAACGCTTCGACGACTCCGAGGCCGAGAACGGGAACCTTGGCGAGGAGTGCGGCAGGCTGGAGGAGCAGAACGAGCGCCTCCTCAAGTACGAGGCCCAGTGCAACGTCCTCTCTCAGAAGTTCTGCAAGCACGCGATCTCGGAAGGAGTCCCCGCGGCGATTGCACACATCAAGGATCTCGAATCCAGGAATAACGCGCAGGCAGAAGAGATCGTGCGGTCGAGGAAGGAAATCACCAAGTTCCGGGATCGGGACGAGGAGCTGGGTGAGCAGGTCTTGATGGATTGGCGCGGACTGCGCGCCAAGCTGGCCGCGGCGCAGGAGGAGGCCATCCAAGGTCGTCACGCCGAACGGTGGGCGAGCGCTGCGATGGTCTACCTCGCCGGCAAGATCTCGACGCCCGAGAAGATCTCCCCCGAGTGGATACAGGAAGCGCTCAAGCACGCCGAGACGCTCCTCACGGGGCTGGACGGGGAGGCATGCGAGCAGTGGAGGGCGGCGCAGGCAGCGTTCCTCGCCGCCGCCAGCGAGGAGGCCGTGCAGGCTTTCGCGGACAAGGTTCAGAAGTTCTGCGTCGAGAGGCACGGGTTCGGGGCTGTTTACGAATTCGTCAGCGATCTCATGTCGGGATCTTTAAACCCTCCCGCTGGTATTGCAACTTCATCACCTTCACGCCGTCGGGATCCTTAAACCGCCCCGCTGGTGCTGCAACCCTCTTCCCCCGGCACCTCATCGATCTCGGTCATCTTGTCGGGACTCCTAAGCCGTCCCGCAGGCACTGCAACAGCTGAAGAGCCCACCTCGTGTCAACGTCGTGTGTCGGGATTCCTAAGCCTTCCCGCAGGCATTGCAACTTGAGAATTGAAGAGGGTGTGATCCTGTTGTATCCCATGTCGGGATTCCTAAGCCTTCCCGCAGGCATTGCGACTCAACCGCCGAAGATAGGTTCTCCCTAACACGCCTCAGGTCGGGACTCCTAAGCCTTCCCGCAGGCACTGCAACAGACCACTTCATGCCACGCACCACTGGCGGAGTCGGGAACTCTAAACCATCCCGCAGGCATTGAGATAGTCTTTCTGGCACAGTAAACGGAGGGTCCATGCGGTCGGGGCTTCTAGTCACCCCGCAGGCATTGCAACTCCATCGGCAGAGATGACCACGACGAGTACAGGTGTCGGGAATCCTAAGACTTCCCGCTGGAACTGCAACGAATACCTTCCTGCGGTCGTGACGCGAATCTGCCTTGTCGGGACTCCTAAACCGTCCCGCAGGTACTGCAATTTCCTCTAGGGACGCGCCTGCGGTCAGGCCATCTCGTGTCGGGAGTCCTAAACCCTCCCGCAGGCACTGCGACTGACACCTCGTCGGAGTACGACTACGCTCTCATTGCAGTCGGGACTTCTAAGCCCTCCCGCGGGCATTGCGGTTCACGAGGCACGTCGGGACTCCTAAGCCTTCCCGCAGGCGTTATGACCATGGCAAAGTGCGTGGTCGTCGGGACTCCTAAGCCATCCCGCAGGCATTGAAACGATCTCGATGACGTGGCTCTGGAGGGCCGGGCGGCTGTCGGGACCTTTAAGCCGTCCCGCAGGCGTTAAAACGCAGCCGACTCAGACAGCTTACACCCGCTGACTTTCCCGTCGAGACTCCTAAACCGTCCCGCAGGTACTGCGACTGGAACATCTGACACCCTTCACTGTATGAGGCCGCGGTCGGGACTTCTAAGCCGTCCCGCAGGCGTTGAAACTCACCAGACCGTGCTCTCCGGGTCGAGATTCCTAAGCCATCCCGCAGGCGTTGAAACGGGGCTACCGTAGGGTCACCCGTTGGGGGGGGGGACCCCGTCGAGACTCCTAAGCCGTCTCGCAGGCGTTGAAACAGCTGATGGCCACTCCTTGCGCACCCATCACCCCCCGTCGAGACTCCTAAGCCGTCTCGCAGGCGTTGAAACATCACCTCCACGCGCCGAGACGCTCAGCCGCTTCGCGGTCGAGACTCCTAAGCCGTCTCGCAGGCGTTGAAACTTCGTCGGAAAAGCCGAATTCGACCAGCCTCTTAACGTCGAGACTCCTAAGCCGTCTCGCAGGCGTTGAAACAGATCTGTGGGCCGGTCCAATTTCACAGCGTATGCGTCGTCGAGAGTCCTAAGCCCTCCCGCAGGCACTGCGACTAGTACTCCGCCACGGTCGAGACTCCTAAGCCGCCTCGCAGGCGTTGAAACAACTTCTTGGCCTTCACCTTCTCGCCGATCAGGTTGAGGTCGAGACTCCTAAGCCGTCTCGCAGGCGTTGAAACAATGGATCGCTACGGGATCTCTTTCCCAGAGGCGGCCGTCGAGACTCCTAAGCCGTCTCGCAGGCGTTGAAACTTCATGGTTGATCAGTGGAAAAAATGGGAAAAGATCTGGTCGAGACTCCTAAGCCGTCCCGCAGGAACTGCACCATCTTGGACCTCTTCGCGGAGTTCAGGTGCACCACGTCGGGGATCTTAAGCCTCCCCGCAGGCACTGTGACTAGGCCCTAAGGTACGCCTCGTCGGGAGTCCTAAACCCTCCCGCGGGCACTGCAACGAGTTGGGGGCCGGCGATGACCAAGGCCAAGGTCGGGAGTCCTTAAACCCTCCCGCGGGCACTGCGACACAGCATCTGCTACCCGGTCAAGCTCTCACCCGAGTGGTCGGGAATCCTAAGCCTTCCCGCAGGAACTGCACCTCCTCATGGCGAGGGGGCGAGCATGGCGGCGCGATGTCGGGAGTCTTACGCCCTCCCGCAGGCACTGCGACCTGATCTCTCTCATCCCATGGTCCAGATGCTCCAGGGGTCGGGAGTCATAACCCTCCCGCGGGCACTGCGACAGAGAATTCCGACGATGGTCCAACACTACTCGACATGTCGGGAGTCCTAAGCTCTCCCCGCAGGCACTGCAACGACGACGGGAAGGTCTTCCCGGCGCGGAACTCCTCGTTGGGATCCTTAGGCCATCCCACAGGCACTGCGACAACCCGCTACAGGGGGTCGGTCTGCTCAGGGAGAAGTTGGGATCCTTAGGCCATCCCACAGGCACTGCAACAGCAGCTCTGAAATCTTCCAAATTGTCAAAGAGCTACAGGCTCACGCGCGAGCGGCCTCGTGGTGCCGGCCGCGCTGGGCCCACTTCGCTGGTCTTTTCACGACAGGTTCTTCACTGTCATCGGGGCTCTCGCGGAACAGCTTCATGATGTTCTTGGTCGCGTTCGCATCCTGATCGAACACCACTCCGCACCCCTCACACTGATGATCCACCTGCGGGGCGGCATCCCACCGGCCTTCGAACCCGCACTCGAAATGGATCTGCGTCGTCATGGCCGGATCCACCTTGACCACCCGGCCGCCGCGGCTGACGAACGCCTGGATCAAGCAGTTTCTCAGATCCGAACACGCCGCATCCTTCTGCTGCAACCTTGCCGCAGCGATCTCCACCTCTTCACTCTCCGGAGGCTTGTGCACCTGCGTCTTCCGGAGATCGAAGTCCTCGATGACCAGGACGGAGTAGCGCCTCGCCAGCTCCGCTCCGAGAACACGGTACTGGTCCTTCCGGCGGCGCAGGGACTTCTTCCGCTGGTGCTCCTGCCACTGCCACAGGTGTCGGTCTCCGCCATCGTAGCGCCCGAGGTCCCCGCGCCACGCCCCTTGGTGCCAGGCGCGCAGCACCTCGAACCCCACCTCGTCGTCCATCCAGCGCTCCGCCCCCCAGCGCTTCAGCAGCGCCACGAAGCGCCCGGGGGCCCTCCACTTCGAGAAGTGGCGGATCTCCTCGACCATCGGAGCCGGCATCATCCCGGTGTGCGCCTCCAGCCAAGGACCCAGACGCGCCATCATCTCGTTCATGGCCTTGGAGCGGATCGACTCCAGGTCTTCCACCTTTCTCAGGCCAGACAGCACCCCAGGGTCGATGCGCACCTCACGCTCGTGCCCCTCGTCGTCTCGCAGGTAGGAAACCCGCACGCCGCCGTCCTCCAGGAGCCTCCAACCGATGTCGACCGCCACAGCCCCACTCCCGCACACCTCCGTGCGATTCTTAGCCCCGAAGGTCCGCGTCTCGTTGGGCACGTTCAACGTCAGGTGCAAGGACCACTGATCGTGGCTCGACACCATCTCGCGCTTCACGGTAGCCCAGACCACCGTCGAGCCTTCGGGAAGGGGGCGGTGCATCAGGATGGGCCACTCCGCCCAGATCGGTTTCCGGTCCTCGCCCGTACCCACCCGCAGGCGCAGGACGCCGAACCGACGCTTCTGAGCGCTCTTCGAGGAACTTCGAGGCTCCTCTATCTGGAGCTGCACCCACTGGTCCGTGCAGCGAAGCACGTCGCCCACCCCGAGGATGCGGTTCTGGATATGCACCGCCACGGTACCACTGCCGTCCCAGCGACGAAAACGCGGGTTGTTGGGCTTCCCGTACCTCCAGAGAGGCATCTTCTTCGAGGCATCTACAGCGGCTTCAACCTGCTGGTAGGTGCCCCACGGGACCCCACAGATGGCCCGGGCTGCCCGTCTTTTCTCTTCTGCGCGGTTACTGATCTCCTTCATTGCCTGCGTGGTCGCCGGATTCTTCTCTCTGGCTGCTCGGGCTTCTTTGACCGCCAGCAGAGCCGCCTTCTTCTCCTCGCGCAACAGCTTCACGCGATCTCGCTGCTCTTGGGTATCCGACCGGCTGCGTGTAGACGCACGCTGCCGCTTCAACTCCTCAAGAGCCCTCGACAGCTCTGCGTCGACCGCCACGACTCTCTGCAACAGGTCAGCTATCGCGACGTCCTCCTCCGCCAAGACCTGCCTCAGAGCGTCTCGACGCTCACACTCGATCTCGATGAGGCGGTTATTGTAGCGATGCCCTAGACGCATCAGCTCGTTGATCAGCTCTACGTTTCCGGTCGGACGCCTCACACCGTACTTGGATACGATCATCATCTCTCAGGTCCCTCCTCGCTCTGCAAATCCAGTTACCATTCGGCCTAGCTGTAACTATATAGGCATGCCTGAGGGGGAAGTCAAGAGGGTGCACTGCGAAAACTTTTTGAGTCCCTCACGCCGGGAGTCGACCGAGCTTCTCGATCATGCGGGAGTAGACGCGCAGGGACAGCTCCAAGCAGTGCCTAAAGGCATACTGCTGGTGCTCTTCCCGGGAGACCCACTCGTTGCCTGCCGGGTCCCACAGCGGGCAGCACCGGCACCCACCCCAGTTGCAGTAGTCCCTGTCGTAGAGGCTGTACCTGCCGTCCTCGATGGTCTCGGCGATCACCATCGCGACCTTGCCCCGGTCCCCATACACCTCCAGGAACTCCGAGTACGCCGGCCCGTTCAGCGCCGCGATCTCCTCCCAGGTCCACGGGGTCGGATCGCTGTAGTTCACCTTCTTCATAGCCCTTGCTCCTCCAGATCCTTCAGATCGTCATCGTCCTCGTCGTAGAACTCGACGTGGTCGTCACAGGCCTCGCAGAAGTAGGTTCCTTTGTCGTCGACCGGATCCATGTCCTCGCCGCACTCCGGGCACGGGCGCTTCTTGAGCTTCTCCATCACCAGGCCTCCCCCGCGGCGCGGATGCACCCGTCGAACTTGAAGTCCTGGATCACGATGGTCAGGACCCGCGGCCCCTTCTGGACATACCCAATGTGGTCTCCACCCTCCTGAGGGTACACCGGCTTGATCGGCCGGGTCTCCGACACGGACACGGAGATCTTCGACATGTCCTCCCGTCTCCGGTACTCGTGCAGGCGTGCCACCAGGTAGTCCAGGGTCTCCAGGTTCAACGCATTGATCTCCTCTTGGGAGGGAACCTTCGGCTGCTCCATGGGCTCCCCGGTCGTCTTGACCTCCCGCGGCTTCGTCCTAGTTGTAGTCTTCCTCCCGTACCGACCTTCACCTGTAGACCTCGTCATCCCCTTGCTCCTTCTGGCTATGTCAGCCTCTCGACCTTCGTCAGCCTGTTCACGCAGGTCGGGCACATGAACTCCACATCGAGGTGGTTCTCCGGTGCGTAGCCGTTGACGTGTATGGCCCTCAGCTTACGCCTTCCGAGCTTGTCCTCTCCAGGGTCGACCCCACACCGAGAACATCCGGAGGGTACCTGAAGCTCACCACTCTTGATCGCGCCCTCTACGGCTTTCTGCGCCTTCCTTGCATTCATCCCGTGCTCGGTGTGTGCCTTTCTATGGAGGCTCTCTCTGTACTCTGGGCGTGACGAGCTTTCGTTCACTATGTCGCGCCTCTTCTGCGCGAAACCCTCATCCTCCTCGATCTTCTTCTGCACTGCCTTGTAGTGCCGCCCATCACAGGCAACACCTTTGGCAGAGCACCTGTAACGCGCAGAAACGGTCGCGTTGCACGCCTTGCAAATGCTTCGGTGCCCGTCCTTCTTCGAAGAGTCCAACGCGAACTCCTGAAGAGGCTTGATCCCCTTGCACATGGGGCACTTCTTCTTCATGCGCCACCTTCCTCTTCTCTCATGGTCTACAGCTCCTTGAACTCCGCAGTCCACCCGCATTTCAGGCAGATCAGCCTCCAGAGCCCCGTGTGAACCGTCGCGCCGCCGCACTGCCGCGGCACGTCGGAAGGCAACGGCACCTCCTTCAGCTCCCAACCCTTGGCACCCTCCTCAGCCCCAGTGTCGAGGTACTCCTGCCGGCACCACGGGCACGCCCGAAAGCGTGGAAACAGTGTGCCCGGGGCATACTGGGGGAAGATGGGGTCATCCCCCACCTCGTACGCGATCTGCCGACGTATCTTCTCGCTCATACCACCCTCCAGGTCATTGGATCGTCGCGGTTATCATATATACACCAGCCTGGCGGAGAGATCAACTTCTTTAGAAACAGAAGATCTCTTTGTAGTATAGTCGAGCCTCGTACAGGAGGTCCCCCCCCCCCGTGGTCTCGAAGGTCTTCAGCCTCCCAAAGCTCTCCGACTCCTCGTTGGGGAGGATCCAGGCGTCCTTGAACCCCCGGCAGGCCGAATCCGGAGACGAGGAGGCCCACCGGGACTACGAAGAGTACCTGCGCCAGCTCGAAGAGGTTCTGAACGCCTCCGGGGTCGAGTACGACGCAACGATCATCGGTGAGGTTCCAGAGGGGCCCATCCTCCTGTACAGGCCTCTCGACGAGGGCCACGGCGACAAGCACCTCCTTTGCATCTCCGGTCAGCACGGAGAGGAGCTTGCCGGCCCTTGGGCGCTCCTCGAAGGCCTCCGACAGTGCCCCGAGGTGCTGCAAAAGCACAACGTGTCGATCATCCCTGTGGGCAACCCTACAGGCTTCGTCACCGGAGATCGGAACGGCCACGGCGGCAAGAAGACGAACTGGATGCTGGACGACGACATGCAGCTCAGGACCGGTCCCGAGGTAGGTCCCGAGGTACAGGCTCTCATCGATCACTGCGATCTTCTGAGCAGCGAGTGCGCCCAGGACGGTCTCCTGAACGTCCACGAGGACAACACCTCCCAGGGGTTCTACCTGTACGTGTTCGGAGACACCAGCAGCCCTGTGGTGGACGACATGCTGCAAGCTGGGCTCCAAGAGTTCGAGTTCAAGAAGGACGGAACGTACCACGATAATGATTCCTACGATCTGGAGGACGGCGTCGTCGACAACCACCCGGATCACTCCTTCGATCACTACGCCTACTCCGAAGGTACCTCACTGGCGGTCACGATAGAGCTTCCGGCCACCAAGGGGATCGAGTTCGATCAGCGCGTACGATCCGGAGCAGCCATGGTCAGTGCGTTCTTGCAGGGCCTGAAGAAAACGAAGACCTCCAGGAGACGCAAAGTGGGAGACGACAAGATCTACTACCCTCCGTCCCCCCGCGATCCGCGGTACAACTACCCCAACCCCGGGGACACCATGAACTACATCCCGGAGGTAGGTGATCTCCGAGAAGTGACAACGTACGAAGAGCTGGAAGACCTCTTGAGAACCCGGGAAGAAGACCTTGAGCAAGCACAAGCCCATCTGGAGCAGCGTCAAGCCGAGCTGGCAGAGGTCCAGGCCGCGTCCGACACAGCCTTGGCGAACCACGACTCTTGGGGTGCAGAGGACTACGAGTCCTATTCACGCTTCATCAAGCCGAAGCTGGAAAACGCGGAGTACAATGTAGAGTGGGCAGGCAAGCTCATCGTGGATCGGGAACGCGAGATCAATCGTGTCAAGAAGATGATGAAGACGTACTTCAGTGAAGAGTGGACCTTCCCCCAGGAAGACCCCTACCGGAAGTTCCTCGAAGACGATCTCGCTTCGGCACCCTCCGAAGAAAACGAAGACCTCTAAGATCCCTCCAAGGTCAACCCTGTAGATCGCACGATCCCCAAGGTTCCAACCTTGAAGGGCCCGAGGTCCCCGGGTTCCTCAACCCTCTTCCAACCCTCCTTCAAGGTTCCCCAACCCTACCTTCAAACCTTCAACCCTACCTTCAAAGGTACCTTCAAACCTTCCCCAAGGTAGGGTTCGACTCGACCGGGTTCGACAACCCTACCTTGATCCCCTCAACCCTCCTTGACCTCCTTCGATCCCCCCAGACCGAGATCGCGATCCCTATTTTCCCCTGGGGGCCCAACCCCGGGTACCTTTGGTTCAAGGTTCAGCTGAAGGGTTGCTGAAGGTCCAACCCTGCCTTGCCCTGGGGTTGGGGTAGTCTTGGGGAAGGTTGAAGGGTACCTTGAACCTTGAGGGGCCGCTGGCAGCAAGGGGTTCCGTCTGAAGGGTCTAGGGTTCCTCCAGCCACCCTTTGGAAGGTTCGGTCGACCTTGGGGCCCGGGGGATCGGCCGGGCTCGGGCAACCCTACCTGTACCATAGGAGGGGACCCAAACCTTGGCCGGATCTAGAAGCCAGGGTCCTTTTTGGGCAGGGTTGTAGGGGAAAAAGGGGACCCGGAATTTCCCGGAAAAATTATTCAATGATTATGGGTATTTGTAAGGTATAGGATGGGACCCGAAAGATATTCGGGAAATGTAGACCACCTCCGTATATGTCGGCAGCAGCCCCCGATCTCCAGAGATCGCGCGATCTAGCACGCGATCCGATGGAGATCGCGCAATCTCCCCCGATCTCCCCCGGCCTCCCCAATCCATCGGCCGATCTCCGCCCGTACCCGGCGCAACCCTGGCCCGGCCTTGCCAAGCCCACGTAATCATTGGCTAATCTCTACCAACATGTGCGAGCGCCGGCCGATCCATCGGGCTCGCGCTCAGGTACATCGATTGTGGTTCAAGGTGGGCGGAGATCGGCGAAGGTCCGGGCGGCCCGACAGGGGCCAAGACTGGCCCATGCTCGGCCAAGGTTGGCCGATCTCGGCCGACTCTTGATGTAGATTGGGGGAGATCATCGAGGGTTGACGGAGGGTTGCGCGATCTCTAGGCGGGGTCGATGGAGATCGCGGGATCGAGGGTTGGATGTGGCATGTGTTGTGACCTTTTTGCGAGGTACGCAAAGATTGCGCGATCTCTGTCGGGCATGGATGAGATCGTGGGGCTGACCTGTCGAGCCTTGCCTATAGTTGCCTACATCTCCCCCCTCCCCCTACGTCCACCCCTAACCGATCCAAATGATCCAAGATTCCCCCATAATCTGTATCTCTTACCTATCACCCCGATCTCCCCCTCGTGCCGAGATTCACCGGCCCGGTATGGTCACGTATGGTCATGACCATACATGTATGGTCACAGAGACCTATAGCTATACAGTGGCATGGTATAGCTAGAGCCTCGGCGAGTAGTCAAGATCTAAGCCTGTCTCCTATAGGCTTGTCGAGGCTCGCGGAGCGCCGCCGTAGGACTGTCCCTTGGCCTTCCCCCTGGTAGGGGGTAGGGCACCCATTCGGGACGGCTGGCGAGCCTACCAGGGGGCTTGTCTAGGGTTGTCGGGATCTCAGGGTTGCGGCCTACCTTGGGCGAGGGCTCGGCGAGGGTTGCCGGGATCTGTCGAGGGTTGCCCACGACCTGCGGAAACCATACCCCCGTGGGCGTGCCTGGTACCCTACCAGGGAAGCAACCTACCGGGGGAGGGGTACAGCCTGGTAGATGGTACAGTCTACCTTTCCCCCCTGCCCCTTGCGGCGAGGCTAGAGATCTCCCCCTTCATCTTTGTTTTGGACGGGTCGAAGGTTGGGGTGGTTGAAGGTGGTTGACTGTAGGTGGGGGAAGGTTAGCTAGGTGTGCACTCCCCACCTCGGATCGCTGGCACCGTAGAAGATCGCGCCGCCGTTGAACCAAACCCGGCCGCCCTTCTCCATGACGAAACTGAACGACTGCGGGGCGAAATCCTTGTAGAGCTTGCAGATCGTAACGTCCGGCTCGCCGTGATCCCTCGCATCGCTGTTTGCGTACCCGTCGAGGTAGTCCAACACCTCGCGGAGCTTATCCCCGATCCCGTTCTCCTCCGCGAAGGTTCGAACCTTCTCGAAATGTTCCTCGTTCCTGATTTCCAGTGCCATGGGTTCACCTTCCCCTTGTTTGCGGTCCCCGATCTCCCCGGTGTAGTCCGGTGTAGTCCGGTGTAGTTACGCGGCGCACACCTCCCCGTCCATGTCGACGGTGCGGTCCGTGCCGTCCTCGATGCACGCCAGGGTGTACGAGTCGCGAGCGCGGCGGGCGGCCTCGCGGCGACCCTTGTCCTCGGCGGCGATCTCGACACCCATGATCGCCAGGTCCCTCGCATCTACCAGGGCCGCGACCTCGGCCTTGCACCGGTCCACCACCGCGACGGCGCGGGCCACCTCGGAGGGGTGCGCCAGGTGCCGCACGACTTCGTTGATCTGCCCCGTCGCCCGGTCCACCTCGACGCGCCGGACGGTCTTGTCTACCGTGGACAACTGCCGCACCGCGAGCGCGAGGTTCGACTTGGCCTTGTCGATCTTCCGGTTGTAGGTGTCCGCGATGATCTTGATCTGGGGGTTGATCTTGGTCGCCATGTCTCGCACCTCCGTGGGTTTTTCTGCTACCCTCCCAATGTAACCACCCGCAAAGGGCGGTCAAGGGTCTAGCCGCTCTTTTTCCAGGCGGCGCTCCGGTCCTTTGGTGTCACCGTCAAGGGGTCGAAACCGTATTCCTTGGCGGTACGATTCAACAGTTCCAACCTCTCGCGCGCCCTCTCGGTTCCGGCCTTGATCTCCGCGATCCACTCGTCTCCCGGATCGTCGTCACACAACCTTTCCGCCATGGCGATCAATTCAGGCTCACGATTGATTCGAAAGATCGCATCGTTCCGCCTGTCGAACCAAGCCGCTCCGAGTCTCCCGTCCTTTTTGACCCAAGGCCTACCCACCGGCCCGCCCCTAATCCGCGCAACCGGCCGACTGTACCGCGATCTCGCGGCGGACGTTGGCGAGCGCCCGCGCCAGGATCTCATGCTCGCGCGGCGAGTAGGACGCGCCCGACAGGAGATCGACGAGCGCCCGGACGATCCACGACTCCCGGACGACGGCGGGCTTGTCCGCCGCGATGCACTCGTGCGCGAAGCGGGAGATCTTGACGATCCTGTCCTCGGCCGTCTCGACGGCGCGGGCTTTCTGCTTGGCGAGGTTGATCTGCTTGGCCGTCTTCTTGTCCTCGACCTTGACCCTCGCGATCTCCATCAGCTTTGCCATGTTGCGCCCCTTTCCGTTGCGGCCGTTCTCTTTCCCCTACCTCCCCAATATAACCATCGGTTTCGGCCGGTCAAGGGGTGGACCGGTCGATTCCCCACGACTCTTTAACCATCCGATCCAGATCGAAAACACTGTCCGGGATCGCCCCTTTCCGCCCCAAGAGATTCCGCGCCATGGCCGTGGTTCCGTTTGCGTACCAAACCGTAACGGTCCCGGAGCGCCGGATCGAAACCTGCAACACTCCGATCAAGGCCGCGACGAACGACGGCGGGACGATGACTTGAACCATACCGCGCTCGATCTCGTTGACGTTCATTCGGTCCCCCTCGGTTGCGGTCGTTGCCTCTCCCACCCAATCTAACCACCGGCTAGCGGCGGTCAAGGGGTCGAGCGGTCGATTTACCACCCGCGCACGACCTTCCGGTACTCATAGCGCGCGTGATCCGCCGTTTGGCCGCTCACCGCCTCATTCTCGCCCGCTGTCGTCATGGAGATCGCGCCCGTTTTGTTCCGCTTCATGAAACCGCCCGCGACGAGGTTATCGATCTCTTCCGTCGTGACACCATACTCTTTCAACGCTTCGAGGCGATACGCGCCGCCCTTCGTACCCCGGACCGTTCCGAGAATGACCCTCTGACGCTCGGAAAGCTCGGCCTTGGCCGGGAGTAGGGGCGCGAGCGCCGCCGGGTTTACGCGGATCGTGGCGTACACCGGACGCCCGCCACCTTTGTGGCCCGTAATGACCGCGCCGTTTTCCGGGATCGGGTAATCCGCCCGGTCGTTGTCGACGGCGTTGCGTGGGTTAAACATGTTCGGACCGCCCCACGATCCCCACGTTGTGCGATTCTCGCCCGTCTCCAGGTTGACGACGGTCGCGAAAGCCTGGTATCCGTCGCCGCCCGCACTACTCAGGCTCGCCGTTTCGGCTGGCATAACGTCGATGCTTTTCCGCCCGTACCCCACGGAAGCGAGCGCCCTTTGAAGCGCCGCCGGAAGCTCTTTCACGTCCACCGCGATCCTGCCGTTGTCGAATGCCATGGGTTAGCCCTCCCGGTTGCGTTGCTTGCCTATCCCCCAATGTAACCACCGGCTAGCGGCGGTCAAGGGGCGGGCCGGTCGATTCTGCCCACCTCGCCGGAGGGCTCTAGTTGCCCCGCTAGCCGGCGAGCGCCCGGAGAACCCACCGGAGGGCCGCCGCGAGCTTTCCGGCCGCCCTGGTGCCGGTGGGGGCCTCGCCGCAACACCTTTTCAGCTTGCGGCCCGATCCGCACGGACAGGGATCGTTGCGCCCCGGTTTCATCTAGAGCGCCTCGTATTCGACCTTTGCGAACGTGACCCTCGCCCGTTGCAGGGACGTGTCGATTCCGAGAATCGTGTACACGTCGAGCATGGCAAGCTCGACCATGAGACGACGGGCCGCGCGATCTTTCGCCATGTGAAATTCTCCTTGTCGTGGGCGGATAGTCGGGCCGCCCGTTGCTTGTCTCGCCTTGCCCCAATGTAACCACCGGGGTGCGGCTGTCAAGTGCCTAGCTTGCAAACCTTTCGAGGTGCGACTCGACGCCCAAGGCTTTCCCCTTGCGGCGGATCGCCTCGCGTTGCATATCATCGACGAGGGCGACCATAGCCGCGCCGTCGAACCTCCCCGCGCCGTGTCTCCGGTTGCACTCCAGGTCGACGAGGTCACCGCTACCCTTCTCGAATTGCGCCCATACGTTCCGCAAGCCGTGCAAGCCGGAACAAGGCCATGAATCCATGAACCCCTCGATCTCGTCTTCTCCGAACGAAACCGAGTAGAGACTGCCGTTATCGTAAACGCGGATCGCCATGTCGCCCTCCCGGTTGTTCGCTCCCCACCTCCCCAATGTAACCACCGGCTAACGCCGGTCAAGGGGTGGCCCGGTCGATTTCCGACTACTCGGCCGCAAGCTCCGGGTACCGCTCGATCTTGCGTTGCCGGTCCTCCTCGATCTCGCGGGCGCGTATCGGCGCGACGTGGGCGAGCCAACGCTGATGGGACGCCTCGGCCTCGGCGCGTCGGCGGTTGTCCTCGCGCGTCCTCGCGGCCTTCCACGCGGCGGCGCTCCGGGGGCTGGCGTCCTCGCTGGCGCGCTTTGCGGCGGCGAGCGCCCCGGTGCGGCTGGCGTACCCCTGGAAAGTGCCGGGAGTCGTGACCGCGCCCGTCTTCCGGTTGAACCGTCGAACGGTGAACCGGCGCGAGCATGGGATTACCTTCCCGCCGCACGGACCCCGGAACCGTTCCGACGTCACGAAAAAGCATCCGCCGGGACCGTCGAACGCATCGAGGCACACGCGGGAGTCGAAGAACCGCATAGAATCCTTGTCGAAGAAATGACCCTTCGCGACCTTGCGGATCTCGTCAGTGTTGTAGAATCTCATGCCGCACCTCCGGGGTTTTTCTTGCCTACCCCCAATGTAACCACCGGCTAGCGGCTGTCAAGGGCTAAACGCACCACCCGTCTTCGGCACCCCCGAAAGAGTTGTATGCACCCGTGCGCGGGGTGTGGATCTTGATCGCCGCGCCGCGCGGGTCACCGTTGAAATGGATCGACAGGCCGATCCGCTTGGCAAGCTCTTCGGCCTCGGCGCGGAGCTTGGCCTCGCGCCGTTCGTCGCGGAGCTTTCCCGCCTCGTCTTCGCGCCCCGTCCGCTCGTGGACGTAGCCGTTGCACTGGCGGGTGAAGATCGCGCGGAGCGCCCGCTCGATCCTTTCGAACGTGACGGTGTCCTCGACGGCGTTGAGAACCGCGAGCCGGATCTTGTTCTTTCGGACCGTGTGAAATTCGCTGTCTTTCGTCTCTTCCAAAACCGTCAACGCGGTACGAAGCGTCTCCATTGTGATCTTGGGCTCGTTCATGGCGTCCCTCCCCCGGTTGCGGTCGTTCGCTGTCCCTTGCCCCAATGTAACCACCGGTTGCGGGCTGTCAAGGGCTAGGGTGCGATCTCCTCGATGATCTTCGCCCTCTCGGCCTGGACGTCGGCGAGGAATTCGGCCCGCGCCTCGCTCCTCGTGTAGTACAGGTACTTGCGCCGCACCAGATACCCGTTGACCCTCGCGGACAGTACCAGATACCCGTTGACCGTCTTTTCGACCGTGATCTTCATGGTTTCCTCCCCGGTTGCCGTCCCTTGTCCCAATGTAACCACCGGCTAGCGGCGGTCAAGTGCCTGTCTACCGGAAAAACTCGACGGTGCGGAGCCCTTCGATCTCCCGCACGGCGTCTTTGGCCTCGGCGCGGCTGTCCGCCCGGACGAACACCTCGACGGTACGATCCGCGTTGACCGCATGGTACAGGTTGGCGGGCATTCCCCAATACGCGCCGCCCGTGTCATAGCAACCGTCCACGAAGCGGAGACGGCGGAGGTGGAGCTTGCACGCGGGGCCGACGTTGTAGTACGTGGCACCTTTGTACTCTTCCGTGGGAATTCGGTTCCCGCGACCCATCGGAGCACCGTACTTACTGGAAACATTTGTGATCCCCGGATACGCCATGGTCCACCTTCCCTCGGTTGCGGCCGTTCGCTGTCCCTTGCCCCAATGTAACCACCGGCTAGCGACGGTCAAGGGGTGGGCCGGTCGATTCTCCTAGAACCACTCCCGCCCGGACATGGACACCGCGAGCGTCCCGTCCGCCCGGACGTTCGCCTCACGACCGAAAAAGAACTTCATGAGACGGGCCTGGTTGCCCTTCTCGTCGTCGTCCGCCACCGGGGCCGTGGAAGTACGGGCCGGGGCCGGAACGGAGCTAGAAAGGCCACGCTCGCGCCGCCTGTCGGCGAGCGGCGGGTACTCCATGACGTTCCGGGGGTTCCACTCCCCCGCGCAGATGTAAGGTTCGTCCCCTTCCGTCTTCGTGTACGATACCGTGTCCTCGACTCGCCCTCTACGTCGGAGGTGTACCCCGTGGCACACGATAGCGACGATGGTAGCCGGAAGTGCGACAGCGCACCACATACAGATCCGGTGCCCGGTCGCGTCCTCGATCCCGTGTGTGGGGTACATATCGGTATCGATGCTTGTCGCCCCGCAACACTCGCAAGTGCCTATCATCGGAGTCTCCTTAGTTTGGGTGGGTAGTCGGCCCGCCTGGCTCCCAATGTAACGCTCGCTTTCATGCTGTCAAGAGGCTAGCGCGAAAGCGCCTCGTACTCTTCCCACGTATCGTAACGGATGTAATCGTCGTGTTTCATCGGGCCGCACAACTTGTCGAACGTGGGGCGATCCCACAGGTTCGGATGGTGGCACGGGGCCGAGTCGCTACGGGACGTCTCTTTGAACCCTCGCCGCTCCATCTCCATGACGAACGCGGATTCGTTGTCGAACGTGAGCATCCCCCCTTCCAGGCCGCAAACCATGTACTTGAGCGGGGTGCCTACGTCCTCCGGGAAGAGCATCGCCTGGCCGCACCCGACGTCTTTCATCCAGTAGCCCGATCCGTCCGATGCGTACCACACGATCTCCAGAAGCGTGTTGTCCGCCTTCCGAATGATCGCGTGCAGGTTGTTCATGCCGTCGAACCACCCGCCCGACTTGACGAACGTCGTCACCACCTCGACCCTGAACCGGCTCACCAGGGCCGGAAGCGCCCGCTTGGCGAGCGCGAGGTGGTACTCGACGAACGACTTGGGCACCATGCCGCCCATGAGTGCCGACTTCTTCATGTCGTTGACGACTTCGGCCGGAAGCGTGCCCTTCTCCCCGATGCTCATGTGGTCCTCCTCGGTTGTTCGTTTCCCCTGGCTGGGAATGTAACCACCGGTTTCAGGCTGTCAAGTGCTACTCCGGGTCAATCCCCTCCGCCGCTTCCACGAGGTCCTCGACAACCTCGTCCACCTCTTTCGACGTGAGGTCCTCCGGGGTTTCCAAGGCCGCCGCCGCGCGTCGGAGCAAGGCCGCGAGATCACGAGGCTTCATGACTACACCGTCTCCGGGTCGATCTCGACGGCGACCATCTTGTCCCCGTACTCGTCCAGGAGCTTCGCCAGATCGGACGCGAAGCGGACCGACGCCGACTCGTCGGTCATGCAAAACCGGACGCGCCCGTTGCGTATCGTGCGGACGACGACGTTGTGCACCTTGGACCTATCCGAAAGCGTCTGCTCTTCCTCGTACAGATCAACGTGATCCGTGTGAACCGTATCCATGATCTTGAATCCGTCCATGTTGTCCTCCTCGTTTGGTCGTTGCCCTGCCTACCGGGGAATGTAACCATGGGGAAAAGAGAGTCAAGCCCCTTGACCTCCGAAAACCCGGTGTTACATTGGGGCAAGGCGGCCAGACTACCGCACAACAGGGAGGACGAGATGGCGGATATGAAGTTCAAGAAAGAATGTATCACGAGGAGCGTTTGCCCATACTGCGGGAGTCGCAACACGAAGGACGAGGGTGAAAGCCTCTATGAGGCAAACGAAGAGGACATCAAGCTGTACATCTGCGGGTGCCACGATTGCGGAAAGGAATGGCGCAACGTCTTCCGCCAGATCGACGTGATCGAGGGTGACGTGTACCCGGAGGTTGACGAGCCCTAGGCACTTGACAGCCACTATCCTGTGGTTACATTGGGGCAAGGCGGCACGACTACCGCACAACAGGGAGGACGACATGGGAAAGAAGAAATCCAAGACGTTCGACGTCACGATCCGGGCAACGATCACGAAGACCATCACCGTCGAGGCCAAGGACGAAGACGAGGCCTGCGAGATCGCGCACGGGGAGTTCTCGGTGCTGAACGACGATGACCCCGAGGATTACGACGAGGAAACCGTCAACGTCGAAGAAGTCTGACATGACGAAACGAGCACAAAGGATAATCATCAGTCCCGAGCAAGAGGCCAGGGACGAGTACCTCTCGGCGCTCGCGACCTACCGGGAGGTCCGGCACGCGCCGGGCTCCGAGGACGAGGCGATCCGTGCCGTGCGAGCGGTCATGGATCGGGCCTATGACCTGTACGTCAAGACGTGCCACCCGAGGAGGGCAACATGATCAAGAAGAAGCCGGAAGAGACGGGGATCGAGTTCCTCCGTCGTCTCGTAAGCGTGGCGAATTACACGAACGAGGAGGTGTTCGACGATCTCTCCGTCGAGGAGACGATCAAGCTCATCCGCGCGTGTTGGGATTCCGAGTTCGACATCTACGCAGACGCACTGTCGCCCAGCGAGAGGGCTTTCGCGGCGCGGACCGGTAAGCTGTCGAAGAAAGCCGTTGACCGGCTCAACAGCCTGTATGGGGACTAAAAGACCGCGCAACCCCTTGACACCCCGCAATCGATGGTTAGATTAGGGGTACGAGGGCAACGCAACCGAGGAGGTCGAAATGAGATCCGAAATGAAGAGTGCCGGACGCGCAGCGGCGGCCGTTCCGTTCGAGAAGGTGGAGCTGTCGAAGACGCTGGAAGCCGTGGCGTTCGTCCAGGTGTGCCTGGGGTGCGCTTACGACTCTCTCAAGTCGGGTGAGGTCGAGGACAACCCCGAGCCGCCCATGGACCTGGAGGGGATCGTGGAGGACATCAATCACGCTTGCGAGAAGCTCCAAAGGGAGATCCGCAAGCTCGACAGGAACACGCGCCTGGCGCTCGACATCGAGGTGGATCACACCTACGATCTCGTGCACCGCAACAGCCCGACGAGGTAGGGGAGGACGTCATGAGCGGTTTCAATTGGGCAGGGTTCGTTAGCGTAATCCCCGAGGACATCACCCTCGTGGGCAACGCCAGGGGCAACATGAAGATCCTGGCGCAAGTCTTGGACGAGGGGTTCGAGGGCATGAAGCCGATCTCCGAGGCGCGCAAGCGGGTGCTCGTGAGGAGCATCGAGAAGTTCACCATGGCGGCGACCGAGCTGAAACTGCTCTTGGAGGCGTTCTCCGCCGATCTGGAGTGCCGCGAGGCCGGGATCGACCCCACGGGCAACGAGGGCTAGAAAGAGCCGAGTAGCCTCTTGACACCCCGCTAGGGGTGGTTACATTGGGGATAGGCGGGATGACTACCCGCCGGCAACGACAAGGAGAACCCGATGGACGAGAAGACGAAAATCCCGATGGATCTGCGGATCTTCATCGACGATGAGACGGAGTTCTACAACGGCATCCCGGACGGGGTGGGCAAGATCTTTTCGGCGCACCTCTTCGACGCGAACCTGGACGTGCACATCTGCTCGTTCCAGGCGAACAAGGAGTGCTACTACATCGGCCACACGTTCACCACGACGCGGGATATGACCGATGAGGAGCTGGAAGCGGCGGACGAGTACCTCCGGGAAGCGAACCGCGAGGAGCCGCGCGTCGACTACTTCGACGGCAAGATCAAGGGGCACCCCTATACGGTCGAGCCGCGCCCCAAGGCAGACGACCCCGAAGAGGCGCAGAGGCTTTACGAAGAGGTCATGGAGGAGCACATCGAGTACCTCGTCTGCAACTCCGAGACATGGGATTGTCTGGTCGGAAAGCCGGTCGAGTAGCCCTTGACAGCCGCTCCCCGATGGTTACATTGGGGATAGGCGAGAAGAACAACGGGAGGGACATCATGGACGCAAGGATGAAGGTCGCGAACGAGCTGAAGAAGGAGATCCGGCGATCCCTGGGCAACTACCCCAAGGTGACGAAGGTCGAGGTTCTCGGCCTGGAGAACGAGGGGCTCATGATCGCTGTCCGGTACCACACGACCGACGTCGTGAAGCTGTACCTGAACAAGGCGGGTTACGCGGTCATGTCGGTCGTGGTGACTTCGGGCGGGTGGATCTCGAAAACGACCGCCGAGCGGATCAACGCGGTGCTCCGCCACTTGAAGACGGGGTTCTTCGTGCGGTTCACCTACAAGCGGGAGACGTTCGCACGGGGCACCATGGGCCGCCAGATGGGCGACAGCCTGTACGACCAGAAGTTCACGCTCGTGGGACAGGGGATCGAGATGCCCTTCGAAGACGGGATGACGTTCAAGCGGGGCCGGGACGGGTTCAAGCTCACGTACCCCGGCAAGGCCGCGCAGAAGAGGCTCGCGAAGGTCGTCGTCGCGAAGAGGTAGGAGGACGCCATGAAGAAGGTTATCGAAGTCAGCAAGGCGACAAAGGGTCAGATCTCGGTGCGGCTCGCGTTGCTCCGAGAGCAGGTAGAGACGCTCCGCGAAGACCTCGTGGTCGAGGACAGCGACAGCCAAGAGGCAAGCGACACCCTGGGGACCATCCTCGACCTCATGATCGAGGCCGAGGGCTACCTGGACGCGGACGATCCGAACCAGGCAGAACACCTGGAGACGGGCGTCTAGTGCCACTCTTCATAGTGACGAAAAAGGAGATCTGGCGGCAGCGTGTCCTCGTCGAAGCCGAAGACGCAAACGAAGCCCGGTACAAAGCCGAGAAGGGCGAATCCGAGATCCATGAAGATCCACAGTACGAGGATGACCTCCTCGACAGGTTGTGGGCGGTAGAAGAGATTGAAGACCACACCGCTTGACAGTCACTCAGGGATGGTTACATTCCAAGCAGGAGGGACGAACATGGCGAAGATGAACTTCAAGGACGAGTGCCTGGCGAGCGGCGGATCGAAGTGCCCGTACTGCGGAAAGTACAACACCTGGGAGCACTCGATCACGGACAGCGACGACGAGGACGACGTCAAGAAGGTCACCGTCGAGTGCCACGATTGCGGCAAGGAGTGGACCGCCACCTTCCGCATCGAGGACGTGACCGAAGTCGACGAGGAGGTCTGAGATGGCAACGAAGAAAACCATGCCGAAATGGCTCCGGAAGCTCTCGGCCGTGCAGAGGAAGCACCTCGCGGAGACGTGCGACGACGGGGTGACGCTTCGAGCATTCTGGAACAACCGCCAGTACCAGAAGGATCACTACATCGTATGCCGGGAATGCGAGGACATCGAGCACCGGCTGACCGCCGAGAAGAGTTGAACCCAGCCCCTTGACAGCCGCTCCCCGATGGTTACATTAGGGGTAGGAGAGGCGAGCTGACTACTCGCACTGAACAAGGAGAACATCATGGACCTGAACAAGCTGATCGAGATCGTGGACGAGGGATACCCGGACGGGTTCGTGAAGCGGTGCTTCGACAACCCGAAGAAGGACCACGGGGATACCCTGGCACTCTTCCTGGCCCGAGAGGTCAAGGACACGTTCGACGCGGACGCGACCGACGAGGCGCAGGTAGCCGAGGCGATCCGCGTCATGGAGATGGCCCGGCGGGAGCTGGGAGACGTGCTCGTGGTCCTGGAGCGAGTCAAATTCACCAAGACCGGCAACGCGGTGAGGTAGTCCGATGGGCGAGGCACGACGCCGAGCGGCAACCCGAGAAGAGCGCGCAGCTCAGAGCATCGCGCGCAAGGCTCGTGCCGAGGAGGCCAAGCGGGAAGACGCGCACAAGTGGTGGGAGGGCCTGACCGAAGAGGAGAAGGAATCCCAGCGGAAGGTGTGGCACGAGAAGGACAAGAAGCGAGCCAACGCGCGGCTGGTCATGGCGGCAGCAATGGGTCTGTTCGTCGGGGCAGATAGGGGGCTGAAATGAAACTGTGCCGCGACCAATTCGTAAAGAATGCATCGATAGGCCCCGATGCCCTCGTGGAGTTCTATTGCACACGGAAAGCCGGTCATGCAGGGAAGCATTCCTGTGAGGTACAGAGCCTTCGTAGGGAGTCCGATAAAGGCTGGGTAAATGACGGATTCCCAATGGACGACGTGAGTGACGGAGAGGGCACGCGCAAGGTGGGTATTCTTTCCTGGTAGTAGCCCTTGACAGCCTCTCCCGAGTGGTTACATTCCAGGTAGGAGGACAGCGTGGACACCGAGAAGAAACGACGTGCGAAGAGTGACAAGCTGGCGCTCGAAGAGCTGGTCGAGGAGATCGAGCCGGTAGAGCCGGTCGAGAAGAGGGTACGATCCTGGTTGCCGAAATTGGGTGACGTCCTCAACCTCCAGCCGACGAGAGCAAAGTGACTTTGAAAGTCAAGATGCACCGTATCGTCCAAGGAGACGACCTCTTAGAAAGAGCAGAGAAGCTCGGGCTCCCCGACGACTGCCAGCTCGCACTCATAGACGGACAATGGGCTCCGGCATTCCGTTGGGTTAGAGAATATTACCTCCGCCGGGGTTCGTCGGATATCAGAAGTACGGCATGGGTTCTTATCAACGCCCACATCATAGAAGAGTATGAAGTCGAAGTGCAAGAATGAAATCGAACGAGTGTATAGGTTGCGGATTTTGTTGCCGCAAAAGTCCGTGCAGTTTCTACCAGCTCGAAGATTGGGCAGCGTGGCACGGGTGCCCGCACCTCTTGTGGGACGGCACTCGGTGGGTGTGCGGAAAGTACGTCGAAGAGCCCGATACGAAGGTGAAAGAGCGTATGAAATTCTATCTCGCATTCGGCGCGGGTTGCAACTGCAATTTGAACACGTATAGGCGCACTTGCCACGTCCCGACACCGGAGGAACTGAAGGATGAAAAAGCCCTGCTTGACCGACTCCACAAGACCAAGTGAGCCGGTCGTAAAGTCTCCCGGGGTCAATGTGCCCCCGGAATTCAAGGTCTTCATGATGCTCATGGCGCGGTCGTTCTCCGGGAGTGACTCCGTCTCCACGGCACTGAACCAACTGAGAAAACTCCTCACAGACAAGCACGGTCCCGAGTACGCAAATGCTTACGTGTACGAGCTAGCGCAAGCCTACGCTTCGAGGCGCTCGAAGTTCATGCAGGATTTCTGCGGTTAGCTCTTGACAGCCTCACTATAGTAGTTATATTCCCAAGTAGGAGAAGCGAGCTGACCCTCGCTGAACAAGGAGAAGATCATGGACATCTACAAACGTCCCGATGACGATGAGGGCCCCGATGACGATGAATACGATGAAGACCGCTACGGCGACAATCACGAGGACGAGGAGTAGACCATGAAGAACTGTGACCGCTGCGGAGGGAAGCTGACGACGCTCTACATCCGGGATGCCTACACGGCCAAGGAGTGCTCCGAGAAGGGGCTCGATCCGAACGAGCCGACCGGCAAGGCCTGTTTCAACCCCGAGTGCCCGAAGCACCCGGACATGAAGGCAGCCCTCGACGAGCTGCTGGATCTGTAGGAGGGCACTGTGGGAGAAATCAGATCGCAGCGAGAGAAGCTCCGGGACGAACTAACGCGGCAGCTCAACAGGGTGGGGATGGGGTTCGGTGACATGGGGCCGACCTGCGTCTGCTGCACCGAGGATCTCATGAAGGATGGTGTCGTGCGCCTCTACGACGAGTGGTGCTCGTACACCACGACGTTCGAGGACGCCATCGACCGGCTGCGGCAGCTCCCGAGCGGTACGGGCGACAACACGGTCGATTACGAGAACTTCTGCGAGGCGTTCCGCACTCTGCCCAAGGAGGTGGATTGATGGAGAAGGGAAACGGCTAGTGCCCCAAGCCATTCATCAGCCGGGCTGCTACTATCGACGCTACCTGCTCACCCCGTTCGTCCCGCCCGAGAGGGACAAGAAGGGTCGGTTCCGACCCGGAGGCCACGACTGCGGAGGGACGTTCGTGTGCCCAGGTTGTGGGCGCACGGTCGGGTGGTGCTACGGGTGCGACGACGAGCTTTTCGAGCTGTGTGACGACTGCTGGGGCAAGGCGATGAAGGAGAAGAAGGTGAGCTGATGACCATCTGTAAAGTATGTCACCGAGAAGCTCTCTCCGGTCTGGTCTGCGATACCTGCTTCTCTACTCTTCTTGCTTCTCGGGGGCAGGTAGAGCGGATCGCCAAATCCATGGGTTGCGATCCGGCTCGGGTAGAAGAGGCTGTCGACACCTTCTGCGAAGATGCGATCTTGTCAGCGAAGAGGTGCAACGAACTCGAAGAAGAGAACACGCGGCTACGGGAAGAGCGGGGCGACGACGACCCCGACGTCTACTACCGGTCATGTCCCCGATGCAAGGGAAGCGGACAGGCCTACGGAGTGCAGGGGGCGTCTCTCCCGGGGATCGAATGCTGCGTGACTCCGGGATACACGACCTGCCCCGAGTGCAGCGGCACCGGCAGACAAAGGAGGTGAACGATGATCCCAAAACGAAAGTACGGCAAGGATGTCCTGGACTGGCGGAAAGAGGCCAAGACCTGCCGCTTCAGATCCAAGGAGATCTCGAAGAATCCGTGGTGCACGTTCTGTTGCGGACTCCAGAGGTGCACTTACGAGCGTTGCCAGGAGATCATCAAGGCGGGCGTGGCGGTTCCCGGCGATGAGGAGGTCTAAACCATGAGCCGCAAGGAGAACTTCGACCGGGACTCCTACCTCGGACCCACCTGGGGGTGGATCTTCAAGCGGTACAAGAACCCGAAGCTCGCGGACTTCTTAACCGCCCGGATCGCCAAGGTCCACCGGGACGGCTACTGCTGCACCAGCCACCTTCGCCTCGCGGAGGTGGGGAACGAGAAAGAGATGGAGGCCTACAAGGAGATCGCCGCCGAGGGCTGTTGAGGCAGCTTTGGACGTGAGTTCACGTTCACAGACCACGAAGACGGCGGCAGGGTTCGAAGGTTCAGGTACGGCTTCAACTACGGGCACTGAGAGCAGCCCTTGCAGGAGAAGCTCGCCAAGCTCCGCTGTCTAAGTTGCGGATACCATTGGGAAGATCACCCGGGTCCGCACTCGTCTTTCTGGACCAAGCCCGAAGATCAGAACAAGTTCTGCCCCAAGTGCGGCCACCTCTACGCAGTCTGGGAGAACTACTCAGAATTCTCGACCGCTTGGGAGGAGTACAACGCTACCCGGCACAGGAACTCCTGACGCAGCCCCTCTAAGCCTTTCGACCAAAAACCCGCACTCGGACAGCCTGAACGCCGGCAGGGCCTTAGAACGGCTCCTGGAGGGCTCAGAATGGATCGGGTATTGACTTAGGTGGGACCTTCGGAACCACCTTCCAAGGGCATGTAGTTATTTCCTTCGTACACCGACGATCTTCATCCCGAAAGGAGCAGGCAGACGACAAGGGCTTGACGCACCGAGCCTTCACCCGGGGCGGGACTGTAATCGGACGGGTGGGCTCGTCTTCGCGGATCATGAGCCCCATCATACAACTCTACGGTTTGGAAATGTAAAAAATGGCCCCCGGCGGCGACAAGGAGAACACCGCCAGGGGCCGAGGGTAGTGGCCGGGTGACTATTCCGGCCTCCTCAGTGACAGGGCCGAAGCCCTTAGGGCATTCTGAACAGGTGCCCTGGTCCTGTGGGAGCGTGATGTCTCTGCGCTCCGTTCAGTGTTAAATATAGCCATGCCAAGGACGATGTCAAGAAGACCCTTCAGCTATTAATGACTAAAAGGGGGGTCCCATGTGTCGCCCCGAACATCTTCTATAGGGGCCGTTGGGTGCTTTTGCACCACTTCAAAGTACGGATACTTCGTATCCGTCTTCTCAAATTTCTTGCACTGTGGACAAAAGAGCCCTCGGTCAGTACCCTCGTTGGAGTAATGACAGTAGTCCACCATATCTGTTCCGCAGTCACAAACTGCGGTAACAACGAGTACACTAGTCTTCTTTTCCTTCATCGATCTTCTCCTCGTGGGTTGGTCTGAACTATGAAGGGCGCTTCCAAGATCCTACTCCTTCTCGTGCGCAGGCACACCACGAAGGATGATGTCCTTCTTCGTGATCTTGCGAACACGGAACCGACCGCCGTTCACGTTGACGATCTCCCCCACTCGAAAGACCGCCTTGCCCTCGGTATGGAGCTGCTTGTACTTCTCTTCGGAGATAGGCTCCAGACGTCCGGTATTAGGGTTCTGCATCTTGATCCTCCTGCGTTGGAAAACGCCCTACAATCTAGACACCGGGTTTGCTCTCCCTGATCGCTCGGATGGCCTCGACGATCAGATCGCACCTGCCCTGCGGTGGCACATTCTCCTCGAAGACCAACCCCAGCTCCGACATCACGTCGCACAGCACCCGCCGATAGGCCAGCATGAGATCGTCCGTTGTCATGTTGTGCCAGTCCTTCTCGACCGCAGCCTTGTATGCTTCGTCCTGCACCGCTTGTTCCGTCGTCTGCTTGAAGGTCGGCGGGATCTTCTCTGAGACGTTTCCGGACGGACAGCACGTCTCACACTGCGTGACCTTGAACCCGCCCTCGAAGATCTCATCCTTACCCGTGACAGGGTTCCCACAGCCGAAGCATCTCCGCTGCGCGAGCAACACGTCGGGATGACAACACGATACCATCAGCGGGTCGCCTTCCTTCTCCGCGCTCACAGAGAGGCAATTGCAGTGCACCCCGAACTCCAGGCTGGACATGCTCGCCGTGAATTTGCCGTCCTTGGACTCAATCACACTGATCTTCATGTCGGGCTCTACCCCAACCTGTCCACTGCCCTCGTCGGTAGTGCCCTTCCAGCGCGCTATCTCTGCGGACCGCTCCTTGTCCCAGAGGGAGGACAACTCCTCCGCATTCACCGCCCGCGTCCAGAACTTACAGGAGTAGTGAGTCAGGAGATCCAGCCGCGTCCGGAATACCTCCCGATTGAGCATCTCGACGATCTGCGCCGGGTTCGGGGTGGGGCCGATGGCGATCTGCGTCGTGCACTCGCACGCAGACCCGCCATGCTCATCCTTCAGGTCGCGTGTTCCAGATCCGATCACGACCCCAGTCCGAATTTCCTCCAGACTGTTTTCCCCCTCGGGAAGCACCCACACAACGGTTCCGAACTGCGGAACCCAAACCGGATCATTCTCAGTCGTCGTCTGATTTTTCATCGCATCCTCCCTTGTTGTGCGAACTCGTGTTCGCTGCTATTAGTACTTCTCCGCCGGGCGTGTCTGCTGATACCAACTGCGCTGGTCGATGGGCACACCTTCGAGAAACAACCCCCATGCCTCCTCTGCGGTGTACGCCGAAACCCCCATTTGTTCTTCGGGGAAGAAGTATCCGGGTGTGGTCTCCTCACCTGGCTTGACGCATTTGAAATGCACCAGGAATTTCGACCTCTCGCCGCAATCCTCCGTGTGGGTATCTTCGAACCCCGTATCGGTGCTTATTCCGCCGCATGTGCATTCACGTTCCATTTCCCCCTCCTTCTGTTCTCCCCAGCACATATCCCAATTGTCGCGATTGGGGTTGTTCTCTTCCTCTTGCTCACGGAGCTTGGCCGTCTCTGGATTTCCAGGAATTCCGAGTTGCGGGTAGTCATCCCAGAACTTCTCGCTCAGTGCGTAGTGCTCCGCGTCGTCCAAGTAGACATCCCCTGGCTTCTCAACCGACCGCGCGGCACAGAGTGCGACGACATGACCATCGATTCGTCTGATTCGTATAGACATCACGTCACTCCATCATACCTTCGCAGCCAAAATCGCATTCAGGGTCCGATCATTCTTCGGGTGCTCAGACTCACCGCAAGCCCCGGCGTATAGCGACCACGGCCTCCCTCTGCACCCTCTGCGACTCCGACTCCAGTGGGTTAATTGGACAGATCCGCCCGGTGCCGTAGGCGCAGCGCTCTCCCACGAGGCGGCTCGTACAAGATGCACCGTTGCATTCAACGACCTTGTTCGGTTTCGTTTTCACTTGTCGTTCTCCTTCCCGTCGAACTGTGCCAGATAGCGGCGAGCCGCGTCTCTCACCGCGCAGATTACACGCCCACCCAATGCCGTTGCGTCCCGGTACCAGACGGTATTGATCCCGCTGTCGTGCTCCGCGTCCAGCCACTCCGCGAACGCCTTCACCGCATCGGAGCGCGCGGCGGCGAGGGCGGATTCGCATTCCGCACCCAAATCGATCAACAACCCGTTACCCCGATTCAGTGCGGCCATTTGGAGATGGAGTCGTTCGTTCTCCTCCTCCACCGCCGCAAGCTGCAACTCCAGGTCGGCGATGCGGGCTTCGTTCTCATTTCTGCTCAGAGTTGACATCCTGTCCCCGAATTCTGTCATTCCGCTCATCACATCCTCCTCGCCCACCCGACACTGTTCGGCCCATACAGTTCCCCCGTGGTTCGTATCGGTTGCACAAATGTGCCACCCACCCACTTGCCGTCCGGATAGCGCTGTTGTATCACCTGCTCTCGCGACGGCCCTGTGATCGTCTGATACAACGCTTCGTTCTGCAACCCTCGGTATTCAGAGAACAGCTTCAAGAACTTTTCCTTGAGATGTTCGCGATACCGTTTCGTATTCGCAGTTCGCGCATGTTCAGCCAGTCGTTCCATCTCCGACTCGATAGAATCCATGCGCTGTGAAATCTCCGCTCGCGTCATCTGCCTCTCCTATCTCCACCAATGCCAGAAGAAAAACACCACCCAAATCGCCGTACATAACAGCACGACGGAGACCTGGATTTCGGTACTCATAGCTTCCTCGGCGGCTCTTCTGTCCATTCCGACGCGGGAGGTGTAAGATCGGGTGGATCGTACTTGTTGCATGGCAAGATCATCCCCAATTTGCAATCCTCACATTCGATGATACACGAGTTGTAGTTCTTGCAGCCCAGACCCGTCCGCACGACCAACAACTTCCTTCGAACGTTTGCCAGTTGAGCCACCAGCCCAGCAACCTCCTGCACCGTCTGATCCTGCACTGTGACCGACCGGTCGCGGAGCACATCATGGATGGCTTCGATCTTCGCCCGGAACTCGGCCAACGATTCGCCGTTCAGATCTGCACGTGCCCGCTCGTGTTCCAACTCTCCCGCGAGACGGCACCGGAAGTCGTGTTCCCGCTGCCTATCGCTACGGCACTCCGACAACTCCTTTTCGGCCCTGTCTCGCTCCTGCTTCACGAACTCCCAATCGGATGTACGATCTGCAAGCGCGGATGTTAGCTCAGTGACCTCCTCGTGTATACCAACCAGGAGTTGGCAGGCGGCGAACACGGGTTCTTCTGCTTCGATTTCCTCCTGTGTCGCGTCCGGCTCGACACACGGGTCGGTGTCTCCCATCGAGATGTCTAATAGACTCACGACGTGCAAAATCCGATCTGCTAGTGTACTCATCTCACTCCTCCTCTAATCGACTCAGCCCCTGTCGGCAGCTTCCCAGTACAGCTCGTCTTCGCGTCGGTCGTACTCGTCCTGGGCAGCTTCGTCTCGGGCAGCTTGTACCTTGGCGCACGTCTCCTCGTAGGGGCAGTCCTCGGCACACGTCTCCTCGTAGGGGCAGTCCTCGCACATCTCACAAGGGTAGTAGCCCTCGGGGTGGCAGCGGGAGCAGTCGAGCGCACCGCAGCAGCAAGGTTCACGCACGACTCACCTCTCGATGATGGCGACGTAGAAGTACCCGCAGATCCGCAGGGCTTCCGCCACCTTCTCCGCGCCCTCGCGGCTGGAGAACTCGATCTCGCTGGGCTTCCCCTCGTAGAGGGTGTCCGTGATCTCCTTGGCGTCCTTCAGCCCGATATTGAGATGCTGGCGCAGCTCCTTGATCGCGTAGATCTGGGTCGAGGAAGGCTGACGCTGCGATCCCTCCACGCTCTTGTAGAGCCCGTCCGTCTTCGTGAGCTGGACGATGAACTTGGGGACCCGGGGGGCCTCGAAGCCGAACACCGTCTCGATGTACCCGAGATCCTGCATCGCCTGCTCCAAGGTCGCACCCTTCAGAGACGAAATGAGCAGGCTCAACGACATGTCCGCGCGAGAGATTGCCGACTCCGCCGGGAGCATGTGGTCTACAGACGCTGGGCTGAGATCGAGCTTCTTGATCCCCACCACCCAGCTCGCGTACATCTGGAAGCGCCCTCTCAGATTGGCGATCTCGCTGGTCTTCCCCAACAGGGAGTACCTGTGCAACTGAAGATCGATCTGGTGACTTCTCTGGAGGTTGATCAGCTCGACTCGGTGGTCATCACGCTCCTGACTTCGGACTTGATTGCTGGTAGCCCAAGCCTCCGTCATGCACGAGAGCCGCCTGTCGAGATCCAGGTTGGCGAGGCTCACACGCTCGACCTCCTCTTTCAAGGACTCGATCTCCCTGTCGTAGTCGTCCCTCAGGATCTCCGAGAGCAGCCCATTGTCCTTCTTGGTCGTCTTCTTCTTCGTTGCCATACCCACTCCTTGATAGCTTTAGCCCTGCTGAACTATATAGCCACTGTTGGGAAGGAAGTCAAGAAGTCAGCAGAACTCCTTGCCGGCACTCTTGGTATCGGAGGTGAGGCACTCGTCGAGCACATCTTGGAACTCCGCCGTGTTGTAGAGCCCGCCACGCTCGTCGAAGACCCCACAGATCTCGATCCGAGTCTTCAAAGACTTGGTCATCTTCTGCGCCCAGACGAAGTGCATCCGGCCCTCGTGAAGGAGGCACACCTTCCCGATGTGGAACTTAGGGTCTTCCAGGAGGTCAGACCGGCCCAACGGGAGATCACCAACGTAGTAGTTCGTGCCCATGATCAACCCCTTACACCGATCCTGTTTTCGAGAAATTCGAGCTTGTCCTCCAGAACTGCGATGCGCTCCAGGAGCTTCTCCACGTACTCCGTGAACACCTCCGGGTCGAGGCGGTAGCTGGTTCCCGGCTCGTAGATCCCGCGATGCACGAACCCGAGCTTCTCGGCCAGCTTGTTGAGCCTCGCCATCCGCTCATCTGCCCACTTGGCCTCCATCTCGTAGCGGAAGTCCCGAAGCTCTTCACGAACGTCCTCGAAGCCCTCGGTGTCCTCTATGTCGAAGCACGGGTCCGAAGCCCAGCCCGCCTTCAGCTCATCGATCTCCTGGCGGTGAAGCTCCTCCGGCGTAGAAGGCACAACATCCTCAATATCGAACATCTCAGCCACCGCAGACCTCCCTCCAGAGAGCCACGATCCCGATAGGCTCCCAGCCCCGGGAAGTGCCCTCCTCCAAGAAGGCATCCATGTCCACCGGGATGCCGTTCAGCATGGCAGACACGGCCTGGAGGCCCTTCGACTCCCATTTCAGGCGCTCTTGGTCCTCACCCTCCGAGGACATGATCGTAGCCGCAACCGCAGCCCTGAACTTCTCATCAGGTGTGAGGACACCGATGCCGACCACACCCTCGTGAGCTTCCTTCATCGCAAAGCGCAGCTTCTCCTTTAAGGTGCCCTTGAAGTCCTTGAGGTGCTCTTTGAGCACAGACGCTTCGAGAATCAACACGTTCGACATCTAGCCCTCCTTGTACTCGGACACAACCCCAATGTAACCACCCCAAGCGAGGTGTCAAGACCATTCGGATCGTGGTCACCGAAGTGAACTATCGTTGCTTACGCAACGATTTCCGCCTTCACCGGGACCCGCGACACGGAAGGCTTTCGCCCCCTGCGCCGACTGACAGTCCCTCCAGCGGCAGCCGCCCCAGCTCCTGAGGCAGTTACCGGAATCGCACCGGCCAAGATCATTCTCTTTGCTTCGTCTCGGATGTTGCACGCAGCGTTCTCGTCCCGGTCGTGTACGGACCCACAGTGCCGACAGGTCCAGTACCGTACCGACAACTTCATGCCTTCGTGAAGACACCCGCAAACGTTGCACATCTTCGTAGACGGATAGAAGCGGTTCGTCTTGATGAACCCCTTCCCCGCTCGCTCGGCCTTGTACTTCGCAAAGTTGGTGAACATTCCCCACCCAGCACTCGAAATTGCCTTTGCCAAGTTGGGGTTCTTCACCATTCCCTTCACATTCAAGTCCTCGACAGCGATCACTTGGTTCTCGTTGACCAACCGTCTGGACAGCTTGTGAACGAAGTCCTTCCGAGCGTTCTTTACCCGTTCGTGTACACGGGCTACCAGCTTCCGTGCCTGATCCCGGCTCTTCGAGCCCTTCTTCTTCCGTGACAGCTTCTGCTGCTTGCGCTTCAAGTTCCTTTCTGCCTGCTCCAGGTGCTTGGGGTTTTGAAAGTGGCTGCCTGTGCTTGTTACTGCGAAGTCCTTCAACCCCACGTCCATTCCGAGCACCGATCCCTCGAACGACACCACGGGCATCGGAGCGCCGTCGTCGGTGAGTACTAATGCGTAGTAGTGGCCGCACGGTTCGCACTTCACCGTGACCGTCTTGATCTCGCCCACGATGGGTCGATGAATGACGGCCTTGAACCATCCGATCTTCGGTAGAAAGACGCGCTTGGCATCGACCTTTACACACTGGGGAAACTGGATCGACTTCGGACCGAACTTGCTCTTGAAGCGTGGATATTTCCCCCGACGCTCAAAGAAGTTCACGAAGGCCCGCGACAGGTTGCGTAAAGACTGCTGAAGCATCTGAGCGTTAGCTTCTTTCAGCCATTCGTACTCTTCTTTAAGAACTGGAAGACGTGCTGACATGCCCTCGTACCCAAGACCCTTACCAGTCTCCCTATACAGACGTTGCGTCTCGGCCAACGCATCATTCCACACCCAGCGGGAGCATCCAAATTGCCGCGCCAACACTTGTCCCTGACATGCGTTTGGGTACAGACGAATTCGAGTAGCAGACAACATTGATTACAGTATATCTAATTATCTGCAAAGTGCAACTCTTTTCCAGTACATCACACTCCTGAAGTCAGTTCCTTGACCACCATCTCGGCAAGAGCCTTGTGACCCCGGTAGTTGAGGTGCAGACCGTCCCCGGCGTCGTACTCCTTGAGCAAGGTGTCCTCCTGATCGGCGAGGTACCTGGTGTCGACCATGCGGATGTAGCCCTCCCAGCGCGACTCCATCATCGAGTTGAGCAGGTACGAGCAGGCAGAACCATGCCACGACTTCGGCTCCCCGAACCATCCGTGGTGCTTCACTACGACGGGCGTCGAGTCTGAGAACTCGATCTTCCGCACCAGACGTTCAAGCCTGTTGAAGACGATGTAGGGATCCGAATTCGCATCCGCGCAGTCGTTGAGACCGGCGTACAGCACCACGTAGGTGGGCTTCTTCGCGAGCGCCTTGTCGACCAGCTTATGGATTCGCTTGATCCGCGCCCCTTGCACTGCGTACCGGTACAGTGGCGTGTGCAGGGCCTTGGCCGCGATCTCAGGGTAGTACCCGGCCGTGATGCTGTCCCCCACGAAGACCACCGTGTCGGTGGGCTGGAACAGCGCGAGCGCGAGGATGAGAAGGAGTGTGTTCATTTCGACCACCTGTACTTTTCCTCTCCAGGGTTGCGAGCGAACAGATTCTCCCGTGTCGTACCCAGCTCCTCACAGATCTTCTGAATGGTGCGGTCTCTTAGAGGCTTGTCCTTGAAACCGCCCTGGCGGAAGATCCCTGTGTGGTAGATGGTCGAGATGAGCTTCTGACCGTCCTCGGTCTCGTAGAGCCTCAGGCTCATAATCTCACGAACACCCTCAAGGCTCTCTTCCTCGGAAAGGTAGATCCGGTACGTGCTGCCGTCACCGTGAGCGAAGTTCTCCGGAGCTTCTGCATGGTGGTCCTGTATGGCGTCCATAACGGAGCCCTCGGACTCGATCCACTCGGAGACCACCGGCTTGAGGACACGGAACTTCACTCGTTCACCCAGCACATCGACTTGGCTTGCTTGATCAGCTCCACATCCTCGTGCTCGAAGACCCCCATGATGCTGTTGCCGTCTTCGTCCTCCCAGTCGTTGTGCTTCACGTTGAAAGAGATCTCGGGTGCAGCCGGGTCAGGATGAATCTCCACGACCTTGGCGTAGCCTCCGGGGTAGTCACCCATTGCGGGCGTCACGACCGTCCGGCCGATGAGGCGCTTCCCCATGTTCTTGACGAGTGCCTTCGCGAGAGTCATGAGTCCTCTCCCTTCTCGGGGGCCCCGAGCCCCTTCGTGACGTGCACTTCCTTCGAGTCATCTATCCCGGCCTGGAGGTGCTTGTTCCCTGTCCACATAGGCGGCGGGGGCGGCAGCTCCGACAGGTCGGGGTCGATCATCAGTGCGATCTCGTCCGCGACCGTCGAGTACGAAATCGCCAGTGCCGTGGTGGGCGCGTCCTCGGGGGTAGCGGCTTCCTGCTTCCGCAGCTCCTCCAGGCGAGCGTTGAGCCCGACCACGATCCCGAAACAGTACTCGGACTTGGCCTTGGTCCTGTACTCCTCCCAGGTGCGGAAGCGGAGTTGCAGGAGGCGGGAGTACGACCAGCTCTTGTCGTCCACCTTGTACTTCTTGGAGAGCACCCGGATCTGGTTTAAGACGGAGTCGAAGGCATACGCGGAGGCCTCGATGCCCACGTTGACACCGCAGAAGATGATCTCACCCTTCAGCTTCTTCGTGGCCGGGATGTAGATCGCCTTGCACGAGAAGTAGTCCGCGATGACGACCGCCAGGGACAGCACCCACTTCGCCGGCTTGGACATCGACAGGGTGACCGTCAGAGCACTGCCCTCAGCAGGAGTGCCACGACGGATCGTGGTGCCCTCCAGCTCCGACTCCTCGATCCCGTGCTGGAGCATCAGCCGACGCGCCGTCTCCAGCGCGAGCTGTGCTTCGTGGTCTACGGAAGCTGGGTCGTCTGCATCGATCACGGCCCTCTCGGCTCTGTTGAACAGGAGCCGGATCTTCTCGATCAGAGCCTTGCGACGGTCGGTGCTCACTTCTTCTTCCTGGAGGCCTTGTGCAGCTCGGCGTACCACTTGATCCACATCGCCTTGTCATCCTCAATGGAGAGCTGGAAGTAGTCGTCATACCGCTTCTTCAGCTTCTTCACCTCCCAGCCACGCACGACGAAGCCCCAGATGAAGCCGCCTCCGAAGAGAACGACGAAAACACCACAGATCGCCCACAGGATGTTCATGAATTCAGCTCCCGCTTATGGCCCTCATCGAGCTTGCGAACGGCGTCTCGCATGATCTCGTCGCTCTCACTTTTTGTCAGAGACTTCCAAATGGCATTGATCCTCTTCGTAATACTGCTCTTCGCTGCTTTGAAGTTCCCCGCGCCGCGTGCGCACAGCCGGGATCGCAGACGCTCCAGTTTGGTGATTTCACGCAGAGCGCGTGCAGCATTTGTGCTCAACGGCATCTACTTCTTCTCCTCGGGGATCCCCATCTTATTGAAAATCTTGTGCAGATCTTCCTGGAACTTCCGATACGCATCCCGCTGAGCGATGTAGTTGTCAGCCAAAACCTTACCCACCACTGCATAGGGATTCAAAGCAGGATCGAGACCGAGTGCTTCGTGCACGAGCGCATTGATCTGCTCCTTGGCTTCCTCGACCTGGGTCTTCGGCTTGTCCATCTACTTCACCCTGAAGGATCCCGAGGAGAAGGTGATCACGCATTTGGAGCGACGGGCCCTCTTGGTCACATCACTCAAGAGCTGCTGCTCTTCCCGAGACAGTGGTCTGATTGAGCTGCGCTCCCACCACCCGCAGTCACCAGCCTTCGTGAGCCCATCACAAGCGTCAGGATCATCTTGAAGGAGCCGGCAGTAGACTTGGTGTCCACGAGCCGAGATGTACTTTACCAGGACGTCTCGACCCCGACCTTTGCCCTTGGTGCGTGTGAGAGAGCCTCTGCTCAGCCAGACAATGGCACCGAACTTCATGACTTCACCAGCTTGCTCATCGCTGCGTTGAGAGCCTGCATCTTGACCTTGTCGCCTCCGTGGTCGGGATGATATTTCTGCGCCAGCGCACGGTAGGCCGCTTTCACGACCTCAATCGGTGCTCCTGGAACCAGGTACAAGGTGGCCCAAGGTCCCGCAGGGGCGTTCTCCACGAAGTTCACTGCACCCTTGCAGCGCTCCTTCTTGTGCAGCACCACCCAGCTACCACCCTCGCCATCCTTCCAGAGCAGGATCTCCTCGCCCAGCATGATCCGGCCCATGCACTCGTTGCACCGGGTCTCGTACTTCGAAGCCATGATCAGGATGCGGTGGTGGGTGCAGACCTTCCATCCAGCCCGGCGAGCTGCACCCCCGGGCTCCAGGTTCTCCCCGCAGAGTGGGCATATTTCAGAGGCCTGCATGGGTCAAGATCCCTCCTTGTGCTCTCTGAACTATAGCCAGCCACAATAAGAAGTCAAGAGGTCTTTCGACGATCCTTGAGCCGCTCCTGCGGCTTCAACTTCTGGACCAATTCTGAGGGGTCTGGAAGCTCCGCCACGCGGCGCTTGTTGCCGCAGGGCAGGCACACCGGGGTCGAGGTCTTCTCGTGCCAGTAGCGTGTTGGGGCCCCGCAGAAGAAGCACCGGCCGCAGATCCAGGAGTCCTCGCCACCCTTCTTCGGGGAGAGCTGTTCCTTGAGGTGGATCACCGGCTACTCGTGCGCAACCTCTTGCGTCTCGGACACCGGCAGCGTGGGCATGGTGCCCTCCTCGACGGGGTACTCCTCCTCGTCGAGAACGGGCTCCTCGGACAGCGGCTCCAGCGGGATGCCCTCGGAGGTGAGGCGGGCGTGCAGCTTCGCGGACTCTCTCCGGTACTCCACCGCCATCGCCGTAGCCAGCTTGACCTTGCTCCGCTTCCTCTCCACGTCGAGCTTGAGGTTCTCAATGTCCATCTTCAGGCTCTCGATGACCTTGTTGGCGACCACGAGCTTGCTCTTCGCCTCGCAGGTCTCCTTGACCGCCAGGTTGCGGGTGATCTCGGCGTCGGCGATGCTCTTGTCCTTCGACGCGAGCACCAGATCCCGAGCGGCTACGATGGCTTTTTCCGCCACCAGCTCGGCCTGGGCCTTGCTCAAGAGCTTGAGCGTGATCGCGTGCTGGTCCTTCTCTGCTTCCAGCTGCTTCAGCGGCACCACGCTGGCAGCCTCCGCCAGCGTTGCCACGGACTTGCCCTCCGTCTTGGCGACCACCTTGTTCTCGGGCTCCGCTTTCTTCTCCGACTTCTCGTTCATATCGTCCCTCCGGGTGTTGTAGCTATACGCAGCTAGGTTTCACACTATAGGTATGCCTGGGGGAAAGTCAAGAGGCAATCATCGAGCGTCGTGCAGGTGGATGATGGTGGGGCTGGTCTTGTCCTGGAACAGAGCACCTGCGCAGTAGAACTGCGTGATGGCTCTCTCCTCGGGCTCCTTCATCGGGTAGTGGGATCGCTTCTCTTTGTGTTCGTGACCCATGAGCACGTAGTCCGCCTGGCCGAGCACCGTGTCGAAGAACTTCTTGGCGTCCTGGAGACGGCAAAACCACTCCGCGTAGAAGGGGGTGTGGTGCATGATGACGATGCTGACCATCCGGCTCTTGTACGTCCGCGCGAGGAACTTCTTCAGCTCGCGCCTCTGCCAGAACCCGACCCTGCCCTGGGAGAAGTCGACGATGCTTCCGTGACCCAGACAAGTGTCCAGAGCCAGGATCTGCCCGACCACGAACCCGTCGACCTTCAGCTCGGTGAGGTCGTGGACCTCCAGATCCTCGCAGAGCCGGTACCAACGTCCTGCGGCCTTGGGGTCGTAGAAGCTCCCGAGAAGCCCCAGATCGTGGTTCCCCGGGCACATGACGATGCGCCCCTTGAACGGCAGGAGCATCTCCAAGGCCTGTGCGTACTGGCACTCCAAGCCGTCGTCGGTGATGTCGCCCGTGACGATGAGCTTATCGGTCGAGCCGACGAGCTTTAGAGCCCCGTGCAGCTTTTCGCGGACCGCCTTGTTCTCCCTCGGAAGGGCTTTGATGTGCAGATCGCTGACGTGTATGAGACGCATTGAGCACCTCCTTGCTCGGAAGAATATCCTCCGGATCGCCGTCGCCCATCGTAACATACTCATGGGACCCATCCGTCTCTTTCTCGACGGATTTGATCCTGTGGAAGGCCCTTCGTACCTTGGGCAACGCCGCCTTCAAAAGCTCCATCGCTGCGGTAAGGCTACCCACAGGACCCGGCTCATGGAGATCGTTCATCCGGTCCCTGGCAGCCCCCAGAATGAGGTCGTACGTTTCCATGTTCGTGATGCAGTTCTTCAGGCCCTTGAGGACCGCGGTACGGACCTCACGGTTGGTCGCAGGGGTGTGCTGGTTCTTGCGGTACATCGGCAGCTAGGGCTCGGTGACCTCTTCGAAATCTTCGGCCAGGATGTCCGTCTGCGATGCGAGCCACGGGATGAGGTAGTCCCCGACCGTCTTCATGTAGATGTACGGCAGGGTCATCTTCGAGTTCACGTCCGGCTTCTGGAGGGCGATCCACATGCCCTTGCCGTTCCAGCCGGACCTGCGGAACTTCTTCCCCGGGAACGCCTTCAGCTCGCGGATGACCGTGGCGAAGTCGACGGGCGTGGGGGAGTCATCCCCCGTCCAGTTGAGCTGCTCGCAGTTCACGGTGCCGACCCCCTCGGAGGTCTTCGTGGCATCCGCGAGCGCGAGGTTCGGAACGCCGAACTCGACGCGGCCGGGGCCGGGGGGATCGAACAGCCGGAAGACCGACCCCCTCTTGATGGCCTCGAACTCCGCCGGCTCCCACTTGCCCGTCTGGGTGTTCAGGATGTCGCACTGACGCTGATTCTTCTCCACAATCCCACCTCTTTCTTTTGGTACGTCTATTGGGTCTGCCCCAGGAAGCCACCCGCATGGACTTATGAGCACTTTCATCTTTCGATCCCTGGACGCGGCGCACCACAGTTGGTGCACTTCTCCCCCCACCGCACAATTTTGCTACAATACTCGCACCGCACCCCACCCAGAGCTGCAATGAACTCAGAGCTGGTCATGCCCATCTTCCGAAGAACACCAGCGGGACCGGTAGCTGAGGTCTTAGGCTTCGGAGGAGCTTTTTGAGATACGCACCCCATGACCACCTCAGCCTTTTTTATTTTTCAAATCTTCAGCTACACCGGACAAGTCCTCCACAGCGGATGCGATATTTGCGACTTCATCCGCGATTCCACCCAAAAGCTCTCGCTGATTACCCTGGGAGATCGCGTCACCAATACGATCCCCTGCATCCTTCACCTCTGCGGACAATACTAATATCGCTTCAGCTATGTTGGAAGGAAGAGATTCTCTGCGAAAAGCAAAGTCCTCGCTTACCATAAAACAGTTTCCAAGAGTCTCACACAACCGGTCCATATCTTCCTTAGTGGTCATACCAGCCTCCTTCTTTCCCCAGGATCCTAGTGCGGCAGCTCGGCCGCGTCCACCATCATGTCGCCGTCATTGTAGTACAGGACCATCTGCTCAGCTCCTTCGTCCGTGGTGGGGTAGGCCTCGAACATCTCGTCCCACACGTCCGGCTTCTCGACCGCTTTGATGATCGCCCGAACCTTGTGCTCTTCCGAGATGAAGTGGAACTTCACTTTCGCTCCGCTCCCAAAGGCCCACACCACCACGACGAAGTTCTTCACGTTGTCCTCCTACTCGGGCTTCCGAGCCTTCTTGCCGGCGGCCTCCTCGGGCTTCTCGGACCTGCCGAGCCCCTTGCCGATCCTCTCGATGAGGCTGTCGATGCCCAGCCCGCCGAACCTGGACTTGAGCAGCTCGACGACGTCCTTGTCCTCGAACATCGCCAGCGGGCCGAGCGCCGTCGCCAGCGTCCCCGCCGTGTTGCTCTCCGCCAGCATCCTGAGGGTCGCGATGAGCTGCGGATCCACGGCCTCGCCGAGGACCTTCGCCTTCTCGGCCTCGGCCACGAGCAGCTTGATCTGGAGGTCGATCTCCTGGGTCCTCGCCCCGATGCGGAACTCGAAGTTCTCCTCCTCCTTGGTGAGGTTGCTGGTGAACTCGGCCTTGTCGATGACGATGCCCTTCTCGACCTCCTCCAGCCTGCCCTCCAGGTGAGCCAGAGCTTTGGTGTGCTCGATGGCCTCCATCTCCTGGGCCCTCTTGAGCGCGTCGATGGCGAAGCCCTCCCGGGTCTTCGCCAGCGTATCGCGGATCTTCGCCGCGGTCGCTTCACCCTCGGCCTTGGTCTCCTCTTCGTTCAGGCTGAGCGCCGTCAGCTCCTCGGTCCTCAGGACGCGGGCCTTGGCCTCCTCGATCTCCAGGGCATCGATGAGGGCCTTGCGCGCCCTAGCGTCGAGCTTGGCGGCCAGGGACTGGTCGGCCAGCTGGACCTTGTGCACCTCGACGTCGTACACCTTCATGGAGTTCTCGGAGAAGTAGAGCCCCTTGCGCTCGCCGTTCTCGACCTTCGCCCCCAGGATGATGTCCCGGATGATGTTGATGGCGTTGCCGTAGAAGTCCCGGATCGAGATCGCCTGGACGGCGTTCTTCAGCCGGCTCCGGGCGTGGTCGCAGAGGAACTTCACGTAGTTCTCCACGTCGAACCACTTCGCCTTCTGCTCGCCGTCGAAGTCCACCCGGTAGGACAGCTTGATGTGGACCGGGCACATGTCCTTGGTCTCGACAGCGACGACGTCGGAGACGATGTTGTTCCTGGCCCGCAGGTAGACCGTCTCGATGAGCTTGTCAGACGTCTTCGGCGTCCCCGTGGACAGACTCAGCGGCTCCAGGGTCTCGTCGTAGTCGAGCAGCAGGGTCGTCGGCCCCTCGACCACGCGGCGGGTGCCGTCCTTCTTGACGACCATGACGGCGTACCCGTTCCACACGTTGACGGTGACCACCCCGTCGTACTTGCTGTCGAGGGTGAGGGTGCGCGGCGCGTTGTAGCGGGTGGCCCGGTCGAACTCGTCACCACCGATGCCCTCCGCCACGTTGCCGAAGCCCTCCGGAGCCACAGCCATGTCGAGGAGCATGGAAGAAGAGAAGACCGCACTGGCTGTCGCTGCCGCCATGTTGACCGAGGAGCCGCCCTTGTCGAAACCACGGGAGGTCATCTGACGGCGGACGGCCGCGTCCTCCACGTAGGTCTGGGAGTTGTCGCTGATCAGATTCATCAGCTCCGCGTTGAACTGCGCGGCGACCGTGTTGCCGGGGTAGTACAGCTGGACCTGCTTCTGGGAGAGGATCCTCCGCACGATGACCTCGGTGCGGGGGTCGGGCAGCATCATCTTCGGCCCCTTGGTGGTCTCGATCTTGCCACCCATGCGGTCGAGGACGTACCGCCCCTCACCCTCGGGGATGATGACGGCGTGGTGCCGGTCCTTGCCGTCGTACCGGATGACGGCGTGCTCCGGCCTCGGGAAGTAGATCTTCTGCTCCTTGCCGGTGATGAACAGCTCGTCGCCCTCGCTGTACTTCTTCCCGCCCTCCTCGTAGGCCTTGATGACCTTGATGTAGAGGCCGGAGATCTCGTTCAGCTCGATGGCCCGGAACTTCTTCGCGGCCACGCCCTTGGCGGTCTTGTCCTCCACGAACCACTGCGTGGGCTTCGGGAACACCACCGCCGGCCCGCGGACGTACTCCTTGTTCCCATCCTCGTCCTGGAGGATGCAGTATTGGAGCTGCTCCAGGGTGATCGCGCTCTGGACGAAGTCAGCCGTGCCGGACGTGGTGTTGCCCATCTGAGCGACCTCCACTCCGTCTGGCGGGATGTAGAAGTGGACCTTGGTCCCTTTGACGACGAAGAGCTGCCCGATGGGGAGCGCGGCGGCGAGGCTCGTGGTGGAGTCGGGCACGTCCTTGCTCTCGTTCCCGGACTTCGCGGGCTTCTCGATCTTGTCGAGACCGTCGTAGATGGACAGGTCCGCCGGGCGGTTCTTCAGGGCCTTCACGAAGAGATCGGTGTCGTAGACCCGGACCATGAGGTACTGGTTGGACCTCAGGGTGTGGCCCTTGATCACCTTCACCATCTGGCCGGGCCAGAGCGCGAAGGAGTCGGGACCGGAGATGTTGACCTTGCGGCCGATGTCGAGCCCGGCGACGGTGAGATCGTTGATCCCCTTCTCCGGATGCTTCTGCTTGGTGGCCGGGTTCTTGATGTGGCAGTACCAGCCCTCCGGGATCACGACGAACCGCTGGATGGCGGCGCTGCTGCCGGCGGGCATGAAGCGCTTCTTCTCGTTGTCCCACACCACGAGCTGATCCGTGTTGGACAAGCTGTGCTTGTAGGGCCCCACCACGACGCTGACGATACCCTTCGTCTTGTCGAGATAGAAGGTGAACTCGTTGGGAGCCAGGACCAACTCGGCTTCTCGGACGGGGACTTGCTCGGTCATCTTTTTTTCTCCTGTTTTGATAGCGGATTGATTCACACCCTTGGGCAGAGTCTATCCACTATCAGGAGATTGTCAAGAGGGAAAAACTCTCGGTAGTCTACCTTGTCGGGGCGAGAGGATTTGAACCTCCGACTCCGCGGCCCCAGACCGCGTGCGCTAAGCCAGGCTGCGCTACACCCCGATTAAAGAAAAGGCCGGCCAATCCTACACGACACTCACAGGTCATCCGCTCAGCTGGACCCGGTGTCCCTCTTCCACAGGTGTCAGGAGGTCTAACACCCTGCGCAGTGAGACGGTCTGCGCGACCACGACCTCGGACTGGTCGGCCGGAGGTGCAGGTAGTGTTCGAATCCCGCCTGCACCTGTTGGTCCCGCGCGCCCCTCTTGGCCCGCCCTGTGAGCGCACGACGTTACCGAGCCTTTGACCCGCTGCCAACACTATTTCATGCTCCCGTACTTTTCAATCACTTCTCGGGCCCAAGCTACAAGATCTGAAACGCGAACTCCCGGAGGATGTGATTTGCTCCAAAGTTCTAGATTTTCTATCCTGTTGTCGTCTTTAATTCCGTTCTTATGGTGCACCGACTCCCGGGCTTCTAAGACTCTTCCAAGATACTCTTCCATCACTAAAACATGTTCAAATACATACCTGAACTTGCCTTCTTTCAAACGATCCTTCACGTAAATCATGATGTACCCGCGTTTATGATATGATCTACCACCCCTCCAATGAGGGTTGCATGCACCTGAACGTGGCATACAGGCCTTGCATCCTTTCTGAAAACCACGGTCGCTACGTCTCAAGGCTCCACAATTCGGACATTTCTCGCGAGGAACCTTTTTTGCCCTGCAAGAGGGGCAATCATGATGCCCGCTGCTAGGAATAAAAACCCGCTCACAAGTTCTACACACCCTGCCAACCATCACAAATCCTTTAGTGGACCGGGGGGTATCGAAACCCCGTCCAGTAGAGTCTAGCGTTCACTTCGTTACGTGCGTGGTCGCGCTGAAGGTCTAGGAGAGCGCCGCGCGACTGCGCTCCCAGGGTCCAGGCTGCTTCTCGGTGCGACCTGTCAAACCGTTGTTTGCTCGTCTCGAATTGCGCCGGCCGGGCGAGTTACGAGCACCTCGCACGTCCGACGTTCCCTAAGCGGCCCTCTGGAGCGAGGGCACGGCCATCTTCGGGAAGGGGATGACATCCGCATCGGCGTTTGTCTTGTGAAAGCCTTTTTATCTCGCTGGCTTACGAGCGGGGCACGCAGTGAACACCGTCACATCCACCGTCGAAACCTTTCCGGCCCAGGATAGACTGCCGAGTTTTCAAAGAGCGGAGCAGCTACCTATATAAGGCTGAGTGAGCAGGATGTCAAGAGGCTAGAGAACTGGTTCTTCCTCATCCTCATTGTCGAACTCGTAGCTCTCCATGATGAAGTTTTTCAAGCGGTCCGTTTCATCGACCGAAACGTACCCTTCCATGTAGGGCATCTTCAGCCCGTGGTCCGGATGGCTATCGCTCCAGCGAACGCCGGTACCCATCACCTGCATCGCCAGGTAGTGACCGAAGTCACTGCGGTCGAAGTAGTCGTCTTCGCTCTGTCCCGGGGGTAGGAAGGTAGCGAGATCGATCCCGTTCGCCTGCTCGATGGCGTCGTACATCTTCTGAGCCACCTGGTAGGCTTCGGGCTCTGTCGGCGGGGCGAGGTCCATCAGCTCAGCTCCTTGGAAATTGGGAACTTCGATGTCAGCCGCGGCACCTGCCTCTTGGAGGAACTTGCGGTCGTAGTCTTGGAAGAGATTCTCCCACTCGTTCGCCCAGCTGCTCACGAAAATCGCCCGAGCCATCGCGTCCAAGATCTCGTTCCCGGTATCGGCAGACTGCGCCTTGAAGATTCTCGCGATCCTCGCCAGCCCCTCGTCCGGAACACCCTTGTACATCCCTGCCTCCCTTGCGCCAGCTCTCTGCTTCGGCTGGGTGTAGTCCTCGGCTCCGTGGGCGAGCGCCAGCTCCGCGCCGGCCTGGTCGACCGGGTAGGCGTACCCGTCGATAGGCACGAGCGCGAGCCCGCCGCGGTACTTCACCAGACGGGCATCCTCCTGCTCGACCATCCGTACGATGGCGTCGTCCTGGGTGCTCATCTGGGCCCTGAGACGCAGGCCGGGCTTCTTCCGGAAGGGACCCCAGACATAATCATTCCAATTGAATTTTTCTAAGCCTTGCTGCTCCGGCGTGGGGGCCATCTCCTCCATCTCGTCGGGGTTCAGCTCCTCCTCGTCCGAGGGGAGCTGTGGAGCTGCCTGGGCTCTGCGTCGAGCACCCCTTCCGGACATCTCCTCCTCGGAGAAGCCCTCGAATCCGGGCGGAAGACGCGGTGCTGGAGTACCCAGGGGGAGCCTCTGTCGCAGAGGATCCGGGTTCTTCCCCCGTCCGTACCCCTCGAAGCTGGCGGGTTCCTTGCTCGGCTCCTCTTCGGTCTCTTCGTACTCGTGCTCACCGGTATCTTCGTTCACCCAGTGACCGTTGCCCATGTCGACCCACTGCGCCCTGCGCCGGCCACCCTTGAAGGGGAGCGAGGTCTGCCGAGGATCGACAGGGTTGGGCCCGGTGGCGAAACCCTCCGCACCGGGATCAGGCTCCTCGTAGTCCTCGTCACCCGGCTCGGGTGGAGGCATCTGCGGGACGATGACCTCCTCGATCCACTCGTCGATGATGCTGTCATCCGGGTAGTACCCGTGATCATCGTCGGACTGCATGTCGTGGGGGTCATTGTCCTTCGCCCAGTCCATGAAGTTGGCCGCGGCGGTGTCCGAGTCCATCACCGTGTCCCAGTGCTCCTGGACACGCTCGTTCGGATAGCTGTTCAGGCGGCTCGGAACAGCGTACTCGCAGTTCTCGACAGCAGCCTCGAACTCCATCTCGCTGAGCCTGTTCTCGTCGAGGATGGGGTAGTTCTTCAGGCGGAGCTGGATCTCGGCCCACGCCTTGAACGCCGGGGTGAGGGTGCCATCCGGCTCGTACACGCGGATCGAGTAGCCGTCCACATGCCCGACAGCCCAGTGCCCGTGGCTCTCCGCCACGACCTGGTCCTCGGGGAACTGGCCCATGATCTCCTCGATGGCCGCAGCGTTCGCCTGATCGGTGAGCCCCGAGTCCCTGTTCGAGGTGTAGACGATGGTCCAGTTCTCCGGGTTCTCCTCGGGCTGGCTGCCCCACCCGAACGACTCGAACTTCTGCCAGTTGCCGACGAGCTTCTCAGCGAGATCCTGAGCGTACTCGTCCTCCATCAGAGCCTTCTTCTCCAAAGAGGGCTTCACCACCGCAGAAGCGATCCTGCCGTACCCATCGTCCACGATTCCGCGTCTCATAGGATTCCTCTTTCGCGAGCTTCCTCCAGGACCCTTTCACCGAGGTCCCGGGGGTACAGCTCGCCAATGTTCAAGACCACGTCGACCGTGTCGTACCCGGCCTCGACCATGTCCTGGATCGAGGTCATGATGTCGACGTAGCCCTCTTGTCCGATCCTCAGGCCGGCCGTCTCCGTCTTCTTGCCCTCGCCGGTCGAGATGCTCTTCGCGTACCCGGACGGCAGGTTCATGTGCTCCGCGGCCCTCTTGCGCGAGGACTGGATCTTTGTCTCGGTAGAGGGGGATGAGAGTGTGTACTCCGTCGACAGCTCAGTATCGTCAAGGGTCGTCACCCCTTGCGGGAGCTGTGAACCCTGCTGATCCGAAGGCATGACCACCTTCTGGGTCTCTCCCGCGGGGTTGTTCAGGACCACGAACTCCTTGCCCTCGGGGGAGTAGACCGGCTGTCCTGGCTGGAGCTGGGAGGGATCCATCGTCGAGGAGTCGGTCTGGGAGCTGGGCGTGACGGTCTCGGTCGACAGGTCCTGAGCGTACTTTTCGAGAACTGTGCTGTACACGGACATGCGCGTCCTTCGCTGGTTGCCGCGGACACGAGCCGCGTTCCGAGATGGTGTTGCCTTCAATTGCATTGGCCCAGTTTACTCGATCCCACCTTGGGTTCTTAAAAGCACCGCCCCGTCTTGAGACTCTCCAGGACTTCGTCCTTCCAGCGGTCGATCTCGGCCACATCCAAGTTGAAGTAGTCGAGCACGACGGACCACTCCGAGCCCTGGCCGATGGGCTCCTCCCCCGTCTTCAGGTAGTCGTCGTACTCAGGGGCGAAGTCCCCCGGGATCTCCTGAACGATTGTACCGTCATCCTCCACCTGGTAGACGGAGACCAGGATGCCCCCGGACGTGATCCACGGGCCGTTCGCCGTGTCCTCCACGACGACGTACTGCTCCCGGGGGTTCGGCATGTACACCTGGTTGGGGTTGAGCGGCGGGTACTCGGGATGCTCGGCGGAGCGGATGGTGAGGTTGACTCCGTTCCCTCCCAGCTCCGTCAGCTCGGGGTCCCCCATCGCCGTGATCCGATGGGCAACGCGACCTCGGCGGAAAGTGCGTGTGGACAACCCCATGGCAGAAGCCACCCGACCGAGAGCTGAACCAGAGATGCCTTTGTACACGTGCATGGACGAAGCCTTTCTCTAAAGACAAAGGCGACTATAGCACTGGGTGAGAGGCGAATCCTAAAGTTAGTGCTGGGCCTTCCGAGCCTCGAAATCCTTGCGGCGCTTCTCCACCGGGTTGGGTATCAAGGCCCCGCGCTCGATCTCAGTCTTCCGGGCTCCCAGGAGACGAGCTATCATCGTGATCTTGGCGTCATACGAGAACGCCCTGCTCGTGTAGGGATCCCAGCCCGGCCAGAGCATCCAAGGCCTTGGGTGGGGCTCCTTGGCCTTGAACCGAGGCATGTAGGATATTGACCTACGGGCCATCTCCTCCGCGCCGATGTACACCCCCGGCTGCATGGACATGAGCTTGTCGAACCGCTCCCGGGTCATGGTCTTGACACTGAACCTCTGTTGCCAGGGACCACCGTCGGCCTTGTTCGCGAGCTTCACCCACTTCATCTTGCCGTCCCGGCCCTTGATCTCGACCTTGGCGTCCGCGTAGTGTGGGTCGTGGATGATGTCCCAGACCTCCTCGCATGTGTAGGTCTGCCGGAACTTGTCGACGAGCTTCGTCTCGATCTTCCGGCGCACGGTCTTCCCATGCCAGGTCTCGGTCGTCAGCTTCTTGCAGGAGTGCGTGGATGCCCACTTGCGGGCCTCGAAGTTCAGACTGCACCCATAGAAACCACCCTCGTTCGCCAGGGTCGCAAAGGCTCCCCAGAGAGGGAGCTGGATACCGGTGTGCTTCTTCACCTCCTCCACGGCAGCCAGGAAGGTCGCGGCCCACTCGGTCGCCAGCGGGATCATCCCCTCCTCGGGAATCGGCACCCCGCCGTCCTCCCAGTAGAACTTCGGAGGCTTCTTCTTCCCGTCCTTGTCCTTCTCGGACGGAAGGGTCCGGGCCCTCAACACGCCTTTCACCAGGCGGTCCAGGAGGGGCATGTCGTCCGGGGACTTCTCCCACACGGTATCCAGAGTCACGTTCACGCTGTCGGGCACCACAACTGGCTCCAGGGCCCCCAGCACCAAGTCCTCAGCGGTTTCCTTCTCGTTGCCGGGCTCCTCCGTGGCCTCGGTGACGTTCACCTGCTCGATCATCGACTCAAAAGTGGTCTGCTCCTCGGCCGTCAGGCCGGCCGGTGCGTCTGGAGATGCCTCGCTCATCGCGGCTTCACTGACCATCAACGACGCCATGCCGACCAGAACAAGCGCTATGAGAATTCTGCGGATCATCTGTACCTCCTCTCTATAGAGTGCAGGGGGATCATACCACACCCTTCGAGCTTCTCGGAAATTTTGAACGAGAAGCCCCTACACCCGACAGACTCCACCGAAAAGTCTAATAATCATCGCTGTATGGGTCCAGGCAGTCAGGATCGCATCCGGTGCATAAGACGCGAAGGCGGTTCGTGGACCTACATGTAGGACAGATCAAACAACCGCACACCTCGCAGGTCTTGAGGGAAAAGTGATCCTCGTCTCCGCACCCCGAGCACTCGCAGAAGCTCTCATCCTCCCCGCCGTCGACCTCCTCGTCACCGAAGAAGTCGTTCCCGAGAGCGAAGAAGTGGCCGACCTCCAGTTCCTTTGCAGCCGCCTCGTTGAGCTTCTGCCGCTGCTCCTCCGGGAGGGCGTCGTAGGCCTTCGCACGCTCGGGGTCGAGCTGCCTCCAGATGGGCTTGTCGTAGGTGATGGGAGGGTACTTGGTCATCAGGCGGACTTCTTCTTGCGCGGAGTCTTCTTGTAGAACTCCTCGTAGCAGCGGTTGAACACGTCCATGACGAACTCGCCCACCGTTCCGAAGTTGTTGGCCTCGGCCTCCTCCTCGATCCACTGGAACTCCTCGGCCGTCACGCACAGCTTCAGGAACCTGGAGATGTACGCGACATGCCACGGGGCGATCCCGAGCGTCCACGCCGTCTCCGAGATCGTCTTGCCCTTGCTCCGCAGCTGGATGATCTCATCGATCTTCTTCTTCCCCAACGCTTCAATCGACATGTTTCCTCCTACGATTTCTCATACAAATGGTGGAGCGCCTATCTCCTCCAGGCACCCCTTCTCGTTGACACTCTCCATCACATTGTTCACCAGATAGAACGCTGTCGAGCAGCTGCCGCGGTGGCGGTGCCACATGTCCTCCAGATCCTCGCCGGCCCAGAAGAAGCAGGCATACTCGGCGTAGTCCGTGCTCGTGCCGTCGAAGCTGATCCTGCGGACGAAGTGGGCGATCTCCAGAGGCATGTGCTTCTTCCAGAAGTCCAGCCGCTTCTTTGAACCCATGATCGCCATGCGGAGCAGAAACACCATGACCCCCATCGGGTGCAGGAGCCTCAGGGACTTGTCCATGAACTCCTCACAGACCGAGAAGGGCGGGTTCGTCGCGATGAGGAAGAACTTCGTGTCGGGCTCCGGCATCCAGAGGCGGTCTTGCTTGGGATCCAGGAAGTCGGTCCCCATCCGGATCTTCAAGTTCTCCCCCGTCACGGCGGAGAGCTTCGGCACCCAGGCCTCCATCTCAACACCAACCCCGAGGCCGACCACTGGAGCCTGGTCGACCAAGGCCGACAAGAACGGTGCAGTGGCTCCGCACCCTGGCTCCAGACCCAGTAGTATGTCTGGGGTACCAGGCATCAGCCCGAGTGCCCGCTCGATGGCCCAGTCCGCGTAGATCTGGGGTGTCGGGTAGTTGTCTCGACCACCCTTCGCGATGTTCTTTGCCATGACCCTCTCAGTTCTCCATCATCGGCACGGTCTTTGCCTTAAAAGCCGCAAAGCTGGCATTTTAGGTTCATCAGCACGGAAGAAGGCACTCCCAAGTTCAGGAGGGACGTCTCTGAACCAGGCGAGAGTGCCCTCATCCCTACCGATGATCTTTCTTCGGTGGAAGGACCCTACAGAAGTCCCTCCCCCAGCCCACCTCTACACACGCCTCCGCGCTCCCGCAGTCGATCTCGATCTCCGGGTAGTAGCACATCCCGGGTAGCTCGGCCTTCTCTCCGGTCGGATCGCAGATGCCACCGCCCGCCATCGTGAGCAGCTTTCCGGGATTTGGGCCACCAGGGGTTGAGCAATGGCTGCCAGGAGGATCGTTACATATCACATAGTCGCAGATGTTCTCCCGGCAGACAGCCCCTCCGAAGATGAGGTAGCAGTCGTACTTGCATTCCACCACCTTGCCCCGCGCGTCCTTCAGGAACGTGTAGTCGACGCACGTTGCCCCTTTGGCCGCGCCCTCTGCCACAGCCACGACCTTGCCGGGCGTGGCGTTGGCTTCCGACATGCCGACAATGATCCCGACCACGTTCTGGTTCTGGCCGCTCACAGCCAGCTGGACCCGGCAGCACTGGGCATCCAAAGAGTCCACGAACAGGCACGATCCAATCGCGATGCAGGCAAAGAAAACTGTTCTCATGGTGTCCCTCCTAGCCACCTCCAATATATACATGAGATTCCGGCTGTCAAGAGCTATTCTGTGGGTGGGACGAACGGGTTGGGGGTCGGCTTGGGCCTCTTCTGAGGCTCCGTGTCGTCCTTACGCTTCGCAGCGCGCGGGCTGAAGTCCTCATTGCCGAGATCTCGCCTTCGAGCCTCCCCCAGAGAGACGGCCTCCCCGGGCACGGGAACTCGGATCGTCTGACGCTGGAAGGCCTTGAGAGTCTGCTCCGGATGAATTCCCTCTGAGGGGGTAATCAGCTTATCCAAACCTGCGCTCCACACGAAGAAGCGAGCGGCTTCAGCAGAACTGCCAATAGCCTCCAGATCGGACTCCTTGTAGGAGCAGTCGCACTCCAGATAAACGTCGCAGACCTCGGTGCGGAGGAGCGTCTCACCGTCCTCCGCGAGGACCTTCACGTTGACCCGCATGAAGGCGGGACCTCTCGGAGAAGGCATTCTGAAAAGCCCTGGCTCGGCCGGTACTGTCACCTCGGCTAGTGTTGTCGCCTCGGCCGGCGCTGGCGTCTCGGTGGTCTTCTTCTTCGGCATGGTCATCCTCTCTTTCAGGGAGCCACTGTATCACTGTCGAAGTCGGAACTCTGAAGTTTCTCCCAGAGGTGCTCACCCTCCAGACACTTCCAGCTGCGCTTCGCGATGGGGATGCCGTCGAGCATAGCCCTCACGATGAGACGCTCCCTGGTCAGAGAGCAGTGCCCGATCTGATTGCTGCGGTGGCTGTAGTGGTCGCAGAGCACCAGCCGGCCGACCCGGGGGCTTCGAAACGCACAGACCAGGTGACCGCAGCGCACCGTGAAAGGGACTGCGAGCTTGTGCTCTTCGCTCATGCCGAGATCCTGTTCTTGCGGGCCTGGTCATGAACCGCCTTGACCAGCCGGCGGACGGCATCCCGAGCACTCCACGAGTGCTCCTTCACGGTGTACCCGCACTTCGGGCAGGTGTACTCCGCCCAGTCCTGGGTCTCCGGGACCTCCATCAGGCCGCGGCGGTGACACCGAGGGCAGTCGATGACCTGACGGATCATGGGGATGGAGTTCTCGGGCTCCGGGGCACTGTCTTCTGCGTAAGCCTCTTCCATCTACGCCTCCCCGTCCATCTCGTTGGCGAGCATCTGGAGGTCGACGTCCGCCTGGGTCATCTGCCTCCTCGGGGAGACCTTGATCTCCTTCTGGCTCCGGATCGGGGGCGTCCTGCATACTGTACAGATGTCCCGTCCGTCCTTCTGCCTGGGGAACAGCTGGTACCAGGGAAACTCCTTGCCACACTGCGCGCACCTTGCCATGGTTACCTCACCTCCTCTACGGAATCGAACTTCGGGTTGTCCAGACACCAAGCCAAGGCGGTGATGCCCTTCATGCCCTTCTTGGACAGCGCGGGCATAAAGAAGATCCCCCCGTTAGCAGCTGTGGGCTGCACCTTCACGTTCTTCCCGCTCTTCGGGCTCTTCGTGATGGAGAACGCCAGGACGGCGAACACCGCGGTCAGCATCAACTCGCAGCGCACGAGCGGTTCGATCTTGAAGCGGACCACCGCCATCTCGGGCATCTCGTGACGGGCTCCCTTGCCGACCTGCCAGTAGAAGACCGGCTCGGGGGTCTTCTTCCTCAGCTTCGATTCGGTGACCCGGAGGCTCGCACAAGACGAACCACCTTCGATCCCGAACGGCTCGAATCGGATCCTCCGTCGGAAGCCTTCGATGCAGAAGGCAGCCCCGACGGGGATGTCATGAACGGCGTTTCGGTCGACTTGCCAGAATGGCTTGTACGGCTGTCCCAAAGCGCACTCCTGTTCAGCGCCTCTTCCAGGCCCCGCAAGGCCAGGCGCATTCGATGTGTGTAGCTGAACGTAATGTACGCCCAGCGGCCCAGGATGATCAACACCCCACCCAGAAGAATGATGTCGTAGGTCATGATCCCCTCCGCCCCCAACGGCTATCGGTCAGGGAGTGGTCCCCGAGTGCCTGGAGCTTGCTCCGCAGAAGCTCCAGCTCGACGTAGATCCCCAGGATCTGATCCTTCCGAGCAGCCTCGGCGGTCGGGTAGCAGTCCGCCGGCTTCAGATCGTAGGCCTTGGACTTGCCCTCCGACGACAGCTCGATCAGGCTGTAGCTCTCGTTCGTGGTGCCCGGGAAGATGATGCACTCGACCTGGGCGCGGGCGATGCGGATCACGGCCTCCCCGTCCCGAGTGCCCTCGACGGGGAAGTACACGAACCCTCCGACCCGTGCCTCACCAGGGTGCATCAGTTGAGATTCCCCCCGCCTGACATCTGAGAGGGCCCATCGATCTTGATGAGACGGACCCCCTCAGTGACCTCGAACATCTTCTTGTCGGGGTTGATGTTCACGTTCAAGGGTACGCTGAGAGGCTTCTTCTCCTGCTCCTCGATGTGCGCCTTGATGAGTTCGATGACCTCCTCGAAGGTCAGCAAGTAGATCGTCTGGTGTGAAGTACCCTTTTGCATCTGTACCTCAGGCCGGCTCCTCAGCCGGCATCCTGCGCTCCTCGTTCTTCTCGTACGTCCCCACCCACTGCCGCGCCATCACGTCGAAGCGCAGCTGCCTCGGCGGCTTCCCGTAGGTGCTCTCGAAGTAGGTCCAAGCGACCTTAGCGGCCCGCGGACCGGTGGGACGGCTTTCGTACGTGATCTGTTTCCCCATCGATGCCTTTCTCCTCTTGTTTGAAAATACTCTTCTCAGGTGGACTATCGCTCGCCCACCCGTAATGTGGGTGTATTGCATACACGAACTTGTGGCAGGTCTGTGGCGAGGGCCCCGCGGCGTACGGCGGGTAGAACAGCGTCGGAGCCGTCTCCAGCCGCAGGACCCCGTAGAAGTCGAGCGGGCCGAGTTGTCTAATTGAGTTCAGGACCCGCCTCCGGAACGGCCACCAGGTGCGATCTCCCGGACTCCCGGTAGTTCTTCTCGCGCTGCTGGAGCCACTTGCGGTGGTTCTCGATCTCCGAGGGCGTACCGAACAGGTCCTCCTCGGTCACGCGCTCTCCGAGCTTCCGCGGCACCGCGGCCGGCATCAGCTGGGGCATGGCCCGCGACCACCACCAAATGTGCTCCCCGTCCAGCTCCTTGATCGTGCACAGCGCGCCGTCGCGCACCCTGGCCGTCAGCTCCTTGGTCTCGGCATCGTAGAAGACGAACACCTCACCCGTGACCCGGCCGGCCCGGTTGGCAATGACGTACTTGCCCGGACGCTCCGGGCGCTCCTTCGTCCACTTCCCGTTCAGGAACGCCATCCAGCTGAGTGCTACCGCCGACTCCAGAACCTTCCCGTCCTCGATGATCTCGACTTTCACCTTCCGTGCCATCTCGTCCCTCTCTTCCCGGGCATGATGCCCCTGCCTTCGCAATATAAACATGCCTAAGCAGGATGTCAAGAGGTCACACGTCCGATTTCCCCATGACTTCGACAACGTACTTATGAACGTCTTCATCAAGCCACACACTGAGCGGCCGGCACTGAGGGCATTCGGAACCCAGGGAGTTGCATCCGTGCTTCAGCCAATCCCTCCGGCTCTCCAGGTCTCCGCCCACCATGAAAGGCACGAGAGGATGGTAGGAAGCGCACCGGTCGCTGGGGAGGATGGTCTTGATGCCCGGGTCCATCTCACTGGACAGATGTACAAGTACCTTTGAGGCCAAGGAGCCGTTGTCGACGACCACCAGGCCCTCACCGTCCCAGTGATCGTACCAGGCCTTGATGCGCATCATCGCGAGACGGATCTTGGACTCCACGGGGAGGGACTGCTTCTGGTCCAGCTGGTAGGTTTCGTACACGACGGGCTACTGCCGGCTGTCCCGCATCTTGACGACCTTGATAATGGGTCCGCACTGGAGCTTCGCTTCGAGGTAGCCCCCGCCCAGCTCGTCGTAGGAGATGAGCTGGCAGTCGGGGTACTTCGCCTGCACGAGAGGTATCATGGGGTTCGTGCAGCCGTGGAAGAACATGAGGACCAGGAACGCGGTCACGATCAGGAGGCCTATGAGGTGCTTGGTCATGGTGTCCTACCCGAAGATCGGAGTGTTGTCCCGGTCTACCACGAACCGGACATCACCACCAGGAAAGTCCGGATCCATGGTGGCTTCGAACTTCAGGTCCTCGTCATCCGCAGAGGGGTTCTTGCCCAGCTTGCCCTCGATGGGGTGCACAAGCTCGTCCACTCCTACGAAGTGCCAGACCCAACCGCCTTCGGAAGGGTTGTCCTCCTCCCACCAGTAGATCTCGACTTGAGGGTTCTGAACGCGCTCCTGCTCCGCGGCAGGGGCCAGGAGCTGCGCCAAGAGGCGGTGGTCGTCATCACTAGATTTTCTGCGATATGTCGCAACAGTAAGCGGTTCGTCAAAGGCATAGGCAATATTTACACGCCCCCAACCGTCCCCGAAATAGTGATTTCCGTTTTCCTCTATAACGATGACAGGGGACATCCCCCCAGACGCTCGTTGTGTAAGAGATCCCGAGAAGTCTCGATCCGTTCCAGATCCCGCCTCCTCAAAATATTCTTGTGGATCGCTATACAGTAGCGCGGCACCGCGCTCTACCATCATGTAACCAGAACCCAGGTCTAATCCGGCGTACTGAGCAAGATCCTCAACAGACATCACTTCGATACGAACCTGTTCGAAATCGTCTGGTTCAAGATTACCAAAATCGTCATCATCCAAAAACACCCATCCAACCTGCTCAATAGCATCACGAATATCTTGCCACTTAGCCTGTGTCCCGGACAGTGCCTGCGCCAGACGAAGGAGCCCAGAGTCGGTGATGCCGAACGCCAGCACGCTACGCCTCCAGCAGGCCTTCCATGTACCCGTAGAAGGAGGACTCCTTCTTCTTCCCGCCAGCGAGGTCGCTGAAGAGCACCCGGGCCATCTGGCCGTCCTCGAAGCGGACATAGTAGAAGTCGCCCTCGCCGTCGTAGCGGGACTCGACCACGCACGGGGTGCCCTTGGCGTAGTCCTTGGGCACTCCGCCGCCGATCATGAGTTCCAGCTTCTTGTTGAGCGTCACCTTCTGGTTCGGCTCGAACTTGTAGTCCTCAGGATCGATGCAGCCGGTGTCGAGGTCATGCCGGATCTCGCCGCCCTCGGTCTCGCGGTCCTCGGCAGTTTCGAACTCCTCGAAGGCGCGGCGAGACCGCTTCTTGCTTCTCGCGTCGTTGAGGCCTTCCACCCACTGATCGAAACCCCCAGAATCGCCACGGTAGGGGTTGTCCGCAGGAGAAGATCCTTTCAGACCCGCCTGGTATCCATCCTCATAGGGATCGGCACTCTCGTCCGGACCGAACCGCTCTACGCTCTCGAACCCGTCGTCAGCCAGCAGCTGTGCCCTCTTGCGAGCCGACAGCGGCGCGTGCAGATCGATCCCCTCCATCAGCTCGGCGATGTCGTTCGCCATGTTCGGAGCGCCGGCAGCCCCCGCGGGAGCGTGAACTGCGTGCTCCTGCACCGAGGTGAGGATGAGGTCCTGGAGCTGCATCTCGATGGACTCCACCTGCTTCCAGTGCTCGTCCCAGCCCTCGCAGGTGTCGTTGGTGCTCTGGATGCGCTCGTCGATGTCGAGGATCCCCTTCATGATGTTGACGGCCTCGGCCTCCTGAGGACTACCTGCAAATATGTCCAGGTAGAGTGGGATCTCGATGTCGTTCAGGTAGGCCCTCTTGCGACCCGCCATGATGATGAGCATCTGCTGCTCGGGGCTGTTCTTGAGCAGCTCCAGCTCCAGCAGGTTCAGCTCGTAGATGAGCTTCTGCTTCTCCTTGCGGAGGTCCTTGGTCTTGTCCTCCCACTCGGGCTCGTTGAGGTTGAGGTCGAGCCACTGCTTGACCAGCTCCTCGGCCTTGCCCTCGAAGGTGGTGCCCTTGAGCTGGAGGTAGTAGTCCTGCCACTCGCTGCCGCACGCCGTGATCGTACCTTGAGTCTTCTTCATCGCAGCAACCTCCAACGCACCGGCACCCTGCCCCAGGGTATCGCGGGAAGATTCGAACAAGTCCACAGCCGCCTCGGCCACCAGGGTCAGCAGCTCGTTGGAACCATCGACGTCATCGTCTTCCTGGCCTTCGAAGTTCTCCAGGTTGATCGGAAGCTCCACCGTCCAGGGAACACCGCCACCCTCGACGACGTGGACCTTGTAGGTATCCGAGGACTCAGCGGCCTCGACCGTCACGTCGAACCCGCGGATCATGGTCGTGAAGGAATCGGTGCTCATCTTGAGTTCCTACTTGCGGGACGGTCTATGAAGCCCTCATCGGCCTCCTCACGAGGGAAAGCCCCGCTGACGTCCGTCTCCGCCGGCATCTGGATGTGGGAGAGCAAGAGGCTGGTCATGTCCTCGACGGCCTCCATGAGCCTGCGCAGGTCCTGCTGCTCGACCGCGGCGGTGACCTCGACGGAGAGGTCCTGAAGGTCCCTCCAGTCGAGGCCTTGCTGCTCGGCGGCCTGGGCCTTCTTACCCCGCCCTGCCTGAATCTCTATCGGAGGCGGCTCATAAAGACTATCATCAACGTTGTAGCCTTGAAATTTTAAGTGCTCTACAAGATTTGGCGTTTCCTTAATGAACGCATAGGCGAAATCGTCACCGTCAGCCTCCCACGGAACCCCCAAGATGGCCTGATCCTGTGCGGCCCACATCGCAACACCTGGACCGGAGATAGAGGCGAGTACCAAGTCGTCCTTGCTCCACTCCAGAACGACGTCCGGCTCTAGCATCGCGCCCTCAGGGTCCCAACCACCACGGTTCGGGATGATGTCGTCCGTCCTCGCGGTGCGAATCGCCGAAGCGATCCGACCCAGAGCAGCGCTGTTGAGTCCGAGCCTCATCACCGAACAGGCTCCTCACCCTCTTTCGAAAGAAGGTCAACGTACTCGTCTGTGACGTACCCGAAGCCCTCCTCGAACTGTGCGTCGGAGCCGATCATGTGCATGACGTCTTCAGCGCTCATCAAGAGATCACCTTCATGACCTGCGAAGGTCACGATGTAGCTCCCGTGGTGGGGCTCCCACTCGGCCATCACGAGATGGCTGTACTGGGGGTGGCGGCCGTCAGGCCCGGGAGGGTCCATGTGAATCGCGAGATCCTCCGACTCCTCCTCGTCCATGGGGGAGTAGTCATCGTCGTTGACTTCGTAGCCCTCGGATTCCAAAGCCTCCACGAGACCAACCTCGTCCGAGATGATCGCGTAAGCGAAATCTGGACCGTCGGTCTCCCAGTTGGAACCCATGATGCTCTGATCGTTCTTGGCCCACGCGGCAGCTCCCGGTCCCTGCGCATGAACGGTGACCATTCCATCGTCGTGGTCCAGGTTGTCCAGGTAGATGGTAAACGTCTCGGGCTCTTCCTCGCCCTCGTCGTCCATCTGAGCCGACCGAGAGAGCTTGGGCTCGATGGGAGCTTCGGGCTCCTCGCCGAAGCCGTCCTCGGGCTCCTCTTCCTCTTCACGGTTGTCCGTGAAGTCCAGGACCTGAAGCTCAGACCCGTTGATGCCGGCAGTATTCTGCACCACCTCTTGCAGCTCCAGCGTGGTCATGGTGAAGACCGCCCCGTCGAAGCTCTCAGTGAGGGGGTTGTACCCCTCCTCTTCCTCCGTCTTCCACGACTCTTCGAGATCTTCCGGAGAAGCATCCTCTCGGATCCGCTCTTCGAGAATCTCATCCGCTATCTGGAGAGCTTCATCACCCGAACGCTCACTACACGCCAGAGCAGCCCCTGGAGTGTAACCTGATCCGTCGTGCATGATGGCAACGTAGATCTTCGTGGGCTCCCCGTTGTACTCGTAGAGGTTGAACCAGTCACGCTCGACGCAACCCTTCAGGAGCACCACCCCTTCGAGCCACCTCGACAACTCCTCTGCGCCGCCGCCAGGACCCGCAGTACGACGGGATCCCTCCCGCACCGGCCGGCCCCTGTTCGGCCCCTTGCCGTACGGGTTCAGCGCGAAGCCGTCGTTGATGAGGTGCGGCAGCCACTTGTCCCGGGAGCAGGTCGGGTACCTGCGAAGGATGTAGTTCCGCTCGATGTGCGAGTACGGCCGCGGGAACGTGTCCAGTCCGTCCTCTTCCGCCTTGACCATGTCTTCGAGCACGAGATCGTACCCGGCCGGCATGTACCGCTTCATCGGCCGGTTGTCGTCCTCGTCGACCTCCATCTCCTTCACGAGGTTCGTCTGCTGCGCGAGCTTCTTGCAGTTCGCAGTGAAGGTCTGCCAGTAGTCGGTCGGGACCTCCTGCTCCTGCGGGACGTCGGTGAAGGAGAAGGCGTTCTCCAGCTCCACCAGCAGGTCCTTCGCGGTCTGCTCGTCGCCACCCTGGAGAGCGGACTGGGCCTCCTGCGCGATCTGCTGGTAGTAGGCCAGCTCGTCCGGCTTGAAGGTGTCCTGCGCGCTCTGGAGGTAGGTCGTCATCTCAGCGAGCGCGGTCGCAGTGTCAGCTGCCGCCCGCCTCCGGCCGAACCTGCGCCGGCCGGTCGCGTACTCGGCGATCATGAGCGCGACCTTGCGGACCTCGGCCTTGCCGATCTTCGAGGCGGTCGTCCCGCCGAGCCCGGCCTTCAGGTCATCGAGCAGGAAGTCCCACTCGACGTCTTCCGTCCGGAGACCGAGCACCGACATCATCGGGCTGATCATCTGCGAGATGTTGTCAATGAGGGTCTCCCGCGAGGGGGTCAGGATGTCCTGGACCTGCTGCATGATCGTCGGCTGCGCCAGGATCTGCCGGTACAAACTGTCCGTCGCGCTCCCCGTCTCGGCGTACTGGCCGTAGGGGGTCTTCTCCCCACCGGGAACCCCCGCCATGGTCGGATCCGTCGCAGGGTTCGAGATCTGCGTGGCGTCACTCTGGGTGGCATCTCCCGCCGGAGGATTCGCCAGGCTGCTCGGTGTGCCGGGGTTGGTCTGGTCCTGGCCCATGAGACGCTTCGCGTAGGTCGTGAAGTGCTGCATCTGCGGCTCGCTGTAGATGGAATCCATGAGGTCACGGTTCTCCCTGCCGATGCCCTCTGGAGAGGTATCCCCGTACGGAAGGATGTCCTGAAGGATTCGTTCGAAAAACCCAGAAGGGTTCGGGTTATTCGGAGACGTCTCTGGGTTCCAGTAAGCGGAGACCATTGTACCCTGGTACAGGTAGATCTCCTTGTCCCGAGCACCACCCTGGCTCCGCATGTAGTCGAGACAGGCTTGGTAGGCCTCGTCGTAGCTCCCCCCTTGGTAAAGAGTCTCCCCGTCGATCACGAGTGTGAAGGTGTTCGGATCAGGGGTCACGCCCTGGGCCTGACGCCGGCTGTGCCGGATCCCCATCCCGTCCGTGACCACCTCGCGCGGCATCCAACCCAGTGTGTTGCGCTCGGCCGCGGCGCGATCCAGCTCCTCGCCGCGCAGCGGCGGATCGTACATCCGGCGCATCGGCGGCAGCTGGTAGGAGGTGTTCCGCTGGACGATCTCGTCGATGGTGCTCTGCGCGATCACCTTCATCTGCTGATCGTAGATGAGGGTCGACGGCGGCACGACCACACCCCGGGACACGACCACGGGGAGGAGCGCCTGCCGGATCGCACCCGACTTCGTGCAGATGCGCACGTTGAACAGGATCTCCGCATCGACGACCTGGCTGTCGTCGTGGGCGGCCATCTTGACACCCTTCACGTTGTTGAACGTGATCTGCGGCAGCATCGGGAAGTCGCACATGTCGAGCACCGAGCGCGCCGCGAGGGCGGCCTCCTGGATGTACGCCCGCACCGAGCGGTCGTTCGTCCCGAGACCCACCGCCTTCTGAGAGGAGAAGACGTCCCTCAGATCAGGAGCGGCAGACTTCCGGCTCAGCCTCTCGCGAGCCGTCTTGAGCCGATCATCGAAGCCTCGGAACATCGGGTGGTTCCGTACGTGGTCTTTTGCCATCAGCTCGTTGAACTTAGACATCGTCCCTACCTTTTTCTACCAGCCCCATGAGGGATGGCTTCCTGCCCTATGGTCACGCGACCGCCCCGCTGAGCTGCATGCTGAGCCTCACGCCGCTGCTGATCGGCTCTGCGCTGCAACTCCAGATTGGGCTGCGCTATCGAGATCTCTTCGTCGGCGGTACGCACCGCGATCACCTTGGTCGCGTCCACCCAGATGTCCGTGTACTTCCCACCGTTCGGTGGGTTCCAGAACTTGATGATCGATCTCGGCTTCGCCCGCGCCGAGAACACCGCCTCCCAGACGCTCTCCGCGGTGTTGCGATCAGAGAGAGCCCGCATCACCGAACCGTCGAAGTACAGGATGTAGCCGAACAGCGTATCTGGGAGCTTGTCAGTCAATTTCACCACCCACTATCGCGCTCGCCAGGCTGGCGATGCACTCGCTCGGGTTGATCACTTCCTCGTTCTGGATCGCGACCCTGTCCGCCTCGTAGGCCTGAATGTCTTGATCAGAGTAGGCGAAGAAGATGAGTTGATCACCTACTCTGATAGTCTTGTCCTTGCAGAAGCCGGCAGTCACCTCGATCACGCTGTCGCACCCCTTGCAGGACCACCGATCAGAGCCGCCCACCTTCGTGTTGCACTCGATCTGGATCACGGAGCCTTCCCGGATGAACATGATGTCGAGCGGGAAGGGGACTGTACCTTGGTGGAAAGTGACATCGGTGGGGCCCGCGTACGGGAAGAACAGACCTCTGTTCTGCCCCAGGGCAGTGTGCATCTGCAAGCCGCGGATCTTCTTCTCGTGGGTGTCGGCCACCTCACAAGAGAGTCGTGCGTCCTTGTCTACCCAACGAGCCTTGACCTTCACGACGGGAACCGGCCTCATGCTGGAGTTCACCCGCACGACACCGTTCTCGAACATGTGGATGAAAGGCTCGGGCCCCTCAACGAGGAGCCCGAAATCGTCCACAAAGGCACGGGTGTTCAGCTTGACGAGCAAGAGGACCCTCCGCTACGGCTTCGAGTTCCCCTTCGCCGTGTTCTTCCCACCCTTGACCTTGCCTGTACGGACCGGCTCTGGGGCTGCCGGAGCCGCTCCTGGAGGCAGACCGGCCGGCATCGCGACCGGAGGAGCTTCGGGAACCTTCTCGGGCTCCGGAGCTGGCTTTGGCTCTTCCACGGGAGGAGCCGGAGGCGGAGGAACGACCGCCTCGCGCACGGGCTCGGGAACCTTCTCGACAACCGGAGGAGGAGGAGCCGGGGGTTCTGGCTTCGTCTCGACCGGAGGAGGTGGCGAAAGCGCCCCTGCGGGATCCTCCATCCACCTCACGTTCGGGTTGCGCAGGATCGTGAGGACCTCGGGCAGCTGCCGCAGGACCCCCACAGAGAGGCCCGTTTTCTCCACCAGGTCGACGGAGCCGGCCTGGGGGATCACGATGCTTTGCACGTTCTCGCGGAGCGCCTTGCGCCGCTTGTGCTTCGGCATCCCGTCCTCCATATGGACTGGAGGATTGAGCATGAAGGCGATCTGCCCTCGACCGGTGTTCTGAAGCGTGAATGACTCCATGACTACTCCTTTACTGGAACAACTTGTCCAACCCACCATCCGACGGAATGCCGAACAGTTGCTTGGCGTCACTGGTGGTCATTCCTATCTCAGTGAGCAGCCTTCTGGCAAGCTCAGACACCTTCGCGCTCAGAACCTGCTCCGGAGAAGCGGCAGACACCGGGGCCTGCTGCACCGCCTGGAGGATGTCGAACGCCTTCTGGTCCGCAGAGCCCTCACCGCCCGGAGGAGGAGCCTTCGGAGTGGCAGCAGCACCTGGGGCGCTCTTGCCCGGACCGGCCGTAGGGCCGGCAACCGGAGCCCCTGGCTGAGCAGCCGTGGAGGTGCCCACCGGGGGCGTCATGTTCGGATCGGCCGACCCCGGCGGGGTGACCTGGGCGCGGATGGCCCGACGACGGCTCACCTTCTTCAGGATCATGGCCGCGAGGCGCTCCCGAACAGCCGCGGTCGGCTTCGGAGCCCCGGGGGCCGGAGTCGCACCCGCCGGCACGTTGCCCGGAGTCGGCGCGAGTGGCGACGGCGGGATCGTGGGGGCTACGGGACCGGCACCGGGACCAGCACCGCCAGGACCCGCCGGAGCCTTCTGATCGGCACCCGGGGTCTTCGGCTTGGCGTTCGAACCCGGCTTCGAGAGCTTGATCTGGAGGATCTTCTTCTTGTCCTCCTCGTCCATCAGGCTGATCTCCTCGGCCGTCCACCCGAGCGCCTGCAACCCGGAGTCACCCGAACCCGCAGGCATGGGACCTGGGGGTGTTTTGGTGGTCATCGGAGCCGCCCCAGGAGCACCCGGAGCCGGCTTGGGAGCCGCGGGAGCACCGGGGGTAGCCGGCGGGGCACCGCTCGCCGGAGGGTTGGTCGGGGACGGGGCCGGAGGAGCCGGCTGGGCTATCGGGGCCGCGGCTTGGGCGAGCTTCCGCGCCCGTAACGCGGCCTGCCGACGAGCCTCCTTCGGGTCTTCCTTCTTCTTGGATCCACCCGACGGTGGCTTCGTGAGCTTCTTCTCCTCGGTCAGGTCCTTGCCGTACTCGCCGAAGTAGCCACCCCAGTAGTCCTTGGCCTTCTCGTCGACCGCCTCCTTCGAGGCAACCTTCTTCACGAACTCGATGTACTCGTCATGGGCTTCTGGAGGGAGCATTTCGAGAACATCGAAGGCCAGCCTGACGTTTCCCTGGATGGCGTTGATGACGTCCTCCCAGTTGCCGTTGATGTAGTTGTCCGCAACGCTCTGGGAAGACCCCCCAGCTCCAGCCGGAACCTCGTCATCCTCGTAGAACCCGCCGGCCTGACGGCGTGAGTTCTTGTTGCGGTAGGGGCCCTGGCCTTCATCCGTCCAGTTTACCCGCTTCTCGGGACCACCACCGGTTCCAAGACCAGCCCCCGACTGCTCTTCTGGATTCACCTCACCCAGATGCTCTTCGATGATCTCTCCATCCAAGAATAGTGTGACGTCCTCACCACTTGCTCGACCGTAACCACTCTTGGACTGGTCCACGTACTCCACGAAGTCATCATGGGCTTCTTGCTCATCGCTCCCGTAATAGACTGAACCGATATTGCCGACGACAACCTCGTACACACCCTTCCCCATCTGAGCGCGACGGCCCTGCTTGATCGGGCTGCCGGGGGTCATCTGCTGGCCCTCGTCAACCGGAGGGTTGCCCTCGGCGTGGAGGAACTCGTCCGTCGGGTTGCCCTGGGGCTTGGGCTCGTTCGGATCGACGAAGTCGGCGGGACCCGCACGCCTGCGGGAAGCGAGGTGCTCTTCGCCCCCCACCTCTTCCTCTTCCTCTTCCTCTTCCTCTTCGAAGTCGTCACCGTAAGTCTCTTCGAGGTAGGCCATCGCCTCCTCTTCGGTCTCGAAGAAGTCCCAATCGGTCGCGTCCATGTAGCCCGGAGCGCTCAAGCGGGCACCGAAGCCGTGCTTGACTTCGATCTCGTACAGCTCATCATTCTGGGTGTACTGCTGTAGATCCGTCCCCGGCAGCTCTACGAAATCGAGAGGACCTCGCTCAAGGGACTTCTGCATCTTCTGGATCTCCGCCATGTCAACGAGATCCGCAGGAATCACCTCACCCCCGTAGTTGCCATTGACGATGACCCAATCACCCTCTTCGATGTTGGGCTGCATGAAGGCGTTGGGATCGAGCCTTGAGGCCGCTACACCCGGCATCTGCGCGCCTGCGTGGGAGGCCTCGAACGCCTGGTTCATGTCCTCCTGGGTGTAGTCCTCGGGACGCTTGTGGCGCAGGGTCTTGGAGCACCACTTCTGGAACTCCTGAGCAGACCACTCCGGAGCTTCCTCACCGAACATGCCGGTGTAGTAGTCGTAGGCGTCCCGAAGGTTAAAAAAACCCAGGCCGCCCTCCGCGGCCTCTTCCTCGAACTCGTCGCGCATCTGCGCGGTCACCGGAGCTGCCGGCGCGGGAGACGGAACCCCACCACCTTGAGCCTTCGGGCCCTCGGGCTGGGTGCTCTGCTCGCCCTCCTCGCCCTCTCCACCCTCGGGCATGGTCGGGCGGAAGCGACTCCAGTCGACCTCCTGCCCGCCGAGCGCCAGCGTCAGAGCGTGCAGCTCCTCGCCACTCTCGGCTTCGAGATCACGGCCGTACTCGCCGGCCGCTCCCCAGTTCTCACGGAGACGCGGACCTGCCTGACGGCGGCCCCTCACGGGCATCGAGCCCTCGGGGACATCCTCGGCACCGTGGAACACGCCCTGCTCGACACCGGCCGGTGGAGCAGCTTCCTTGTCCTTGCCGCCGGGCGTGTAGCCCTTGTTCTTCATGTCGTTCGCGAGCGCCCATGGATTGTCGATCCCGGGTTCCTTCTTCATCTTCTTGATGGTGTCTTCCCAGCCCTCGGGAGCCACGGCCTTCACGTCCCCACCGGAGCAACCCTCGACCGCGGCATCCGCCTGACCGGCCTTCGGCCAGACATCGCCGAACTCGCCGTGGAGGATCGCCGGGTTGTAGTGCTCGGCCAGCTGCTGCGCGGCCTGCTGCCGCACCGACGTCGGGAAGAGCTTGTGCCACGGCATGGGGCGGACGGAGCCCTCCATCTCCTTGGCGTACTTCTGCGCGCCGGCCTCTGCCAGGTACCCCCAGAGCTTGACCGAGAGGGACTCATCGAAGGTGCCGTTCTTCACCTTCCGCATGAGGTTCTTGACGATGGGCATGAGGTTGCGCTCGTACAGGTCGTTGTCGTTCGTGATGTACAGGACCAGCTCTTCCGCATCCGGCTCGAAGTAGTCCTCGCCCTCACCCTCGACTGGGCCGGGCATGTCCTCATCGGGGAGGGGCTCCAGCTCGTTGGAGTCGTCGAAGGTGGCGGCGGGATCCATCAGGTTCCCCGCGGCCCACTTCTTCGGGTCCAGGATATCCTTCAGAAGCTCCGCGCTCGGTCGCCTCGCCGTCATCTGGCGGTAGGCCTCGGAAGCGTCGACCTTCGGGAACTGGAAGGAGTCCTCGAAGCGGCCTTCCTTGTCGTGCTGTCCCTCCGTCTCGGTCCGAAGCTCCTCGCCCTCACCCTGCTCGGTGGTGATGACCTCTTTCGGATCGGACGGATCCTCACCCTTGTTCAGCTTCTTGCCGGGCTCCTCGACCGGGGTGACGTCGAAGGGATCGGAGTCGGCGCGACGACGTGCCACGATCCCGTCCGTCGGACCAGAGCCGTCCACCATGGGAGCAGCTTCCTCGCCCATCTGGGCCTTGCCGTACCCGAGCTGACCGGGGCCGCGGCGGGGCTTCTGAGCCGGGTGGAGGGCCTCGTGACGACCCGTACGGCCGTCCTCCTGAACCTTCACGATCCGGTCCCTCCAGTGCGTCGGAGCGCTGGAGCTGTCCTCGCCGAGGCTCGTGTCCGGGAGCCCACCGCGGCCAACCGGGTCCTTCGGACGCTTGGTGATCTGCGGATTGAAGTGGGGAACGTTCTGGCTGGAGGTGTCGACGCCGAGGTTCTTGTTCGGAGCCGAGGTGCCCTTCTGATCCAGCCCGGTCGGGCGCTCGTTGACCTTCGGGTTCTTCCAGCCCTCACCCACGGACGAGTCGGGGCCGAGGACCTTCGAAGGCGAGCCCACGCTGACCTGGTCCTTGGGGTGCTTGTTCACCCCGGGGATCGGCATCTCCGCGAGCTTGCAGAAGTCCTTGACCGCCCGATCCAGGTGGCACAGATCGGTCTCGAACGCCTGGTGCCGCGTGTCACCCTCGGGAGGGAACACCTCGATGGTGTCCTTCTCCCCGTTGATGCGGATCAACCACCCTCGGTGCTCCACCGGCACGTCGTGGTACAGAGCTTCCGCGACTTTCTTGGGCTGGAGCCGGTCGGCCTTACGTCCCTGCGTCTTCGTGTTCGGCATGTTCCCTATCCTTTTCGTCAATGACGTGAGATCCCAGAACTACTCTGCGTCTTCGCCGTTCAGCAGGGCAAGGACGTACCTACGTGCCTTGACCTGATGCGGAGCCGGCCCGCTCAGCCCGTAGTAGACCATCGCCTTGTCGAAGTCCGCCTGGCTCTCGATGGTCGACGCGATGCGGGTGAGATCGGACAGCGGCAGCGTGGCGTACCCCTTGTGACCGATCTCCTCGATCACCTCCACCGCGGCAGACCTGGGGTAGCGCCCCTTGTAGTGATCGTGGAGGCGGAGGTAGCTGCTCGCGGAGATGGAGGCCGAGCGGTTCTTCTTCCACATCGCCTCCAGGTGCCCGAAGAGCGCCCGCAGACCCGGATCCTTGTCCACGTCCTTCCGCGCCTTCACGATCTGGTAGGCATCGAAGACGGACGCGATGGGGAGGTTGCCGTTGACCTCGTCGGCCTCGGCAGCGAGCTGCTCCGCGATCCTCTTCTGGACCATCTCCACCATCGGAAGGTTCAGGTTGAACTCTTCCTGGTTGGCCTCATCCCGGGCGTGGCGCTCGGCAGCGGCTTGGGAGTACCGAGCCGCGAGTCGGCTCATGTTGATGCCGTGCACGTCCTGTCCAGCGAGGTCCGCGAGGTCCTGGCACACGTTGCGTCCGAATGGGTTCATTTTCCTCTCCATTGTCTACAAAGAATCTCAGCTTCGCAGGCAACTCTAGCACAAGGTCTTTGCCTATTTCTAAAGTGGGGCGGACGTTTTCGGTTTCCTCAGGATGTCCCTCATAAGGGCCCCCAACAGGTACTCCTTGCCGCACTGCCTGCAACTGACCTTCAAAGGTAATGTCCCGAAGACTGTAGATACAGGTACACTGCAACAAGGGCTGATGACGTCCGAACAGTCCTCAACGTCCTCAGGACAGTCGTTCTCGGGCTTCTTCTCTTCAGGAGCTGCGGGAGGCTTCTTCGCCTTGGCCTTCTTCATGAGGGCCAGCAGCTCGGAGAGGCCCTTGGCCTTGCCGGTACCGTGCTTCTCTACGAAGTCTTTCAGAATTTCCTGGAAATTTTCGGGGGTTTCAAGGGGCATTTCTACCGCTTGGCGTTCGAGGGGGACAGCTTCTTCGGGACCACGGTGACCCACTTGTCTCCGTACTCACCGAAATACTTCCTCCAGTATTCGGCCGCCACCTCATCGACCCCGTTCTTCCGGAGCCAGATGCCCGCGAGGTCGGCGCGGACGCGCTTCTGCACCTCACGGACCAGCTCCTTGCCGAACGGGCCGTAGTAGGACTGCCAGTAGGCCGAGGCCTTCTCGTCGACCGCGAGCCGACGCGAACTCGGATCGCTGTACTCCTCGAAGATCTTCGCCACCCGACGCGCGATGAAGTCCATCGTGGACCCTACCCGCCTATCGGGAGGAGTCGACCGGATGAACTCGACCGCCTGGGCCACCCGCTCCAGAGGAACGCTCGGGAACTGGTCCATGATGTCCGACGTCATCAGGAACGGAAGGTTCCACATCTTCGACGTCAGCCGGGTCTGCATCCCACGGCCGATGGCCTTCCGGGCGTGCGCGATCTTCTCTTCGCCAAACGCCCTGCGCAGCTCAGCCCACTCGCGGATCCGAGGAACCGCTTCATCGCGAGCTGCCGCGTTGAAGCGCCCCACGACCCCGATGGGGAGGTCACTGTTCAGGGTCGGATCGTCGACCAGATCCGCACCGAACAGCCCCAGGCAGGCCACGCACTTCTCGGCCGCAATCTTCTGCGACAACGTCGCCGCGGTCTTCGCGGTCTTCGGCTCTCCAGGGAACATCTCAGGCTCCTGTCTGTTGCGACGGACGTGAACGCCACCCTCGTCCTCATCAGCGGCCCACAGGTGGTGAGCGACCCGAGGATCTTCGTGGTGATCAGCGATGCGTCGTTCCGTTCTCATCGTCATCTCTCCGTACCCTAGTAGTACGTGTGGCTCCAGCTGCTGTCACTCGAAGGGACGTTCTGAATCAGGTTCACGTTGTAACCGTACTCAGTTTTTCTCTGCGTTTCCGCATACTCCCTACGTTTATCATCGAGCCAGGACTCAAGCAACTTCGAAATCGCTCCGAGCTTCCAGTCCAAGGTCCCGATGGCAACAACAGTCAACGCCTTTGCCGCACCCTCCAGGAGGTTCATCCAGTACGGATTTTCCGCTGGGTTCGAAGCACGCTTGCCTCTGTAGAGGCTCAGCGCCTTCGCGTGCCCCATGAAGTCCAGTAGAAATTTTTCCGTAACTGGTCCCATGACGAGTCTACTATACGACAGGTCCTTTCGATTTTTTAAATTTCGTGTCCTCCTTAACAACCGCGGGACCGCCGCCCACCTCAGAGGCCTTGATCAAAGCCTCCGCCACCTGGATCCCGAAGTCCGTCAGCTCGATCACTTTGCTGTCGTCCGGAGAGAGCCTGAAGAGCGCGGCGTGCTGGTACAGCAGGCGTCTCGTGTTGTTCGCCCGGGGGTGTTCACCCTCGCAGGTCAGGATGCTGAAGCGTATCCTATCGACGGTCGAGGAGCCCCCAAGCGCATGCAGAGCTGTGAGGACTTTTTCACGGAATTTCAGGGTTCCAGGTATCCGAGGGGGTCTCTTTTTCGGTACTTGATCGCGCTGCTTGGCCTTCTTGACCTTCTTGGCTGGAGTGCCCTGGTGCAGATCGAGGTACACCGGGTGCTCCAGGATGAACATGATCGGATCGGGCACGAGGGCGAAGACGTCGTCCGAGATCTTCTCGATCCGGGGCTTCCCCCGGAGCACCGACTGCATGACTTGCAGCGGCGCGTTCGTCATGATCAGGTTCCGCTCCAGGGCATTGAGGCACGCGCAAAACCTCTTGGCCTTGATCTTCTTCACCACGTAGTCGTTCCGGCTGTACGTCGACCGCCCGAGATCAAGGTGGTAGCACTGCCCACGGGACGACTTCTTGCAGATGTACCTCCTGCGGAACTCCTGGAAGGACATGTCGTAGTAGCGCAGGATCCAGTGGTAGACCGTGACGAAGCTCACCCCGACGTAGTCCGCCATACTGCCGGCCGACTGGAAGGAGCTGGCCTCCAGGAGCAGCTCCTTGATCGGCATGCCATGTTGCGTCTGTGCAACGAGGACCCTGTACGAATGCTCACCACGGCACCGATCACAGAAGTGATACCCCTCCTTCGTCGCGCGCTTCAGGCGTGCCGAAGGTATCAGCCGGGGGCAGTAGGGTGTGTCACACGTCTTCATGATCGGCCATCCTATGACCCGAGAAGCTGCCTGCTTTAGCTGACAGAGTCATCACTCCTTGACGTCGAAGAACTCGTGGAGGAACACCTCGAACTTCATCAGCTGGCGCGGCACGCTGAGACGCCCACCCTCCTTGATCTCGATCATGTCCACGTAGGTGTGGAGCGCCCGCTTGAGCCGGTCCACCGCGCTGAGAGGCTCCCCGTTCTTCACGAAGGTCTTCTTCCCGCGAGCGACGTCGTCCTCCGTGATCGGCGAGGCATCGATCCCGCGGATCTCGCGCAGGTCAGCCGGCACCGGGATCGCCAGCCGCTCGTTCAAGAAGTGCGAGCAGTTGTCCGCCGAGTGCGAGTGGCTGACCGTCATCTTGAACTCGTCCTCGGTCATCATGTCCGTGGGGAGACCCGTAGCCGGGACGTCCCCAACGCACGCATTGGTCTCCCTCAAGAAATCGACCGCCCAGTCCTTCCAGCTCTTCTTCTGCGTCATGGCTTCTCCTCCTCGTTGACCCATTTCACGTTGTCGAGCATGCTCTCGAACATTTCGTCGGAGCCGGGGGCCACGCTGAACAGCTCCCCGTACTTCCGAGCCGCCAGCTCCTGCATCAGACCACGGTATGCCTGACCGGTGAATCGGTGTATGAAGTCCTCTTCGCTCTGGGCTCCGATAGCCCTCATCGCGGCGTTCTTATTCCCACCGAACTGACGAAGATGCTGCTGCGCCATTTCAACGATTTTACCGTTGATGTATCCCTGAGGGATCGGAGGAACGGTCGAATTCTGCACGATGTGACCGATCACATGATCGGCCACCAGACCGCGCTGCGCTCTCCTCAGGAACGCATCGAAGTCCTGGTGGAACCGATCCTCGAAGGACTTCAGATCATCGAACTCCGCGTCCCTCGCCAGCTCGTCGTCCACCGGAGGGATGACGATCTTCTGGAGGTTGTGGATCTTGATCGCCGCGTGCACGGTCTTCCCGACGTTCTCTTGGTCACGCGGGCTCGCCAGGTAGTCACACTCGAAGAGATCGCCGACCTTGTGGCCGATCAGCTGCTCGACCAGGTCCTTCATCGGGATTCCGGAAATGTCCACCCACTGGCGCTGGAAAGAGCCGTTGGCGTAGGGCTTCCCCTCAATGCTCGCGATCACATCCATCTGGATGTTGCTCAGCATCGTGATCGCGCCGTCAGGATCGTCTTCGAGCTTCCGGAACTGCATCTGCAACTCCCGGAGCCGGGCCTCGAACTGCACCTGCCGTGAGGGCTCCTTCGGCTTCTTGCAGGCCCAGTTGATCGGTTCTCTGAGTGTGGTGATCTTCGGATAGAAGTAGATGATGCCCACCATGTGAGGAGTTTGACCCTTCTCGAAATTGAACAGCTCGAACCCCTCCAGAAGGAGGACATCAGGGACAACGTTAGCAATCTTGTCCCCGAGAACCTGTTGGTACAGAGCCTTCAAAGGGACGCGACTTTCTGCCATCTTCTGCGCGCCCTTCATAACGCCCCCAGCGCCCTTCTTACCCTTCAGCTTGTACTTCCAGATGAGCTGGTCCGCGTTCTCTTTCCAGAACTTGTCGAACTCCGCCCGAAGCTCATCGTACTTGAACCAGAGCACCACCCTGTAGGGTGGGGCCAAAGGCTCAATGATAGGCTCCTGGAGCTTCTCCTCGACCATCGCGTCCGCCTCCGGAGTCTCGATCCTCACCGCGTCGGCGGGGATGATGGACTCCTCGGGAGGGGCGAGCGCGGCCTCCTCAGCTGGGAGGAGCGATTCCGCAGCAGGCACCGAGGTATCTTCGGACGGTGATTTCGGTTCGAGGTTCTCCGACATAGTTGATGTCTCCTTCCACGATCTTCAGGATCGTTCCTTTGCGAATGCTGATGTCGTTCTGCAATACCGCTGCGACCTTGACCCCTGCCGCACCCTTCACCTGTATGCCCTGCATCGCGTCACAGACGATGGCCGGCAGGTTGTCCAGATCGGGCTCGTGGCCCCTTGCCACATAGAAAACAAAGTCGACCTCCACATGAAAGTCGAGAGGTCTCTTACCACCTTGGCGCTGGAACTGCGAGTACATCTCGTTCGCCAGGCGCTCCCGGGCGTGAGACATCTCGGCAGAGTGGCCGATGAACGGACCCGACTTCGCACGGGGGTTCTTGTACCGGATGATAAGGTTATTCTTCTGCACCCACGGCTTGCCGGGGATCTTGAACCGGTACTCCTCGATGGGGATCCGGATGGGACGAGGCTCTGTTACCGACACATCCATTTTCGAAGAATATCCATCACCTTCTCATCGTTCGTGAACCACAAGTTGTTGATCACGTAGTCCCGTTCTTTGACCCCCATCTGGAAGACCTGCGAAGCGTACTTACCCCCGTAGGGCCCCTCCAGAAAGACGATGTCGCCGTTGTCGACCTGGTACTTGATCGAGTTCGCCCTGACGCGCTTCGCCTTCTTCTCCGCCTTGTCCCGGCGGGCCATGCTCGCAGGCCCGCTCATGACCTGCCGAGGTCCTTCAGGTTCGACAGCGCTCCCGGCGGGGCCATGATGAGCCCCGCGTCGTCCACCGTGTACGCCTTCATGGCGTCTTCGTAGATCTGGCGGGCCTCCTTGTCCTTGCTGGAATCGGCCTTCAAGACGGTGAAGTAGTCGAAGCTGAACCGGGACATCCGCGGCAACGAGAGTGTGTTGAAGATCCTGCCGGCCGTGAAGGCTACCCCCAGAGGTTGACCTTGCGGACTTCTCTGGATGATCTCCCCAAAGGCAAGCGGGTAGTGGACCCAGACATCATTCAGGAACTCCGGGAAGTCGTGCACACTCCCAATGACACCGCGGCCACCGCAGGTCCCGATGATCATCACCGTCTGCTCCATGCCCTTGAGGGGGCTTGGGAGCGGGTTCTCACCCATGAGCTGCTGGAACACCTCGAACAGTGTGGGCGCGGGAGGAGGGATCTGGTCGTTTTCCTGATCGAACATTATCGCACCTCGATTGTTGTGACGCCGCCAGACTTCCTGGCGATCCAGACCTCATCGAAATCCATCAAGTCCTCGACGTGACCCGAGTTGTCCGTGATGAACGTAGTCCCGGTGCTCACGTCGTTGAAGCTGTCCGCGAGCTTCTGCGAGTTGTTCGCGTCCACGAACGAGAAGATCTCGTCGAGGAGCACGAGGTTGCACCCGTGCCCCGCCTGGACGGCGATGTCGTGCAGAGAGCGGATCACCGCGTTGGAGATCTTCGAGGTCTCCCCGTCCGAGTAGAGCCGCGGATCGATGTTCTTCTCCCCGTCGACCACCTCGACCTTGACCTCGGACTTGAGCGCGTCCTTGATGTCGCCGGCACCCTTCTTCGCCTTCTTCTCCTCGAAGGAGGTGATGTTCACCCGGATCGTGTCGCCCATCTCGGACAGGTAGTGGTTCACCTTCTCCGACAGCTGAGTCATCGCCACGGACATGCGGTGCAGCTTGATGTAGGGGATGTTGGAGATGATCCACTCCAGCACCTTGACGTCTTCCAGAGCCTCGGAGATGGAGGCCTTCGACTTCACGATGGCCTCCTCCCGCTCTGCGACGTTGTGCTCCACACGCTGGATCTCCCCGAGGCGCTTCTCGACGTCATCCTTGTAGGCCGCGATCTGAGAGATCCTCTGAGTGTACTGCGTGCACAGCTCGTGGGCCTTCCGACCCTCGACCTCCAGAGCCTGCATCTCCCCGGTGATGCGCTCGTACTCCAGCGCGCTCTGCCTCAGGAGAGCCTTCTTCTCCGCGATCTGAGCCTCTACCGAGACGGCCTGCTGCAACCGCTCCCGATGACGCAGAGCCCGAGCCTGTCGGATGCGCTCCTCCTCTTCGTTCTTGGCCTTCGTGAGCGCCTTCAGCTCCACTTCGAGGGTGGAGGCCCTGGACTCTAGTCCAGTGATCTTCTCCGTGATAGAGGCCTTGGCCTTGGCCGAGATGGTCGCCCCGCAGGTCGGGCACTTGTCCACACTGCGGAGGTCCTTGCCGGAGACGAGGGCGCGCAGCTCGCCGAGAGCCATGTCGCGCTCGCCGCGCTTGTTCTCCACCCTCTGAGCGAACGACAAGTCGAACTCCGGCAGCGAGAGATCCGCGAACATGGGGTTCTTGAGGTCGCTCAGCTGGACGGACAGATCCGAGATCTCCTGAGAGAGGACTCCCGAGCCCGAGCGGTTGTACGCCTCCGTCTGGGTGATCTTCCGGGCTGCCCACTCGTTCTGGAGCTTCAGCCGGTGGTCCTCCGCGAGCTTGAGCTGGTCCTGCGCCGATGCAGTGTCCAGATCGCACTTAATGAGGACCTGCCCCCAGTCGGCACTCTTCAGCTGAGAGAGGGCGCTTCTCATCTGCTCCAAGGCACCCTCGTCGTAGGCGATGCGCTGCTGAACCGACGAGATGTCCTGACCTACAGCGAGCTTCTTCGCCCGAGCGGAGACCAGGATCTCATCCCAGTCCTCGACGCCCGTGATGCCGGCCATGATGTCCATCCGGTCCTTGTTCGTCCCCCTCAAGAAGGTCGAACCGACCCGGTGGCTCAGATACGAGATGGAGAGGAACCGGCTGTAGGTGACCCCCACAGCAACCTGGACAAGTGTACGGGTCTCCGCCATCGTTGCGCCGCGGCAGTCGACCCACTGGGAACCTTCGAGCTTGTCGAAGAACAGCGCGGTGCCCTTGTAGGAGGTCTTCGTGTTGTTGTCGACGGGGTAGTAGTCTTCCTTCCACCCGCGACAGTAGGTCACCCGGTAGTCGACACCTTCCCAGGAAGAGAAAGTGACCCTGCCGGCGTAGCCCTCGTTGAGGACCTGGTTCACGACCTCATTGCCATTTACGCCAGTTGGATTGTCTCCGAAGAGCACCTCGCAGAGAGCGTTGAAGAGGGAGGTCTTCCCCGCGCCGTTCGAGTCTCCACCCTTGTCCTCGTTCACCCCGATGAGGTTGACCAGACCACGACGCTGCACGTCGATGTCCGGAGATCGGCCGTACGAAAACAACCCAGTCGGGTTCGCTGACTTGATGACGAGCATCTCAGTTATTCTTCCAAACCTGGCAGTTGCTCTTGATGTTGTCCCCGCGCGTCATCGGCCCTTTGCAGTGCTCGCACTTCGCCTCGGGGTGGACCTGGGGCTGCTCCTCGGTGTCGTTGAAGATGTCCTCCACCGTGGAACCGCAGCAGGCCTCGTTCAGACACACATACTCAACGATCTTCGCCATCGCCCTACTCCTTGTCCTTGGGAAGAACCTTGCGCTCTACCACAAGGCAGCTCTCTTCGACCTCGACCTCAAACGTCGGGAGAATGATGGTCAGAACACCCTTCACGAACTCCTCGTTGCAGTTGAAGTACAACTGCATGTTCTGAACCATCCCCAGCGCCTCTCCAGAAGGGCTGATGATCTTGGTGCCATTGCTCGTACCGTCCGAAACGATCTTCCACTTCTTCATGGCCTCAACCATTCTGAACCTCCCTCAGCTTCGTCACCATCGCGCTGATCCTGTCAGGCGACAGCCCTCCGACGTTTGCGAACCCACTCTGCATGTAGAGCGTCAGGTCGTCGAGCACCCCACGGGAGGTGCTGAAGTCCACGATGGCGGTCTCGTTCTCGACCTTGTACTCGCGGATGATGTCGACGCTCCTCGCGAGCATGATGTCCTTGTAGTTCTTCCAGCGAGAGTCGTCCGCCACACGGTCGACGTCCTTCCGGTTCCCCACGAGCTTCACCTCGACCGCCTGGTCGGTGATGTAGGTCTCGTTGATCTTGATTTCCTCGTACTGTGTCGCCGGCCCGACCTGCCAGATCTCCCGGTGGAAGTAGTTCCGGGTCGCTCGGAACTCCGTAGTGACCGTCCACTTCGTATCGTCCCAGACGGCCGTCACCTCGATCCACCCACGAGGCTTGTCGGCATCTGCGCGCGTCCTCTGCAAGACGGATCCCGTGTAGCCCCCTAAGGTGTGCGCGAAGGGGATCTTCTGAGGAACGTGGATGTCCCCTCCGATCACGAAGTCCCACCAGTCCCGGTCGAGCTGCGCGATATCGATCCCGTTGTCGAACACCCGAGCCGAGGTGTCCGACATCAACGAGCCCTTCACGATGCCGTGAAACAGGAACAAGTTGAAGAAGGGCTTCCCGTGAGTAGGCTGGTAGATCTTCTCGTCGAACGGAGCATCCGCAGGGAGCGCATGGATGATGTAGTCAGCGTTCTCATGCCCGGGAAACAACGGCGTTCCAGGCTTGTCCATGATGACGAGGTTCGGGATCGACCTCAAGGACTCTGACGTGTGCCACGACCGGTTGTTCCTCGTCCAGTCATGATTCCCCACTAGATGGAAGTGAGGTGCGTCCGGTCGCATCGAAAGGAAGTACGCAAGCGCACGGTCGCACCTGACCTTGATCTCATCCTCAGGCTCACGCTTCAGGTAGCGATCCCCGACGAACACCGAGAAGTCGAACTTGCCCTCGGCGACACGCTGATGCACCTGCTGCTCGATCCCCAGGGTGTCCTGCATCGTGAGGCACCGGGCGGCCTTCCGGTCGTGGTGGATGTCTCCATAAGCTATGAACCTGAGAGTCTTCATGCTCGGGCACTTTCCGACCGCGGCATCGCGGACGTGTTGACCATGGACACGAACGTGAGGAGCACCGGATAGAGCTTCCGAACGAAATCCTGAAGCTCCACGAGTGAGTCCTCCAGAGAAGACCCTGAGGTGACCCTCGGGGACGTCTTCAGGAAGCGCAGCACGAGGTACTCACACAGCACGTCCACGTCCTCCAGTAGGAATTCATCCCCGAGGCACCCCAGGGCCTCACGAACAACCTCCCGGTACCTGTTCTCAAGCGGCGGTCGCATTTTCCTTCTCCAGGACCGCCTTCTTGATGGCTTCCTGCATCTCCAAGTTCTTCCCGAGGAAGTCCTTCGCAGCGATCTCGCCGTTCCCCAAGCGCTCGCCGTTGAACGAGTACCAGGAGCCGGCCGCCTCGATGACACCGTAGCGCTTCCCGGTCACGAAGATGTCCGCTGCCGGGAGGAACCCCCAGCCGTAGTACAGGTCCACGTCGGTGTTCCTGAACGGCATGGAGACCTTGTTCTTCATCACCTTGATGTGCGTAATCTGGCCTATCGGAGGAGCATTCTCCCCGACACCTTTGAGCTTGGTACCTTGTTTGACTTCGATGCGCTGCGAAGCGTAGAACTTGAGGGCGTTCCCTCCTGTGGTCGTCTCCGGGTTACCGAACACCACTCCGATCTTCATACGGAGCTGGTTGATGAAGACCAGGATGACCCCAGAGACAGAGACAGTGTGCGTCAGCTTCCTCAGGGCCTGGCTCATGAGCCGAGCTTGGAGGCCCATGTGAGAATCCCCCATCTCTCCGTCCAGCTCGGTCTGCGGAACCAGGGCCGCCACGGAGTCCACGACGATCATGTCCCCGGCCTTCATGTGGTCGCAGAGGTTCTCGACCAACCTGAGAGCGTGCTCCGCGTTGTCGGGCTGCGCGAAAAGGGTCTTCGACCAGTCGATCCCGAGGACCTTCCCGTACGTCGGATACAGGGCATGCTCCAGGTCGATGAACGCTGCCGTTCCACCCCTGCGGTTCACCTCAGCGATGGCGTGCAGGGTGAGGGTCGTCTTCCCGGAGGACTCAGGACCATAGACCTCAATGACACGACCCAAGGGGTACCCACCCCCCGTAGCAATGTCGACGCTCAGGATCCCCGAAGAAGACCGCGGCACGTTCTCCAGCTTCGTGCCTTCCAGCATCTGGATCCCGTAGACGTCGCTCTCCTTCTCCGCCTGGATCTTGCGGAGAATATCCACTGCCGGCTCGACCACGGGTTCCGCGGCCTTCTTCTCTTTGTCCTTAGCCACGAGAGACCCCCTTCCTACCACTGTCGCATCGGCGGACCACCGGCACCCTCAGCGGGAGGGGTCGGAGCCCTGTCCGGAGGCGGCGGAGCGAAGCCGGGCACCACCCCAATCGGCGGAACCGTGCCCGGAGGCGGCACGGCCGGAGGCTGATTCGGCACCGGGGCCCCACCGTACGACTGCTGGGGCGGCTGCATGTTCGGCGGCGGAGCCATGGGCGGCATGCCCTGCGGGGGGGCTCCACCGGCCATGGGAGGCGTTCCCGGAGGCATCTGCCCTTGGGGCTGCCCGTACTGCTGCGGAGGCTGCTGAGCCGCGGGAGGCGCTCCTGGGGGCATCCCCGGGGGCATTCCCTGAGGCGGCTGCCCGGGAGGCGTACCGTACTGCTGCTGCGCCGGGTACTGCGGAGCCGGGGCCTGCTGGATCGGAGCCATGCCCGGGTACGGAGCCGACTGCGGAGCCTGCGCCGGGGGAGCCTGGTAGGGCATCTGCTGCGCCGGGGGCTGGGCCTGGCCGTACTGGGGCTGGCCCATCGGGGGCTGTCCCGGAGGGGCTCCCAAGGGATTCGAACCCGGGGGCAGACCAGCAGGCATGCCCGGAGGAGGCATTATGGGCGTCTGGCCGGCGTTCCCGACCGGAGGATACCCCGTAGCACCTGCCCAGCCGGCTGCCTGAGGGCTGCCCATGGGAGCGCCGTACGCGGGCTGTCCCTGCGGAGGCTGTCCCTGCGGAGGCTGTCCCTGCGGGACGATCCCACCGGTCATCTGCTGCTGTGCCTGCTGGTAGTCGTTCCCCGCGGACTTCGTCTGACTGACGTAGTGGAGCCCCTCTTCGTAGGTGACGAGGTGAACCAGCGTCTCCGTCGGGTCGACCAGCGCGGCGTAGTTCTGGATGTACGCGATCCACTCCGGCGAGTACTGGAAGAACCTGTTGTTGAACACGGCATCGTACTCCGTGTCGCGCAGGTTGTTCTTCTTGCACTTGCTCGTGTCCTTCACGATGGAAATGATCGGGAACCCGCTGGGCGTGTTCTCGAAGAACCGGAGACCTTGCGGAGCCCCACCGGACGCGGCCCCGCCGTCGAACAGCCGAAGCAGCTTCGAGTGCACCGACTTCGGAGCGAACCACGCCTGGTGCAGCGTGGCCGGGTCATCACCCTCGCCCAGGGGACGCGCCCCTACGAACTTGTCGTGATCGAAGATCGCCAGGAAGTACTTGTCCTGGGCACCGATGTCGCGAGCCGCCCTCTTCGTCACCGACAAGACCGGATCCCTCGTGCACATGTCCCGGTAGCCGTCCGCCGAGAGGGCCTTCTTGTCGATCCCGAGAGCCTCCCACCGGGCATTGAAGAGATCCCACTGGCGCTGTGACTCCTCGCAGTGTGCGCAACGCACGGGCTGCTCGAACAACGGACCACGGCCCAAGGACTCCTGGAGGTACTTGTTGATCCCGATAGGGCAGAGCACCGAGGCGAAGCCCGTCGATCCGTCCGGCCGACTGAACTTGTCGACCTGGTGGATCGGGAGCTTGAAGTAGAAGGTGTAGATCGGGTTCGACGGATCGAGACCCACCAGAGTGGACCCGGGGATGGGAGCGCACATGCGGTACTTCCGACGCATCTCCTCCGTCGGGTTGAACATCTTCCAAGCGTGCGGGGTGAACAGTGGGAGGAGCACGTTGTTGAAGTGCACCATCCCTTCCTTGTTCGGAAGTGGACGCCACAGCTCCTTCACGAGCGGGCCCTTTCGGTCCTCGTTGTCACGCTCTCTCTGATACGGCATCGAAAACTCGCCCATAGGCTTCCTCCTCACCGCCTCACTGGCGGTAGCTAGCTCTTTCTGTACCCACCAGCCGCCTCCATGATGGCGGCCTCGTTCACACTCATCGGACCCACGTTACCGAACTTCGCCATGAAGGCCCTGGCGTAAGCTCCCAAGTGGAAGGACTTGTCATGCAGCTTGGACGCAATACTCTTCACCAGATCCGCGTCCTCCTTGAGCTTCGACGCCGTCTCGCTGACGGTCTCGAAGTACCACGGAGGCGTCAGCATCTGATACTTGTACATCACCTTGTAGTACTCATCGAAAGTGCCCGCGAAGCGCTTCTTGATCGCGAAGTCGTGAGCCTGCGCCGCGTACTTCTTGCGCTCAGTCTCGGACGTGTCCGCAGCGTAGATCTGCACCGCCATGTCCTGAACCGCAGGTCCTGTCGGCTTCGGCTCCCCGTACGCAGCCAGAACCTCCCTGGAGTAGGTATTGCTATGCGCCCACCACTTCTTCGCCCAGACATCCACGAAGTTCTCGTGCCTGGACGACAACCGGATCGACAACGCCTCCCAGTACGACTGGTTGCCGGAATGCGTCCTCAGAAGGTGCTCCACGTCCTCCGGATTGAAGGTCAGCATGGCCTCGACGTCCTGCTGGAGAAGACTCTCGTCCAGAGCGACGTTCACCTGGTTGCCGTTGATGGCTATAGAGTACCTTCCCGCCAAGTTCTACTCCTGCGGAGGAACCCCGGACGGCATCGTGCCGGAAGGGATCCCTTGGTGCACAGCCACCTCGAAGGTCGCGCCACCCTTGTTCAGCTGCTCCGCGAATCTGGAAGCCGCGTTCTCGGCAGCCGCCAGATCGACGGGATCGGTCTGGTTGATGATCCCCGAGGACCAGTACACGCCGAACCGGTACAGCACCCTCTTGAAGTCCTGCGTGTCGTGCGGAACGAGCCCGTCCATGGCCGGCTTGATGTGCGTCAGCTCGTGGTACAAGGTGATCCTCTCCAAGGTCGCCCTGAGCATCTCCGCGCTCTCGCTCACACCAGCCTTGGCCCTCAGAGCGGTGTCGTTGATCATGACGACGTACCTGATGTCCATCAGATCAGCTTCGAGCCCCCGCAGCTGCGTGAGATCGAGCATCCCCATGGACCCGAGAGTCGCGAGAACGTAGCGGGCTACGAGAGGGTCCGGAGCGTTCCCGAGGTACTTGATCTTGCCGAGCCACGTCGTGCTGCTAACCCCTATCGCGCGAACGAATACGACGTGCCCCAACTTGACGTGTTCGAGATCCTCCGAATACCGCTCGACCAACTCCTCCGCCATCGTTTTCAGAGACTCGTCGAGCACCCAACGGTCGCCCTTCGGGCCCACGAACTCCGCTATGCTCTGGAAGGCTTCCGACTGTGTCGTCATGAACCACTCTCCTGAACTCTTCCGGCGTCAGCCGTACTCTTTCTTCGATCCCACAGTTCCCGCAGTAGACCACCAAGTCAACGTACTTTTCGGTCTCGAAGCTACCCCGTTTCCGCATCCACCTCCGGCACTCCGGGCATTGAATGTTCACGAACCAAGGGGGCCTGTACTCCTCACTGCCCACATCCACACGCCTTCACCGCGAACATGCCCCAGATGACCTTCGGGTTCGAAGTCGTCCTCATGAACTCGACGGTCACCTCCCACTCCCGGACCAGGCGTTCAACGTCAGGGAGCCTTAATCTTAAATTACGAGAAAACCCTTCGAAGGTTAGACCACTCAGGCACTCGACATTTTCTGAAGGAATACCTGCAAGAAACATCGAAAAGTCCCGCAACAACACAGGAATTCCCTCTATAAATAGGTTCTGAAGGTCCCAACCCTCGTAATACCAGCATCGAATTTTTTCTAAAAAAAGTCTCAAATCCTTCCGATCCAGGACCTCCGCGAGCTGTCCGTACTCCTCCCGAGAGATGACCCCAACGGAATCTCGGAGGAGGTTGACGTCGACAACACCGTCACCCGCGGCCAAGACCATGCTTTCGAGGATCTGCTGCGCGTCCCTGAGAGAGCCCCCTCCGAGCATCCCCAAGCGGTTCACGAAGTCCTCGGTGTACTGCCGACCCTCGGCGGTGAGGATCATCCTGGCGTTGTCCGCGACCTCCTTCGAGTTGAGCACCCTCAGAGGAGCCGAAAGGCACCTCGACCTGAGCGTGTCCTCGACCTTCTGAGGGTCCGTGGACGCCAGCAGGAACACAGTCCGTGGCGGAGGGTCTTCGACCTGCTTGAGCAGTGCGGCCTGAGCCTGCTTCGAGAGCATGTGGCACTCGTCGAGGATCAGAACGCGGTACTTGTGGATCACCGTCTGACGCAGGATCCCTTCCAGGTCACGCACGTCGTCGACCCCGTTGTAGGACGCTGCGTCCCTTTCAAGGATCGAAAGATGAGAGTCGGCCGCTTCTCGGCAGGAAGGGCACGTTCCGCACAGGTCGCCCACGGTCTTGAAGTTCTCGCAATTCAGCGCGCGAGCGTACAGCCGGGCCAAGGTGGTCTTCCCGGTGCCCCGAGTACCGGCGAAGAGGATCGCCGCCGGTACTCGGTCCATCAGAATCGAGTTCCTCAAGATCCGGCACGTCACCGGCTGGCCGACGACCTGTGCGAACGTCGCAGGTCGGTATTTTACCGAATACTGCATCAGGGCTTGTAGAACGGCAAAGCGATGCCGTAGAACTCCTTCACCGCCTTGGCGATGCGCAAGCACCTCGGGCTCTTCGGGTCGTTCTTCCACCCCCACTGACCGAAAGTCGAGAGGTTCGTCATCTTCCAGGCCTTGTCGAAGTAGGCCTGAGGGTCACTGACCTCCGCCTTCAGGAACAGCTTGTAGGCCGCCCCCGGGTTGTTCTGCCAGAGGTTGAAGAACAACGCGACGAGCGCGGAGTCCCACGACGCCGGGTTGTCCGCCTTGAGCAAGTCCCTGATGGTCCTCCCTCCCAACGGGGGCCTCGGGAAGTCGAGCTGCCGAGCGAACTCGGCCTTGGCGTACGCGATCTGCGCCTCGGGGACGCCGGGCTTCGCTCCCATGTCCGCAAAGAGCTGCGCGAGAGCAAGAGCTGACTTGTTCGGAGTATCAGACTCGGCACCCATGCAGACATCCACGATCCACTTCTTCCCGACAGCATTGCTGGGATCGAGAGCCAACCCACCCACCCAGAACTTCCCGTCTCTAATCTGGAAGCCGAACCGGGAGAAGACCTGAGGACCCCCGATAGCCCCCAAACACACCTGATCGAACAAGGTATGGTACCCGTTCTCCAGCGGGATCGACTTGAAGCTCTCCAGGAGCTTCTGGAGCCGGCCGCTGGTGAAGGTCCACTGTAGGAACCCCCAGGTCACCCCGGTGCCGTCGTACATGACGACGGTGTCGTGGTTGCCCTCACAGCGCGCGACCACGCCGAGGACCTTCGTCCAGGGCCCCCAGGGCTGCGCGGGGTTGAACCCGACGGATCCGATGACCCGGGGGCCACCTCCGTCCTTCCACTTGACCCACTGTGCTTTCGGCATGTCTACCTCCCCTTCTTCTTCGACCGAGAAGCCTTCTTGACGTTGTGCGCCTTGGCCTTGTGGGGCCCGAGGCCCTTCGAACTCTTCGCCACGAACCCGCAGACGTCGCAAACAAGGCTCTTCGAGATGTCGTTGGCCTTCTGGATGTCGTCTTCTGCCTGCTCGACAGCCGGATCGGATTCCCCGTTCATCAGGTCGAAAGCGCGCTTCAAATGAGCCCCTTCTTGATCCTGAAGAGCCTGAGCCTTCATCTCAGGTACGGACCGAAGCGTGTGCGCCGCCTTCGGGGCGGCCTCAGCCTCCTTGGCATGGAGACCCAAGGACGCCTCCGACTCCTCTTTGGGGTTATACCCATTCCGGGCCCCTGCCTTGTATGCCTTGAACCTCTCCTGGAGGTTGGCGTACTTCCCGTTCGAAGAGATCACCTTCACCCACTCCTTGAGCGCGCTGTAGGTCCTCGGCAGTGTGTAGTCCGCCTTCTCGCCCTCACCAGGCTCGTCCTTCCCGAACAGCGCGTTCCGGATGAGCTGCTTCTTCGACTCCTCGTCGAACACGTTCTCCTTCAACCACATGAGAACGCCGTAGACGGGGTCCACCTCGTTGAAACGAGCCTCGGCGACCTCCAGGCTCCTGTGGTGGAAGTCGATCTGCGTGAGGAGTGCCTCGTGCTCCTCCGAGAAGGCCTCCACGACCTTGTTGAAGGTCATGATCTCGAAGGCCTCCCTGCCCGGTGAAGGGTGGACGACGTTGGGGTCCACCGGGGGCATCGTGATCTCTTCAAGCTCGGGGATTGGTACCACATCGAAAGAGTGGGTTGCTTGCTGGAGCTTGTACCCCCTCGGAGCCTTCTTTCCGAGCCACAACTGCATCGGGGGGTTCGGCTTGAGGAGGAACCTCTTGAGGTCGACCGAGTTCTTGAGGACCTCGAAGGGGAAGTCCAGCCGCAACCAGTTGTCCCCCCGAGGTATCAAAAAGCTCAAGGGCCTTCCTTCCCGCTCCAGCATCATGCTGATCTGGCCCTTGAAAACGTTCCGAATGAACACCGGGCGCTCCTTGGAGAAGAACTTGTCCACCTCCCGCGCCGTCAACCTTTGCTTCTTCATATCAATCACCCTTTCGGCGTCCTCACGCCTCTTCTTTGTGTTTGTACCTGTCACTCCACCTTTGCACGATCTCCGTGTCGACCGTCAGTGGCACCCTGAACTGCGTGACCTCCCGCAGCCGGGTCGTCATGCAGTCGTCCATGAGGCGGCTCACCTGCTCGACGCACTCGACGTGCGAGTGGACCACCAGTTCGTCGTGGATATGAAGGATCGGAGCAGCCTTCAGACCGTTCTTGATGATCTCCCGGCTGATCCAGATCAATGACAACGACGCCATGTCGACCGCGGAGCCTTGGATGGGGCTGTTCACGGACTGGCGGAGTGCCCTGTTGACGATGCTCTGCGCCCGAAGCACCTCGTGGTTGATGACACAGGACCGAACGTATTGGCAGCTCCTACAGGAGCTAAACGTGTTCCCCTTCTTCGACTTGAGATGATCCTGCAACACGTCTACGGGCATCGGGTAGAGTTCTTCCAGAGGGATGCCCAGCCACTTCGGATACGGACCATCCTTCTTGTAGCACGGAGGACGTTTCTCCCACGAGGGGCCCGGTACACCGTTCGGAATCAGGGTGGCCGCCTCTGGGAGATGCCGCCTGCGACCAAAGATGTTCCGAACGTAGCCGTACCTCTTGACAAACTCATGGGTATCGTCGATCCACTGCTTCAGCACCGGGGCCGCGCCGAAGTAGTCCTCCCAGATCAGCTTGTGGGCCTCCTCCTGTGAGATCCCGAGGCTCTCGGCAAGAGCTTTCTCGCTCTGCCCGTACGCGATGCCGAAGTTGATAGTCTTGGCATGAGAGCGCTCCTTGGAGTACAGGTCCTTCACCTGGTTGACCTCGCAGGGGAGGTTCCAGATCTTCTTCGCCATCGCGGCGTGCATGTCGTAGCCGTTGTTGAAGCCATCCACCCAGACCGGCTCTCCCGAGATGTGCGCGATGACCTTCAGTTCGATCTGGGAGAAGTCCTTGAAGACCATGCGGTGCGCGTCGTCCGTGCACCACATCGACTTCACGACAAGACCACCGTTCTCAGGTCTCGGGAGTGTCGTCAGGTTGGGGTCCCGCAGCTTCAGGCGGCCGGTCTTCGAGTCCATCCAGTACTCCGGATGGACCCAGCCGATGTAGCCCTGATTCGTGATCTCGACGACCTTGTTCAGCGCCGGCTCGGCGTAGAGGTTGTGGATCTGCTGCGCGCGGCGGAACTCCAGGAGCGGTTCCCGGATCGGATGCTCCAAGCCCCTCACGAAGTCCATGTCCGTGCTCCACGAACCGTCCGCGGTGTGCTTCCCTGGCAGCCCCATCACCTCGAAGAGCTGCTTGCCGAGCTGCTCCGGGGAACTCACCTTGAACTTCGCCCCGCAGATCTCCTGGATACGCCTAGTGTTGACCTCAATGATCTGCTCCTGCTCAGCCTTCACCTGCTGTGCCCGATGAAGGTCCAGAGGCACTCCGTGAAGCTCCATGAGCATCAACGTGTGTTGCAGGGGGATGATCAGGTTGTCGTTCAGCGCAATGAGTTCCTCGGCCTCCAGCATCGGCATGAACACGTACTTCAGCGACAGAGTCAGATCGGCGTCGGCGCAGCCGTAGGGGTAGAGGACGTTCAACGGGACTTTGGAGTAGCGCAACATCTGAGGATCGTAGAACCTCAGCGCTTGGGCGAGATCGCCCTTGAACTGGCTCGCCGCGGTGTCTAGGTACGCATCCGAGATGCCCAGCTTGGTCACCTTACCCTCGGCGCTGAAGTCGGATTTCAAGGCGTGCGAGGAGGTCACGCAGTCTTCATCCAAAAGCGTGTGTGCGAGCATCGTGTCGAACGCCAGGCTCCGGGTGTAGATCTTCATGAGGTTCGCGAGCTGCCGAACGTCGAACTTGCCATTCTGCGCCACCTTGGGGGTAGGGCTTTCGAGAATCTCCTTGAGAAGGTCCTCTACATGAACCTGCCGAGAGCCCCAGAAAGGCGAATCGTCCGAACGGCTCAACGGAATGTAGGCCGCGTTGCCCGGGGTCCAGGGACGAACGATTTCCGTCCGCCCCCAAGAGAAAGAGATGCCGCACACCTTGTGTGGGTAGTTCCTCGGTATCTTGTCCTTCATCGACTTGGAGGTGGGGTAGTTGGTCTCGATGTCGAAGGAGAACTCCTTCGAGTCGAACAGCACCGAAGCCAGCCACGAGAACTTCTTGGGGCTGTCGATCAAGTGATAGGTCTTCGGGACCTCGATGTTCGAAAAGAACATGCTACCACCTGCGGCTTTCCACGGGAGAGTGGCTTCCCCAGTGTTCCTGGAAATAGATCCACGCGCGCATCAAGACGGTAACGAGACTTCGGAGATCCCGCTGCTGGATGAAGAAGTCCCGCACCCGGGCACCGTTGTTCGTGAACTCCCTCCAACAGCAGACATGGAATACTTGCGTCCCGTTGTCGTCCGAAAGAAGCAGCTCTCCGATGACGGAGCCGCTCTTGAATTCCTTGACGGTTTCGTACTTCGCTTTGAAATCCTCCGAAGTCCCTTCGAGGAACCGGATGACACGCTGTGGCTGCTCCAACGGCATGGGTGGCCCACAGTCCGCGTCCCGGATCTCCTTGTGCCTGTCCGAGATGTAGGTCATGGCCTCCATGATCGCGACAACCAGGTGCGGGATGCTGGGAATCCGTACCAGCGGGGAGAGGTACCGAGTGGTGCCCTCGACGCATTCCGACGCGCACACCACGTCGAAGAACGTCTTCTGGGAGGGCTCCACCGTCTTTTGGTAGATCTCAACCAGTGCGCTCGTGTCCCCGAATTCAGAGACTCTGAAAGACTTTGTCACGGGGCCTTCCCTATACGCTCCTTCAGCTGAAGGACGTCCTCCCTCTTCAAGAAGGTAGCTCCGGACTTCTGAACCGTAACGAGGTTTCCCCGGCGCACATGGCCCATGACGTTCATGTACGAACAGCCGAAGATCTCTGCCGCAGTCTTCATCGTCACCAGGCCCTCAGCCTCCAGGACGTCCTTGTCGATGAGCACTTCCGGCCGCACCGGCTTTCTCTCGACCGGCGGAGGTTCAGGCAGGTCCAGGTCAGTCTGGACGCGGTCCTTGATGGGTTGCTCGGCGATCTCTTCAGGCTTCGCTTCTTCCAACATCATCTTGCGCGACGTCACGAGATCGTACAGCTCCGCGTAGGTCAGCTCGCTGATGTTGTGCTTGATCCACTTCACGAGAGTGGTCTTCTTCGTCACCCCGATGCCCAAACGAGTGGCATAGGTCGCCAGGCAGAAATGATGCACATGGCAGGTGACTGTGCAGGGCCTCCCATCGACGCCACCGCAGGACTTGCAGGTGCCCCCTCCAGGAACCTTCGCCCGAACGCTGCAAATGTGGCTGTCCAGCTTGGGATCGGAAAAGCACTCTCGTCCGAGGACCTCGTCACCGAGACGCGCAGAGTAGTGGCGGTTGATCTCCAGAAGGAGATCCGAGTCCAGAACAATTTTCTGCCCAAGAACCACGGACTCCGCAGGCTGCTCTTTCTTCGCCTTCGCCTTCGGTTTTGCTTTCGCCTTCACCATGAGCGCCACCTTTCGTTACGCAGGAGCCTTCAAGAGGAACGTCACGTCCCTCCCGAACTCGTCTTGCAGGACGAGCAGCGAGTTGTTGATCCGGTCGATGAGAACCAGGTTACCTTCGTAGCTCTTGAGAGCCAGTAGTGCCTGGCTCTTGTTTACCCTGAAGGGCTCCAGGTCTGTCGGGCCCCTCGAAAGGGTCTCCACCAGTTCCGAGACCTCGCACCCGTCGTGAGTCCTCGCACTGATCTTGAACACTGGGTTGCCGGAAGTCGCTGAGAGACCGTCGATCTGCATCAGGAGCATCGACTCCTCGGTCCCGACCACAGCGGCTACCAAATCGAGTACCTCAGAGAGCCGTTTCTGGCTGAACGTGTAGATCCGCCCTTCGCGAGCGACCTGCTCCAGGCTGTTCGGCAGCAAACGGAAATCGTACACATAGGATGACGGGATCGCGTCGTGCAGGGTCGGCATGTAGAACTGCACCCCGCTGCTCAACACCGCACCGACCTTGGTCGGGGCCACCATGAACGTCGTAATCGATCCAAACGAAGACGACGACTTCGACCACTTCGAAATCGCAGAAATCGCGGAGCAGAACTCGTCCGAAACGACGATGCGAACATCCCCAAAAGCCTGCTTGTTGCAGGAGCACATCCGGTAGGAGTAGTTCCCGATCTTGACCACCCGGCACATCCCCGGAGCGGTGTTGTCGATCAGGATCCCCGGGGCCTGCTTGTTCGCACCGACAGCGCCCTCGCAGATCGACAGCGCCCTCGTCAGCTCTTCGACTTGGGGACCGGACACCGTGAGCATCTCAGGGAACTTGTAGTGCTTGGTGTACTGCACCGTCGGGAACTTCACTGAGATGTTGTCCTCGGAGATGATGAGCTGCTCCTTGGAGGGCTTGAACAGGATCTGGCTCCCCGCATACAGCTTCTTCCACAGAGACAAGAACTTCCCCGACTCAACCCCGAAACTGAAGGACTTCCCGCCGGTCGCGTTGAGGGACACGATGACGGAAGCGGTGACGGTCTGCGAGAACATGCTGAAAACCGAACCGTCGTAGGACAGGTAGACGTAGTCGTTCTTCGGGTTACACTTCTCCAGGGCTCGACAAAAGTCGGTCATCAAGTGGTAGTCGACAACAAAGCCGTTGTTCTGAACCGTGATCACAGCTCGCTCGCTTTCAGGTAGATGGGCTGCAACGACTCGTCCTGGATAAAAGAACGCTCCATACAGTGATAGGCTTGGAGGATCTCCACCTTGGCGGCACGAACACTATTCACGGTCATTCGGAGGCTCATCGCCAGGTAGGAGTCCTCCGCGAAGACCCCTTCCAAGAAAAGATCAAAGACCCGACGCGCCGGCTCAGAGAGCTGCGGAACAATCTCATGGTACATCTGAGCCGCCGAGAAGAGGCTCTCAGGATCGACAGAGAATCGTGCTTGCATGTCAACAAACTCATCAGTGGTCTCCAAAGAGACCACCTCGGTCGAAACATCCCGCTTGTGCATGAGAGACCCACGTAAAATGTCAACGCACTGCTGCTGGATCTTCTTGTAGAGGAAGCTGAAGAACTTGGCCCTCCGCACTTCAGTGGCCTCCGACCGCTCCACCTTCAGAGACTTCCGAATCTTGTTCAACTTCGGGGTCTCCAGGAGAAGAAGGCCCTCTTCCACCCCACGACATTGATACAAGGACTTGCGGTACTTGTAGACGGGAGCCCGGTAGAAATCACACGCGGCGGAGAACACGCAGAGCACCTCTCCAAGAATGTCCTCCTCTGAGGCTTTCGTTGCCTCAGCGACCTGGATCACCGCTTTGAAAACGAAAGGAGCCATCTTGCAGAAGGCCTGCGCCTGCTCGGAGTTGTCCCGCTTCAGAGCTTCGGTGATGACCCGAAGTCGTTTTCCCAGAGTGCTCTTCAAGACAACGTCTCCGTCAGCTCTTGGAACCGGTCGTACGCCAAGGACCCGGGGTCCTCCGCCTTCTCCAGATGGATCAGTTGAGCATCGAGCCCAAAAGCCGCCAGCTCGTTCGCCACCTTCAAGCCCAGATCGATCTCCTTGCCGTCCTTCACGAACCGCGCGTCCCCGTCCAGGCACACAACAGGCTGCAAGGAGTGGCAGATGCAGAGATCCCGTATTCTGTTGAGCTGGGACGCAGAGGCCTTGCTCGTGAAGAGCCCCACGGCCTGGGCCCCGAAGCTCGACAGCTTCCAGACGTCGCTCGCGCCCTCCACAATCCAGAGGTGCTTGCTGGTCGGCCCTACCAGCCACCCACCGTAGAGAATGGTCTGCGCTGCGGAGCCGCTCGGCATCTTCCACCGCTGCGGAGCCGAAGGAGCGAGGTACCGAACCTGGAAGGTGACGTAGGCCTCGTTGAGGTCGTAGACAGGTGCAACGATGGAGTCCGAGATGGTGATGCCGGCGCTCATCCCACCGACCCCGTACCAGAGGTGGTACCTGGACACAATATCAGGTCCAAGGCCACGGTCGACGAGGTACTTGATGGACCTGATCGGCTCGATCATCGGCGGCTGCGGGAAGTCGGAAACCCAGTACTTCTTCGTCTCGCCCTTCTTCTCGGCGAACAGCTCTTCGAGGTCTGGAGTCACGTTCGTGAGGCGGAGGTCCTTGTAGACCTGCGCCCACGACTCGATGTGCTCCATCAGCTTGTAGAAGTAGGCGAACGAACCGCGGATACCGCACTTGGGGGACCCGCACACGAAAACGCCGTCCTCCCGGATCGAGAAGGAAGGAGAATTGTCGTTATGGAACGGGCACCTAGTATGGATCTGTCCCGACGAATTGAACGCCATTCCAGGCAGTCGGGAAAGGATGTACTCTCTTGAATCCACTCCACACCTACAAGGTCACGTAGAAGTCACATATCGAAGGCTGAATCTATATCACAGACGCTCCTCATTTGTCAACGACGAAGGGGTTGATCTTGGCAGCGTGCTCCCACAGCCGGTGCAGCTCCCGGGAGATAGACATCCGCGCCAGATCTGCATCGAGAACGATCTCAGGGATCGTGATCGATCCGTCTCGCGCGAACTGCGGGCTCAGGATGATGATCCCCTCGTCGCGCTCGTCATCCGTCTGATCGATAGCTATACAAAGGTCCAGTGCCCTGGAGATGTCGATGCTCAGGCCGCGGTGCTCCAGGGAGAGACGGTCAGCCTTCACGCCGGCCATGTTCGCCTGGCTCGCCTCGAAGATGGCAACATTGAACTTCTCCGCGTGCCTCTTCAGGTCCCAGACGATCTGCTTCTGCTCACGCCGCTCCTCGCCCTTGAACCGGACGCTGGGAGCGATGATGTTCAAGTAGTCCCAGATCTCGACATCCGGAGACCACCCTTCTTGATCGCGGAAGCGCTCGACCTCGACCTCGACCTCAGCCACGGTGGTCTCCTCCGCGGTCGCCTTCACGATCTTCAGCCGGTTGCTCCAGGTCTTCATCCAGGAGAACGTGCGGTCGAGATTGTCCTTCTCCTCCTGGGTGAGCAGCAGGTTCGAGATGCGCTGGTAGTTCAACTCGCTGAACATCGCGTCGTACCTGCCCATCGTCATCTCCTCGGAGTTCTCGTAGGTGACGTGGAGCACGTTGAAGCCTTGGAGCAGGAGCGCGTAGCCCATGGCGTTCAAGAAGATCGACTTGTACCTCTTGAAAGGCGCGATGAAGTCGCACACCATCGGGGCCTTGATAACGAACTGCACGTCGAGACCGCGGATGCCTGTCATCAGTCGCGGGTTCAGATTAGGGTTGTCTCGCGATACCCTCCGACGGGACATGCGTTCAGGGTAGTTGTCAACGTAGTCGACGACTCTGAGCTTGCGGCCTTGGATGACATTTCTGGCCTCCAGAACGCCCTTCCCAAGGGCTTCCAGGAGGTAGTCCACCCGCGAGGTCTGCGAGAAGCCCTCGAAAGCTGCGCGCGACGTCGAGTTGATGATACAGAACGAAATGTAGGCCCTGAACTTCGCGGACGCATCCTCCAGAAATGTGAGCGGGCGCGTGTACAAATGCCACATCTGGGCACGGTACTTCACCAGCTCCTCGGGGTCTTTGACCGAGAGCATCTCCTGGTCGAGGAAGTCCCACACAAGAGGCTTCCACTTCCGTTCCTTCAGGAGCTTCACCAGCCACTTGTAGGATGGGATCTGGAAGTGCTCGGGCTCCACGACCGCCAGGACGTCAGGATCGACCAGGCCAGGCTTCTGAACCACGGCGGCGAGGAACTCGGCCTCGATGTTGACATCGATCTTCAAGTCGGCCACCCGCTCTGGTCGCCTTGCTGCAACCGGTAGTCCTCGCCGCCACCGACCTCGATCTGACGCAGGGAGCGTCCACCGATCACACCGTCAGGCCGGATCTCCAGCACGGAGTCGAGCACCCCCTCGTAGAAAGACGAGAGGCTGCTCGGCGAATAGTTCGAAGTGAAGATCGTCGGGAGCCTGTAGTCCTGCCGGAAGTGCATGATCCGGTGCATCATCGTGAGCGCGATGTCCTTCTTCCACTGCGCGCTCCGCGACTCCGTACCGAGGTCGTCGACCACCAGGATCGTCGACTTCCAGGTCTCGTCATCCCAGCCCCGGCGCTCCTTCTCGCACATCTCGTGCATGTTCTCGAAAGCGTAGGTACGGCTGGGGCTGTAGTTCTCGGTCTTCGACAGCTCCCACAGGAGCACGTACACGAGGTAGTGCGCCAGAGTCGTCTTCCCGCGGCCATTCTCCTTCGAGAACAGGTACAGACCGAGACCCCGAGACAACACCTCGAAGGGGTTGTTCACGAAGTAGGTCAGCTCGGTGGTACCCTGCTCGATGAGGGGCCACCGGTACTCCGGAGAACTCACGAGGTCCAGGGTCGACTCGTGGAAACCCCCGCGGGTCATCCGGTTGTACACCCGGAACTTGATGGCGCAAGTGCACAGGTCGTCACCGACATAGCCGGTGCCGGAGCACACAGGGCAGCTGCCCTGGATCCGCGCCTTCAATGGTGATCCGTCGCTCATTCTTCTGAGAGGTCCCTCAGCGAGATCGAGCACCCGACCGCGCCAGCTTCGAGCGCCCTCAACGATTTCCTCGACCAGCCCTCCAAGCGATCTTCCAGAGCCCGCAGCTCCTCGGGCATCATCCACGTCAGGTTCTTGCCCTCGGAAATCATCTGGAAGAGCTTCGCGATCTCCGGCTTGACTTCAGCGTGCAGAACCATCCCAACGTGGACCCGCCCGACCTCGTCGGAGTCGTCGTACAGAATCCCCTTGATCATCAGCCGGTCGTACACTGTCCAGCTGGCCGGAAACCGACGGTTGTTCTCCAGGGTGCACAGCTCCTCATCGATCTCCCGCATAGCCGCGAAGAACACGACCCTCTTCCAGTTACTCTGGCTGTCCTCCGGATTGATGTGCCCGCCGACGCCTATCGAGAACTTCTTGTTCAGCCGAGCCTCGTTCCCGCCCGAGCGCTCGTAGGTGAGGTAGCGCCCTTCAGAGGTGATCACCGTGTAGGGAATGACCTGCTTGTGCGTCGTGTCAGTCTCCGCCGAGGTGCGCGGTACGAAACAGGCCTTTCCCAGGGTAACCCAGAAGCAACGGATGCTGTTATCACACTGCGCGAACCCTGCGAACTCGGGCTTCGGAGGGAACTGCAACCCTTGAACAAAGGCCAAAGCCACTTCGGGAACGACCCAGACCTCTTCGCTCATGGCTTCCTCCAATGGATGTCTTTCAGCCCCGTGTACTTCGAGATGTTGGTCCCACCCTCGTTCCAGAGCCCCAGGTACAAGCCCCACTTCGAATACTCCTCCCAGGTGGGCTCCGCGGACAACAACCGAGGATCGTCCCACTGCTTCTGGAAGAACTGGAAGTTCGAGGGCACGCAGCAGATGTTCAGGTACTTGTTCTGGGCGTAGTGCCGGCGTCCGCGGCGCTGCGTGCCGTCCTCGCGGTAGTAGTACCCATCCGCGGTGATGCACACGATCTTCGAGGCATCGTCAGCATCCTCCGAGGAGGGTCTCCAGCCCTTCGGCAGGCAGTTGTCCTTGAACTGGCACCCCGTAGAGAGACCAAGGAACCTGCGAAGGTCCCTCCAAGGGTCCCGCTGCATGGCCTTGATGGACTCCAAGTCGGGATCGAAACCGTTGGTGTTCAGAATCATGGAGATCAGAACCGTCGCGCCAGGGTCCTTCCGGTTCAAGAACTCTGCGCAGCGAGTGTACTTCACCTGGAGCCACTCGGCGGGTTCCACCCCGAGGCCTTTCAGGGCTGAAACCTTGTCCAGTACGCGGTGGTAGAGCACCAGGTACTTGGTGGGCGAGCCCTTCGCGCCTCTGGGGACCTGATCGGTGGCTACGAAACCGTTCAAAGGCAACCCAAGGTCACGCTTCCCCTGGACCTGGAGGTTGACGAACTCCATCATGAAGGTGGCGACCGTGTCGAAGGCCTCTCTGGAGCCGGCGGCAGCCCGGAGCTTCCGAAACCAGCTCAGTCTGCTGTTCTGAAAGACCAGGAGGGTCGGACGCTCCCACAGCTCGTACGCCGTCGTCAAGAACAGCAAGGTGAGGTAGCTCTTCCAGTTGATGCCCTCCTCTTCCATCAAGTGGAAGAAGCTCCGGAAGCTCTCCTTGCGGAAGCGCAGGAGCCTGTAAGGATCCTGGTCGTGCCAAGGCCTCATGAGCCCTGTGTAGCCCCGGTACGTCCAGATCTGCCGCGAGAGGTCGATGAGTTCCGCGTAAAAAGGCTCCGGATCCAGCTGATTTTCACTATTGAAATAAATCGGCTTCAGGTGTTGGTCTTCCGGCTGGGGTATGGACCCCCTTGTCAACTCCGCCTTGACCATCTGGTTCAGAAAGTCGTTCATGCCACCTTCCCGAGATACCGCAGTATGTCAGATCTACCGAGACGGATCAACTTTTCATCCGAGACAGTCACGGCATCGACAAGGTTCTGTTTTCGTATGGAATTTTCCCGGATCAGCACATCTATCGAGTTGACCACATCCAAGAAAATGACCGTAGCAGGCTTGGACCGAATGAAATCCAAACGAGTTCTCTTTTCAGCGGCAACTCGACGATGAATTCGGTCCAGAGACTGCTTCAAATGAGTAAATGAGTGGGGTCTGTCCAAATAAATGGCGGTACGAGCCCTCGCCAGGAAGTCGACCCCGGTGCCGGCCTTCGCCGGGATGCAGACAGCCACCCGGGGGCGCTCGGAGTCTTCGAACTGCTGCTTGATGCGCGCGAGTGCAACGTTATCCACACCCCCGTATATCTTCACAGCTCCGTAAAGGTCGTTGTAGCGTTCGTACAGCAGGTCGACCGCGGGGCGGAACTCCGTCCAGAGCACGACCTTGGCCTCCGGATCGGCCAAGACCTCTTCCAGGAGGGTGTCGCACTCCGAGTACTTCGCCGAGTCACCCTTCTCATCCAGAATCGAGGGGTGGTTCATGAGCTGGCGGAGCCTGAGCATCCGATTAGAGCTGAACAGCTGTTCCATGTTGATCTGGCTGTCCTGTGGAAGGTCCCGAATGACCTCTCCGCAGAGTGCCTGATAGAGCTTGAGCTGCCGGCCTTCGAGCACAACATCGCGGATCATGAAGACGCGGTCCGGGAATCCAACCATGTCCTCCTTGGAACGCCGGATGGAGACCGCCTCCAGAAGCTCCTTCAGCTCGTCGAGGTTCTTGTAACCCACGACCTTGAGGTGCTTCCCCTTCTCCCCGTAGTTGATCTCCTGCTTCACGACGAAGTGGTCCTCGAAGCGCGTGATGTGCGGGATGTAGTCGTACGAGAGCACCTTCAGCGCCACATAGGCGTTCAGGGGGCTCTCGCTGATCGGGGTTCCAGTCATGATGATGGCCCGGGGCCGCTTTCCTGCTCGGTCCCGGGTGTCGTTCAAAAGCGATAGAACACATTGCGTTCTTTTCGTATCCAGATTCTTAAATTGGTGAAATTCGTCAACAATTATCATGTCCCACGTCATGCCCATGATGAGGTTCAGGATCATGCCCCCGACGCTGGAGTTCTTCGCCCCGATGATGTTCTCGGGGTGGGTCATCATGATGTCCCAAGGCGTATTCATGTTCGCCTTGATGAACTCCAGCGCCTGCTGCCGGCCACTCGGTACCGGAAGCCCCTTCAGGTGCGTATGCTCCTGGATCTCTTGAGCGAAGCCGATCTGGACCGTGTAGGGGCTGACGAGGAGGGTTCTCCGAATCGCGGATCCCAGAAATACAACGGATGCCAATGCTTCCATGGATTTTCCGATACCCATTTCGTCAAAGATCCCCACTCTTCGATTATTTGCAGCGTATGCAACAGCCGTGTACTGATCCTCGTAAGGAGGCGTCTTCAACTTGGGGGTCAAGATGGAGCGGACGTGCTCGTTGTTGACCCCCTTCTTGATCTGTTCGTTTCTCTCCCTCTGAGAGTGAATCCACGAGACGAACTGGAAGGCATCTTCGGTGACGTTCCTGCCCTCGACCAGCCCGCTGTAGTCCAGGGCGCGTCGGAGCCTCTGGAGGTCGTTGTAGGAGATCGACCAGGTGCAGTCGTCGATGGCCCTGGCGGACAGCAGGGACTGGATAATCAGGCACATGTTCGTGTACGCCGGATGGCGCATGTCCAGCTGCGCGCAGATCTTGCGGTCCTTGAGAAGGATCGTGATCAAAAGTCCTCCTGCTCCATGAAGTCTTCGAGTTCCGCGGCCCGCTTGTCCTGCTCCGACACGGACGCGATCTCCACGAGCCGGCCCTTCAGCAACGGGTACCCGCGGTGGCCGACCCCTGGCACCACGATCTCACGGACAGAGACGTTCTCCCGCACCGAGTACAGGGTGTCGAAGGTACGCTTCTCATCGGTGCCGACCTTCGCGATGGAGGTCTTGACGGAAAGTCGGATAGTATCCTCATTTCCGACATGACCCTGCCAGAGGTACCACAGCGACCCCTTCGCGGACTCCGCCTTGGAGGTGATGTAACGACCACCCTCCTTGAGAGTCGTCCAGGAGCACTCGACGTCGTTCACCCAGACCTGGACGAGCTGCCCGTCCCGGCTGCGGTTCGAGATCTTGCGGTACCCTATCTGGGCGATGATCTTCATCGTTTCGCATCGACCTCTTGCACGAGCTTCATCCACTCCTGGTCCTCGGAGTGCTCTGGCTCCGAGAGCTTCTCCTTCTTGGTCGGCGGCAGGTTGTACTCCATCCACCGCATCACGAGGTCCGGCACCGACTTGGAGATGGGCACCCCTGTGAGCGTGGTGATCCCCTTGGGAGAGAACTCACGGGCCTTGAACTTGTTGTAGAGCTTCACCGGGTGGACACCGAACTGGAGCAGCATCGAGATGGCGATGGCCCAGCAGTTCGCGAAGCCGTTCATCTCGTGACCGGACTTGCCCATCTCTATGAACACCTCACCGGGGGTGCCGTCGTCGTACACGCTCACGGTGAAGTAGCCCTCCACGTTGACGATCTCCCCGTCATCAGACTGGCTCGCCAGGCTGAACTTGCAGGTGCGGCTCTTCCGCTCGTCCGCCAAGTGGTAGCGAACCGGATTCGGCTTCCCCTGAGGGGAGGTGCCGTAGGGGGGCGGGCTGTAGTCTACAGGAACCGCCTCAGGTGGAGGCTCTTCCACTTTCACGTCAGAAGCTACCACCACCGCAGTAACAAGCTCCGCGGCGGGCTCCGCCTCCTTCTTCTCTGGAGGGGGCCAAAGTCTGACCTCATCACGGTTGGCAGGTTCCTCTTTGATGAGCATGGAACCGCTGTTCCAGATGTTGGTACCTTTGGGGGATTCTGAAGGTTCTGTCATCTTGTCGTCCTTTTCGCTAAGAAGTCGTGAACCACCGTGGCAGCGTACCCCACGTCTCGGTCGTTCTGGGTCGACCGACACGCGGCCGACGGGTGCAGGCTGATGGCGACGTAGGCCTCAACAGGCCCTATGAGACCTTCAGGATTTTCCAGGATCTCTCCGCAGTGCTTCGTGACCCTACTCCTGTACGGAGTTACAGCCATCATCGCCTCGTTGCCGAAGGCGATGATCAGCTTGGGCTTCAAGAGGTCGATTTCGGCTCTCAGGTACGGCAGGCACGCCTTGATCTCAGGGTAGGTCGGTGGACGGTCGTCCTGGGAGTAGCACTTGCAGGTGTTCGTGATCCAGCACTCCCGCCGGTCGATGCCGGCCTCCTCCAGGAACTGGTTCAAACGGCCTCCGGCAGGTGCCCCGGGGAAGAACGGCTGGCCGTACCGCCGCTCCTGAAGCCCGGGGTTCCTCCCGAGGATCATGATCTGCCGGTCGGACGAGCCCTCAGGGTAGGTCGGGCCCTCCGGATCGCAGTCCTGCCTCAAAGGGCACCGGTTGCACTGCGAGATCGCCAAGTCGACCTCTCCCAGAGAGGCCCAGGACCGATTCTGGCCGCTGTTCTGCTCCATGCACGCCACCATGCCCGTCAGGTCCGAAGAATAGGCTGGGAGCCGCCCTGCGTTCGTGAGGAACGTAGGCCCGATCCGCTCCGACAACACCTGCGACCGAAAAGCGTCCCTCGACAGCGGAACCGTGAGGCTTTCGACGAGGAGCTGGTGCTCTTCCTCCGAGAGGCACTCGGCAGCCTCTCGCAAGGTCGGCAGCTTCACGAGCCTGTACATCTCCGCGACGAATTCACCCTCAGGGAGGATCCGGGCGGTCGTCTTCCGCTTCTCCAAGAACTCCACATTCTCAGGGCTCAGGATCTCCCCGAGGCTGCCGAACTTCTTCAACAGCTTGGCCGCGGTCTTCTCTCCGACCTGCTTCACCCCGGGAAGGTTGTCGGAGGGGTCCCCGACGAGAGCCTTGAAGTCGGCGATCCTGTCCGGAGGCACGCCGAGGTCCTCCTCGACGACTCCCGGGGTGACGAGGAGCTGGCGCTGAGAGTCCCAAACGTTCAACTTGAAATCGACGAGCTGCCACAGGTCCCGGTCACCGGTCACGAGCACGATGTGCCAATCCCCCGGAAGGCTCTTGAAGTGGTCCGACAGCCAAGCAAGCGTGTCGTCCGCTTCGACACCGGAGACCAGCACCTGACGAACCCCCACCGAGGTCAGGTAACGCTGCACGAGGATCCCCTGCTCATTGAGAGCTTCGAGATCCAGGTCGCTGTCCCTCTTCTGCTGGAGGCGATGGGCCTTGTACTCCTCGTACAGCTCGCTGCGCCACCGAGACTTTCCACGGTCCCAGCAGACGATCACATCGTCGGGTGCGAACTGGCTCAAGACCTCGAAGATGTAGGTCAGGATCTTGTTCGCGACCATCTCCATGGGACTGGAGTGCGCAGCGCGCCACAAGAACGGGTTTCCGTCGATGAGGAGGACTCGGGGCACGACGACCTCACATTAGAGTTTGCGAATTGACAACTTCTTCTGCGGCTCGCCTTCCATCTTCGCGAGGAGCTTCTGAACCTCTTCCAGCTTCACGGCTCCCGGGGCGTTCCCGGCAGCAACGGACTCCTTGAAGCGTGCCCACTTCAACCTGTCGATCTTCAGAGTCAGGAGGTCGTCGTTCCCAGACTCCTGGCACCACTCGATGATCGAGGCCTCGTCCTGGAAGGAGGACTCGAAGTCGTCCGAGATCTGGGCCACGAAGCCTTCAGCCTCCAGGCAGCCCTCGGAACCGTACTTCTGGATGAAACCATTGAAGAACACCTGGTACGCAGGATAGCGGGCATCGAAGTTCATCTGAGCACGACTGAGGGCCTCCTGAGCTTCGAGATAGGTGGAGGCTGTGGTCCCGAACAGGACCATGTCGTCCCTTTTCTGCTGCTCAGCCTCTTCGAGGCGTTTCTGCTCCTCGGCTGCGAGCCGCTGGCGCTCCTGCTCTTCCTGCTCGGCACGCACCTTCTCCGGATCCTCGACGGGCTCGGACTGCGCAGCGGTGCCCGGGATCGGCGGAGGACCGGCCGGTGGCACCGGAAACACCGAAGGGGCGACCTTCAGGATGTTCACGGCACCGGAGAGCGCGTAGGCCTGCTGGACGGACCAAACCGAAGGATCCCCTTCGGCCCGGCAGAGGAGCATCACGTCCCCCGCGGATTCAGCCTTACTGAACACCTGTACGGTCAACTTCGAGACCGCTGCGCTGGTCCACGCACCTGTGACGGCATCCTGCCGCCATGTCGGGCCATCGAGCTGCAAGACAGAGCCCACCGGGAGATCCAGATGGGTCGCAGGAGGGACCCCTGGAGGGGTGGCCGGTGGCACCGCCGCCACTTCCGACACCTGAGCAGCAGCTTCGGAAGCGGAAGCCTTCGACTTCCCCACCCGGGACGGCGGGGGTGTGGACTCGGGGACCTCCGGAGGCGGATCGGCCGCAGGAGGAGTCGAAGACTCGGCCACGGAAGCGTCCACAGGGCCGTCCGTGGGCTTCTTCTTCCCCGAGTGCTTCGCCGTCATGTGCGTCTTCAGGTACCGGGGGCTCGTGAAACCCCCTTTTCCACAAATACTGCAAACGATCTCAGGGGCTGAACCTTCTGCGGGAGCGCCAGCGTTGGCTTCGTCCGACATCGAATCCTCCAGCGGCCAAATAGCCGAAAACGCACCAGAATTTCCTAGCGCGGGTTTGATGTGGTTGTCCTGCACCGCCTTAAAAGCACGTACAATGCGAAACAACCCACCTTACGCTATAGGGCAGAGTTCTGTCAACAGGAAAGGAGGAGGAAAAGATCGTCTAGGCGCAGTAATCGTCGGCACCGGAGACCACGATGCACTCACTTGGGCAGTTCTCTATGTCTTCAAGGAAGACACACTCGCCGGTATCGAGGTCACACTCTCCGGTACCCTCGACCCATATGCGTAGAGCTGGGATACTCTCCGGGTAGCACTCGTTGTCGGGGGGATCATCACACACGACACCATCGCAAATACTGTCCATGCAGTAATCGTCCCCGGGGGCCTCGATGCATTCGTAACCGCACGCAATCGTCTCGTATTCGTACTCGCAGGCATCCTCGATGCACGACGAAGATCCGGTGTACTCGAAGAGGTTCCCCTCCTCGTCACAGGTGTCCGGAGGTGGGTCCGTGCACCCGTCGGCGCAGTCCGTATCGTAGACCTCGTCGGTGTCCGTGTCGGAATCGGCATCCGAGTCGGAGTCGATGTCCGAATCGGAATCCCCTCCATCGACCCCCGCGTCCTCCTCGAAGAGAGGAGAACCATCTTCTGCACAGCCGGCGAACAGAACCAGAGCCATGACCAACAGCATCTTCTTCATCTCGGGCCTCCCTTTGTTCAGCCAAGTCCCTCCTGGCACCTATATCATAACCATGGCTGTGGGACTGTCAAGTGGGGAAAATCACGGTGTGGGGGAGGCGTCTTCAGACTTCGACTCTCGTCTTGTAGCCCCCAACTGGGCAGCAGCGAGCTGCTGGATTCCGGAGGCAACCATGTTGACCACGAAAGCGTTTTTCGAGAGGCCACCGCGGCGGGAGAAGTCCACGATCATGTTGTGAAGGGGTCCTGGGAAGCTGATGAGGAGCTTCTTGGGGGTGTCGGGGGTGTAGGCTCTCCCCGTGGGGCTCCAGTGGCGCGTTCCGTGCTTCGTCCGGTCCTCCACGACCCCGTGCTCTCGGAGGCACCGCAGGTTGTTTCCCACCTTCGACAGGGAGTAGTTGATGCCGTGCTGCATCATGATGACCTTCTGGACCATCTCGGTGGACACCCAGTCGTGCTCCACACGGAGAGCCTCCAGTGCGGCGAGAATCCGCTCGCGCAGCAGGTCACGAATCTCCGTCGTCGTAGCCGCAGAAACCATTTAGGCCTCCTGGTCTCCACAATGGAGATCCAACACGTACTATATAGCAAAGGAGGATCGAGATGTCAACGAGGTTCTAAACCACACTTACGGCTCGCCAACCCAGGCGAAGGGGCTGGTCATACCACCCTTGCCGTGGTAGCTCACAAAATTGCACTCGACGTCGTGCGCGTAAACACAGATGCCCCAAACCGGCCCCGGGAAAGAGGCATCATGCATTGGCATATAAACACGCGCACGAGAGGTGCCAAATCCTGTCTGCCCCTGATACGGATACGCATGTATCGCATTTCCAGTGAAGTACGCTCGACTAACGAAATTCGAGGCTTCGTCCCCCCAAGTATAGGAGACATAGATCACGTAAGGTGCGAGCGCAGGAGCAACCCCGCCAAACCCCACAGCCTCTTCATTAAAGGAGTAGGTCCAAGGACCTACCTGCTGAGTACACGAAGTGTAAAAAGTGTTCCCTGTGATGGTGGCGCTGAGCTGATCACCACCCGCGTGATCAAAATCTCCATGATGCGTAATGAACAGGGAGTGCAACGGCGTCTCGGTCGTGCCCTCCTGTTCGAACCTGTCATCGAACATGCAGCCCTTAACCGTAAGGGTGCTCTTCACCCCGGTATCTTCGTGTCCTGCATTGTAGTAAACCAAGTAAGCCCTTGGCGCTGAGCCAGCCCCACCTTCAACCGTCTCTACCGACGCGAACATTTTGCAGCCTTCAATGAAAACATCCCGACAGTAGAACAAACGGATGCACGCACTGCCGCCAAAAACGTCCTGAGGGGCACCTACGCCGAATAAAAAGAGAGTGCAATCCTGAATTGTGATGCCGTTGCTAGGGGGATCACTATCTCCACCCACAGCGATGCAGTGAGAGCCATCACCAGCGTAGAGAAGCTCATTATGCGCATCGACCCTGATCGTGTTCCCCCGAACCACAGTATCCCTCTGAGGGTGCAGAAGGTAAAGACCAAGACCCGTAGAATAAATGACGTTGTTCGCTATCAAAGTGAACAACAGGGGGGAAACGTAGGCACCAATCTTCCTCCCGAACAAGACATTATCCGAGATAATGAGGTTGTTGCCGACCGCGAAAAGAGCCTGGCCCTCCGCAGTGTCAGAACCGTCAATATAAATCGAGTTCCCACTAATTACACCGTGAGACAGAGCCTTCAAATCAGCAATTCCGTAAATGAAGGTCGAAAGGTTGGCAGGGTGCACTGTAAAGAACACCTGATTCCTACAGATGGACACGAGGTCCAAATAGTTTGCAGCACCCTCCACGCAGATGCCGTGAACGGCCCCCGACGTAGAGACCAGAGTGGTCATCATGTTGTCGTTGATCTCGAAGGACTTCGCCGGCCCAGAACCAACGTCGATGTCGAGCCAGACCGCGTAGACGTTCCCGTTGGAGCCCAGTCCGGCTACGACGTTGCGCGACACGGACACGCCTTGCAGAGCAGAATCCGCAGCCTGCAAGTCCGAGGAAATGCCGATCCCCACGAGGTTGCCGCCCATGAAGAGCCCTCCATTGAGGCCCTTCACCATCGTGTAGATGGTGTTGTCGTTGATGTTCAACCCGTAAGCGGCGTTGAGAGCACCGAACGAATTGATCACCACGTCGATGCCAACATGCCCTATCAGGGTGAGCTTGTTGCCCGAGAGCGTCACGTCGTAGCACTCCCCCCGCTGGAGAATGCCGCCACCGAGGGTGTTGAGGTAGTTGTTCGTCACCGAAGACGCGGTCATGTCCTCGATGTACAGCCCCACGGCGTACTGCGCAGTAGGAATCGAGTACCCCGAAATCACGTTCCCACCGACATCGGCCATCCAGATGTCGTAGAGGTGAATCCCGATGACCGAATTCACCGCACCCGTGGCGTTGCCGATGCGGATGTAGTTGTTCTTGATGGCGATCTCCCTGGACTGGAAGGGTGCTACAGAGGCCACCCTGATCCCACCAGAGAACGAGAAGATCAAGTCGCCGGAGTCAGGGACCACGATCACGTTGTCGGAGATCACCGAGCCCGTGAGGTTGTAGATCTGAATCGCGGCCAGTGTGTAGACCGGAACGGCGAAGATCTTGTTCCCTGTGATGGTCCAGGCGTTGTACCCGTTCGTCGCAGTCGCCCACGCCGCGAACAGGAGCACACACCCGGCGAGGGTGTTGTTCTTGATCGTGACGAAGTCCATCTGGGTGGCAGCGCCCGGGTTCGCTCGGAGGAAAGGACCCCCGCGGGAGCCCACGAGGCAGTTCTCAACGGTCGTGTAGTCACTCAGGCTGATGAGTGGAACCGAGTTGTCGTTGTAGAAGCTGAGGTCCGACACCTTGCAGCCCTTGCTCAACAGCCAGGACCCTTCGGGGTCGATGACACCGGAAGCCCTGACCAGGCACTTCGCTGGTGTGTTGAATCCTCGCGTCCCGCGAACGTTCACGTACTCGGGCTGGGTGATCTGGAAGCCGATCTCCGCGATGCCGGTCACCGTGACGGTCACCGAGCCCCCGTTCTCTGTACCTGCGATACCAGTGTACATCGAGTACCGGGCGTACTCGAACGCCGTGAACAGGTTGTCGTACGCCGCCTGGGAGTGAACCACCGCGGTGGCGGAGATTCTGGAGGCCACGGACCAGGGATCGTCCACTCGGTTCACGTTCTGCGTGAAGTCGACGATCCTCAGAGGATCGATGTCGGTCGCATCGGTCACCAAGCAGTAGAGCAGGATGCCCCTCTCTGGAGCGTCTCCAGCGTCCGAGTAGTGATAATCAAAAGAGACTGCGGGAACGTCCTGGGTGGACCCCAGGACATACCTCATCGCCGCCTGGAGGTCTCCACCGAAGGTCCCTGTGACGTTGAGGATGTGATACACCCCGGCCATGTCCGCCCAGACCAGCTGCACTGCACTTGGCACCGCAATGAGGCTCTGCGTAGACTTCACCGAGATTCTCTGACCCCGGCAGTAGAAAGACCCGCCGTTCACGGAGATGTTGAAACCGGCACCCCCGTAGGTGTACTGGAACTCGTTGTACACACCATTCCTGCGAAGAAGCGCTCCGGACCGACCCAGCTCGTTGTTCGGCAGGTACGCCAAGTCCTCCAGAGCCCAGGTCGCCATGTTCTCGGTGCCGGTGTTACCCCAGATGCGCTTGTCGACCGCGTTCCGGTTGGCAGCCAGGGGGTGGTACCCGAGGACCCACTTCACCGACACGGCATCGTACCAGTACGAGAGAGCCCCGATCTGCATGAACTGGTTCGAACCGTCCGTCAGCGACGAGAAGACCGTGATGGTGTCCGTGGCCGTGCCAGGAGCCGTTGGCAAGGCCTCATCGGGAACGACGCTGGGGTTGGTGTTCACCCAGAGATCGATCCAGTGCTCGCCGTCCGCAGAGTACAGACGTATCGCTTGCGACGGATCCGACAGTGGGGTGAAAGAGACAGGTTTTCCACCATCCCAAGTAAACACTCTCGGAGTAAAGGGGCCCGGAATCGTCGTGCAGGTCAACGCGAAGCTCCCGAAGGGGTAGTTCGGGCTCATGTCGACGATCCAGGTGCCCGTCACCAAGCGCCCCGCGGGGTAGGCCGCCTTCTGATGGCACTCCACGGTCGCTTCGTCCGAGACGCAGATCTCGTAGAAGTAGGCCGACTGCACGACCGGCGGAAGGATCGGCACCGACAAGAACTGGTCGATGTCGTTCAGCTTGATGCCGTTGATGTAGTAGAGGTCCCCACCTGTGGGAGGGACCAGGTTGAAGGTATCCGCTCCCGGGTTGTTGAGCACCGTGATCTGGAACAAAGACGGCGCGGAGCCCCTCCAGATGCCGTTGCAGTGGAGGACATCCTGGTGCTCGTCGAGCAGAGAGAACGACTCTCCCGAGAAGTCGTCCAGAGAGTTCCCGTGAGGATTCTGTGGGCTGACCACGCCCGTGCCAATGTAGTTCCTGTGGAGGTGATCTTCCGCGCTCAGCCGCGGCATCTCCTGGAAGTACAGGTTGAAGATCGTGATGGTCTCCGTGAGAGTCGTAACGACCGTGAAAACCGGAAGAACAGCCAACGCGACCTTGACCACGATGGACTCGCCGGCACCATCGAGCAGCGTGTAGTTCCCGTCCGCGGGGATCGGCACCATAGCGCCGGCACCGTTCGAAGTGGACCAGGTGAGCTGATACGTCGGAGGTGTTCCCGGGGTGAAGTTGTACGTCAAGGTTCCGGCCCCGAGAGGGCTCCCCGCGGACGCCGAAAGGATGTCCACGCCAAGGACCACCGCGCACTTCCGCGGGACCGTGTACATGATGTTGTTGAAGGTACGAGGGCTCTCGATGCTGCTGGGAGTCAACGCAACGCCCACACCATTCGCAGTGATCTTCGCGAAGAAGATGATCCGATCCTGCGCGTCGTTCGCCAGGTTCTCATCCGAGGCCGGGAGCAGCGCGTACTGCGCCGCGCTGTAGATGCGAACCCTCCACGCCATCTCCGACCGGGTGAAGTACCTCTCCCCGTCACTCTCGTGGGGCTGACGGTAGGAGTCCGCCTCCGTGTACACGAGGCACACGTAGTTCACGACGCCCACGGCGTAGTCCGCGAGCGCGATGCTGTAGTACGGGCTGTCCGTCTCGATGTACTCGCCGTTCGGAGCGAACCCCGAAGCCTGCATGACGTCGATGCGGGTGTTGTCGAGCAGATTCACCGTGACCAGCCCGCCGCTGAAGACGCCGCGGCAGGTCCAGTCGACACGGTTTCGAAGGATCTCTTGAGCCTTGGTCAGCTCCGTTCGACGAAGAGCAACCTGATCAACAGTCACGCCATCCGGGTACTTGGAACCGCGCATCAAAGCCTCCTACGTTAGCCCCGTGCTACCACCAGGCCCATCGGTCGTTCGGGCCATCTTTCCACGAGGTCCTCGGTATTTTTACCGGTTGTCCTGCACACTTACGAGCCTCCACTTCGAAACGATTGTCGTAATACGAATGGAGTTCTTTCTTGAAAATGTACAAGCGCACGCATTCAAGAATGTACACCAACGGGAATAGGATTCCTAAAAGGTACCACTGGTGGCAATGCGCAACCTCGTGAGCCAAGGTCCGCCTCCAGCGCTTGCCCACCACGTCCTTGATGAAGACGTTGTTCCCCACAGAGAAGCCGGCCCAGCCGCGGCCCTCCATGGTCTTCTTCTGGAACCAACCCCAGTTCTTCAGATCCCAGACAAATGTCCAGTCCTCCTGAACCTCGATGGACTCCACCTGCCAGGTCAGAAGCAGGAACAGGCCGAGCAGCCACCCGAAGACGGACATCGGAGCCGCCCAGAAGAACCCGAGAATGCACTTCGCTTTAGACATTCGTGAGCCCTTGGAGGTACGGTGTCGCACCATGAATGTGGAGACCCTTGAGCACCACGGACCGAATCCTGAAGTCCCGCAGGTCCCTGATGCTGCTCACAGACAAGCGGAGCTGGTGAACGACATGTCCGCCAGCAGGCTGGTGCACCGTGACGTTCTGGTTTCGAGAGATCTCGGACCAGGAGGCCGCCAGGCACCCTGGAGAGTTCACGCCTGAACGGTGCTCGAACTTCACCGTCAAGCTGCTCTTCGGGTAGATGCGCTGCTCGCCATGCGTCAAAAAATACTGCGCTCCGTCAACAAAGCCTGTGGGATCCAGCTCCACAGTGAAAGGATCGATGAACCTCCAATTGATGGGCGAAACCTCCACCCGCCCCTCAACGGCCTCGTAGTAGAGCGCAGAATTCGTCTTCACCATGTCCGACCGCCGGGGCAGTCCTGCTCGACCAAGCTCCCGACTGAAGTACACGGGCACGGTGTTCTGCAAGGAAACGGGGTCGTGCTCCATGCGATCCCAGAGCATGTAGTCGGCCAGCCACATGTAGTCCTGGAACAGCGACCCGAGGTCGATCAGCGGCGTGGTGATCTGGAACAGAGGGTTGTAGTTGATCGAGTACACCGCTGCGGGGTTGTAGTCCGCGGGGTTGATGATCAGCACCTGATTCGAGCTGTTGAACTGCCAAAGATTATTCGGAACAGGAAGGTCACCCTCGAACAGAATCGCTTCGGTCTGGTCCTGGTCGGATTCGTAGAGCAGTGACGCCGTGTGTGGTGGAATTCCCGCAAAAGCGAGCAGCTCACCCGCCACCGGAAGTATCGTTGGTGTGAGGTACGAGTAGCGAAAGGGCATCGCCGGGTAGATGTCGAGATTGATCAGGGTTGCCAGTGTGAAATCGACTTCCGAGATCGACCCTTTCAGGTTGATCGGAACCCCTCCCGAGTCGTACTCGGTCGCATCGAAGATGTCGATGGACTCGTGCGCCGGAGAGATCCAACGGGTGACTCCCTGATCTGTGCTGATGTCCGAGATCGCAACGATCTTCGAAGACACCGCGGCCGGAGGAGTTCCAGTCAAAATAGGTAGCGCCGAGATCACAACATCGATGTCGAGGAAGGTACCATCCGGAGATGCCACTGTGTAAGGGCCGTCGCTCAAAACAACGATCCAGCCAAGACCCACGCCCCAGGCTCCCGAGGACGAACCCCACCGCAGCCTTTGGCTGGGGCCCGCGCTGTTGTACTCGTACTCAAAGGTTCCATTCCCGGCCGGAGTATCCATGGAGACCTTGGTGATGAGCACGCCTGCGAAGGGACTGTTCCGATCCGCCTCCTTGTGCTGCAACCCCAAGAACTTCTGCTCGACCGTAGTCAACGGTTCTGGAGACCACAAGTAGACCAGCTCACCGAAGAACTGCCGGTGTCGGCTACGCGCCACCGTCGTATCTCCCAGAGCACGAGACGTGATGTACTTGACGTCGACATGTGGAGCGTCCACGGAAAACGAGATCCCTGGAACACCCTGCGCAGCTCGGATGCGAACCCAGACGTTGTCCGCGGTCACCTCCGCCGGGATGATGGCCGAGAACTCCAGGTAGGTCGGATCCTCCAGCCCCGCGCCGGCCGCGTCCGCAGCCACGATGACAGGAACGCCGGCAACCCACGTAGCCCCCGCATCGAAGGTGAAGCTGAGGTCTACGGAAACCAGACTCGCCGTGTGGCTCAGGAACCACGCCGAGAACTTCACCTCGAAGCCTTCGTAGTCGTACAGAAGGCCTGGGTTCTTCTGTGGATACAGCCCGCCCTTGTCGGGCTGGGGGTTGGGGTACTGGAGCACACGACCGTACAGCTCGACGTCGGAGGCCGCAGCGTCGGAGTACAGGTAGCGGAACGCCGTGCAGGGCTTGTAGTCGCTCTCACGGTCCGTATCCACCATAGAGGGCTGGAAGACCCCTGTAGCGCCCGCGTTCCACGCCCCTACCCACCACCAGTCCGGAGCCTCGGGATTCGCCGGAGAGGCATCTCCGGTGACGGCAACAACGTCCCAGATGGGGGCCGCCGGGAGCAAGGACTCCGTGATGTACACGTACAGCCCTTCCGTCTCCATGACGCGCTTCGCGGTGCGACTGTAGTTCACCGAGAACAAGAGCGGCTGCGTAATAAACACCGCTCCATAAGTCGGGATGTCCTCGATGATGCAGTGGATCTCCAAGGTGTTCCCGAGAGCGTCCGTGAGGATGTACACCCCGTCGTCAGTAAGCGTGACCCACCCGAGCAGCGGGGGCCAAGAACCTCCGGGAGATGCCCACCGCAGCCTCTGCGTCGGTGGGGAAACCGCGCCGTTGTACTCGTACTCCAAGACAGAGTCCGTCGCGATGTCGATGGGCCCCGTGATCTTCCGAAACGTCACCCCATCGAGGACACCGGACTCTGCGAACACCAAGTCACCGGGATCATTCCCGAACAACTCCAACGCGGCGTTACGAGGTCCGGGCTCGATCCGAATCCAGTCCGCCGCGTAGGAGAGCATGAGCTTCAGGTTGTAGGAGGAGGCCACAACGACGCCCATCCCGAGAGGCCCGTTGATGAACGCAACAAGTTGTGCCACCGTCGGCGCAGGGTACCCCGGGCACAGGCTCAAGTCGATGACCACTGTGCCAGCGCCGATGTTCAAGTACAGCATACGCTTCGTCAAGCTGAGCAGGAACGGCCCCGCAAGACCCAAGATGAAGGGATCCACAAGAGACGGTGGCCCGGGAATAAAGAGGTCTCCCTCAGTCGCCGGAACCCACGGACCTGGTCCGAAGCTACCCCAGCGAATCGACTTCGTAGGAGGATCATACTGGACCGCTCCCGCGAAGGGACCTTCGAGAACGTCGGACTCCACACTCTTGAGGGACACCCCCGAGATACCCCCTCCGAAAAACGACAGATCACAAGACCTCTTCAAGAAGCGGTGGTTCGCCAGCATGGACTGGTCGAGTATCCAATTCGGACCCCAGAACCGGCGCGCGTAACCGAAAGGGGGCACCTGAGTGATGGCGGCAACAGCGGATTCAACACCACGGACTTTCCCACCGTAGTCCCTGAAAGCGTTCCGCATCTCGTGGAGCATCCACCTGTAGGAATCGAGATCCTGGCCGTAGATGTTGTAGATCTCCAGACCCTGACCGAAATGATCCTCGATGCCGTTGACACCCACGCGCTCGATAGCAAGATCGTTCTGGGTCTCCTGCCAGTCGTCATCGATGCTCTCGAAAGCCTCCGCGTACGAAATCAGCCAGATGGCGTACTCGCGAGTCGTGAGCCAGCTGCTCAGAGAGGTCCCCAAGGTCAAGTTGGTCAGGTAGATCTCGTTGTCACCGAGAGCCAGATGCCGGCTGAAGACCACGTTCCCTTCGCTGTCGGAGGTGACCGTTCCCTCGTACACCTCGTTGATCTTGAGACTGTACACGGTGTCCGGATAGTCGGCCTTCAAGCGGATGTCCGTATTGCCTTGACGATAGGGAATCACCGTCCCGCGAGACTCGTAGAAAGGCCCGCTGATGATCGACTTGATTAGGTCCGCGTAGCGGTTGACACCCACCAAGGCCATGTCAGTATCCTTCCCCGAGACCTTTGGTCTCACCGTCAGGAGTCGCGAGCTGAGCGTCGTTGATGAGCGACAACTCCAAGCCCGCCTGGGTGCTGGCAATGGATTTCATGCCGTACACGTAGTAGTATTTGTATGCGCTCGGGCTCGCGACCACGCTGTTCGCAACCACAGAGACATCAACAGAACCTTCGTACGCAGCAAACTGCCATGTCACATCCCGGCTCGCAGTCACGCGCCCCCGCATCCTCCGGTCGCCAACGACCACAGTGTCGTGCACGGGCTGGTTCTGAAAAACAGCGAAGGGGCGGTAGTAGAACCACTCGACCCGGGTGACGCTGGCATCGTACGAAGCTGCCAAGTTCCTAGAGGACATCCGGAAGTACGCCGGAGTCGACAGGAATCCGGGCAGACGGCAGACGACCGAGCCATTCGCGATGAAGTAGAGATCCGAGTTGTACCTCAGGATCTTGAAAACAGAGAGCCCCGTCGTCCACGACAACGGGCTCTTCAGCTCGTCCGACTTCACCCCACCCACCCAGGCCTCGCAGTAGAGCTTCAAGACGCCGAACTTGTCCAGACGCACGTACATCTCCGCGTAGTTCGTGGCGTTGATCCATAGAGTCAAAGCGAAGACGTCGACATCAGACAACGGCAAGGACGCCGGGTTGGAGATAACCACCCGAGCTTCTCCTTGCGTGGAGCCCCACAACATCACAGACTCGATCCCCGCGGTAGAGCCTGGAACCGCTCCGGTGAACAGCTCCAGGTGGTAGGCCCCCGTCGAAACGGACCCTCCTACGGACACGTCTAGCCACTTCACAGGATCCAAAACCAAGCCCGTGAAATAATCGTCCCACTGACGGGGATCGAATCCTGTTCCCGTGATGACGAAGGCGTTCCCCCCCGGAGCGGGACCTTCAATAGGGTTCACCGCACTGATCGTGGTGTCGGGCCCGTAGAGAACGCCCGTGCCGTACTTGAACAGTGAGTAGTAACCCATGGCACCGCCCTCTACGACACGAGGCTGATGATGAGATCCGCCGCTTCCAAGTAGGCGTAGTCCATCGGACCAATCAGGATGTCCCCCACCCCGGTCCCACCCTTGACCGCCAAGGTGACGTACACCCAATTGTCCACACCGCTAACGGACGCGACCTGAGCGTCGATGTCGAACTCCTCAACATCCATCCCAAGTTTCAACGAATTGATGTATGTGAGAACCTTGTCCCTAACGGAACCCAGAATAGTAGTCGGGTTGCCAGAACCAACCTTCAATTCTGCCTCAACGACAATGCTCTTTTTCTGAGCCCAGCGATACAGCACATCGGAACCCATGACGAGGTACACGGGCTGTTTATACAGCGCCGTAACGATATTGATCATCGCGTTGTATTGGTATACAATTCTCAAAGGAGCATTCAAAGCAGGGGCTGCCCCTCCGATGAGGAACCGGATCCCATCTCGGCCCCGGTTGCTGTAGGCGTAGATCCCCTCCCCGGTCACAACCTCGTAGTCGACCCCTTCGGTATAGTAGGTGGGCCCACTGGAGACAGCCGTAACCGAGATGAGCGGTTGCTTGGGAAGAGGAACCAGCTCACGCACACCTCGGTAGTAGGTGTCGTAGGTATCAGTAGCTGGAGCTGTAGACTTGATCCAGACATCTGACGCTCCCGCATCTTCAGATTGACGCTCCAAGTTTGGATCAGCCCCATAGACAACGTGGCTGTCTTCAATATTGCTCATCAAGTTCAATGCAAACGCTTTGAGTCCTGTAGGAGTGGCCTCCTGATTTCCTGTAATACGAGTCTGATACCGAATCGCCAGGTCAGAGTTCGTCTCCAACCCACGGCCTGTCGTAGTAGCTGACTTGTTCGTAACGTACTCGAAATCTGGAAACGACCGACGAAACTGGGTGATCGTGTAGGCCCCAACCATGGTGTTTCCGCCAGCAACCACGCTCACCGCGGCAACATCGATCTCGTACCGTTGAGTCTGAACATTGTAGTACGATGACGGGGACACGGTCAATGGGCCGTACATAGTCTTCGTCTCGATTGTCCGGAAATTGACAACCTGTCCAGTCTTCGGGTCCGTTTTAGTTGCCAACGGAAAATTCAAAGGGACTGTAATATCCGCAGAAGGAGGAAGCAATCGAGAAAAAGTAACGACCGTATAGGAGGGGGAGCCCGTCCACCTAACCACGTTCTCGTTATAAACAAAAGCATCCAGATCCTCAGGATTGAAGGTCCCTGCATTCTGCATGCTCAACAGTTGGCTGAGATACACGATGTTATCGTGAATACCCTTCATGACCTCGGACGGCGGGGTGATGTACAGGTCTCTGATCGGACCGATGTAAGTGTCAATAGTCTCATCACGAGACGCAATTCCGTTAGAAATAAGGTCCTCGAACTGGGCTACGGTTCTTCGCTGAATGACCATGGTCTACCTCGTCGTCCCGCCCAAGGCGAAGTTCGGCAGGTTCCCTACCGAGAAGAAGTCCACACGCCACCTGAAAACCCGAGGATCGGTCGTGTCCCCCCAGATCTGAACCGGAGAAAAATCATCCAAAAGTTCTTTAAAGGTGCGCCGACTATATTGGAAGTTACGTTGCACGTATCGATAACGGTCCAGAGCATCTTTCACAAGCATCTGAAACTGGAACATCAGCGGCGTGGATCCCACTGGCGAAGGCTCTCCGTCAGTGGAACGACCAACAGCCTGCCTAAGGCTGGCCCCCAAACCACTTGGCCGTATATCCGTAGTCAAGATCATCCGACACTCTTGTTTGAGCTTATCAAGATCCGTAACTCTGTCGTAACCGTTGTTCGAAAATTTCCGAACCACATCCCCATTCACTACTTTTAGGGTCCAGCTCATCTTACGGCACCACCGATGCTGCTTCCATCTTGGCCCAATATATCGCGTCGTCGATGGACTCTACCAGTGCGACCAACTCGTTCTTGATCCCCTCCCAGTACTGAAAGAGGACCTCTACTTCGTCCATGAAGGATAGCACATTTTTGTAGCGTTCCCTATAGATGCTCAGAGCCGCTACAGAGAGGTCAAAAATCTGCAACGCAGGGTCCGTAATGAGCTGGTAAAACTCCGGGCACAGCTCCTTAAAAGGCCCTCCGGGTATGGCCGTCAGCGCGTTTCTGATCGTGTCAATGATGGCTTGAACGATGGCCCAAGCTGCCTCCTCGATGGCCTTCAGGATGTCGAGTTGGGAGAGTAAGGCTTTCAAGAGCTGGACCTGGAGGTCGATGAACTGGATGATCGCGAGTAGTATCGCCTTCAGAGCCTCCAGAAGAGGAGCGACTTGGGCGTACAGCCACTCCAGGATGCACTTCGCGATGGTTCCGCCTACAGTGAAGGCCATGTTTCACCTACAACGTCATCGACTTCGTCGACAACGATCCACTCAAAGCGGCAGCAAGAGCCGTTGCCGCAGCCGCCAGGGCCGTGAACTGAGCAGTCCCCGGTAGGAACACCGGGATCGCTGCCAGGGCCGTAAAAGCCGTGCTGGAGGCCGCAAGGTACGCCGCCAGCGCCGCGTTGAACGTCGTCCCCTTGATCAAGGGCTCGGACGCTCCGATCCCGAGCAGCATCAATGGAGAGTCCAGAGTCAAGGGACCGCCCACGCACGACATCACGCAAGGGCTCGCCCCCAGGGAGATCGAGGGGGCCGCCAGCGCGATGGACGCCGCCTTCAGGGTCATCGCCGCCGCGGCCGTCAGGTCCATCGTAGCGCCCGCAGTGGCACTCCAGGCTCCGGCCACCGTGAAGTCCATCTTCCCACCCACCTTCAGGCTGTAGTCGATTCCGACGTCCAAGGCGTACGTCGTAGTGGTTTTCCAGTTGACCATCGTGTTCAGAACGGTCCAGGTCGAGGCCGGCGTGAACCACTGGAGCCCTACGGCCGTCTTGGCTGACACACCCCAGTTCCCCAGGTTGTCGGTCATCTCCATCCACATGGGAACCATGCCCGAGGCGTCATCCATGACCTCCCGGAGGATCCTGACTCCGGTGCCTGTGAGAGCTACCGCGAGATCCGGAGAGAAGGTCGCTGGAGGCACGATCTGTGCCGTCAGGTCGTCGACCACCTCACCTTCAGAGGTGCGCACCATGATCTGACCCGCAGGGAATGGGATCGTTGCTCTCTTAACGTAGTGAGTGTGCTCCTGTGCCACGCTGCCGAACATCACGTCATAGACTGGCATCTCCGAAGTATCAACAGGAGTCAAAAGACGCTTCACAGAGCCCGACCTCGACTCCGAGGCCCCACCGTAGCGCTGATGGATGAGATCCGACTGGAGGGTCACTTCGTTCCGGGGCTTGTCCAGTGTGATCGAGTGCGATCCGGCTGTCAGTGAGATGCGGTCACCCATGTAAAACGCGCAGCCCCTCGCGCTCTTGAAACTCCAGTCTCCTGGACGGAGACGCTTACCCGAAGCATCACCCCAGCCGATCCCCCCACGGTCCTCGGTGCTGTCGTCAAGACGCTTCATAACGCGAAAGTCCACAGTGCTGTATCCAAGGGCGTGAGCCTTACCCTTGGTATCGAACGCCACAAGGATGACGTCATCCAGCTGCGGACAATAAACACCCCAGGAAAATCTCAAATAATTTTTATCAGTATCACCCTCCTGCGTAGGAGCAGAAAATCCTATGAGGGGGATAGGTATCGTACGAGGATCTCCACCATCAAGAAACACTACACCAACGGTACCCTCCTCCAGATGCAAATCCTTCACCTGCACCTTGTGTATTGTAGAGTAATACTCCCGGTGTAGACGACGGTCTTCCAGAATCGAAGAAGTAGCCGGATTCGTATTTATACGCCCACAACCACCCATGACAACCTCAGTAGAAAGCGTCCGGATCCTTAGGAGCCGACTGCTTCGAAATATAGGGTTTTTTACTTGTCAGTAAGGCCGCATAACTGAAAGGCATATCCCCTCCAAAATGACGGAACACCTCCATCCTGTTTCCTCCGGGCTGAAGCTCTCCCTTCCACCCACGAGCGTAATTCACGTTGACCGCAGTGTCACAAGAGCTGTTGACAGCAATGCTATGCTGGCAGCTCACGATGTTCGCCACGTAGTTCCTCTGCCTCCAGTATAGAGGTCGGTTCACCATCAATCCGAAGTGCGGCAGGATCTGTATATTCAAGGACCTTGCCTCGGAGTTAGACCTACGGAGATCGATAGCGGCGAAGACCGCAGCCGCCTCATCGGTCACCACCTCCGTCCAAGGGCTCTTCTCAGAGGCAGGTCGGAAACCCAAGAGACCGGCCAGCTCGGGGGCTATCACGAACTGGGTATGCCGCGTGTCTCGGTTGTTCAGATCTTGTCCCTGTTTCGCGATATTCCCTGGGGTACACCTCGCTACGGTTTTTAAACCGCTGTCACTCACTGCGTTGCTGAAGCCGTAGGTCTCATGCTTGTCTATAGTGAAATATGCCCCGTAGTTCATCTCCCCACCGTCGGTCAGGGAGGCATAACGAGTGGAGCCCGACTCAAAGGCATGCTCGGATCCGTAGCCCTCAGTGAGAAGACTGAGGTCCGAAGACATCTGCATCATCTCGTAGATCTGGTCTTCCGTGTATTTGGTACTACCCTCAGCCCACCCCTGCAAGTTCTCCCGCGCAGTCTGAATCGCGGATTCGATGTCCGCGTTGCTAACGGTAGCCCCTTCGTAATCGAACATCCAAGGGTCGAAATCGTAGAAAGGCATCTCGAAGACGAGATCACCCTTGGGAGTGGCGTAGAAGCAGAACTGGATCTGATCCGCTGCATCGTACAGAAAAGTAAGACGATCCTTGAACTCGGAGTGCAAGCCGCCCCCGGCCCCGGCCATCATCTCATTCAGAACTCCCGAAGCAGTACCCATTGCCAGCCCCGAGGGCGCGACATAGAATACACGGCCCCCGCCAACGGGGTAGTCCTCTTCGTGCTGCCCAATCTGAGTGATAATGTCGTAAGGTGTCGTCATCTGCGACTTGTAGGCCTGGGCGGCTGCGGTCTTCCCCATGATCTCCGGATCCTTAGAAGTGACTCGATGGTGGATGTAATCGTTCAGTTTCCGGAGTTCGGCAACATCGAGATGCTCACCACCCATAGATTCTTCCAAGGACCACCCAAGACGGGCGGCCTCCAGCATCGTGGGAGGAGGACTTCCAAGGAATATAGCATGAACGCCGTACTTCTCGTTCTTCCTCTTGAACATCGCCTCTCCGCGAGGATTACAGATCGGCGGAAGATTAGCGCCAGTAAGCCGATTGAGCTTATAACCCTCCAGATACTGCTTCAAGAGCTTCGTATTCTCTGTGGGGCTCAACGCCGCGATCTCATCGGCGCTCATACCAGTTGCGGTATTCATCAAGTAGATGTTACCTTCCGCGGTACTCATGAACGCAAGGGCGTAATCAGTCATCTCGGAAAGGGTTCCCCTATAGGAGTCCAGACCGAAGAAGAGGAGTTCCAAAATCTCATACACGGAGAAATAAGCAAACAGCTCCTGATATGGCACCCAGTTTATGGAACCAACGTTCTGGAAAATCGGGAACAGAGCGGCCATCGCAGGATCAAGAACCGCATCGACATTCATCTGGAAGAAGGAGTACCGCGCCAGCTTGGACACGTCAGTACCCGAGATAGTAACAACAGACTCCTGGTTCACCCCGCGGTCCTCCACAAAACCATCCACGAAGCCAGCGAACATCCAATACCAAACAGTGGGACTAAATGGATCCCTGAACGCGATCCTGATGGGGTCATTGGGATGGAAAATGCAATCGCCTTCAGTGAGGGGATACACATACCGCGCAGTGGTGTCCCCCTCGAAGACGTTTTGGTACATAGGATCGTCTTTTTTGTCCGCATAGAGTTCATCCCATTTCGGAATGATAACACTGGACTTCTTGGCAAGGACTACCGGCTTGATGGTCGCAGGCACGGATCCGTACGTCCAGTTGTTTCCGCCCTGCGCGGTTTTCAATTTTTTATAAAAGTCATCTACCACCCCGGCCATCTCCGCCGATTGCTCAGAATTCATGTACTTCTGCATATACTTGTACACTTCAGCAGGATCTTCACCAGCATTGTCCGCCTGAAAACGTTGCGTGCTCATATAAGCAGTCTGGTTCTGTCCCAGGGTAGTCGCCAGCCAGTCTCGACTACTGGCGATCACCGTCATGTCCATGTGGTCCAAGATGTACTTGTCACCCATGTTAGCCAGAGCGATAGTGCACGTCCCCGGGGACCGATCCATGCTTCCACCGGATTGATTCACCCTGACTTCAATGACGTCCCCGGACACTTCTTGCCCATAGATGAAAACACGAAAAGCCGGGAACGCTGCACGGTAGATCCCTTCCTGGGATGAGGTTCCAGTAGCCTGATTTTTCAATATACCGTCCATCTAGGTCTCCGCTACTCAAGCTCATTGAAGAATTGGGTCCCCAACGAGAGTGAAATGTACCTAAAAATATCATCCATGGATGGCATCGTCTCCGTCGCCACGAAGCTGAACGAGTAGTTCTTACTAAACGGGTTGGACGCATCGTCCGTGAATTCCAAAACCCGGTCAAAATACCCAATGAATGTAATCATGGCGTTACCTAAGATAGGGCTCGTATACATAAAGTAGGACTTATTCGGAATTCCGGAAAACGGATCTATCACGGGTTCCCGCGTCATGCTGTATAGATTCCAGAAGTTCAGCAACTTCGAAGCACCCGCCAAAGTCTCTACATCAAGGCCCTCCTGCTTCGTCTGCGATTTCAAAAAGTCACGGAGCCTCTTGGTCTGCTTGGAGACCACACTGTTTCGTTGCATCCCCGTCCTGATATTTATGTTCCCCGTACTTCCCGAGAACGCTATATTGATAACGTCGTTGTTCCGACCCTTCGCATTGGTCCAGTGAAAAAACACCGCGCCAGACTGAGTGTCCCTCCTGGTGATCCTCTTGTTCTGCGTAAAGGTCACCGTCTCGGGGTTCATCTTCATACGCACAGGATCGATGTCGTTCCGAGTCCTGTGATCCGAACTGAAGACAAAAGGAACCCGGTAAGACACATCCTCGTAGGGATTAAGAATTCGCTCAAGTATACGCTCAGCAGAAGGGGCTTGGATCCCATTGCTAGTACCGAAGGCCTCCATCATGTTCTTCCAAAATTGTTGCTTCGTAATAGCCATGTATACACCTATCAAACCCCGCCGGAGGCAGGGCTATTGAAATACGGCTTCGCCCTCAACCCGTTTCCCCGTCTCTTTGTCCCACATACCTCCTGCGATGGGGACAACCAGACCTCGGCCCTTTTTCCAACCAGATCCGCTTTCATGCCCACTACCTGTGGGGCGGTGGATGAACCTCGTAGCCCCCTTCGTCCAGTCTCCAGTACCCTTATCCCCACGAAGAATGCTACGCGCGAAGTCTATGGTCTCCGGATCCGGACGGGCTCCTGAAGCAAAATTCCTTCTGCCGGCCTTCCCGTACTTCTTGTTCCCAGCATCGCTCGCTCCCCAGCCCTTCTCGGCAGTAATGGCCTTCGCGAGCTTACCCCCTCCACCCTTTTTGAGGCCACCTACGCGGTTCAACGCAGTCCAAGCGATACCCAGCTGTTCCTTTCTACGGTCATCTCGGTACCTGCCGGACTCGCTCTGAATCATCCGTGCCAGAGCCTCCACGTCCTCACTGGTAAAAGAGCCCTCTTTGGACAATTGCATACTAGAGAACGTCCCTGGAGCGCCTCCGTAACCGCTGATATTGGTGAAATCGAACCCGCACCGAGGACAATTTCCCGAGATGAGGATATTGATGCTCCCCTCGGCATCCACACTCTGCACCTGAAGATGCAAACCCCCGCCGACCCATTTGTCACCCCAGTCCTGAACAGAGCCCGCCTTGGTGCCCTTAGAACCCTTAGAGGACGAAGCTCCAGGAACAGGTCGAGGAGGTACGATGTCCTGAGTGAAAGGAGACCCCTTCTCCAGATCAGCAGCAGGGATGTTGATACCCCCCAAGACCGGAGTACCGCCGCCTTTAGGAGATTTGGACAGAGAGCTAGACCCATACGGATCGTAGTCCCAAGCCTTCTTCAGGGCCTGCAACGAGGGCCCCATGATGTCACTCGCCATACCCTTGGCAGAGGCAATCATCTGGTCGAGGCCGCGTCCCATCTTTGCTTTGTTCTTCCCCTGGTTGCCCAGGAGGTTTTCAATATCTTGCGCCAGCTCACTTTGTGCCTTGGTGTTAAAAGTAATGGCGTTGACAATGAACTGCGGCATGGCCTTGAGGTATGCAATAAGGTATGCCAAAGCGGTAATGACGTATCCCATCAACCCTTGACCAAAGTTAGCCAAACCCTTCAACCACTTGTTCATCATGAGTTCGAACTTGCTTCTTTTCTCTGCCTCCGTATGAAACGAGTTCTTCAGAATGGTGATGTTATCCTTCGCTGCTTTCGCGGCTTGAACCATATTTCCTTCGCGAGCGTGCTTCCCAATAGTAGCAATCAAACGGGCCCCCTCAAACCCCAGGCCCATAGAGGCTTCCATGAAGTACCGGGCTGCATCTTCATCTTCCCCAGTAGCCTTCATCGCCATGTCGTAAATGGTAGTCACAATGTGAACGACCTCATTTGTGTCCTCCCCATCAAGAACACGCAAGAAGGCGTCCATCATCTTCTGTCTCGCTTCCAAGCCCTTCCCGTACCCCAAACGCTCTCCCAGGGCGACCTTCCAGTTGTCACCCATCTTTGCCACGCCACCAGCGAACTGTTGAAGACCAACGGCCGCCTGCTTCCCGGCAAACTGCTTGGGCACCCCCATCTTCGAGAAGGCATCCGTAACGTGCACATAGATGTCCACTACGTTATCAATATTATAGCCCATCCGAGCCAACTCGGAACTAGCGTCCTCGACGTTCTTCACAAACTGCATAGCACCCACACCAGAGTCCCGACCGACCATGTACATGCGGAGAAGGGAATCCTTCGCCTCATCAGCCGTCTTCCCATAATCCGCCATCATGCCGACCATCCGCTTCGCGCTCTCCCCGCCCGGAAGTTCAAACATCTTATCCAAGGCAAGAGTCACCGTCACCGCGTTCGATTCCACATCCTTGAAGACTGACTTCATCGGAGACATCATCTGGGAGACGCTGAAGCCTCCGTCAACGAACGCCTGCGCGGTAGCCTGGATTTCTTCACGTTGGATGCCCAAGAATCTCTGGAAGGTTTCTTGAATCGCAGACAACCGGGAAGTACCTTTTGCGAGCGCTCCCTTGACGCCGTCATCGTATGCTGCAATGAGAATATTTTTCATCTCTCCCGACTGGGCACGAACACGGTCTCTATCCATGTACCCGTAAGCCATGATGCCAATGAATCCCGCCACGATAGCCGCGGGCTTGGGTATCTTCAACTTCGACATCATTCCGCCGATCCTACCCTTGACAGTCCTCACTTCTGAGGTGAGGTATCTTCCGATAGGGCCGCGCTTTTTCTTCTTCCCCTTGGATCCTTTGGAAACGACCCCTCCTTGAGCCGTACCCCCTCCAAGGCCGCCCCCAACGCCCTCACCATCGTCACCCTCAGAGGGTGCAGTAGCCTCCGTCACCGCGGCCTCTGCCCTCTTGGAGAGGCTCTCAAAGCCCTGCTCGGCACCAGTTATCGCCCCCCGCATCCCCTCGAACACGGAATCGAACTCTGCTGAAAGACCGCTGAACTTACCTGCTATGGAACTGATGTACTCCTCGCTGGCTCCGATGGCTTTCGCGCCTTCCAGCAATCGAGGATCACCCGATATTTCGTCAATAGTTGCCTTGAAGCCCTCTCGCAAGCTGTCCAACAGCGAATCGAAGGACTCGGTGTTGGCACGAGACATATCTGTAATTGCAGCACCAAGATCCGTAAATCTGGTACGGGCCTCTTCGAGCTGCTGGATGTCAACCAATCCACTCATGCTATGGTGTCCCCATCCTTGGATTCAACGTCGGGTACTGCTCCACCTGAGACTGTAACACAGCATTTCCCAAATCTTCTGTAGATATTGGGGGCTGGGCCGGATTGATCACTGGGCCGGAAGAGGCCCCCACCGCAGGCTGTGCGGTGCGTTCTCGCGCTTTCGGATCATCCGCTCCTACGTTCCTGGTGACCAATACATTGGACAATGCGGTCGCCACTGCCCCGCCGAGAATACCCGTCGCGGAGACCAACTTGAAGTGCTTCTCCGCAGGTCCTTGCAGACCTGTCCCCTCCAGCAACTCCTCCTCATGACGAAATCTCTTCTCCTGTTCGGCTTCGGGATCTCCAAAAACACCACCCCACGAGTCCTTAGGATCGGTCTTCATCCCTCCAGGCAGTGGTGGCGGAGGGGGTGCCTTGGGATCCCAGCGCATAGCTCCAATAGCGGGAGCGAGAGAGTCCCCAAACTCCTTCCCTAAGGCCGTCAGAACTCCATCCGTACCCTTCAACATCAGGTCCCACCCATCGGCCATATTTTTAAAAACCTGACGATTCGCGTAATACATTTTCAACTTGAGTCCATAAGCAGTGCGGCCCCCCGAGCCCTCTTCACCCTGAATCATCATAGACTTCAATCCGAGTATGCAAGCCGCGATGAGAGAAACCAATATCGCCATAAGACCAACCCCGATGTTCGACATGGAAGTAACCAGCTCACGACGGGTCTTAAACAACTCGGAAACCATCTTTCCTTCCGTAGTAAAGGCCTGCTTCAGATTAGCGCGAGCCTCCTTCGACATACTTTCCAGGGTATCACCCTTCTCTAAGATCCCCAAGGTATCGACCAAGATCGCCGCCGAACGGTTACTCGTTCGTAGGTTCTGCTGCACGGCCAAGATCGCCTTACTTCTTTCAGGAGTCGTTCTCTTAATAACCAGAGTCCCGTAAGAACGAATGAGAGACTCCAAAAAGCTCTCGTCCTTCCCGGAAGAAATCCTACGAAGACCGTCACTGAACCGAATAAGAAGCTCATGTGCATTCGATTCAGTATCTTTGAAAATGTCTCTCGCCAAGGCCACTTTCATTTGGTCATCCATCTTCGTGAACGCCGTCATGAGGTCCACAGCGACCCCCTCCACCTCACGGCCGGCGTACTGGGACTCCAAGCCCATGCTCGCGTAGTGTCCTAACAACTTCTCCACGAAAGAACCAACGGTCTCTGCGTTGATGCCCATATTTGAGAGAGGATCCGCAGCAGCCATGACGATACGAGTAAAATTACTGACCCCTATGGAACTCCGCTCTCCCGCAGCGGTCATCTTTACGGTCAGATCCGCCGCAGAGTTGAGTGACATCCCGTAATCACGAACTAGGGTTACGATGTTCTCCATCGATTCCGATGTAGAAAAGTTGTAATGTTTTCCCAACCCAAGAGAGAGGGTAATAACGTTGTGCCCTACACGCCCCAGACCCTTATCGTAGCGCCTCAAAGCGTCAGTAGCAGAAAATCCATTGTCTACCATCACCTTGGCAGCAGCCTGGACCTCTTTACGACCCACACCCCAGTACCACTGCGCCCGCTCACCCCAATTCGCAAACCAACGAGTAGCCTTCCGTCCCGCAGCAGACATGACACTGTCTACACTGCCCTCGAAAATGTTAGCCATCTCCCCCATCTCGGCACGACGTCGATTATGCTCCGTGTATCCGAGAGCAATAGAACCTATAACAGCACCAAGAAATCCTGAAGAAAGCTGACCAGGGATGTTACTCAAGATACTCTTAATTTTGTCCTTGGTCTTCTTCATCTCCTTTTCAACAAACTCAATCAGCCTGGAAGTTCTCTTCTTATGCCTCTTGACCATCTCCTCGGCAGAGGTAACAGAAATGTAGATTCTGGATTCCGCACCATCGAGCTTCTGCTCTGCTTTCCGAGGATCTATTCCAGCTAAAGAAGACTCCTGAACCTGCTGCACCGCCGCCGATGCGGTGTCCGCAGCGCCAGCCCCCTCTTCGGAAGGTCCAATATTCTCAAAAACCCCTTTGAGGTCACCGACACTACGAACAGCACCATCAATAGCACCCTTGATGCGCTCAGCCTCCGCAGAAAAAGCAACAGCAGGAGAGGGCATAGAAGTAGGAACGGATGCAGACGCCAAGGAGCCCAGAGAGACCTTCATGTCACGGCCCAGGAGTTGTACTGCCGAGCCCAGGTCCGTGTACGTGCGGTGTACAGAATCAACCTGGTCACTCAGGTCCGCAAGATCCAGGTCTATCAAAAAAGAGTTCTCCATATGTTCCCTAAGGAGGAGGTACCCTCTGCGCCTCCGCTTTGTTAGACGCTGTTTTTATAAGACCTCCATCAACCTTGGCATTCGCGCCACCAACATTCTCAGGCATCTCTGTCTGGTAGTCATCATACTCTGGTGAAGCATTTTCTTTAGCCCTACCCTTATACCGGGCCTTCTCAACAGCGGCGAGCTTATCGGGAAGATCCTCAGCCGCCACGGCAGCGTCCTCCCAGGAATCATGAGAATCCAGAATAGCTTGTTCCGGATTTTCATTAAGAGATCTCCCAAAAGAAGAAGAATTAAGATCATACAACTTGCGAAGAAACCAAGCCTTCACATGTGCGTACCCTTGCGCTGCTTGTATATCTAGCTGCCTCTTGAACTCTTCATCCGTAAACATCTGCAAAAAGTCATCCTTCAGCTCTTTGAGAGCAGCTTTCGCCTCTGCTGCGGAGGTTATAGTCTTAACGCCACCCTCCGATGGAGCGTCCCATTTGAGGACATCAATTATGGGTTGAAGATCATTCTTGAACTCCGTCTTCATCGCCGCAGCAGCATCTTTAAGACCAGTGTTGGCCGCATCAATGCCGGCACTCATACTATCGCCCAACTTGTCGTATTGAGCCCTAATATCCACAAGAAACTTTTTGTCGCCAGTGGGTAAGGCAGCGGCAATAATCTCCGGAAGATACTTGATGCTGAGTACAATGGCCCCTACCAAACCTGCCAAGACCTTCAGGAGGCCCTGACCAATGGCAGAGATCGCATTAGTAAGATCTCTTGTCAGCTTCGCAAGATCAGAAATCTTCTCACTCTCAGTAGAAAGAGCATTTTTAATGAGCCCTTGCTGCTCAACAGAAAGCTCCGAGAGCTTGTTACCCTTCGCCAACTCGGTAGTCGCATCATACAAGCCGGCAGCTGTCCTGTTGTCACCGATCTTGGACTCTATGAGGCGAATCGCCTGCGCCCGGGTCTTGCCTCCTTGAGAGGCCCACTCCCTCAGAGAAAGAAGTGTCCGAGTAACGAAGTCCTCGCTGCCGGACTGACGCGCCCTCTTGAAGCCGTCCTCCCATTTCTGCCGAGCATCCACGCCTGTCAGCTCGGGGAACATCCTCTGAGCTATCATGGCTTTCATGGAAGGGTCCATCCCCGCAATCCCTTGTGAGATCCCGTTGATGAAATTAGTCGCCTGGTTTCCTGCGTACTGGGGGCTGAGACCCATCTTCTCGTAGTGCTTCTGGATGGTGCCCATGATTCCGGCAACCTCGGCCACGTCGACACCATACTGCTGCATGGCAGAAGCCCCGGAAATGATGGTATCTGTGAACTTGCTGATGCCCATGGCGCTCTTCTGACCGGCAAACGCGATTCTAGAATACTTGTCCGTCGCCTCCTGCAAGCTGTCTCCCAAGGACGTAGTAATCTTGGTGATGTTGCTGATAGAGGTCCCGGTATCCTGGTTGAAGTGTTTATCCAACGCGATGGACATGATACCGACATGCTGGCCCGCAGCACCCAGGGATGAATTGAACGTAGCCATGATCTCATGGGCCTTGTAACCGGCGTCGACCATGGCCTTCAGAACACCTTGAGTTTCCTCACGGGAGATGCCGTAGTACCACTGCGCAGTCTCCTGGAATTGGGAAAACCACGATGTTACCTTTCTAGACGCATCGGAAGATATAGCTTCTCCCGAAGCCTCAATAACATTCAGCATCTCCCCTTTCTGTGCCTTGAGCCGGTCCCTCTCCGTAACCCCTAGAACCATCGCTGCAAGGAGCCCAGATACTACACCCCCACCCAGAATCCCTCCAGGAACGTGGCTTGCGATCTCCTGCGCCTTGCCCGCAGCTGCTTCCAGCTCGGACTCCAAATACTTTTTGACACGGTTCACATCCTCTTCAGACTTCTTATCCGTGTCAGCGACAACTCGAATAACGTTCTCAGCGTTCTCTTGGGCAATCTCAACGGAAGCACCTGCAAACGCAGCACCTTCCAGCATGACAACCACCTGGCTCTGAGCCTGCTCCATCGCCGCCCCGGAGGAACCCGACGCCGGGCCCCCAGAAGCCTTCATCCGAGACACTTCACTGGCGATCTTAATGCCGTGCTGAGAAACGGTATTCAGCATCTCCGAAAAAGATCCAGTGCCCTCCTTTATGTGCTGGATGGAACGCTCCATCTGCGGATTCAACGAACCGATCATCGTGGTGACGCTCGACGCCCGGGTCTGCAACGTGTTGAGATCCCCCGAAACCGCAGAAACAAGGGCCCGCAACGACCCGCCAAAAGCCGTGTAGGACTTAGTCGCCTCCGAGATCTGGTCTCGGAACTTGTCGAAGTCCCACCGCAACAAATATGATTCTACCTGAACCATGCTCTACTTCATCACATCCAGAGTCACCACGGGACGATCATCTACCTTAGGAGTGGGCTTGCTCAGGCCTAGATCCACCTCTTCCAACTCCGGCGCTCCTTGAGGTTCAAGAACCTTCTTGCCATACTGGTTTTTTATATCTGAACGAACCCTCCCAATAGTTCTTGCACTCTTCTCCACAAGGGGATCATCTCCAAGATCATCCTTGGATAACACGAGGTTCTCCAAGAGCATCTGCGTGTCGCGTCCGCCCCAATTCATGGCCTTGAGGAGGTCTTCCGGAGCGTTTTCGAACTCAACATCCCCCTCGTCCTTCATGAACGCTTCCAGCGCCTCAGGAGTCAGCTCCGCGACTCCGGTATTAACAGTCACTCCGTCCTTGCGAGCAACATCAGCGACTTCCAGCTGCTGAAGAACTTCCTGCTGGTTGATGTACTCTTCCGTCCTACTTTTTATCGCTGCCAGGACATTATCGTTTCCGATAAGAAGCACGAGAGGCAGACACTCCTCATCCCCCGGAAGACGTAGCCTTCCAGTTCTTTCGTCTTCGACCGGAAGCAAGTTCAAACCCAGCATGGAGACCACTTGCTTCCTCACAGCCTCAGAAATAGTCCGGATGTCGTCATAGCGTTGCTTCTCCTGAAGGTTCATCGACTCCAGCTCAAAAATCCACTGGGTATCGTTCATTCCTTTCAGCCGAGGATCCCCTAACGGGATCATCCTCTTGGTCAGGACCTTCGCCTTGATCCTGAGCTTCGCTACTAGCCTTCTCCAGATGGGGTAGATTCGGTCCCAGTGGGCTTCTCGCCCTTCTCCGAACCCACCCCTGAGGATTTTTTTATGTTGCCCTGGGCGGCCTCCCTGCGTTCTTCCAGAGCCTTCCAGTATTTCCACAGGTCTTCCAGCATCTCCGGAGGCCTCGCGCCCAGCCACTCCATCATGTGCTCGGCAGAAAAATACTTCTGCGTGAAGGTGCCTTTGCTCTCCACAAGACGGAGAAGGTTCCGCCCCTCTTCGGTCTCCTCCCATTGAGAACGGAAGAACTCGAAAATGGGGACACCATCGACCTCGCGAATACCGATAGAGAGCGTCGGGAGCCTCCAGGAGGTGACGGTGGACAACCCGCTGCCCATGTTGATGAAGCCATTCCTCCAGTTGGACTCCTCCTCGTTCAGAAGACGAATTCGGAATTTCCGGCCCTTCCAGGTAAACACCTCCTCCAGGCACTCACCGTCGAGTTCCTTCGCGAGGTCGTCCAAGATTCTTTTCGGATTGTCCGTCGACATGGCGCTTTCGCTCCCTTCTCCCGGGGTTTCCGGGGTGTTTTGTCGATGACGAACTCTACATCAACCGTCGCATCTTTACATACACTAAAGTGGCATTAACGAGTATTAAACGGTCTCCTTGGGCTTGCATTACCCGTCCGAGACTCGTAAACCAGCAGCCCGTGTACCAATTCTTCTCAACCGTGACTTCCTGGCCCGCTCCGGCACGACCAATGTCGATCCCTTCAAGCTCGTTCGCAGTTCCAAGGCCCAAGGCCTTGCCGAACTTCTTCGATCCGATCTTATCCAACAACGAAGAAGTTGTGACCAACTCCATGCCCGGAATCAGAGGCTTTTCCTTCGTTCCGAACTTGATCCACTTCTCTTCGATATCGATAGGATTGTGCTGATCCGTCAAAGCCCACAACGGCTTCGGCATCCCCCAGATCTCTTCCATCTTCTGGGTGTAGAGATCATACCGAGTCACCTGGAGGGTCTGTGTGGTCGCCACTCCCGGGACGGCCTCAATGGGCGCTCCGGTCCCGACCGCATTGATCTCGAACTTGAGCTTAACGTCACGAGCCTGACTTGGGCTCCAATTCTGAATCCTCCCTATGGTCACGTCCGCTGCACGGAGCGTTATAGCATGACTTGTTCGGAGTTCAGTGCGTGGTACAGGCATGGATCCTACGTCATCTTTGTACAGTTGACGTACGCCAAGGTAGCGTTGACGAGCACGATCCTGTCACCTTGGGCCTGCATGTTGCGTCCGAGTTGAGAGAACCAGCAACCGTAGTAAACGAAGCTCTCATTCAGCCCAGGACTCGACCACTTCTCAGTGATTTCTAGGGGGGTGAGCTGATTTGAAAGCATCCACAAGGCCGCCGAGGTACCCCAAACCTCTTCCATCTTGGAGGTGAACAAGTCGTAGCGGCTCACCTGAATGGTCAGACCCGTGATGTTGCCCGGAACGTTCTCAGTCACAGTTCCAGAACTCTCAGAACGAAGCTCATACGCTGGCGTAATGGTCTTCGACTGGGTTGGAGCCCACGTCTGGATCTGACCGATAACGGTTCTACCCGCGCGAATGGAGATCGCATGGCTAGTACGAATTCCTGTGTTAGGGACTGGCATCTGCTATCCTCCTCCCCTACCCCTGCTAGGCGGGGCTGAAGAACGGGTTGTCGACCGAGTACTCACCGAAGAACCGCTTGGCCGGATACTTCAGGTTGTACCAGTACTTGAAGTAGAAGGTCCTGGGATCAGTCGTAGACTGATACACCACGATGTCCGTCGTGGCGTCGATGTCCCGCGGCAATCCTGACGGGTCGCGGTAGGACGCAATCGAGCCGTTGTTGATGTTCGCCGTGATGCCGAGCAAGATCCACTTCTTGCAGTCCGAAATGAAGTCGCTCAGATCGTCCGGCACCACACCGATGACGTTGCTCGCGAGCAGCGTGTCGACGGTCTTCGTGACCGCGTCCTTCTGGGCGCTGGAGGCCGGCTCCTCGAACTGCACCACCTTGGCACCGCCGGCCTCGGTGGAGATCGGGTCGAGCATGACCAGCCGGCCGGCATCGAGCGTGACCACGAGGACGCCCTTGTCCGCCAACGTATGCCGCTCGCCGCGGAGGTACGTCCCGAAGCCCTCGGTCTTGAAGCCGGTGATGAACTTCCCGATGAGCGCCGACGAGGGGCTCGGGAGAGCCGTGTAGACCGACGCGACGGCGACCGCGATGTAGGTGCCATCCACGTTGAGATCGATCTCCTGACTCGTATCGAGCTTGATGGTGCGAGTCGCATCACCCGGAGAGACCAGGAACAGACGCCCGCGGCCCGGAGAGGTGTTGCCCGGCTGCAAGGTCTTGGTCGACCGATAGACGAAGGTGTTCGGCGTGTCGGGGTCCCCGACGTCCGTGCCCCGCGCCATGCCGAACCAGCCGCGCCGGTAGTGCTTCTCCAGCATCGACGACTGGTCCGCGACGTGCAGCATCTGGTACACCGCAGTGTCGAGCGCAGTGTCGATGGTGACGACGTCCGTGACGGTCGAGTACTCCTTCGCAGCATCGAGCGCGGAGTTGATCTCCAGCTGCGTCGGCGTGCCGGGGGCCACCGAATCGTTGATCTGGAAGAGGTACACCGAGGAGACGCCGTTCTCGAACGCGATCTCTCCTGCCACGCAGAGCTTGTTGACCAAGTAGTTCTGCATCGTCAGCTTGGTCGTGTACTGGTAGAGCTGATCCGGATCGTACACACGGTGTCCCGTCGTGTAGTCCGTGGCCGGGCGGACGTAGTCGTACGTGCAGTAGTAGTTCGTCCCGAACGCCGGTCGCTTCCCGGTGCCCTGGGCCGTGTAGGGCAGCGTGATCGCGCCGAACAGCGTCGTGAAGGCGTTCGCAGCGGTCGCCCGGAACTGAATCGAGCTGGCGACACCCTTCTCCGGGAGGTAGTTCTCGAAGTCGTCCGGGCACCGGATCCGCACCGTGTTGCCCACGACGACCGCCATGTGCGAGAACTCCGGGCCGTACGCACTCGCAATCGAGGCCAGCGCGGCGTTGATGTCCGCGGCCACAATCGCCGGAGTCGTCGGAGCGCCCGGGGTCAAGGTCACGAGGACCTGGGTGCGGTTGTTGATGGACATCAGGAGCTTGTCGTTGGTGGCCGCCACGATGGTCGGCGGGAAGGCGACGAAATCCAACGTGGTCGCCGTCGCCTGCAACCAGGTCGTCACATCCCAGTCGACATCGTTGGCGATGCCAACTTCGTAGTCCGTGTTCTTCGTGTAGTCCACACCGCCCGGGTACGAGCCGAGGTAGTTGATGTCCGACAGAGGGGTCGAGGTGCCGGCATTCGTGAGAGCATCGGTGAGGATGTCGACCGACACGTAGTCCAGAGTGTAGACGGCAGACGACGTATACGCCGCGTCGAACACCTGGAGGCGCGTCGGCGCTTGGACGCCGGCACCGACCGTCGGCGTCCATGCCGCGGTCGAGATCGTGGACGCTCCGTCGAGCGCCGCGTTCGGGGAGATGAACACCTTCACGTCGGAAGCAGGCTCTGTCGAGGGGGACGTGAGGGTGATGATCTCGTTCACCACACCCACGGCGTGGGTCGCCACGGCAGCGTAGGTCAGACCGTAGATCAAAAAGAACGGCCCGAGCGCGTTCGCCAGAGCGTAGTTGATGGCGTTGCAGATGTTCGTCGGAGTCGCAACCGCAGCAACACCGCCGACCAGAGGTACCAAGGTGTTGAAGTCCAGCGTCACGGCCCGCTTCCCGTCGAGAGCCAATGTGAAGTACGGAGTGCCGGTCGCCAGGGAGACGTCCACCGTCACGCCGGCCCACTCGGTGCCCACCAGACGCGCAGCCAGGAACTGCCAGTCCGAGAGCCCCAGCGGGTTCCCATTCATGTAGATCTGGGCGCTGTTCCTGGACCTGTTCGAGGTGTTCGCCAAGGTTCCTACGTGAGGAGACCCGACGGTCAGCGTCAGCGTCTCGTCGTAGATCTTCCCACGGGTGACCGGCTCGTCCACGCTTCGACGAGTGCGCGGAGCGATGGCGAGGATGCCCAGTGTGCGTTCGGAGGTGACGGAAACCGCACCAGGGACAATCACTTCCGCGATGTACACGCCTGGATCGACATATTTCGAAATGCTGATTGCCATCGTAGGAAACCTCCCTGGAGGTGGTAAAAGGCCTCTGTCGTGAGGCTAGTATACCGTGGGCGCTGTCGGATTTTTTAAAACGAAGTCGAAGGAGTGGAGAGCCTACCGGTCGAGCTTCAAATAGTTGACCCCGAAGTAGTCTCCCGTGGGAAAATCTTCCTTGTGGATGAGATTCGAGGACTGGACAAATGTTGCGTTCCCACGGTTTACGGGTCGGTCAATGAAGTCCGCTGCGAAGACCGGTACAGAGCCCCGAATCGAGTACAGGTAGGACTTCTGCTCCCCGCCCTGACGGGCTCTCTGGTACTCGCCGGCCCAGGAGAACTTCCGGTCCAACACGATCTGGTACCACTCCGGGGGGTCTATCGAGTCATCCAGGTACGACCGCCCTTGGAACTGGAAGTACTGACGGTCCGTGTAGAAGGTGAAAAAGGATCTCACGAGGTCAGCAAGCTGTGTCCTCGTGTTCAGATCGTCGGAAACCACGTCCAAGTTGATCGTCATCTTCCCAGCCACGCCGTAGCGCTGCGCAGGGGACGCTGGGCCCGATGTGTGATCGGTGTACAGGTCGATCTGCCCCTCGGAGTAGCCGAGCGCCAGGAGGCAGTCAGGCGTGCCTCCGATGATCTCCAAGCCGTTCTTCGCCCCCGAAGCGCAAGGACCTCCAGACACGATCTGGAGGAACCCATCACCGGACTCCCGGGCCTGCGTGTACAGAGCCTGCGCGTTCCAAGCCTGGATGACGTCCTGCACCGTGGCGTTCGCAATGTCCGGAAACAGGAAGTCCTTGAACAGGATGGTCGTTTCGACTGGATCACCCGTCAAGCCCAGAGGCCACGTCCGGATCCTGAGCGTCCAGCCATCCTGAAGGTTGAAGGGGCCTTCATTCCCCGCGGTCAGGCGCGGAGCCTGCTGACCGCTACAAACGATAGTCGAACCCAGCCCGAGGACGAACTCCTTGTCGTTGGCGGAGGTGATGGCGATCATCGGGTACTTGTCCAGGGTGTTCCCGTACGACATGATGAGGTTCATCACGGTTTCCATGCTCGTCGAAGTGCTGCCGGCACCGATAGCGAACTTCTCGATAGCAGGGAACTCCCCGAGCTTGGCGCGAATGTCATCCGAGTTGGACTTGAAGAACCGGTTCAGCTCCGCGGCGAAGGCGTCCTTCACGGTCTCGATCAGCTGACCGAAACGCGGCGGATTGCGAGGATCCAGCGGGACTGTGCCCCGGTACTCGCGCGGTCCTGAGAAGTCGTTCTGCGGCACGGGCTACCCTCTTCGACCGTTCTTGGCCTTCAGCTCGTTCTCCATGTCTTCCAAAGCATCGTAGTACGTGGAAAATTCCTCAACGTGATCAGTTGCGATTTCCTTCGCGATGTCCGGATCGTCCGTGTGCTCCATCTCGACCTTGATGCCCTTCAGGAGCTGCTCCATCGGGAGGTCCTCGTCGGGAACATCGTCGGCCTTGCCGCCGGGGATCAGGTCCTCCGAGTCCGGATCGTTCGACTCCACGTAGTCCGTGGCAAGCTCGTACAGGAGGGCCTCGATGTCGTCCACCTCGTAGCCATGCTCCTCAGCCCAATCGTGGACCAGCTCGTCCTCGGGGTTCGGATTGTCCTTGAGGAACTCGACCAGCTCCTGCTTGATGTCCTTGTCCGATCCACCCTTGTCCGAGTCCTTCTCCTCCTCGGGCTCATCCGTAGCTCCGTAGATCCGACCGAGCCGGCTGAAGCCATCGTCCGAGATCCCGCCAGCGTTGCGTCTCATGGTACCATGCCTCCTGGCGCGTTACCGCCAGCTGCCTTCTTGAACTCTTGGAAAAGCTCCTCTTGGTATGCGTAGCCGACGTTGGCCGCCGTGTTTTCAAAAGCCTCGTACATCTTCTGCTTCAACGCCGCAACGACATCGTCTTCGATCTTCTGCGCGTAGCGCTGCCTCAGGCCCTCCCAGACACTGGGATCAGGGACAGGGAACCCCGCCGCGGTAACCGCCGAGTTCATCTCTTCGATGAGCGCCTGGAACCGCTCATCGAAGTAGTCCATGGCGTGCTCCCCCGCGTTATTGAAAGCCTCGGTGACGTCGCTCTCGATGACCCATACTGGTCTAGAAAACATCTGAAGAACCTTCATCCCGGAGCCCCACAGGAGGTCCTCCACCGCGTCCCCCGGGCTCCACTCCTCGGTGTCTTGGTAGTTCTGCGCCCTCTTCTGAAGGAACACCGACAATCGCTGAGCTGCCTCTGGGGTGATGCCTTTTTTCATGATCGTCTCCTACCACACGAGTTTCATCGGGTCGACGTCGTCGGTGATGCGCATCTTGAACGTCTGCGACACGAGAATGTACGCCATCGGGTCCGAGTTTTTCCAAGCCGTCGCCATGTACCTATTGCCCGCGCGAGCGCCGTCAAGGAGCTGCATCAGGACCTCGGGCCCCTTGATCACCTCGCCCATGCTCCCGGCCGGGATCGCAGCGTCGAACATCGACAACCCCGCAGTCCACATCTCCAAGCCCTCTTCGATGGGCTGGTCGCCGTAGTCCTGCTTGCGGTGACCAGTCGACGGAGGCTCGCGCATGATGAGGATCCAAGGACCCTTCCGGTACACTCCGTTCACGTCGGGATTCGCCAGAGGGATCGTCGCGTACCGCGCACTGAGCATCTCGAACAACGGCGAGCGCGCCGCGGTCTCAGTACGGGTCAGAGTCGCCCGGAACCGGATCGTACCCGTCTGCGCAACCTCCGCCGGCAGGTTCGACAGCGCCGCCCAGGTCACCCCAGCGTCGAGCGAGTATTCCACCGTGACGGAGGAGTAGTCCGACTCCATCAGGTAGCACTGGACACTTGTACCCCACGTAGCCCCAAACACCGTCCTGGAGAAGGGCTTGTCAGCACTCTCGACGGTCCCCACGAGCGCACCGTCGACCAGCTCCAGCTTCGACGACTGGTAGTTCCGGGTGAGCCTGAGGTCCGTGAGCGTGTTGTCCGGATCCGAGGCCGACATCCACAGCGTGTTGTACCCGAACTTCAGGTACCCGGGCACCCTGCCGACGCCGTGGCAGGCCATGCACTTCCGGTCCGCCATCCGGTTGATGGTGTTGTAGCAGGCGCACTCGGGACCGACAGGAGCCTCCTGCCACAGCTCCATACGGAGACCGCCGAGCAGGATCTGCTCCTGGAGCAACGCGCGCTCCTTGCCAAGCTGCTGCTCGGCAAAGACTTGCGCATGGATGTCCCGGCCCCAGTAGCCGACGGCCATGTTGGAGCCCGGGACCTTGCAGCCGCGCTGTGTGGTCTCGACCATGCTACGGGCCCTCGATCAGCTCTTGGACGAGCGCCGCGAGAGGATCTGCGGCATCCTCTTCCTGGCCGGCGGAAGGCTCCTTCCTCTGAGATCCATCCATCGCGAAGCCCCTGTCCTCTTCGAGAACCTTCGGCGGCTCGATCCTCTCGGCCTTGGAGATGAGTTCTTGCCATAGACCATCGTCGAGAAGACGCGCCAGAGATTCGTTCTCGGGGGCGGATTCGTCGAAGAGGTCTATGACTAGCTCTTTTTCCATTATTACTGTATCGATAATCCCATCGTAATTGGTTAACCTGCCTGCCACATGTTCCGAAATAGTGAACCATTTGGAGCACTTGCCAGTAACATGGAGAAGGCCATATCCATTCGCATCTCGATAGATATTGTCCCACTGTTTACGAATTTTCGCTTCAGGTTAGGGACAGATTTATCGAGTTCCGAACTTAACGTATTAAGAAATGCTGCCAATGGAGTCGCGTGCTGGAGAACGAAGCTGTGCCCGGAGTCCGAGAACTGTGGGACGTCCGTGTCGATGGAGAAGAGCAGCTGGCTCGTGATCCCCTGGTACAAGGCGGCCCGCAGGAGGATGCTCGCGTACAGCTCGATAGGGAAGTAGTCCAACTTCTCCCAGACGGGGTACGGCTCGTACTCGTTGATTTTATAGAGCCCCAGCTTCAAGAAGAGGATCAGCATCCCGTCGGTGTAGCCGATGAAGCAGTATTTCTCCGGGAGGTTCGGCTTGACGGTCTTGTCGATCAGCAACCGGAGCGACGGGAGCAGGGACAGGATCCTCGGCGAAACGACCTCGACAACCTGGGTGCGGTAGACCTCCTCCGCGGTGACGTTCTGCCGGGAGTGCCAGTTGAAGAGTAGCGCTCGCGAATCGTTTGTCTCGCGAGGGACCTTGCCGAGATCGATGTAGTACCTCCCGGGCGCGGCCTTCTTGATCCTCGGCTCCAGCACGCCCATCGGCGGGGGGTAGTACGACTCCTTGTAGATCGACATCCCGCCGACGTCGGTGATCTCCAAGTCGAGAACGCCGTTCGGCTCCCCTCCCGCTCCCAGGGTGGCGTCGATGTCGACGAGGGCCCCGGTCGAGTCTTGCAGCTCGATGTCCACCCGGCGAATAGAATTCGTCCGAGCAAGCTCGATCATGCTCGCAACCGAAGGCTGCTCTACTCCCGGCTGGATGATCACGGTCTAGTCTCCCAGCACCAGCACGAAGACGCGGGCCTCCTGCGCCCCTGCGATGATCGTCAGCGCAGAGAGGCTCCCCATTGCGATCAGCAGGAAGCCGCCGGCTGACAAGGAGAAGACCTCCACGCCGCCGTTCATCGTGTACGTGATCGGCTGGTCCGTGCCGATATACAGGAACTTCCCCGTCGCGATGGAGCCGAAGTTCACCACGCGCGTGCCCGCCGCGGGAACCACGTACTCGAACTGCGCGGTCTCGTTGTAGTTCAGCGAGAACCCCGTCGTCGAGGTAGCCGGCACCGTCGGAGCGCCGATCATCACTGGGTTGTTCGCTCCGCTGGGCGAGCCCGGGAACGTCATCTTGCCGAGAATGTTGAGAACCGCCATGGGAGTCTCCTATCGTGTCTTTGCGAGCCCGTAGTTCAGACCAATGGCGAGCGCAGCCGTTGCGACCACCCCGACGCTGAACCACAGGACAGGCGACTTGTACCACTTCTTCTCACGCGCGAGCTGCTCCTCGTAGTAGGTCTGCTGCTCCTGCGTGATCTTCCGCTGCTCATCGAACGCCAGCTTCCACTTCGCGCTGATCTGCTCGGTGACGGAGCGCTCGTCCTTCATCAGCAGGTTCAGGTCCTCCATCCGGGAGACCTTCAGCTCCAACGCGGCAACCTTCTGCCGAAGGAGGGGAAGCTCTTCGAGGTCCTGGAGCATCTTCGTCGCGACGGGCTCGGGGAACCAGAAGCCGGTCACACCCTTGTTCACGAGGATGACGCTGCCGTTGTCCTGCGCGTGCGCCGGCAGCGCCGCCAGGAGGACCACGAAGACCGTGAGGATGAACCACCGCATCTCAGTACCCCAGCTTCTTGAACCGCTTCAGCTTCTCCTCGGCGGAGAGCGTCGGAACCTCTTCTCGAACCTCGGCGATCTTCCCATTCAGCTCGGTGACCTGGTTGGTGAGGTCCTCGATCTCGCCCTCGGCCACGGTCTCCTTCGCCTTGATGCCGGTCTTCTGGCCTTCGAGCTGGTTGATCTCACCCTCCAGGAAGGCGACCTTCTCCTTGCGCTTCTGGATCTTCTCCGGGATGGGTGGAGGGTCTACGCGACCCTTCGCGATGCGCGCACCCACGATAAGCGCGACAACCACCGCCAGGCCGGCGACGATCCACTTCCAGTGGGCTTTCACCCACGCCCAGATCTTCCCCAGGGTCTTCATTTCACTTCGCCCTCAGGGCCTGCCGGGGGCTCCATAGCCTCTACCGAAGTGGATGCCGCGTTGCCGGTCTTCATCTCGATCTTCTGCCGCAAGGTGTTGTTGCTCACGAACGTGCGTGTGATGGCACCGTAGATCACCGAGGACAACGTCCCCAACGCGCCACCGACCATCAGCTTCGAAGCGAGAGTCTCCTGCGGGAGAAGAAGCCCACCGATCATGCCCAGCATCAGCGGGAGAAACGGCAGGATCCTCATCCCGAGAGGCATCTGAAGAAAGAACTTCTTGAAGGCGAGCTTCAAGGACTGCACGATTCCGGCGACGATGACCGCCAGCGCGACGTAAGGACCGTACTCGATCAAGAGGTTGAGAATGTCTTCCATGGAACCCTCCTTAGGTGGCCTCGTTCAGCTCCTCGGAGTCGAACATGACCTTGCAGCGCAAAGTACCGCCGCCGCCTGTGTTGTTGTACAGATGCAGTGCCCTCGCGAGGTTCGCATCCTCGCGGACCGTGGTGCCGTCCCTCCACCGGTCCGGAGTGCAGATGCCCGTGTCCGTGTAGATCCGACGCGGAAGGGCGGATCCGGACGCGAGATTCACGACACCGCCCTGCTGGACGCCCGTCTCGTAGTTCGGCCCGAACACCGCGGCCGGCTGGGCGTAGCCTCCCCCGTAGAAGATCTTGCACGCGACGTTGCCGCCGCCAGCGGGAACGAGGGGCCCGTCGTACAGAGGGGCCACCGTGATGGTCAGGTTCCTCAGGGGGTCGCTGTTGGGAGCATCCGCGATGCGGATTTCATCCCCGTCGTCCAACGTGACCTCAACCACCCTATGCCGCATTCTACCCATGAATCACCTCGCAAAGTAGACGAGTCCCGTCTGTCTCAGAGTACCACGAAACGACTTCGATTTTTTAAAGTGTGAAGAGGGCCGAAGAACTAGCTCCAGCGCTCTGCGTGGGTCGTCAACGCCCAGTTCTTGACGCTCTTGTAGAAGCCGTGGCCCTGGATGTACTCCAAGTCCGCCCGCGTGAGCGGCTGCCCGGCGTCGAGGTCCTTGATCTCCTCCAGCATGGGGCCCGCCGCGAGACGATCCTTCTCGGAGACGTCGTCGCCGACCGAGTTGCAGATGCCGACGATGCGCGCGGTGACCTTGTCCTGCGGATCCGCCGGCTCGTCCTTCCGGTCTTCGGCCGCGTCCTCCAAGGTCTTCCGATGCCGAGGCTCCGGCTCCGTGAAGACGCGCTTGTCCTGGAGGTCCCGCTGGTACTGCTGGGCGTCCGCGATGACCTTGTCGACCGGGGCGTTGCTCGCCTGCGCGATCCGCTCGTAGTACGCAAGGTACTCCTCCTCGGTGAGGAGGACGAGAACCGGCGGCTGCCGGTTCACCATCTTGCGCAGGTCGACCGACTCCTTGATGGCCTTGAACGGCACCATCTGGGTGAGGTTCAGCGGCTTCTTGTCGCGCGGGATCAGCAGCGAGTCGACACGACCCGGCGACGTCTCGAACTGGAGCGACACCTGCGTGTTGCTCTTGTTCTGGACGTACACGTCCCGCTCCTCGCGGAAGTACTCCGTGAAGTTGGTGATGACTGGAACCCTCGTCGTTGTTGCTTCCATGTTAGCCTCCCTGGGATCTCTCGCCAGTTTGATTATGAAAGGGTCGCGGTTTGCCACTCGCGCCCTTCCTGAGTCCACCAATTTTCTTGCCCTGGCGGGATGCGTGTACGACAGGATCTCGTCGTTACGACCCAGAACGGGGACTGATCCTGTTGTACGGTACATCCATGAACTCTCAGGTGTGCCAGAGCTTTCGCTCCATCTCCCGCCGCAGCGGGGTTAAGTGGTTTGGGCCCCAGGAAGTTTCCCTCCCGGGGCCCTCTCCACGAGTGGGCTACTTCATGCCCTTGGCGCAGGCGCGAGCGTTCGCGATGCCGAAGCCGACCATCTCGATGAACGCCCAGCCCTTCACCGTCTCCTGGTGGCTGTACTTGTTGTACGGCTCGGAGAACAGCTCGATGCGGATGCCCATCTCGCCCATGTAGTCAGCGCCGGTCGTCGCGTAGAAGGTCCCCGGAGGGATGACTTCCTCGACGCCCGTGCCGGCCGCGGTCAGGATCTGCGCGTTGAGCACGTTGCCGATGTAGCCGGCGAGGATCAGCTCGCGCTCGGTCACCGGGTCCACCGCCGCCGACATCGTCTTCACGATGTCGCTCAGCTCGGACCTGGAGATCAGGAAGTTCTCGACCATGAGCCTGTGGCGCTCGACCTGGAAGCGAACGTCCTCGAACGCGCCGATGCCCAGCGTGGCGAACGTGGTCACGGCGTTGATCGTCTGCGAGGCTTCGTCGATGAGGCCGACGGCGGCCTGGTCCTCTTTCAGCTCGATCTCCTGGCGGGCGGTGTCCTGCGCCCTGTCGAGGACATCGAAGTTCATCTGGTAGATGTCCATGATGTCGACCGACGGGAACGAGGTCACCTTCCACTCGGGCGGGGTGATCCACTTCGTCTTGATCCGGGACTCGTTGCTCTGGCCGTCCTGGCCGACCACCCAGGCCGTCGAACGGATGTCCACCGGGATGCGGAACAGCTCGGCCTGCGCCAGCTTCCGCACGCGGTACACCTTCCGCGCGAACCCTTCGTAGTCGAGGATGACCTTGATCGGGAGCGCCAGCTCCTGGCCGACCAGGTGGAACCCCTGGTTGGTCGGGTCGGTGAGGGCCGCCGCGAGGATGTCGCGCCGGGCCTCTTTGGAGATGTTCGACTCGGTCTCGGGCTTGTAGAACGACAGGGCCTTCGCGTTGCGCTTGGTCACGCCGTTCATCAGCTCGTTGATCTGGGTGAGGGCGTCCCGGCGATCCCAGGCGTTGACCTCACCGCGCTTGTCGAACATGCGCCGGTCGGTACGATCCTTCGTCGCGTGCCGCGTCGAGTGGGCATCGTGCCGCTGCGGGTTGAACGTGCCGTTGCCCTCGAACAGGCGCTCGTCCTGGCGGGAGGCGAACCTCCCCTTCGGCCGAACCGCCATGCCCTTGGACTGCGGGGTCTGGGCGCTGCCTTCCGCTCTCCGAGCCGACTGCGCGGAGACGGGACGGCGATCCGAACTGATCGAACGATATGGATTCGTCATTTTTCCGCTCCTTTCTTTACGGCGCAGTCCTGCCGCCAGCGTACTGCACTCCCATGAAGGGATCGCTGGCGGTCGGGAGTTGGAAGACACGACCAACGTACGGAGTGCCGAGCGCGCCGTCGTTGGACACGAAGCCCTGGAGGAGGTTCGCAGAGTCACCCGCGTACAGGGCCTGGTTCACGGCGTAGGTCCGCGAGGCATCGTACTGGGTGGTGAAGATCAGCGACCAGTCGTTGATGACCGTGATCTTGTTGTCCTGGATGGAGACGTCGTCGGTGAAGTTCCAGAAGTTGCGCCCCTCGAACTTCATCTCGCTCTGGGTCACCTCGTACTGGTAGGTGACGCCGACGTACGCGCCCGCCGGGATGGTGGAGCCGGCCGTCCGCTGGACCTGGCCGTTGATGTAGGTGACGGTGTAGTCGTTGAGCGCGCCTTCGATGTAGGCCGCGCCCGTGCTCAGGTTGAACACGCGCACGCCGCCGACACCGCCCGCCGCCGACCAGAGGTTGGCGTGGGCCAGGTTGGTCGGCAGGACACCGACCAGCTGGATCTGCTCTCCGACGACCGCCGCCCACAGCGTGCTCGTCTTGTTGTACTTCGCGAACCCGAACGGGTTCGTCGCGCCGCCGTTTCCACAGATCTCGATCTCTTGGGCTGCGTTCAACTGAACGAGCATCCCAGCTCGAAATGTGGTCCCGATGGCAGCGACGTACGTGCCCAGGTTGCGAGTGTAGACCGAACGCATCAGGTCGATACCCATCGCGCGGGTACTGACTCTGAATGCGTCCATCCGAGGTGAAAATACCATTTTCTAACCCTCTTTCTCGCTCTGTTGCCTCACTGCGCTACCCACGGCCCAATCTCTCCAGCCTACGACCCAGGAGAGTGCCGCCGCCGAGGGCTCCGCGCAGATCAGCTGTTTTTGAAATTTCAGGACCGGTTGCAGGGGTCCCATGCGTGACTTCGAAATTCCCCTCCACTGCCGCCCGCCTCTTCGAAACGGAGCGGTTGCGGAAAGAAGACGTTTTGGAGCCCGCGAGGCCGGCCGAAACCGAAACCGGCGCGAGCTTGGCGAGATCGGACTCGGCATCCGCCAGATACCGATCATCCTTCTGCATGAGGTCGGCCGCCTTCGTGAGCAGGGCGTCGAGGAACGCCTTGTGGCCCTCGACAGCGATCAGCTCCGTCAGCTCCACCGCGGCGGCGACGTCCATGCCCGTGTAGCGCTGGCCGTCCGAGAACTCGATGCTGCCGCTGTTGTCCGCGAGGACGTCGACCGCGGCGGCCTTGAACGGGTGCTCCTCGTGGTTGAGCAGCATCCGAGTCGCGGCGAGGCGCATCGCCCGGGTGAACCGGCGGATGAACGCCTCCTTCTCCGCGGCGACCTTCTTCGCCATCCGCGTAGCGTACAGCTTCTGGAAGTGCGTCTGCGCGTTGCGGATCACGTTGTCCCCGCCGTCGATGACGCGACCCTCCGGAGCACCGTGCTGCTCCGTCGCGTTGGTCTCGGCGTCGTCACCCGTGTTGAAGGTGGGCTTGGACGGCTTGTGGTCCTTCGTGACGTTCTCCGCCTGGTCCAGGATGTCCCCGCCCTGCCGGCGCTTCATCTTGATGAGCGCAGCGCGGGCGAGCGCCTTGCGGCGACCCGCCAGAACATCCGGCTGCTCGATGGAGGGCTTCTCGCGCGTGACGACCTCGACATCCGTGGTCAAGGAGTCCGACTCGCCCTCGGGCTTCTCGCGGTTCACATTCTCCGCGCCGTCGGTGACGCCCTTGGTCTTCGGCTCGACGGTCTCGACGCTGTTCAGCTCGACGTCATCATCGATGCCGGCCGAGCGGATGATCTTCGCGTTGCAGAACTTCGCGGCCTTCATGAAGCCCTCGTACACGATCTTGCCGTAGACGCGGTTCGCGAGGCGGCGCAGCTCTTCCGCGTTGCCCCGGATCGCTTCCGACGGAACGGCGTGGAAGATCGGGCCGAAGTCGATGTGGCTGGCGACGATGGTGCCGGACGGCGTCGTGTGGACGCGCACCTTCTTCGCGCGGACGTTCGTCTGCTCCTGAGGCATTGGGTTGGACATCGGCATACCCTCCGTCGCTTCGAGTCCCATCTCGTCGGAAGTGATCTCTTTGCCGAAGTCCTTCTTCTCCTTCTGGAGATTCTTGATCCTCGACTGCTCGGCCTGCTCCTGGGCACGACGACGCAGGGCCTCGCGCTCCTTCTTGGGAGCCTCGCCCTTGTCGTCCTTCTTCTCGGGCTTCTTCTCGCCCTTGTCCCCGCCCTTGTCGTCCTTCTTCTCGGGCTTCTCGCCGCCCTTGTCGTCGTCCTTGTCCTCACCACCCTCGGACTTCTCGGACTTCTCCGGCTTCTCACCGCCGAAACCTTCGGGCTTCTCGCCGGGGGTGGACTCGGGCTTCGGGGCCGGACCACCTTCGGGCTTCGGAGCCGGCTTACCGTGCTCCATGCCCTCCTCCATCGGGGATTCCTTCTTCTCGTGCATCGGACCTTCGGAGGGCTTGCCCTTCATGATCCCGGGCTCGCCGCCGAGTCCCTCCGGAACGTGATCCGGGCTCTTCCCCATGTCGAGGCCGGGCTTCCCCGGGCCGCCGCCCATCTCCGGACCCTTCCCGAGACCGGGCTTCGGCTCCGGACCCTTGTCCATGCCCATGCCCATGCCCGGACCCTTGTCCATGTCGAGACCGGGGCCTGGGCCCGGACCCTTGTCCATGCCCATGCCCGGACCCTTGTCCATGCCGGGCAGGCCGGGCTTCGGCTCGGGAGCCCCACCGAGGTCCCCCTGGGACTTCAGGTACTCCACGATGATGCCGTAGGCGGAATCCGCGTCGGGGGCCTTCGACAGCTGCTGAAGCACACTCTCGAATCCGGGAGGAGCCTTCTCGGCAGTCCGATTCAGCATCGACTTCCGAATGAGGTCCATCGACTCACGCTCGATCAGCCTCTGCTCCTCGTTCGAGAGCTTGACCCGGCCCTGATTGTGGAGATCGGCAACCGTCTTGAAAAGCTGAAACCGCTGAGTCAGTCCCGACATTACCGTTCTCCTAACTCCTGGGAAGGACTGTGTTAATCAGTCCCGCCAGAGCCTCTGGAATCTGATTTGCGTGCCGAGCCACAAACGAACTGATTTCATAAAGATCGCGATCTGTCAATGAAAGATCGTTGGAGGCAATCCGCAGAAGGCCTTCCTGGATCTCAGCATCCTTGTCCGCGGGATCGTCCACCGCCGACAGCTCAGCGAAGATCGTGCCCCTGCACCACTCCGAAGCCTTGCGCTGCCCGCCTCCCTTGAGGGGGTAGGCCCTACGGGAGTGCTTCCCACGAACGTGCTCGCAGAACTGGAGGGTGTTCGACGCGATCTTTTCGCAAATCGAACACTCCGTGTCCGTCACGTCGCAACCCATCGAGAATCGGTAGACCGAGCCGCTCTTGTAGGCCTCAGCCAAGTACGGATCCTTGGACATGTCGGCGGCGATCAGGGTCTCGATGAACTCGTCCTGGGAGGCATCCTTGCCGGTAGCGTCGAAAACCGCGCGCTTCACCGCGTCGGAAGCCGAGTTCTGGTCGTTGTAGTGCGCATCGAGGAGAACACCCCGGGAGAGGGAGAAGTTCGCAGAGTTGTGGTTCACGAAGTGCGGCTTCATCACGAAGGTCGAGTAGACCCGCCGGCCGATCTTTGGATCGAACCGCAGCAGCTCTTCCCGCCGCCAGCCGTCCATGTTCTCGTTGGGGCGATCCGCACTGCAAGCCCGACAAGGTATCAGGAGGTAGTCTCGGGGATCTCGCGAGATCCGGTAGGTGTCGGCCACCGTGTCCAGGATCGCTTCGAGGTTCAGCTGAAGCCCGTCCTCCATGAAGTGCGACGAGGTCTTCCCAGCAGCAGCAACCCGCTGCCACGAGGAGTCAGATCGTACACCAAGGACGTCGACCGCAGCTGTTTTCGGAAATCCCATGTTAGATACAGTAATCCTGTTGTTCTGTTGGATATTATAGAACGGTGGGCTATCGGATTTTTAAAAACGACGTTCGGCCGGAAAATCAGATCAGATACTTGCGGATCGTGGCGTCAATACTGGATTCTGTGCCTATCACAGTACCCAGATCTTTGGAGGTCCAGAAGCCCTCGCAGAGCTGATCGATCACTGATCGGGCCCAATCGTACTCCCGCGGGCTGGAGCTGACGGCGCGGAGGATCTCCCCCTTGGGACCCTCCTTCTTGAAGGTGATGGCGTGCTTGGAGCACTCGGCGTCGAACGCCATCGCGAAGGATCTGACCACTGAACGGCAGTACAGATCCCCCGTCCCATGGTCATGGAACACGAGCGCGATGGGGATCTCCCCTTGAGATACGAGGAAGGCTCTCACTTCTTCTCCGCCCCGCCGGGTTTCTCAGAGGCGTCCGGCGTCTTCGGCGTCTCGGTGATCATGGTGTCGTTGCGGGTCTTCCCCGTCTCAACGTCCTTCGGCTGGAACGGCTTCCCGCTCATCGACGCATCTCCGGTCTTCTGGAACCCCATGGAACCTCCTACAGGAGACGCTCGCCAGTGGCAGCGTCCCAGAACGATCCCTCACGTCTCACCGCGGCGCGACCCCGAACGAAGAAGGCCTCCTCGTTCGCATCTCCGACCTCGATCTTGTCCAACGCGACCTGAGCGGTCTGGAACCCCTGGATGAACTGCGCCGGCCCGCGCATCCCCACGTAGCTGTTGTGCACGATCAGCCGGTCTCCCTTGCAGTACACCACGACCCCCATCGTATCTTCGAGATCGTCGAGATCGTTGAGCCCGTACTCGGCCATGTTCACAAAGTCGACGATCTTGAACGGCAGCTCGGAAACCGCCTTCAGGATCTCCTCGTGCATCTCCACGGGCACCTTCCGCAGCATCCGGCAGTCCGGATCCATGACCTCTTCCAGGTCCAAGGAACCTTTCAGAGGGCCCACGTAACCCTCGCGACCGATGATGGGGAACCACTCGACGTCGCAGCTCGGGTGCACCAGATCGGATCCGGAGCCCAGCAGGTCGAGCAGGTGGGACACCCCGTAGAACAGCCCGTCATGAGCCTTGCACAGAGGGCAGGAGTCCCTCTTCTGGAAACGGACCAGCTCGATGCCCATCTCCCGGTACGCCATCAGCGCGGCGATCTGCTGCACGCGGAAGTAGTCCTTCGTCGAGCCCCTCAGGAATTCGAGCACGTAGTAGTCCTCTTCCTCCAGGATGAGGTCACTCTCGCTCAGGGGCACATCACCCTTGAAGGAAGACTTGATGGAGAGGAAGTTGAACGTCTTGAAAGCCGCCTTCTTGGCAGCGAAGAAGAGCTGCGTGTACTGCTCCTCCGTCAACAGCTCCACCAAGGTCTGTGCGAACTGCTCCAGGTCATTCCGGGTCTTGATCTCGGGCTCGACCTCAGGAGGGTCCACGAGATCCTGCGCGGTCTTCACGCCGCTGATCTGGCGGTTGAACATGCCCCGGTCCTGCACAGCCAAGGGAGCCATCGCCCCGCCCGTGAGGAAGTCGTCGAAGGGGAGGATCTTGTCGTCCTCCGGCCACTCGTCGTAGATCTTCTGAAGCTCTTCCGGTGTCATCCGGGTAGCCCGCCACCGCCAGGACCCTCGATCCCTCCGCCAAGAGCGCCAGGAGACGTCGGCTCGGCGCTACCTGGCGGATTCGAGGCATCGTTCATGCCGCCCGGAGGAGCGCCAGGAGCGCCCATCGCTCCCGGAGGCTTTCCGGTAGCCGCTGGAGGCTTTGCCCCCGCTCCAGGACCCCCGGGAGCGCCCGGAGGGGCTCCACCGGGAGCCTGCTGGCCGCCCTTGCCGTACTCGGCCTCGTAGAGAGCCAGCTCGGTCGCTCCGAGGGTCTTCTCCTTCTTCTCTTTCTCGACCTTGAACTCCTTGAGGGACTTGTCCATCTCGTC